NCTGGCCAATCTAGAGCGCATGGCTGAGAAGTCTGCCCAAAACATCATGGAGGCCATCGAAAGGAGCAAAAAGACCACCTTAGGCAGGTTTTTATATGCTCTGGGAATCCGCCATGTGGGCGGGCATGTGGCCCAAGTATTGGCAGATAATTTCGCGGGTATAAAGGCACTTAGGGCAGGAGAAGAGGAACTTATGACCATTGAAGAGATAGGACCAGAGGTTGCCAAGAGTGTAGTGGGATTTTTTAAAGATAAGAACAACTTAAATATCATAGAAAGGATACTTAAAGCAGGCGTGGAGATTGTTAAGGAAAAGAAAGTAGTGGCTATTAAATCTGCACTTTTGGGCAAAACTTTTGTGTTTACCGGTAAACAAGAGTCTTTTACCAGAGACGAGGCCAGACGTATAGTTCAGGGGTTGGGAGGTTTGGTTGGTTCTTCGGTTAGTCGTAAGACCGATTTCGTAGTGGTAGGTAAAGAAGCTGGATCCAAGCTTGAGAAGGCAAAGACACTGGGTGTCAAGATATTAAACGAAGAGGGGTTCAAAAAACTGATAGCCACTTAAGTCAGTTTTGATAAGGAGGACAAAAAATGGTTAGCCTGAAAGTATACTGTAAAGATTGTTTAAACAGAAGCACTTCAACTATGTGTAGTCACGTTCCTAGTAATAAATACACGGGCGTTATAAACTATGAACAAAGGAGTTTATATAACAGCAAAGGGAATTGTCCATACTTCAAGCCTACCTATTGGTATAGATTAAAGAAATTTGTGTGGTTAAGGAGATAAGGAGATGAAATTTGATAAGAAATATCCAAACGCTGAATATTTAAAGCAGTGCGGTAGTATGTTGAAGGGCAAAGAGGACAATCCTCAGCCATGTTGGAATTGTAAGGAACTTACTACTTGGGTAGATATGGATTTTCAAGCTTACCTGTGCAGCGAAGAATGTTTAGCCATTAAGAATAAAGAATATTGTGAAGCATTTGGCAGGCAAGATGAAAGGTAAATCTGCATTTTGTAAGTTAGGATAATATAATGGCTAGAAAAAGAAGATGTGGAAGACTTATGACGAGAGCTCAACTTAGAACAATGTTTACTCAACTAAGGACTAAAGGTGTAACCATACGCGAGGCTGGCATTTATATTCTCAAGTCTGGCAAGTTTGATAGAGCTTCTGTTAGTAAAGGAGATGATACTGGTGTTACAATGAGGATACGTTTTGATTGGAAGAAGCACCTAGTTAACTTTCATACTCACCCAGGAGGTAGTACCTCATTCGGCTCGCTTCCTTCTCATGTGCTTTCAGTTGGTGATAGAAGGGATATTGCTCACTTTGCTCATAGACTGCCCAAGGGAATTGTAAGATACTATGGAATTGTTGCTAAAAGTGGCGCCACTCTGTATCGTGTTAGAGGAACAGGCGGTAAGCGGCTTATACCTCTACGTGGTTATAGCGATGGTGGTTTTGGTGAGTATCCCGAGATGGTGAAGAGAGGTTACATAAGGGAAGTTAAGTGATTGAAGTAAAAGTAAGCTTAAATTGTAGTTCAGATTAAAGCATTGGAGGATGAAGTGAAATTTGATAAAAAGTACCCAAAGGCTAAATACTTACATCAGTATAATGGAATGTTGAAAGGAAAGGATCCTCGTCCATGTTGGAATTGTAAAGAACTTACTACTTGGCTAGAAATAGATTTTTGTGCTTATATATGTAGTGAAGAATGTTTAATAGCTAAGAACAAAGAGTACTTTGAATCCTGTGTAGAAGCAGCAGTGTGGAAATAAATTATTCAACAGGAGGCTTAATAAGATGGATAGATTTCATTATGAAAATGGCTGGTATTTCAGCAGGCTACCAAATGGAGATGTATGTATTGAAAATGGATATTTACCAGTACACGGACATAGAGGTGTTATTAAGTTAATAATAGATAGTGACAGTTGGATATCGATCATTACGGCTGTATCTCATGGTGGTAGTGTAGCAGAGAACTATCAAAAGGCAGAGGAATTTCATGAAGGGAGGAGCGAGGATGTCAAAACAATGGTCAAGTGAAGAACTTCGATATTGTGCGGAAAAAGTACCTCGGAAGGCATTCATTATTGTAGATATGTTAAAGGACTTCATTGAGGAGAACGGATCCCTTTACTGCGGTGAAAGTGCAAGAGGGATTATCTCCTTTATAGAAAAAACTCTAGATCATATGAGGAAAGCAGGCGCAGTTATTATATTTGTGACAGATTCTCATCAAGAGAACGATTTGGAATTTGAACGATTTCCTAAACACTGCATTGAAGGCACAAAAGGTGCGGAGATTGTCGATTCTCTAAAGGTAGTACCAAATGACTATCTTGTTAGGAAGAGGCGCTTTTCTGCCTTTTATAATACTCATTTGGAAGGGATTTTAGATCATGAGAGAATTGATGAAGTATATATAGTAGGCGTATGTACCTCCATATGTGTAATGGAAACTACTAGTGACCTAAGAGATCGTGATTATAAGGTGTACGTATTAAAGGAGGGTGTGGCAGACTTTGATGAACAGGCACATGAATTTGCCTTGAAAAGGATGGAGAAAATTCTAGGAGCTGAGATTGTAAGTATTTATGAAAAACCTAAACACAACAAAGGAGGCTATAGGCGAAAAAGGAGATGAGTGAAATTAAAAAAGGGATACATTGTTTTTTTTATAAGGAATTTGAAGAACGTGGGGAGGAATGGATATGAAGGTAAAGGTAAAGGTAATAGCAGGGGTGACATTCAAGACAGTAGGCTGCATACTTGGCTACTGCATATTGATAGCTGCAGGCTGTTTAGCTATTCTTGCATTTCATCATCTAAGCACACCATGTCCCTAAATAGGAGGTATTAGAGATGAGATCAACAGCAAAAATAATTTTTAGTGTACTTGCAGTATTCTATATATTAGCTATAGGTGCTTGCGGATTATTTGTACTAGGCTTTATAACAAGACATTGGTAAGATAAAGGAGGTAAAGATGAGTTGTGAAGACAGACTTATGCATTTAAGAGATGATATGACTTGCCCTGTCTGCGAGAGTTTTTTGTGGATTGAGGACATTGACACTGATAAAGATGGCTCAAATATTTATGTTACATGGCGCTGTGGCAGTTGTAAAACATCGGTTCAGGAGAATTACAAGAGAGGTGATTAAGATGATCCAAAGTTATTTAGTATCAATAGATCAGGATGAAGCAAAAAAGTGGAATGAGGTGAAGAGGTATTATGATGGAAAAGTAACTATAAATGATATCAGAACTGCCTTGCGAATGTATTTTTATGCGGGGTTTTATAAGAAAGGAATAAGGGTTAAGAAAGTAAAGTCATGGATGAAAATAGAGTCAATAATAAATTTGGGAGAAATAAAAAAGAAGCTGGATTCATAGAGCTGTTAAGTTGACTCAGCTTAGAAAGGAGGTTAAGATGATCCAAAATTACATAGTAGCAATAGATCAGGAAGAGTCAAGAGAACACTACGGTGAGAAGATAAGCATAAATGACATCAGAGAGGCATTAAAGAACTCTTTCGAAAGTGTGTATAAGAATGGAATAAGAGTTAGTAAAGTAAAGAGGTGGATGATAATAAAGAGTCCACTTGAGAGATAGTAAAGGAGGGGTTATGAACAAGTACTTGTTCTATTTCATTACATGGCCAATTGGCCTAGTCCGATTAATTCTTTGGTGGTTATACACAGCATGGATTAGATGGGGCTGTATTATTCACGGATACGATAAGGGTTGGTAAAGGAGGTGCATGATGAGTAAAATTAAAAAGGGAGACATTGTTTTTTATAATAACGAGCATGAGGCTTGGATGACGAACCTTATTACAGAAGTTTTGGAAATGAAAAGCGACGGTGTTGCCATTATTGCCACCAGAGGTCATGATGCGCCAGTGAACACAAAGTATTTGATTAAACTTCCCGCGGATAAGGCATTCCGTATTTATAATATGACCAGATACACTCCTGAATATGATTCACCAGACTGAACGCAACAAAGGAGGATGAAGGATGAAAGTAGGTCAAAGAGTTGAGATTATAAGGCAAGACATTTTCCACTTGAGACACAGATTGTCTAAAGGAAAGGTTTATGGATTTATAACTGATATAGATGGTCAATACATTTTAGTACGACCAGCTTGGTGTAAGTGGGAAATTGAACTTTACCCTTGTGAGTTAAGATAATGAAAGAACAGGAACCATTCAGTGATTCAGAGATGTGTGAATTTATAAGAGGAGGAAATAGAGATGAAAGAACTAATTGAGCGACGAGCAAGGTTTGTGTACGATGCTGCAAGGCTAGCAGCACAATCTGCAAATGCTCCAGTAATACCAGTGCTATGGGACGAACGTGAAGAGTCATTCAAGGCACAGTTCCGTGAAGTGATAGAGCGACAGTGTGGAGAGCAGCGTTCTCGCTCGCCAGAAGAGCTACACGGAAGCTGGATGCAGGCATATTTTACAATGGGGTGGGTGTACGGAGTGGAATACAGCCGTGAAAAAAAGACACACCCCGACCTCGTTCCGTATATCGAGTTAGGACAGCTTGAACGTGATAAAGATGCTGTATTTGTTGCTCTATGTGAAATCGCACGACAGTATATTTATATGCTAGATGAAGACTAAAGGAAACTATATGTCATATTCGTTCTTGGCCTCATTGGAAGTTTAAAGGAGGTATAAAGGATGAGTGATTGCAAATTTTGTATTCAATACCGTTACACAACAGCTCTTTTACGAGAGTGTATTCTTAAAGCACCTCGGTATAATAAGGAAACACATACCTGCCTCGACTATGAACCAGTAAACTACAATTGGGCTGCCAAAAAAGAAACAGAGAATGAGAGTTTCGATGATTGTTAAGTAAATGGGCCGAAAGAAAGCTTAAGGGAAAGCTTAGTTCCCAGAGAGATGCTATATAAAGAGTCTAGTATAGTAGATCCTTATTCTACTCCATATCTATATAGATATCCGCTATATCAATTCTACATAAGTAATAAGAAATCCTTAGTAAAAGAGTTATAGATACAATGATCTCTAGAGTCTTAGAGTTAACTATAGTTTTAGACTATATAGCAGTCTATTATATATTAAATGCCTATAGAATCCATCTTGACTATACGTCTAGAGATATAGATCTAATTCTACAGTTAGAGGTACAGAGGTAAGGTTCTATATCCGTTGTCGGATAACTCTCCGGACGTTCATAGGGGAAATATATTATAATAAAATAAAAGGAAGGTATTAAATGTTAAGGTGGAATAAAAAAATTGGGTCCGGACAAAAAAATATAAACGGGCCCGAAAAAGGAGGGGACATGGAAAACTTATTGCAGGGACACCAAAATCCAAATAAAAAGGAGGACGGGACTATGGAAAACACATTTAAAAAATTGGACGACGTTGTCCGGGAGTATGAGGACAAAAAGGTTGTCCAGGGAAATGGCACGACCAAGGACCAAAGTGAATATGTTAGTACTTGGGTCCGGAATGAGTGTAAGGTACTTTTAGGAAACCTGGTGGAAGGTGAGTGTATTAAATTGAGGGATTTTAGCTCAGGACTCACGGACCAGGTGGAAGGTTCAACAACAATTCCAAGAAAGAAATTGGACGACAGGATGGTCCTCTATATAAGGAATTGTTGGAAGGACATGGGTGGAAGGATTGTCAGGGTAGGTTCCAGAGCCTTTTTGACAATTTAAGTAGGACTTGACCCGGTGGGGGGACTGTAAAAGGTTCCCCCTACACACGGCGAAGGAATGCAACAAAAAACCGGTAAAGGAGGATCCGGATGCGGTGCCGGACCCAGGGGAAGGAAAAATAAAGAATGGGTTGTAGGTACGAGGAAGAGATTTTTGAGAGGTACGGGCGAGTGGATCGGTGTGGGTGTCCCAACTGTCCTTACAAAAAGATTGGACAGTGTTATGAGGAAAAAAATATACCCACCAAGGTGTGGGGGAAAAAGGAGGTGATATCAATGTTTAGGAAACTAGAAGACGTAATCGTTGAGCACGAGGAGAAAAAGGCTCATGCCGAAACTAGTTCGAACGGTCAGGCTAATGAGTTCGCGGTTTCAACATGGATACGGACTGAAGTTAGAAATCTGATGTCTGAGATGGGTGCTGGTGACACAATCCAGTTGCGCGAGTTTGTTGGAACGCTCTATGACCAACTGGGAACAAGTGGCTTGGATGAGAAGAAGACTAAGGATCGTCTGACCCTGTACGTTCGCAATGAGTGGAATCGCTTGAGCGGAACAATCACGCGTGTTGGTGCACGTGCGTACTTATCGGTCTAGACCTGACTCGTGCGGGTGCCTCCGGAGAGGGGGCACCCAAAACAACGAAAAAAGGTTCAAACTTTAAAGTGAGGAACGAAGTAATGAGGTTCCAGGCAACAAAGACTACAAACAAAAAAGTAAGTAAAGAGGGGAGGTGATATCATGGCTAACTGTCATTGTAAAAAATGTGGCGCAGAGGCATCAAGTAAGTGTCCATACTGCAGGTCAGTTTTCATGAATGACCAGAGGGAAGCAGCACTAAGTTGGATCCTTAAAAGAGGGATCAAAGAAACAAACGGGCAACGCTGGCTTGAAGTGAGCTGGTTTCTATCCTCGGACGAGGATTTAGTGGAAGGGTTGAAAAAGTTAAGGAATACCCTTACGTCCATGGATGATGCTTACATTAAACAATACTGTTGTGACCATACCTTTGAATTCAAACCAGGGTGTGAGTCAACAATCGGGTGTGGCTGCAAATAAAGGGAGGTGGTAACGTGCTACATGCAAGATGTAATTTCTGTAAACAGGAGAAAAGAGTTACTCAAGTGGTCTTCCAGCCTTATGAGTTGAGGAAGCCATCAAAGGGCAGGACTTACAATCCGTACAAACAAGGTTACATTGATTTTCTCCAGTGCGACGATTGTAAAGATATTCATGGGATTAGGTATACAGTGACCCGACAGCGGAAGACCAAGAAGGGCATGGTTCCGTACCAGAAGGAAGTGCTATATGTGAAGGCGCTTAGAGACCTGAGAGTTGAAGGAAAAGTTATTGAGATTAAAAGTATGGCTGACTTGCTTCCAGACACAAAAATCAATTAAAGAAAGGGAGGTGAAGAAATTGGGATTATACACTAGGGGTGTATCAATGGATCCAGAAATACTGCAGTTGGTTCAAACAATGAACAAGTTACCTGGCTGTAGAACATTTGCTAGCTGTTGGGGGCATCCTGATTGCGAGGACCGAGGGCCAACATGGGTGAATTTTACTGTGGATCTGAATAGGCTAACTAGGTTTTTGACTGTATGTAAACAATTTCCGTTTAATCAAAGCCGTTACTGTTTACTGAGCGTTGCTTCGGTTCAGTTGTCAATCTTCCCGAGCGAATTGACCGGAAGGAAAAAGGGCGTACATGGGAGCGTTGAAATTAACTATCTCCATGGGTATAAGGATCCCGAGTTATGGAAGCGATGCATTTTGGAAGTATCACGAGTGATAGAAACAATAATAAGTAATAAAGGAGGTGATTAAGATTATGGCAGTATATGTGGCTATAATGTTAAACGATGATGCTACCGAGATCCGGGCGGCTATTATTGAATCAACGGAAGAGCGCGCAAAGGAACAGATGCTTGCTTATATGAGGCAGGCTACGCATTGGATTCCTGAAGAGTTAGCGGAGCTAAATGATTGGAATAGTGCCTGCGACTATATCCGAGGTGAAAACAACATTGGCCAACTTTTGGTTACTAAAGTACTTGAAATTTAAAGGAGGTGAAAAAACGGTGAAACAAGAAAAGTTAAAGCCAGCTGTACTGGTAAACTACTACAAGTGTTTCACTTGTTTAGAAGATGTTAGTAAAGAGGATCATGCTTGGGTGGATAAGTGGACGGCACATATTGTCGAACAACTTTACCCACCGGAGTTTGATGAAACTAACTTAGCAATAACTGACTTGGGCGGTTCGGATCCACGCTGTTTCGATGAGGATGGTTCAATGGTAGTCTGTAAAGATTGCTTGGTTGATTTACTTGTCAAGGATGTACTTGACATGTTATATCAAACTCCAAAGTTTAAAGACAAGAAATTTTAAAGGAGGTGATATCATCAGCAAAAAAGGTTCAAACTTAAAGTAAAGGAACTTTGATAAGGTTCTGGATGTAACAAGACTACAAAATAAAAGGAGGGTAAAAAGGATGCAAAGAGGATGCACCAAATAACGTTAGTACAAAAATATTTTTAGGTCCCTCTTGAGGTTAATTTTAAAAAGTAGTATATTATATTAAACAATTTAACTAAAAAAATTAATTGAGGGGGATATAAAAAAGGAGGTTTAAAGCTATGAGGACAGGAAGAGAGAATTTTCAACAGGATGTACATTTTTTAATTGCTGTGTGTAATGAGTTATACACGCTCACCACACGGAATCTAAAACTTGCTCGTCAGTTGAGAGACAGTTGGAAAGAAGTTGGGTTGTTGACTAAAATTGGAAATGCAACTTACCATGTGGATAAATACTATGGGGAGGGAGATTCAAGGGCAAAGAGAGCTGGTTGGGTTATATATGTTGGCAGACCGAAATGTATCGGCTTGAAAACAATAGTGATACTTTCGGCTTATACAGGCCTTGGTGGTCAGAGATTACATGTATGGGAGGTTAACGAAAAAAGGAGGTGAGAAAGTATGCCAAAGAAGAGCTACCCATATAATGAACTGAGTAAAACAAAGACGTGTATTGATTGTGGCGGGTTCTTGAAGAAACGTCATGAAGAAGAACACCCGGATTGGATTAGGTGTTACAAGTGCCATAAGATAAAGACAGATAAGCAAGGAGGTGCACATCATGTCAGAAGAGATTAAGTTACCCGATATTGATGATATGATTAAAAAGGGTAAGTCAGTAGTTTTACAGGAACTTGATGAATCATTGTCAAACCTGAAAGCTCAATTGGAACATGAAGGTGTATTAACTCCGGGAGAAGAAAATGATGAAGAGGAGGTGTAGTTATGATACCCGGCATAAACAAGTTCTCTAAACTAATGAAGCATCCAAAGTTAAGCGATTCTTTACGTGAGGACAAGGGTGTCCTGGTTGCCGAACAGCTGACGGATTGGGTTGTGTGGTTTCAGAAACACAATACTCACGAACCAAGGATTGTTTGGGATGCTATGCAGGTTCTGGCTAAACAACTTAATGAGTTAGCCAATGTATGGAAGTACGGTTAAGAGGAGGTGAGAATAGTGTCGTTAAAGAGTGCAGAACAAGCAATAGGACGATTGGCTGAAGACTTGACTAAGCAGTTCCCAAGGTCCAAACCTGAGATATTCCGGGCTGAGGATAGAACTGGCAATGTATTAGCTATTTCAATTGGCGTTGACTTCGATTGTGAAATAGCTTCTGGACATAAGGAAAACTATTGTATCGTTGGTTATTGTCCAGATGTTGATAAGTATGTACTGTTCTCTGCTGAAGCTGGGCTTGGCATTTATCCATCCGGAAAACTAATTTGGCACAACGGTTGTCCTACTATTAAGTTTATTTGCCAGATGGGTTTTAAACCTTGGTGTTAGGTTACTCGGGCCCAAAAGGTTCAAATTAAAATAGTGAGGTAATGAGTTATTGAATCTTGTGCAAGAAATCGAGGTTGGTTGTATGAAATTATAAAGGACATTTATTATACCTACGTACAAAAATATATTTTGGTCCCGCTTGAGGTTCGGCCGTGGTGATAATTATATTTATTATATAAAAATAAAACATTAACTTGTGGGGGGTGATTAAAGATGGCATTGGAAATTTTGGCAATTAAAGAGGAAATTGGCGTTAGGGATCTTCCGTTAAAAGTGAAACTTGCCTTTGCAGTGGCTCTCAAGTCCGAGGCGGAGGGAGATGATAAGAAGGCTGAAAAGTATTTGAACTTGGCTGTAAAGGCTGAGGAAGACCTTTTGGCAACGGATGAGGATAAGGATAAGGATAAGGCATAATATGAAGTTTCGGTTAATAAATAAACTCAGGGTACTGAGTATAAAGGAGGTGATACAAGATGGCAGAGAACGGATTCAAAAAATTGGACGAGGTTGTCAAGGATCACGAAGAGCAGGTTGAGGCCCGCGAATCCAAAAACGGTTCCAAGAGAAACTTCGAGAATTGTACTTCCACAAAGGTCAGGGCCGAAGTAAAGGCTCTGTGGAATCGGATGGAAGATGGCGATGCCGTGCAGCTGAGAGACTTTGCCGATGAGGTGGTAGCAACATTGGACACAGCCGAGGTAGGTGACCTGAAGAAGTTCACAAACCAAATCGTGCTGTACATCCGGAATGAGTACAAGAAGATCGACGGCGGCCAGATAATCCGCGTGGGTAACCGTGCTTACTTGACGAAGTAAAACCCTCACCGGGGTGACCTGACTGAGTAGGGGGCTCTTTAAAGAGCTCCCTACATTCCAAAAAGGAAAACGATGGGGAGGTGTAACAATGGGCCTTAATCAAAAACAAGTGTATATGGTTCCTTTGGCAGGGGAACACATTGTTTGGCTAATTGACTACCTAAGTGTTAAAACTACTGGCAGGGGTCCCTTTGTTGATGGCAAGGTGAATGACAGAATGTGTACAGACATTTGTGACTCACTGAACAAAGTCTTTAAAAAGAACTCCAGGTGCGGGAGGTAGTTTATGACATTTAAAAGGTTGTTAGACGTAATAAGGGAACACGAACTTAATAAAGCTACAAAGAAAGTTCATAAACATCAAGGACGAGCCCAGCAAATTAAAAAAGAGATTGAAGATGAGACAGCTCTAGCGTTGAAGGATTATTTGGATTATAAACTTGGGTTTAAGAAACCAAAGAAAGGTTTCTGGCTTTCAGAGGTAAGGTTTAACCAAATTGAGAGATATGGTTTCGATAGACGTGCGTTTCCTTTAATGTTTAAAGATTAAGTTTGACGGGAGGTGAATAAACAATGTGGAAGATCTTTATTGAAAGTGTTGGAATTTCCTTTTTATTTTCGTTCTGTATATACTACTTGGTCTTCCGGTTACTATATAGAAGGAAGAGGAGGTGGTAAAGAATGGCATATCGCATGCCGGAATTGAAAAGGCTGGGTAATAACATTGGCCTAAGGTTCTTCCCAGCTTCTAAAGTGACATCTTATTATAATCTGACTTTACATTCACCGGAACTGATTGATGCAATGGATTACACACTTATTGTAGGCAAAGCCGTATTATGGCCACTGAGTATTTATAAAGATTCAGAATTTCCATTCTTTCTTTCTGGAAGAGGCATTGTTGGTCCGTCGTCATTAAAGGAGGTGTTACGTGGAAAACAAAGAAGTAAAAAAGTGTAACAGTTGTGACAGTGAGTTGGAGAAGTTGTCAATTGAGGAGCTTCTACAACTACCTAATACTGTATCGGTACTTGTCGGACCCGAAGGCGTACAAATAATGGACAACGTAGGCTTAACTGAAGACTTACAGAAACGGATTTGTGAAGAGTGTTATCAAATAGCTGTTAAGCAAGGCGATACTAATCAACATCGTTTATTCCACTTCTCCGCTAAGGAAGTAAATAGCATGATTGCCGCAGAAGATGCGGCAAAGAGAGCTGTTCCTTATAATTCCGCATTTAAGTTTCATTAAAGGCGAGGAGGTAAAGCGTGAAAAGAAATTGGACTAGAAAAGAAGATAAGATATGGACGTGGCCTAATAAAGTGTTTATGGTACTATATAGTTGTTTTGCTGCTGTTGTGTTTTATCTTTTATTTACAGGTAGAATATAGAAGGGGGTGACATAAGTATGGCAAATTGTCATCGTGTGCAAATAGAAGGTTGGATGCCTTTCGATGTAGTAACTAAAGGGAGCCATAAGTTACATCATTGGATGGCATTGTTCTCTGCTCCTAGTTGGGGATTACATATTGAATACTCGGGAGAAGTTCGGCTAGTACCTGTGCCGCGTTCAAGTGGTAAGTGCACTTTCTATTGGTTCCGTATTTCTGGTGTTGAAGCTGTTTGGGAAAGTGGAATTGTCGACCTTGTGGACCAACTGACAGCTGCGGGTTGTGAAGTTTTGACGGCGGACGTTAAGGATCTTGACAATCCTTCGAATAAACATAGTATCCTAGAAAGAACACAACAGGGTGTGGGTGTTGTGTCACTGGAGGATATAGTAAATGGCGGTTAGTTAAGAAAAGGAGGTGGAAGGGAATGTCGCATGTTTTAAAGGCAAGTAATTTAAAAAAGAATAATGAAGTCCTTGTGAGATTACGTGCTGATGGATATGCTGATTGTATCGTAGAGGAAGTATTATACGATACTATTTCGGATAGATACAAAGTAAAAATTAGGTATATTGACATGTACTATGATCGGAGAGCATCTTTTAAGGCATCAGCCGAGTTAGTGGGGTTTATCTCAGTTAATAAGCTTCAAATTTTGTCGGAAAGCAAGGGTATAACTCTTGCGAGGTTTAGCCATGGGAAGTTGGAGTTAGTTTTAGTAAAAGTAGCTTAGGAAAGGAGGTGAGTAATTTGTCAGAAACAATCACACTGTTGGAAATAGCTAATGTAATCTTTAGGTCAGCCCAGATTCGTGAGGCAAGTTACAAGGAACCAGCAGAAGAAAAAGATCCTTTAGCAATATACTTTCCAGGAGAATATTCTAAAACCTTGTCTGAATCTATTACTGAAGCTCTAAAGGAACAGAACTTAGACCCCAGGCTAGAAGGAATCTTCGACTTAGTTATGTATTGGTGGAATGATGCTATTGCATGGGCTGAAGAAATTACTGGTAAGTCAGCTGAAGAAGTTTTGGGGAAGCTAACATAAGGGGGTGATAACAACATGTCTGGATACAGTGATTCTACAAACTGCTTAAGGTGTGGGGGCGTTTATACTTTAATGACCTATTCAGATGTGGAACCACATCCATCTGAGAGTGGGAAGTGTATAGAATGTGGCTTGTCTTATTATACCGCAGAAGAACAACTGACGCTAGATAAAGTGAATGAAATAAGATTAACCTATGAACTAGCGCCACTAGATAAACTAAAAGATCCTATTGGAAGGAGGTGAGGTAATGTGCAAGCAGGTTATATTTTAAAGTATTGGTTTGACAAGGACACAGACGTACTTGAACTGTTAGATAATGCTTTAAGGCATCCAAACCACCCATCAGGATCGTTCCTTTGGATTGATGATGACAATGTAATTTGTTTCTGGAACGGCGTTGTTACGTTGGTACATAACAGCTGGGGTGAGAGTTTACGTGCATCAGAAAAGATAAAGGTGTACGTGTGGGCTCCGCCTGTTTTTGGCAGACTACTTAGTTCTGAGACCGAAGATAAACTTGGAGATCAGTTTGTAAAGGAAGTATTGAATTATAAATCATAAAGGAGGTAAAATACTATGGCGTTCGATCCACAGAAGAATAAAACTTATTGGATGGAAACCCTCGAGAAAGATGGGATACCTATTCTTAGTGCATCTATCTGTACTTACAACAACGGGCCTTTAAGGTTCCAGATAGGACCTAGGTATTGGGCGGATAAGGAAGGCAAGATGAAAGAAGGTAAGGTTGGACGACTGTCCCACGAAGAGATAACATGGCTACTAGGGCTAAACGTTGTAATTGAAGCAAAGTTCGCAGAACTTGCTTCGAGTTAACATCGGCAAGATGTTTTACACGGGTAGGTGGCATAGGAAACGGAAGCTTTGGGTGGTTGGATGAGGGTATATGAAAGGATCGCCTATTTAGCCACCTACCTTGCTTATTTGGGAGGTGAAACTTTATGGAAGATGAAAGGAAAGATAACTTTATGGATCCACTGGTTTTGAAGAGATATCCTAACAAAACACCTCCTCGGAAGAGCTATAATTGGCACGCGATAGGTAAATTTGTATTAGACCATCTATATACAAATCTTGGCAACGATTATCTTAATAGTACTGGTGTTGATTGGGGTAGCGCCGAGGAGCACAAAATTTTTCATAGAGAACTACTCCTCAGACTGAAACAAGCAGGTTTAAGGAGGTAACTAAGATGATTCTGACGTTCAATACTTACACATGCAAACTATGTGGGTTAAGTCACTTTAAATCGCTTAAAGATATTAGAAAACATTTAGAAGGGGTTCATCCTACAGAAACTGCTAAAGCTAAGAAACTTTGGGATAAAAAGAAGTGAAGGTGAGGTAAATATCTATGGATAAACAGATTCGAGAAGATATATTGGAGCTATGGGAAGCTGCATATTCTAAAGATAGAATAGTAGAAATCATTACAGATCGTTATCCAGCTATCGGAGAGTTTTCAGTAAGATCGTACATTAGGGTTATAGAGGGTGAGATAATAGAACTGGGATATGTACATAAGTTAATTGAAGACAGGTTAGAAAGATGAAAGGTGATAAACCAATAAAGTTTTGTGGCTATATGATTAATCCTGCAAAGGAATGGGCTTATGCGGTTATTCTTTGGAACCACATAATTCTTTATGAGAACAGTTATGCAATTTTTCCATCCAAAGTATTGGCTGAACAGTGTGTGAAAGAAATGAGCAATCTTTTTCCTCATGGGGATTATCGAATGATTAAAGTTATGGTACAGAGAAAAAATAAATGGAACAGAACAAAACCTTCTAAAAAGCTAAAGGGGGCTAGATAAGACATGGAACTAGTAATGTGCATTATAGGATTACTCATTTTCTTCAAGTTAGATGATGCTACTGACCTGTTAGATGATATCCTACGTGAGTTAAAGAAGGAGAAGTGATTTGAACTTGTAAGGAGGCATGAACATGGCAAAAAGATTTGATGTAGAGGGTGAGAGGACAGTTCTGATTGGCACCATGCAGCAAGTGGTAGCTGAGATAGAAGGTCTCAAGTTATCAGATGTTGATGTAATCGTTACGATAGAACGAATAGGGTACGCCGAGGAATATGATGAGATAACAGGTGCAACAAAAATAACAAACAAGATGTAGAGGGGAGGTATGGAACAGAAAAGTTATAGAGAGTGTATACTCACTATCGATGAGATTCGAACCGCCGAGCATCCAGCTATATTTGTTTTGAATGAGCTGAAGAGGGCAGGCTTTATTATGAAAGGCGGCAAGAGTATCATGATGTGTAGAGATACAAAGAAGAATATCTACAGACAGGAGGTATAGAGATGTTTAAGTTACATGATGTCTGTCCTCTCTGTTCTGGCAAAGTTGTCTTAGGCTACCCAGATGATCACTGTAGCAACTGTAGCTGGAAGTATTGCTGGACTGAAGAGGGTAAGGATACAAATAGCCAAAGCAGAATAGAAGCAGGTTTACTTTGGTTCGTTCTGATTATTCTCTTAGGCTTGGTTTACATATTATATCAATTTTAGAGAGGAGGTGTATAATGAAAAAATTGATACTAATTTTTGTTCTGATTGTAGCACTGGTTGGACTTTCAATAGGATTCAATGATGCTCTGGCCAGGATGAATTTAAGGTGTACCACCTGTATGACGGAAATCGAAGAAGAGGATGTAAAAGTCTACTTCCTAGAAATCGAATTAACTTTCAGGGGTAAGCATGAGTTCCGTGAAAAGGTCAAGGGATTCCTGGAACGGAAAGACATTAAGATTATAAGGGTGCACACTATATACAATGACCACGGTTGGTTAAGGTCAGTGGAAATATGGTATGTCGAAAAGAAAGAAGGAGGTATACCATGAAAGAAAGAGTAACAAAAAGAAGATATACGGGAAGGATCCAGCCATGACAAAGAATGAGAAGATAAGAATTATTAAGCAGGTTTTGTGTGAGTATGTAGACGATCTGGCTTATGGTTATGATTTTTACAGTGAGGCTCTTGACAACATCGCTGAGGACATTCTGTCGAGGCTAGATGGTGAGGATGGTTTTTTCTGACAATCAGAGACTAAAAAGGAATAAGCAAGTGAATTGTGAGCACAAAGGAAGAATCTATCAGTTCTATATAAAAGAAGGTGCGAAGTATTGCTATACATGCAATAAGAAGATAAAGAACTACAGAGATAAGGCTTCTTTTGATAAGAAGCGAGAGGAGGTAAGCTAATATGATTACTCGATTAATAGAAATGCTCGGTCAGATGACCCAAAAGGAGAGCAGAGAAATCTCAGCAGAGTTTATCGGAGAAATGATATACTATACTTCAAGGCACGGTCTTAGGAAGTACGGCGCGAATGAAGAGTATATAAAAACACATCCCGAATACAATCATATAAACTGCTTGATAGCTCGCTTGGGGAAGTATTTATCAACAGGAAATAAAAAGTATTTGGTAGATGTGGCAGATTTTGCCATGTTAGAGTTCAAGCACCCTCTTGCTCAGATACAGAAGTAGAATAGGAGAGACAGGTGATCAGATCATTAGTTCTACAGAGTTACAGTTCTTTAGTTCAGAGGTGCCCTAGAGCGTCAGAGGCCCCCTTGATTTCCGGTGTTTTAGTGCCACTTATTCGGATACTGCGTAGGAAGCCCCATCAAGCCGGGGACGTTTTCATATCGGGCCGTGGTGGTATGGAGCTTTTTGCAAAAAAAATGCAGGGGGGTGGTAAGGAGATGAGGAGGTAGGGTACCGAGGAGGTTGGTGATTATGAGAACTTTTATCATTAGAGCCACGGATGACATTGAGGTAGAAGACATTCGTTACAACCTAAGCGAGATGCTTGAAGAGGATCTTGATAACGCGGTAACGGAGGTAACAAACTTTACGTGCGTCGATGCGGGTAAGTGTGTTTGTTATGAAGGTGATTGTCCGGTGGTTATGAAAAGATTCTAGAGGCGTGGAGGGGTTATGGCAACGGGTAAGAAGATTCTTTACTATGATATCTGTCCCGAGCTACATGCAATTGTCGGACGTTGCTTATAAGAACGGGGGACCGGGATTTACTAAACCGCGAACTTATAATGCGGAGTGTTATTTGCAAAATATAGAAACTGGCCGTGTTAGATGCAGGCGAAGGGGAAGATGTCTAAAAGCCATTTTAGGAGGGTAGAGTATGTGGCGGTTATCAAAGGCGCTAGATGAAAAACAGATGTTAGCAAGCCTAAATAAACATTCAAACGAATTCGAGGACTTCAGACTACTGTTTGTAGACGGGACGGGATTTGGGATAGTGTATAAGTCAAAAAAGAGAATAGATGAACTTCATCTTACAAAAGAAGAACTCGGGTTAAGGCTTCAAGCTATTTAGTATGAGTAAAAAAAACTTTGGCAGGAGGCATAGAATTATGAGTCGAGAATTTATTGAAATAGAAAAGGAAAATAAAGTAGTAATGACCTTTAGGGTTGGGGACAGACTCTTGGTGACTGGCGGCATTACTCATATATGTACACCAGAGCCAAACAACCCTTTTTGGGAAGTACATTATAAAGATGGAAAAGTCGTTTATGCTTCCGGCACGGTACTGATTAACGTAGAGCCAAAAAAGGAGGGTAAAGATGTTTGATGTACATGAATTGGCGGTTTTGTTTGGACTTACCGTGGTACTTGGGTTTGCATTTGGGTTGGGTTTTCACCTTGCGGGTAAGATATTTTGGGGATCCGTAGGAACCATTGGGGACGGCGAAAAGAAAGATATATCGGAACATCCATTATTTGGTTAAAGAAAGATATACCGGAACACTTGTTATTCGGCGGTTAAATGCCGTGGCGCGCCGATACGGTGGCGGGTGTTCCGGTATTGATTAATAGTGATTGGTTCGACAATCAGACCTAAAAGGGGGTGAAAAGATATGTGTGACAAACCTTGTTTAAGGGATCGGCATCTCAGGGAGACATACGATAATGACAACTGGAAATGTGTACCCTATAACAAAAGACATTTATTAAAGAGTGGCACTAGGGTAAGGCGTTACATTATACCAATTGGAACTCAAGAAGTCATCGTGGAAGAATTCACTATGGCCACAGATATCTATTTGGGAAAGGGCACTAACTTAAAAACCATTCAATACTATAGGGAATACGGCTACAGTGACGTACGCTTTGTTAGTGATCTGTTTAACGGAGAGGTGTGGATAAAAAGTAAAGATATTTAGTGAGAATAAAGGAGGTGAAAGAAATTGTGCGGCGAACCTACTTTAAGAGATAGATACATGAAGGAACAGTCACCTGTCGATTGTTATTGGACTCAAGTGCGTCACGACCAGAGACATTTATTAAAGAAGGGCATTAGGATTAGATGTTATGCCGTTCCATTTGGAAGAGATTGTGTTCACATGGAAGAATTTACTATGGGTACTGACATCTATTTATCGTCAGGAGGCTTTTCCAAGTTAACTACGGAATGTTATAAGAAAAGAGGTTGTGATATCGAATATTTTGTTAGTGACCTTTTTAACGGAGAGGTATGGCGGATGTACGCGTAACAGTACGGAGTATATTTAAAAGAGGTGAAAGAAATGGATGATAAACCATGTTTAAGAGATCGATGGCTCAGAGAGCAGGTACCACACTATGACCGTTGGTGTCATGTGCCTTATGACCAAAGACATGTATTGAAGAAGGATAAGGTAGTCAGAGCTTTTATCCTTACAGCAGGAAGTACTTGTGTCTATATGAAAGAATTTACTATGGGTACTGACATCTATTTGGCTCCAAACTATAACTCGGTAACTGAAGAATGTTATAACCGAAAAGGTGATGTCACCAAGTATTATGTTAGTGACCTCTTTAACTGCGAAGTATGGATGATGTACGTGTACGAGTAGCAGTGCGGTTTATATGGAGGTGTTTGAATTTGGACTGGCCGTGTCAGCTATATCTGTGTTTGAGTAGGCTTCCGCCTTGCGGCATCTGCGGAAAGGCGGAGATCGAGGGGGTGCCGGGCTCACGGTAACATTGTGCTGTGTCGTGTAATGACTCATGATGTTTCTAGTAGCCGTGAGCCCTAGTATGACAATAGCGGATGAGGGTTTGATTCCCTCGGAGTACGAAAAGGAGGTAAACGACATATCTTTAACTGTATTATTTAATTTGGGACGGGCAAAAAAAATATGGGGGATTTTATATGGGTCATTGGGATATTACATTGAGAAGAGATAAAATAGCGCATCTTATAGTGGGTTGTATGCTATCTTTGTTAGGAATGGCATGGTCGCCACTTTATTTTGCCGGATTCGCATTTGGCGTGGCAAAGGAATTGTTAGATATGTTAGGTTATGGAACGCCTGAGTGGGACGATTTGTGGTGCACATGGTTCGGAGCGAGCATTGCGGTCGTATTTGGACTTATTGTAACGTAAGATAGAAGGAGATGAAATCATGGGAGAAATCACTTTGATAGACCTTTTGAGGGAAGATGGCAAAAGGTCTTTTAAGAAGCGTTGCAAGGAATTATATGATAAGCAAAAAGATGTTTTGGATAAAGCCAAAAAAGATGAAGAGAGGGTAAAGATGGAAAAGAAATTAAGAGAATTGTTAAAAAGTTGGAAAAAACAAGTCGAGAACGAACTTGGTGATGGTCAGTGGTGGATGGATAGCGATAGGGGCGGTGACTGGCTGGGATATAACAAGGGTTCTGACTCGGAAGAGTCTTTAGTGGTGAATGTAAGTTCACTGTTGGCAGATGTATTCCCTTTTGAGTAAATCAGAATAAACAACGGAGTTTGAAATGAAGAAACTAATGGGTATACTTTATTATGTGGTTATTTCAGTCATAACGGCATTTGCTGCTGTTATGACAGTAGAATGTGTAATAAATCATATTAAATAGGGGGCGGATATAGATGGAAACGCAATGGCCGATTGGAATACGACAGGGCGTAGTAGAAGTCAACACCGATGATATGGCACTCAACACGTGTTATTGTTTTCACTATAAAGGCGAAGAGTACTTTGTTCGCAAGATTGCAAATGGGCTTATGCTTTATACACTACCAAATGATAAAGGTTTTCTTTATCATATTAGAAGAGCCATATCCAGTCTTTTTTAAAGTAATGAAAGGGGGGAATAAGTAATGTTCGATTTTCCAGCAGCTACTGATTTTTTTAAAGTTACATTAAAGGAAAGATATGAAAAGCAACAGAAAACGTGCGTTCCTCGTTGGATTATGGTTCCCTTTGAACGGAGACACCAGCTAAAAGCTGGTATGTTTGTTAGGCGCTACGTTAAGGTGGGAAATAGTGGCAAAGTCTCCATGCAAGAATTTTGGCTTGATTCGGACATTTTTCTGACGGAGGGTTACAACGGGAAGACTACGGAGTGTTATTTGTATCATCCTCCGCCTGGGCCAGTACCCTCGAGTAAGATGGGGGAACGGAAGGGTTTTGTTAAGGACTCGAAAAATATAGGGGGACGGAGTGGTTTTGTTCAGGATCTGTTTATGGATGAAGTTTGGATTTTGGTGCTCACGGGTTGCTGAATAAATAACTTGGTTTTATTAACCACCGAAAGGAGGTATAAACGATGTGTATTAAACTTTCATTAAAGGAAAGACATGAAAGGGAACAGAATAAAGATAAATGCGTTCCTAGTTGGGTTCTGGTTCCCTTTGATGAGCGACACAAGCTAAAATCGGGTACTAGGGTTAGGCGCTATTTTGTCCCTACTGGGAGTGACCATGTTGAAGTACATGACTTTTGGATGGATTCTGACATTTTTCTTACAAAGGGTTACAACGGGAGGACAACAACTGCTTATATGTACCATGATGAAATTTTGCCTGGACAAGCATCGATTGGAAAAAGGGGTTATGTTGGAGACCTCTTCCGTGGCGAAGTTTGGATGCGTATTTGGTCTCAGGTTTGATTAAACTTATTTAGAGGGAGGATACAAAAGATGTGCGATCAATCTACATTAAAGGAAAGGTATGAAAGGGAACAGATTAAAGATAAATGCGTTCCTCGTTGGATTAGAGTCCCTTACGATGAGAGGCACAAACTAAAAACTGGCGTGTTTGTTAGGCGTTATGTTATCCCTCCCGTGGGGAATGACAAAGTCAGTTTGTACCAATTTTGGATGGATTCGGATATTTTTCTGACTGAGAGCGCCGGGAAGACAACCGAGCATTATTTGTATCATGATGCCGTTATGACATGTCGGACCGGTTTTGTTAGTCTTCTCTTTAATGGCGAAGTTTGGATTTGTGAGGATGCAGATTGTTAAATAATTTGGTTTGATTAAACTTATTTAGAAGGAGGACACAAAAGATGTGTGATCAATCTACATTAAAGGAAAGGTACGAAAGAGAACATTTTAAATTCAATCGTTGGATTAGAGTTCTCTATGATGAGAGGCACAAGCTAAAAAAGGATTTTGCGGTTAGACGTTATATTGTTCCTGGGGGGAGAGGCAACAAAGTCTTCAAGGAAGAATTTACCATGTGTAGTGACATCTTTCTGGCTTCGGGTTCTGACGGGAAGACTACTGAATGTTATCTTGATAATAAATGCAATGGTAGACATTTTGTTTCTGACCTCTTCAACGGCGAAGTTTGGATGAAAGTTTCGGTATCGGGTGACCCCCGGTAAATTTGTTGATTTGAAAGAGTATATTACTCAATAGGAGGTTATGATGGGCAAGTGGGGATGGAGATTGTTGTTTTGGGCTGCAATGGTCACTTTACTGATAGCAACTTGGCCAAAAGGTTAACAAGGGATGACATATCAACACAGTACAAAAATATTTTAGGGTCCCCCTTGAAGTTAAACCTAAAAATTGGTATATTATATAAAATCAATTTAACTAAAAAAAATTAACCTACAATTATTATGAACCTACCACAGTAAAGAAAATCACAAATGGATTGGAGGAAAAATGTGGAGATATAAAGTACGCATATCTATCGTTGAGGAAGAATGGGATGAAAGTGGCACATGTCTGCGTCACAAATTTCTTCATCCGGAGGATGAAGAGTATAAATTCGATTCACTTGTAGACGCAAGAAGATGTTGGGCAGCTGTGGTTGCGTGTGCTCGTTTGCTTCTAGAATATTTAGATATAGACGTTAAAATATAGTGGAGGTAAGGATGATGAATGATCCAGTTGTTATACTAAAGCGTAGAAAGTTTAGAAAGGAATGCGTAGAACATGGAATTTGTCCTGATTGTGGCACAAATTTAGTATTACATTCTAGAGGTTGTGCTTCATATGCTTGTGGTGATTTGGCTTTTAAATGCACATTGTGTAAAGTGAGATATACTGTTGATAAGGACACAGTAGTGCGCAATACAAGATATGATAGGGGGATGCCGATATGAAGGTTTCAGCTATTATAAGATGCATCAAAAGGAATATTGAGAAGTATGGGTCGTTATACGGAATTCCAGATGATTGCATTCTTTGTAAGGGAGCACAAAAGCGTGCTTCTCAAACGGATTGGAAGGTTTTCGAAATGGTACTTGAATGTGACCTCTGTCCATTGTGGAATCACATAACAAGACCATCTGGTAGGTATTCAGAATGTTCTGACATTCTCTACAAAGGAGCAAAACTTTTTGCTTCTGATTACTTCTTGAATGGCAATAAACCAGCTCTTCGAGCGTTATTAAATGGACTTATCAACGCTTTTAATAAAGGAGAATTAAACAAATGAAGAAGTCAGTCATTATAAGATGTGTCAAGAGGAATATCGAGAAGTATGGCTCGTTATTTAGTGATAAACTTACAACCTGTGCACTTTGTGATGTGGCAGGTAAAAGATTTAACCCTAATAATTCCCACCATTATGGCAGGTGTAGGTGTGTTGCTTGTCCTCTGTGGGATTACATATCTACTAGTGATAATAGCTGTGGGTGGATTAGGTATAAAGGGAAACCGTTGATTTCGATTGATTCCGAGCTGGAAGGAAACAAACCAGCACTACGAGCATTGTTAAATGGGGTTATCAACTTGTTTGAAAAAGGAGGACTTAATAAATGAAGAAGTCAGTTATTATTAGCCTTGTAAAACGTAATATTGAGACGTATGGCTCTTTATATGGCGACCCGTTTAATTGTGTTTTGTGTAAGGAAGCAGAAAAGCGGAAAACTTCACTGGGTACATCTGAATGTAATAACTGTCAATTATGGGATATCATGCCAAAACCACCGGGTCACAGAGCCGATTGTGCAGATATTTGGCATAAAGGAACAACTCTGTACAAATTTGAGCATAGATTGCGTGGAAACAAACCAGCACTACGAGCGCTGCTAAATGGATTAGTTAATTACTTTGGCAAGGAGGAAATAAAAAGATGAAGAAGACAACCATTATAAGATGTGTCAAGAGGAATATTGAAGAGTATGGCTCGTTGTTCAGTAAGGAAATGGCGGGTTGTGTGATTTGTAAAGAGGCCGATAAGCGGTTTAACCCCGACTTTGACCCTGATGTCTATGAGGGAACTTGTATGGATTGTCCGTTGTGGGATTACATACCTACTAGTAATTATAGCTGCTCTGGGATTGTATATAAGGGAAGGTCTTTGTTGGCGATTGATTGTATTCTAGTTGGAAATAGACCAGCACTACGTGCACTCTTGAATGGATTAATTACGCGTTTTGGTAAGGAGGAAATAAAGAAATGAATAAGACAGCGATTATTCGTTTTTTAAGGAATAACATCTCGAACCATGGCTCTTTGTATGGGCATCCGCTCGATTGTGCATTGTGTGATGTTGCCATGGCTAGGAAAGGCACAAGTTGTGGCTCAAGTTGTGCGTGGTGTCCCCTGTGGGACCACATGCCTCGACCAGAGTGGCCAACGTATATTTGTGGATGTGATCAGATTAAATACAAAGGTAAGAATCTTCATGTCTTGAACTCTAGGCTAGCTGGAAATAGACCAGCACTACGAGCACTACTAAAGGGATTAGATAATTACTTTGGTTAGAAAGAGTGTGAGGTGTGAAATGATGCGTTTATTTTGGCTTAAACTAAAAGGGAAATCCGGGTTAGTATTTAGACTTATTTTGGTGGTAGCCATTTGTGCATTATTGGGTTACATGGTTTCACAATTCGTACACAGCTTTAGTGATTACTCGATTATTTACGGGCCGAAAGATTATGTTTAATTCAACATGAAGGAGGTAGAAAGTTATGAGAATATTTTTAGTAGAAGATAGGGAAGCTGATCCTAACCCTGACTCGATTAAAGTTAATAAGTGCTGTTGGTTTACTAATAGGTATCCGACAGCGGATGACCCTTTTGAAGTAATTGGCATTTATGAGGTTACAGACATTAGAGGCGTGCCATTTTATAATGCTGTTGACGGTGCTATGTGTGAGTTAGGATTGTCTGGTGATGTATGTGCTTGTAGGCTTGATGACGTCGGTATGAGATTTCCAAAGAAACGATAAGGAGGAATTGATATGATTGAACTATTTCTAATACTTTTCATTATTTTTAAGTTGCTCGTATCACATTTCTGGATGTACATTGGACTAAAGAAATGCTCTGAAGAAATTGGTTGGTGGAGGAATATGTAATGCCTGTTTGGAAAACAAAAGGCAAGCGCAGAAAGTTTTTTCGCAGACGGAAGCACAAGTAGTTAGTAGGAATGTTTATATGGTGTGTTTATACTGTACCTAATTTTTTGTAACAAGGAGAAACCAATGGACAAGAAGGTTGAAACACAGATTAAGACTCTCGACGATATTATCGAAAAATCTTTGTCTTTTGAAGATATGTCGAAACTAAAGCTAACAGGGCCGACCAATGACAAGTTGGTTCTGCTAACAACTGCGCGAGCGCTTCTAACTGGATTAGCTGCTATTGCTACTCAACTTGAGAATATTGCGCGTCAGCTTAATAAGTTTAATGAGTAATTGCTAAAGATAAAGGAGGGATAAAAGGATGAATTTACTCCAAAAAGTATCTTGTAAGGTGCTAGGTTTGATAACTTGCATACTTTGTTGGACAGGCTCTTTATATGGCATTTGGGTTGTTTCCCAGGTGTATAAAAATTTGTTGTTGAAATACCCTGACCAGCTGTTGGTTCAGTGGATTGCTTTCTTGGCGGCCATACTGTATAGCGTGGTGTGCATAATCATTGGAGGCATTTTTGGATACGCTTTATACAAAACGTACGATAGTGGACTGGGAAGAATCTTTCCGAAAAAGGTACATACTATTAAAGATATTTAGTTTGGGAGGTGATTTAAGATGGCAAAGAAGTACTATGTTGTTGAATATGGTTCACTTATCAGAGTAAGTTCGAAAGTCAACTCTGAGCGAGAAGCACGGATGGAGTGTTTTGGAGTTGGAAGCGGGAAGGTCTTGCTTTCCGGAAAAAATAAAAGGCAGCTTTACAAAGACCTTAAACAATTGTATATCAGAAAAATCCGAAACGCAATTCGAGGAGAGTGATAAGATATGCATAATCCGAGATTAACTAAGTTAGCTAATAAGTTTGCCGCAGTTACAGTCGCCAGGTTAGCTAAGAAGGGAGAACTTAATTGTGAACAGATTGAACTTATTAACCGTGTGGTACAAGGTGCAAAGCGGATTGAGTCTGCGTATTGTAGATTTATGCAAATAGATGAGGAAGCTACTGAAAAGATAAATGTCGTTCTACATAAGTTAAGGAAGCATGAAGAGGCTGGTGATGTAAGGTTCCCGGGAGTTAGTAGGGAGCCTCTATACAATAGACGTGAGAAAATATGTATATGTATTATTTGTGTATTGGTGGCAACATTTTTCTTGGTTCTGGGATGGGCACTTATTGGTTCTTAATTAAATTCTTTTAAGGAGGTATCAAAGAGATGCATGATGAAGAGATGCTCATTGACGGGGTTGGCTTTGCGGATCCGGGCGGAGGAAGTGCTCTTCGTGCAGCTACAAAGAAGAATCCAAGGAAACATCCGTGTCCTAATTGTGGAAAACCAAATCGACTTACTCCATTGGATGTAGCCAAAGGTTATCAGTGCAATGAATGTGCTGATGCTTTAGAGCGTGGAGGCTATTAAATGAAAGAAAAAGCGCTAGCTGAATTGATAGATGGTATAATATTAAGTGCTAAAGAACTAAAAGAGAAACACCTAGCTACCATTGTGTTACAATTCGATATAGTTGTTGCTAAGGCAATTATTAGTCAGATTCAAGAAATTGATTCTGAGCTACAGAGTATTAATGATTTACTAGAAAGATGCAAGAATGGAATACGTTGGGGCGATGGGAAGAAATAAAGGAGGTATCTTATGGCGTGTATCTTTTGTCCGCCTAGCAATTTGAGAATAGAGAATGAGAAGCGGCTGGAAGTTGAGAAACTTTGGAGGGAAATCGACTGGTTAAATTGCGAACTTGAAAAGTTCAAACAGATGTATATGTTTCCTTTAGGGCCGCCCATGATGGTTCTAAAGGCTAAAAAACGGGAGGTTTGAGATGAGCTATGGAAATGTGTATATTGAACGTGATATTGATAGCTTGAAAGAAGCTGGTTATTCAGATGAGCAAATTGTAGAAGAGCTATCGAAGAGGATTCATGAGCGTTATCCAAAGTTAAGTTTGCCAAAATGCCGGTTGATAGTTTTTAAACTGTGTTGGAAACTTAAAACAACGGTTGAAGATTGGACGCCGGATCTTTAGGAGGTTTGAGATGAGATTTTGTGAGCATTGTGAGAAGCCGTTAAGCCATAAAGTGGATCCATTTAGCTTTTGGGTAGGTCTGTCTGCAGGTATTCTTGTAGTTGTCTTTCTTTGTAAACTACTAGGGGTGCCTGGAGCTTAAGGAGGAGGATTAATGTCAGTCAAGAAAGTAATAGATAAGTGGATCGATGAGGTTATTGATTTAGAACAGGATTTGGAATGGTTGAATTGCCACCATGAAAAGCAGGTATCTTTCTGGAAACGGAGAGCTGAAGAACGGCAGCGTGCAATTGATGAACTAACTGCTCAGGTGTGGCATTACTTTGGCCAAACGTAGAGGGTCCACGTTGGTAGCTAAAGAAGGCAAGGTCGAGATATATAAGTTATTTAGAGCTTGTCCAGTCTGTTCTGGCACTATTCGGGTAGGTTATCCAGAAGACTTTTGTCTCCATTGTAGTTGGAGGAAACTAAGTGCTGAATGGAAGGCTAGACATCTAAGTTTATTGGTGAGAGTCTCAATTATTTTAAGAAAGACTTTTCGTATAGGGCATTGATGTGTTTAAAAAGATGGTAAATTAAGAAGGGGGCGAAATAATTGTGAAACAGAGTATTAAGTGGACAATCACTCCTATCTTCTTCCCGATACTTGTTGTGATTGCAGCTATAATAAATATTCCACTGATGCTTCTTTCGAGGAAACCTACAATTATGAAGGATGCTGTGGAGCTGTGGAAACACATGTAGTATTTAAAGAGGAGGTGGAAGTAAATGAACCTGAAATCAATTATAAGGTGTGTTGAGAAAAACATCAATACACATGGCTCTTTATACGGGCTCGCGTCTATTTGTAAAATTTGTTTGGTAGCTTCAGCGCGCCGTGCAAAAACCTCGGGACTGACACCAAAGTGCAGTTTCTGTCCCCTGTGGGATTATATAAGTGACCCTGTTTTGATAGGTAATATAAGTCCTTACTGCGAGGATATATTGTATAAAGGGATGAGGCTAGCTTATTGGAGTGACACTCTCAAAGGAAACAAACCCGCACTGCGTGCGTTGTTAAATGGGGTTGTCAACTCGTTTAATAAAGGAGGACTTAGTAGATGAAAAAATCAACAATTATTCTATGTGTGAAAGAAAACATCGAGAGTTATGGCTCTCTCTTCGGTGGCACAGTTGGTTGCGTACTTTGTAACGAAGCAAAAAAGCGGAAAGCTTTATTTTGGAATTCCTGTGATGCATGTTCATTATGGGATTATTTTCCAAAACCAAAGTATGAAGGTTTTGAATCCCCATGTGGCAAGATTAAATACAAAGGCGAAAGATTGTGCGTGTTGGATATGAGATTGGAAGGAAACAAACCAGCATTACGCGCGGTGTTGAATGGATTGGTCAATTTGGCTAGTAAAGGGAGAAAATAATGAAGGAGGCAACAATTATTCGGTATGTAAAAGGAAACATCGAAAGTCGTGGTTCCCTCTTTGGTGGATTGAGTGATTGTATACTTTGCGCAGAAGCTAAATTGAGGAAGCCCGCGTTTTGTAATATCTGTGAAGTTTGTTCACTATGGGATTTCATATCAAAACCAAAGTGTGATATTACGCCTGCCTGCGGGTGGATTAGTTATAAAGGAGAACCGTTACTAGTTTGGGAAAACAAGTTGGCTGGAAACAAACCAGCACTTCGAGCATTGTTAAATGGGTTAGTTAATCACTTTGGCAAGGAGGATTAAATAAATGAGGAAGTCAACCATTATTCGATTTGTTAAGAATAATATTGAGAGGTATGGCTCGTTATTCTGCAGGAAAGCATTTGAATTGAGCTGTGGATGCATGCTTTGTTGGGAGGCTGATAAAAGGTTTGATCCTAATAATACCTACCATTATGGCAGGTGTAGGTGTGTTGCTTGTCCTCTGTGGGATTACATACCAACTAATGAATATAGCTGTGGGTGGATTAGTTATAAAGGGGAAACATTGAATACGATTGATTTCAAGTTGCGTGGAAACAAACCGGCACTTCGAGCTTTATTAAATGGACTAATTAAGCATTTTGACAAGGAGGATTAAATAAATGAGAAAGTCAACCATTATTCGGTTTGTAAAAAATAATATTGAGAAATATGGCTCATTTTGTAATTTATCTAACTGTAAACTTTGTGCCGAGGCTCAAAAGAGGATGTCCCCACCGGATTGGCTTGCATGCAAGGTCTGTCCACTATGGGATTATATACCAAAACCAAAGTGTCGTAGTTATCAAGCTAGCTGTGCAAATCTTAAGTATAATGGAAAAGCGTTGTTTGAGATTGAAATGAGGTTGGAAGGAAACAAACCGGCACTTCGAGCTTTATTAAATGGACTAATTAAACATTTTGACAAGGAGGATTAAATAAATGAGGAAGTCAACCATTATTCGGTTTTTAAGAGGTAATATAGAGAAAAGTGGTTCCCTTTGGGGCGGTCGTCGTGGTTGCATATTTTGTAGAGAAGCTGAAGCGAAGTTGCTGTTTCGTGATGTCCGTGATGTATGTCAAGTTTGTCCACTATGGGATTACGCGCCAAAACCAGAGTTTGAACATTATGGGGCCGAATGTTTTAATCTTAAATATAAAGGAGAAAAGTTGGTTGTGTTGGATTCCAGGTTGACAGGAAATAAACCTGCACTACGTGCAATGTTAAATGGACTCATCAACGAGTATAAAAATAAAGGAGGAAGACATAAATGAAGAAGTCAACAATTATTCAGTTTATAAAAAATAACATCGAGAAATATGGCTCATTCAGTGGAGGTTTACATAGCTGTAAACTTTGTATTGAGGCTGACAAGAGAACGTCTCCCACGGAATATTTTACATGTAAGTACTGTCCATTATGGGATTATTTACCAAAACCAAAGTTTTGCGGTTTGGAAGCCGCTTGTAGCCACCTGAAATACAAGGGAGAAGCTGTGTTTACTATTGAAAGTAGGTTGGAAGGAAATAAACCTGCGCTACGAGCGTTTTTAAGAGGTTTAATAAATTTCTATTCGAAGGGGGCCAAGAAATAACATGAAGATAACTTTATCAAATGATGTGGAGATTTACTTTCATGATTTGAATCACGAAGCACAACAGTTTCTTCTCGATTTTCATCGTGTTGCATCACCAAAAGTCAAAGATTGGGATACTGTGCCGCTTGCTGTTATGACAGAACCCGCTTCTTTCGATATAATCGATAAAGAATAAGTTAAGGGAGCGCGCAAGTGATAAAGATAGTTAAATCAAACGGGCGATATAACTGTGTTGCTTGTAATGTAAATAAGGCAACGGTAGTAATCGTCTTTTACGAAGGAGTCTGGGAAATTCTTTTGTGTGATAAATGCTACATGGAGTTGACCGGCTTGCTGATGCCAACAGCTTCTTAAGGGGGTGGGAGAGATGTGCTACGTTCTACCAATGAAGGTAAGAGGAAGAATACTTGCTTTGTTGGAAAATGAAGATTATGGCTCAACGTTTGAGGCCGATGCTACCATTCAAGAAATAATGGAAGAGGTCCATCAGTATTGCTATAATGTGTTGGTTAAAAAGGTTCCCCCCGGATTAATCTCCATTAACATAAGAGATATGCTTAAGGTAATTATTAAGCTGCTCGATGGCCTTTCCGATGATAATTTTAGAGCGTTTTTTGTCGAGTTTTCTAAGTACAGAGAGCATTCACATTAAACAAGGGGAGGGAATAAAATGCCAACTTTTAACTTCACAAGAACTATTGTAGAGTTTCTTCGGGTAAAGGCTCCTACCAAACAAGAGGCAATAGAAGAGTTATCTCTTCGTGAAAAACTTAGAGCAAAGTTTGTAAGAGATTGGAATGGTAGGATTACAGATGATGAAACAGGGGAAGTTATAGATGAGAGCTTATAAAGAGAAAGGTGTAATTTAATGGAAAAAGTAACAAAAGTGGCAAGATGTAGAAGGTCTTTAGTTGAAACCTGCAAGTATATGGTTGCAGTTGCTGGAATAGATGTTCATGAAACTTTAAATGTAAAGGAACATCGTAAGAAGACCATATACATGTGCCAATGGGATAAAGATGATTGCGAATATCGGGAGGAGTTTACTTTGATTCCTGATGGCCCATGTATTAATTGTATTAGGGAGGTAACGTGACATGTTAGCAAATCTAAGAGAACGAATTGATCTGTTAGAACGAGTAGCAGACAAACTTGCGATTAGAGGCATTGAACCTGCTTCCGATGTTGAAAAGCTACGAGTCTTTGCAGCCCATTTAAAAGATGTGGAAGTCAAGATAGGCGAGTTTATGTGCCAGTTGGAAGCCTTTGCGAAATAGGCTACAAATCTTGGAATTGTAAAAATAATTCTGGGGGTATAATTATGGAAGAATATGAAAAAACGTTTGAAAATTTCTGGCGAGACCTCGTTTGCAAAAAGGATGGCAATCTTGATGTTGACTTGGTTAAACGAGAGCTTCACGATTACAGCATGGTAATGGGAGAAGTAAGCAAAGTATATATGCATATTACGGGAGGGAGAATCTCAAAACCGAATACCATGGCACATGAGGTGATTGACGAAGCAGACCGGAATTATAAGGAAGCTTTTGAAGACGAGGATAGACATTAAAGGTAACAAAACAGAGAAATCATAAGAATATTAGAAGGAGGTAGCTTATTATGTATGCAGCAACTATATGTGACCAGATTGAAATACTAAAAAGGTTAGCAAGAAAACTTGAGTACGGTGGCGTTGTTCGAGATTGGGACATTAGTAGTATTCAACGCGTTATTGTCACTTTAAAACAAGTCGGTGATGTTGCTAATGTTGGACGTTTGAAGAAGGAAATATCTTCTTTGAAGGATGAATGTTATAGACTTCGGCGTAAATCTACCTGCGTAGAAAGGAACGACCAGGAATATACTGTAGAATACCAAAGAAACACAATCATAAAGCTCAGGTTCAGACTGTTGAAAGAGATCAAAAGTCGAAATCAGCTTAGACGTGCATTGGTTTGTGATGCTACTAATGTTGAGTGCTTGCGGAAGGAAATATCTTCTTTGAAGGCTAAATGTTATCGTCTTCAGCATGAATTAATTTGTGAAGAAGGCGGCAATGAGAGAACTATCAAAAACCTGAAACAACAAGTAGTAGAACTGAAAGCAAAGCTATATGATAGGCTTCCAAAGACGCAAGGAACATTTTAAGCATAAAAAGAAGTATAGACACGTTTATATCTTTTCATGTTAATTTGTGATACTCACACTTAAAGGGGGTGAATAGGAATGTTAATGACAAAGGATGAGGTGGTTGAGATAGTTTTTAGGACTTTACCTTACCATGAGCGAATTACAAAATTGGATACTATGTCTGAAGTAGATGCCATTCGTTTTAGTTGGTTACAGGGCAGGAAATTCCGTGTTGCAGCAGGAAGTTTACATGTTGAGGAGGTAAAAGGCGGCTGTTTAGAGGGTACTACTGCAGCTACTTTAATTCAAGCTTTATTAAAAATGAGTGTTAAATTAGAGCAGGTTAACTAATTAAAGTAAATCTTTTTATATTCATTTAACATAATGGGAGGAAAGTCATGGCGCTAAAAATAATAAAGGCTGCTTTAGTAGTCTATTTCCTTTTCTGGACGGTTTTTGTTGTGTTTGGTTGCATTACGCCTGAAACAGCAGGATTTCTTAATGTAAAACACACAGATCTTTCTGATGAGGAACTAGTCGATTATTATGAAAGGTTAATTAATCAGATTGACTTTAAGCTTGCAGATTTTGCGGCTGGTTGGGGATATGGCAAACTAGATGGTACGGATACACGTTTGGAAATCAAAAAATTGCAAGCGAAAAAGATAGAGGTACTGAGAGAAATCAGAAAAAGAGGTCTATTGACAAGTACATCAATTGCGAGCACTAAAAGGTAGAGGTAAGGTCGCAGTTGATTTCCTGAAAAGCAAAGGAGGGCATTAAATGTGTTTATCAACCGTAATAAATAGAAGATCGGTGAAACAAGGTTACAAGATCTTCTTTCAGCTTCATGGCAAACTGTATGGAGAATATGTAAGTAACGAACAGGTTAGACCAAAACGCCGGTGGTTACATGAAAAAGACTACAGAGATAGCTATTGGGAGGATATAATGTTCTTAAGAGATAGAGGTTTTCATAAGTACCTTATGGGTTTTCATGTATACCATAGTTTGAAGGATGCCAAGGCTCGACTTCGTCGGAAAATGACTTACCCCTACGAAGCGCGTAGAGGTAGTTACGAAATATGGAAGGTTAAGATAAAAGAGCCTACTTGTAATGGGGTTCAAAACTATCGCCTTCATATGGGTGGTGAAATGGTGAGGCAAAATGTTACGGTTTGTAAGCAGATTTTTATAGAAGAACGAATTCCTGTATATAAGAAGTAGCTTGTAATAGGCACAGTTAAAGGAGGGCATTAAATGTGTTTATCTGTAGTGACAAATAAACGGCCAGTGAAGCAAGGTTATAAGGTTTTTGCTCGGATAAACGGTAAACTTTATGGCGAATTTATAAACAGAAGTAAAGTTAGGCCTAGACACCAATGGTTACATGAAAAAGATTACATTGGTAATTTTCGTAAGGAAACAATATCCTTAAGAGATGAAGGTCGTACGTGTTATCTTCGAGGTTTTCATGTTTACCATAGTTTGAAGGATGTAAAGGCTCGACTAAAACAGAAAGGACGTTTTGGATACGACCATAATCACGAGATTTGGAGGGTAAGGGTAAAAGAACCAGTTTGTGTTGGGAATCAATGTTTCAGCACATTTAGTGGCATGGAAAGTCATAGTGTTACTGTATGTAAACAGATTTTTATAGAGAAACAGGTTGCAGATACAGTTAAATAAGGTACAGTTACAGAAGATGTTATATTCAGAGATGGTATGTGCTCTTGATATTATACTTGAGTCTTATCAGAGAGGCTTTAATAGGTCATCCGGGTGGCCACATCACACATGGAACTCAGTAACACATTTGGTCAACGCCTCTCCGGAACATTGTAGTATTGTGGATTTACGGGGTGACGGTGAGACTCTCTTTGAACTAGGTTCCTTTCCTACTTATTGGTACCTGACACGAGCGGATCATCTCCGGTTTGTTCGCGAAGTTATCGGTGTTCTAATACTTGGGCAAAGGAGTCAAGGTTCGCCGACTTAAATTTAGAGCGTTTAAGTCTAGGGACGGGCCGCCCCGTGCAATTTGACGAAAGATGGTTCAAAGGACTTGAATAGTTTGGAATGCTATATTTGGGAAGGAGTTAGAAGATGCATAAGATTTCAAAGGAAAACCTTATAAATTTCGTCGAGCGAAACATTAAAATGCATGGTTCTTTGTTTAGTCGTTTTAACTGTTTACTTTGTAGTATTGCTTTTAACAGGCGTGGACATCTTTCTGCTTATAAGTGTAATTTCTGTCCGTTGTGGGATTATGTGACAATGCCGGAATTGGGCTGTCGTACGGATGCTGAAAGCGGCTGTTCTATTATACGATATAAAGGTAACCCGCTTTGGGTTCATAATAAAAAGCTAAGGGGAAATAAGCCGGCGTTACTGGCGTTGTTAAGGGGACTTATTAATCACTTTAGCTAAAGGAGGCTAAAAAAAATGAAGCTATCGAAGAAATCTATTATAAGGTGCGTCGAGCGTAACATTGAACGCGATGGCTCTTTATATGGAGATCCGTTTACTTGCCTACTTTGTGTTGAAGCCGAGGAACATGCTGGTTTTGACCACTCCCAGTGTGACGTCTGTCCACTTTGGAGGTATTTAAAACAGTCGATTCCATATATGTCGGATTGCGCAAATATTAAATATAAAGGCAAAATCTTGCATAGTTTGGATTCTAAATTACGTAACAATAAACCTGCACTACGAGCATTATTGCTTGCGTTAGTTAACAACTTAACAAAGAAGGATAGTTAAGGAGGTGAAAGTTTAAATGCCAAGGAAGTGGACTAAGGACAAAATACTTCAGTTAGTGTATCGTAATATCGATCAACATAAATCCTTTTTTGGCTGCGGTTGTGCATTGTGCCGTGCATCAACGAAGCGCTATCCCAATATCGACATATATAACCCACCCGGCTCTCTTCTTGGAATAGACTCTTGTCATTGTGATTACTGTCCGTTATGGGATGTACTATCACAACCTAGGGATTTGAAAGGCACTGAGGGTCAATGTTATGAATATCGATATAAAGGCAGATCGTTATCCACCTGGGATGAGCTTTTGTTTCCTAACAAAGGGGCACTAAAAGCGGTTGCTACTAAAATATTGTCGGGCTAAGTGGGGGCGACGTTATGGAAATTGTACTCTCAATTTTCTTTGGTTTGGTGATGTTTATAGCATTTTTGATTTGCGATAGCAGTACAAGCAGTAAAGGCTGTAAAGGCTGTAAAGGTTTTACGCCTGATGATTAGTACTTAGGAGGTGATGTTTATGTTTCCCAGAAGGAGAAGGCCGAAGTTTACAAAAAGTAGAGTATTAAGATTGGTATTTGGCAACATCGAGAGTTATGGCTCTATGTATAGTGTTCCGTGTAAAATGTGCCACGAGGCGGAGGATGAAAGGTGGACACGTTATTTAACCTTGGATATTGACGAGGATGTTTGTGATTTGTGTCCTCTGTGGAATATTTTCAAACAACCTTTGGAGTTGAAGGGTAGTTCTAACCAATGTGTCAATTATTTACATAAAGGTAAACGTCTGACTGAATTGGATAGTAAGTTACACGGCAATAAAGGCGCACTTAGAGCGTTAGCTGTCAAAATATTGAAATAGTTTTTCCTTATTTAACTGTCATAGGAGGGTGGTAGTATGGAACGTGAACTACAAAACATGGGTTTCTTTACTTGGTTTGGAAAATTAAGTCGTGACGAGAGAGCACGTTTTATTCGTGTGTGCTATGATGGTATGAGCCTTGAAGACCAATTTGCTGTGTTGTTGTTTCCCCAAAATCTTGACGAGGTTGAAATTCGGAATCCATCAATCAGAAAACTTATAGATAATTTCTAAAAAAGTCATTGTGTGAGGAGGGAAGCTTATGGGCGGTGAGATAATCCAGAGGTGTATTGATGACGATTGTCTTCATATTGAGGGTGGGAAGTGTAAGGTGTATTTATATCCTGAGAGAAAATGGCGTGAGCCTGGACATCCTTTAGGCGAACGGTGCCCAATGGCTCCGACACTTATTAAAGATAAAAAGACTGGTAAGATGATAAATCCTCTGAAGGCAAGTAAACGCAGTCATCGTGGAAAATAAAGGAGGTGACTAATTAGTGAAGAAACTGGTCAACACCGTCTGTCCGCTTTGTGGTGGGGAAATGGTAGCCCGCGAGGGCAATTATCCACTTAGACTACCTGAAGTTAATGAAAGAATATGTGGACTTGAATGGATTGAGTGCACAAAATGCGACGAGCGTTTCTTTGACCATATTGCGATGACTAGATTGGAAGCTGCAGTGAGAACACTTTACGAGAAGGCCAGAATTAAGTCAGCTGTTGAAAAAGGCCGAATTAGGTAATTTTTGAACTATCTAGGGAGGAGAAATGACCAGATGGTATTGTCATAAGTGTGGAGCAACATTTTGAGCAGGATTCAACTGAACCAGCATGTCCGAGGTGTGGATCTCTTAATAGCAAGTGGTCGGAGATTATCAGGAAGGAAGGCACTTGTAATTTATGTGGTGTCAAGATAGATGTTTCTTACCGAATTCGACTTGATATGAAAAGTCCCAACGGAAAAACGCTTAAGAGACGCGAAAGGTGTGCCGTAATTGAACACTTTTCACAGTTTCATCCGGAGGTTCTTGAAAGAGAAGCAAAGGCTATGGGCGTGGCTATAAAAAGGAAATAAATAGAAGGAGGATTAGCACAATGCGTATATACTTATGCGCTTTGTTAGAAAGTAATGGAAACGTCTGCGAGGATAGAACTTACTTCTTCTTTTCATCCGACAAACCCGAACCTGGGGACCAAGTGGAGGTTCGTGGAGAGTATGAAGTAGAAGAGATTAGTGGTTATTCGTTTGAAATTGCTGCAACGCTTGCAGATGACTTCTGTTCAGGTAAAAACGGGAAATAAATAACTTGTGGAGGAGGCATCTATGATATTTGGAATTAGATGGACATGGCTCATGTGGGCGTTAATAGTAACAATTTTGGCAATTGAATTCTTAAAGGGAGGATGACATTATGAACAACAACATTGATGTTGGCGAAGTAATAGGTGACGTGTTAGGATTTTTGATAGATTCATTTGCGTGGGCTTATAAGGGGGCATGTGTTGCATTAGGCGTCAAATTTGTTTGGTGGATCTTCTAATAATTTTAACGTTTAAATGCAACATATAAGGAGATGTGAGATGAGGGAGTTTGAAATATATCTGATATATGGCAAAGAATTGGAAAATATTGGCGATGGTTGGAAAGGTATTATTGAAGACCGAAAAGTTGAAAATATACTAACGGTCGAGTTTGGCTTTGCGGAGGAGGTTATTTGTTTGATTGAGTTTACTGACGGCACGTTTGAAGTTGGCGTTGGCGAGTCAATGAGACCTTACAGTCAACGTTATATAGGTGACAGTCGGGGAGTAGCGAGTGTGACGTTTTATAACGAACTCGCAAAACATCTGTAGAAAGAAGGAGGTGTCAAATGGCTGGACATTATGAAAGTTCTGGGTATCTCTGGGAAGTAGGCGAAATTCCGAAGTGCTCCTATTGTGAGGAACCTGCAACGAGAAGCACGCCAACAAGCGGAATACATCTTTGTGATGACGAAGAATGTGGAATGCACTATCTGGGTGATGAATGTGATGAAATAATCTTCGTGGACGAAGATGATAACATTCAAAAAGCGTGAGAGGATGAAATAACTATAAAGGAGGTTTCTTTGTGATGAGTAATAAACCTAAATGTAAACTGATTGGTCAGGACGGAAACGTTTTTAACATAATTGGAATAGTTGCTAAAACTTTGAAAAGGGCCGGGTTGAAACAGCGGGCGGATGAATTTTCAAAGAAAGCTTTGGGAGCTCACTCTTATGATGAAGTTTTGCAACTTTGTACGGAATATGTAGACGTTGGTTGAGTAGATATATCAATGTACGGAGGAGATGATGTTTGTATTGGTTAAAAACGTTTTACGTTCAAAACCTGAACTATATTTTTTGCTTAAGTCTAAGCAGTTACGTGAAGCTCTCATAGTTGAAGGCTACTCTCCGGAAGCACTGAAAGGATTGAAGAAGCCCAAACTGTGGAAGATGTTTACGGGCTTAGATAAGAAGTAATTCAAGATTGGAGGGTGAAGAATGGGAAGTGATTTACGGAAATTTGAAAAAAAGTCGATCAAGGGATTAGAAGATAGTTTAAAGCGGTGCGAAGAAATTAGAGGCGGTCGTACAATTGAATGTGAAGTTGCGTGGGAACTGATAAGGCGCTTACGTAAGAAAAAACCAAGTAAATAAGAAGAGAGTTGGGAGGTAAAAAAAATGTGTAAGCATATTGGAAGATTTGTTGTTTTCATTGTATGTGCTGTTGGCGGACTCGCCTTTATGGTTGGCTTATTCGTCTTTTTTGCTCTTGCAGTTGATAACACATATAAACTTAAAGGTAAACTTGAAAGCCAACGTGGGTTTGTAAGTCCTCAAGAACGATTAAGTAATATGGAGTCGAAATTGGCCGCAATGGGAATACGTTTAGCTGACCATGAAGCTCGAATTTCCGAGTTGGAAACGTACAAAGTTAAGTATGTAACTATTACTGCTTATACTCTTGATAAAGCTGAAACAGACAGTGACCCATTTCATACGGCTTTTATGTTAAAACCTCGACCTGGTGGAACTGTGGCTGTATCTTGGGATTTATTTAGAAAAGGGTGGCAACCGCCAAAATGTGTTTACATTGAGGGTTTTGGAAAGTTTTGGATCGCTGATTTGATGAATAGGAGATTTACGGAACGTATTGATATTTGTGTTTCAAGCAAGCGCAAGGCAATGAAAATAAATTGTATGACGTGGGCAACATTAATTGATTGAAAAGGAGGTGCTAATAATGGAGAAATGGCCGCGTGAAGCAGTTTATAAACAAGTTTTACAAAATATTGAAGATACAGGCGGACTCTTTGGATTAGTTCGCACTTGTCAGTTGTGTCATGATGCAAGAGATCTGTGGTACAATAGCGGAACGTATGGAAGCACTACACTATGTGACCATTGTCCAATTTGGCAACTTGTTAGACCTCCCAGTGTTAGTCAACGTGGTAAGTTTTACTGTGCTAATTATAAGTACAAGGGTAAAAGTCTTGGAATGTGGTCAATGTTCCTTAACAAAAACAAGGGGGCGCTTAGAGCTTTAGCAAGGAAAGTCTGTCTAGGTTAGTTATGGAAACGTGTTTGGAAACATAACAATGTAACTGTAACAAAATTAAATTGAAGAATAGGAACATGAAAGCCATTAGATGCCTCATTTTATTTACACTTTGTTGGATAATGTTAGACGCCGGTGCATCCTGCTATGAACCCGAAACAGTGCGTAGTCCAATAGATAAACTACAAACGGATTTTGAAGTATTTGTTCATAGTATCATTGAAGATGACCGTGTGACATTTGAGAAAGTGAGGCCACAAACAGGGCAAGAACTTACTGAAATGTTGAAGGCTTTTACTTACGTTGTTGACACTGACCTAGCGTTGGCCAAAAACGATGGGTGGAAGTCACCTAGTCAAACGGTTAAAGATGGACTAGTTGGTGATTGTGAAGATGCAGCTATGTTCGTAGGTGCTTCATTAAAATATATTTTCCCGGAACATCAAGTAGGAATATTGTTACTATTGGAAAGACCGCTACTAAAAGCTATCTTACGCGGCGATCCCGAAAGTACGGGTGAGGGTCACCTGGTGGCTGTTATGGTAACTAGTGTTGGCAGTGAGATAGTTATTGACCTTACACTACCACTTGAGCATAGGTTGTTACACTATAAATCGTTTCGGGAATTGTACATGGAAAATGATTATATGTTCATATTTTGGGTAAACGACAAGGGATTTGGCAGTACAATTGAATATGATTGTTTTGTGCAAGAAAAAATTCTAGAAGGAGGTGAAAGGAAGTGAAAAAGTGGACAAAGAAAAGAGTTTTTCAACTTGCTTTAAAGAACATCGAGAATTTTGGAGACATATATGGTGATTCTTCTACATGCGAAGCTTGTCATGAAGCAGACTCACGTCGAGGTGAAGTTTTAAATTATCCGTCGGGGGCCTGTTACTATTGTCCGCTGTGGGATCTGTATCCAATGCCGGAGAATGCCGATTGTTGTTTGATACAACATAAAAACAAGTCATTACGCAATATCTCTTCACAATTAAGAGGAAAAAAGGGAGCACTTAGAGCATTAGCAAGGAAGGTCTTTTTAGGTTAGGGGGTGGTTAAATGTGTCTTCGACAACTTGACACGTCTTTGTATCGACCAAAGTATGGTTATAAAGTCTTTGTGGACTCGGCTAATGGCTTGTATGGCGAATTCTACGGTTGCAAGACACGACCTTTAGGTAAGTGGTTGCGTGCTAAGGATTTTTCAGTGGGACAACCCAAACAATTTTTACATGATTGGCTCGGAAAGGAGTATAAAAATGGCTGGCATTGTTTTTATACTTTACGCGACGCACGTAGTTGGGCTACTCCCATTTCCCGTATCCGCGAAGTCCCGTAATAAAGAAAGTAAAGATACGAAAGGTGATTGCAAAGGGCTGGCAACGAAAATTGCGTGTATTTGTATGTAATGAAATCTTTATTCCAAGATAGTTAGAAAATTATTGTGAAATGGAGGTGTCAGATGTTAAGGAGGATATTTGATAGGTTATCTTGGCTCCTTACAGGTTGTCCTTCTGTTAAGTACGACCACTATTGGTGTGGTCTATGTGGAAGATTCTGGAAAGAGTCATTTACACTGCCTGCTTATGAGTCGTATGGAAAATGGGCTGATACTTGGGGGTTGTGTCCAAGTGACAAGGGTTGTATGAAAGAGTATTACGACAATCTTAAAAATGGGGGCTTATTATGAGTAGTTATACGCGTGAGGATATCTTAAAGATTGTTTTGAACAATATTGAAAAGTACGGTATATTCTTTAGTGCTCCCAATGACTGCCCGCTCTGTATAGACGCGAAACAACGAGCTGATTTTCAATCGTTTAGGTTTATGAAGTTTTGTGGCTACTGTCGACTTAGGGATATTGTTGATTTGCCTCATACTGATTCTGAAAGTGCTTGTTGTTTGTATGTACATAAAGGTAGACGGCTAGGTGAAATAACGAATCGACTTAAAGGAAATCGTGGAGCATTAAGGGCGTTAGCAAGAAAGGTTTGTCTAGGATAGGAGGTGTATTATGAGCGTTTGGAGTGACAGTCCGGAGTGGTTTGGTGAATGGGCTACCAACTGGCTAATTCAAAAATGCGGTATGCCAGAAGATAAGGCTTATGAAATTGATTCCCCTTGGGGTGAAATAGAAAGATTGATGCCATATACTTGGCATCTTATAGCAACGGAGGCTGAAATAGCTTATTTTGAACGGAAGTCTCCTTGGAGGGGGTGGTAAATTTGGATATCAAAAAGTCAAAAAGATGGACAAAGCAACGTGTTTACGAGCTTGTACTGAAAAATATTACATACAATGGAATGTTTTTTAGCCATCCCTTTGGAGAGGCTTGTAAACTCTGTAAGGACTCAAATACGTTATTCACTTGCATGGTCGAATGGAAGCCTAGTAAGTGTTTTTGGTGCCCTCTTTGGAATATTTATCCAGAGTCTCGGTTTAAATCGCTTACTGGTAGCTTATGTACTTCCGCTGTTTATAAAGGTGTGACGTTGGCCGATTGGGAAAAGAAGTTATATAAGAATAAGGGTGCTTTAAAGGCATTAGCTAGAAAAGTCTGTTTAGGTAAATAGAAGGAACAGGCACAAAAAAATTTTAAGGACCCCCTTGAAGTTCGTTAAGGTACATATGTATATTATATTATTAAAAATAAATTTTCATTTACTCATTCGGAACGAGGAGGCTTTTTATGTTAAAGAGATTTACAACAGATAAAACCATAAGTGTTAGGTTGAAGAATGGCCTTGTTCTGATTGGGCTGTTAGAATTTATATTTGAAGATGTTCCACACGGCCTCTACAAGATGCATGTTCTTATTAAATCGGAGCCTGTGACTTATAATTTGGGTATGTTGAATAAGTTTCCAGGAATTGAAGAAATCCAGTAAAGGGAGAGTCTCATGAAAAAACAGTGTAATCATTGCTGGACTACAAATGGTCTTATATCCGCAAGGGCTTGGGTCAAAGTCAATCGTGTATATCTTGAGATTATGTACAATGTTAGTTGTGATGAAAAAGGTTGTAGTGCTAAGGCGAAGTTAAAGAGAACATTGTACGGCTCCGATCCTGAAAACTTTGAATACTTTGATGAGGATATTGTTTAGGAGGTACTGAGATATGACTCAACATACGGAATTTGCATTTTTAGGTAACTTGGTAACATATATATGTTATATAGCTATTGTGGTGAGTTTAGGCATATTTGTTTTATCCAGAAGGATACTTAAGAGACACAAGGAAGAGGAATGTAATGAAGGAGGAAAGAATGAGTTGGAGAGATAAACCAAATTTGAACAAGTGGGATTGGTTCCTTCGAGAAAAACTTGAAGAACTTAAGAGAGCGCTAAAAGAGCGTTATGGTGATGTTACTTTCGGCTTACATTGTGGTCGAGAGTCCGTAACGTTGAATGTATATTCAAATGAAGGTTGGCCACCAAAGTCTATCGATATTATGACTCCGTGGGAGGAAGTGTTTGAAACAATTTTTGAAGGATAGAGGAGGAAAAGTAATGGTGGAGTGGCGATGGGAATATGTAGAGATAGGCCAAGGGCACTATTATACCAGTTTGCATCAGTGTCTTGATGAGGCTTATAGGGCAAGTAAAGACAGACCTGAGCTTTTGGTGAGAGTTGAAATGTTTAGACCAAGAAGACAAGCCCTTGTGTTCTATCAGAGCGGCGAAGAAAGTAATGCCGTTAACTTTTATAATGGGGGTTAGTGTATGGCACCAATAACAATACCAAGGGGGATGGCGTTTTACTGTAAGGAATGCGGCTCTCCAAAAGCTCTGCACGCTACTAGACTTTGCAACAACTGTTGGGAAATAACACACCGACTTAGTTTGCTTATTCAAGAAAATCCAAAGGCTGCTATTCGGTTATTGGAGCGGTTTTTACATCAAGCTATGCGCATAGATTATAGAACGTCTTTTCCGGAACTCTCCGGTATGGCTAATAAGTAATGTTTACAGAAACTATACATAATAGGACATTTCAGCTGTATTTATCAGAGATAAAACATAATCCAGTATTACCGTCAGAAAAGGTTCTGGAACTTGCAAAGAGGTATGCAAAAAGTAATGACCTTAGTGCAAGGGACAAATTAGTGATTTCAAATTTGAGGCTAGTGGTAAAAATTGCTTTGGGATACTATAACAGGTTTGGCATCAACGTTTTAGATTTGATTCAAGAAGGTAATTTGGGTTTAATTCGTGCTGTGGAGAAGTTTGACCCATTTAGAGGAGTGAAATTTTCTTACTACGCTTCCTTCTGGATTAAGTCTAAGATGTTGAGGTTCATTGCAAACAATCGGAGTATAGTTAGGCCTTCCAAGCCGGATATTAATGAAGATGTAAAGTGGGATGTATCTCTTGACTCGCTCGAGGTTTCGGATCGGCAAGCTCAAATCGGCCTTGTAATAGATGAAGAAAAGTCTACTGACCTGAAGATTGTTGAACGCGATGAGAGAAAGTTTTTCAATAAACAGTTTGCTACATTTCGTAGAACATTGAAAAGTAGAGACCGGTATATCTTAGAAAATCGTTTAATGTCTGAAAAGCCAAAAACACTGCAAGCAATTGGAGATAAATTTGGACTTTCAAGGGAAAGGATAAGGCAACTGGAACTTAGATTAAAGATTAGAGTTAAAGCGTTCTTGGAGCTGGAGTTTCCGGATTTGATTCCAAGTAATTGTTAGTACAAAGGAGGAGGGATATTATATGTTGGACTGCTTAGATAGGGTAACACCTTTTTCGTGGGATTTAGGTCTTTTGAAAAAACTTGGACTAAAACCTTTTGATATTAAATGTCACGAAAAGCACTTTCTTGGCGAAGTTGTCTTTCCCGGGGCTCGAGTAAAGATATGGATTACTGGCTATCCAGCACAATGCTGGGAGTTTGAGGTTTGTTGCACGGAACCTAAAGTCAATTACAAAGTGACCACAGGTAGTGGTTCATTGAGTACCTTTTGGAATTGTATTGAGATGTTAGCAGAAGATATGATATCAGTCAAGGAAGTGAAAGTGTGCACGACGAACAAATTATAATTAATGTTGAGCCCCAGTGTTTCATTTGTTATCGTCCAGTTGACGTCAAACGATGTAGAATTATAACAATTGTGCACAATGACAGGCTGAAATCATTAACTTTTTGTTATCATATATGCCAAAGGTATTCTGACAACGAGCGTAAACACTATCGTAGTTATTGGACGTCAGCTATTGACGACAAAATTGACCCGGGAATCAGGGACGTTGTAATGCGAGCCCGTGAACAGGGCTGTGGCACTTTATTTTCATGTAGCGGACACCAACAAGTGAATCCAAGTATCGATGTTTACGATTATGAAGACATCGATTTACTCAAACTCGTTTGTATTGTGATGCGTGTTAAACGCGTTCCTCACAGAGTACTTGGACATATGTATCGTTGTTACGTTTTCTCTAAAAAGATTGTGCCACTTCGAAAAGAAAGAAGGAGGTATCGTAGGTATGTTCAACCAAAGGAAGCGTTGGACTCAAAAAAGAGTATTTGACCTTGTTTGTTCAACCATAGAAAGAAAGAGTGTAATTTTTGGAGGCATCCATTCCTGCCAACTTTGTATCGATGCTGGATTTTACAAAGACTTTAGTGTGTGGCCGCCGCGAACTAGGCCGTATTGTAATAATTGTCCACTTTGGAAGCTTGTGCCTCAACCAGATTCTGATAGTTATGGTTGTTTAAATATTGTACATAAAGGAAAGTTTTTATCCGGTTGGAACTATAGGTTACGCGGTAATAAATGTGCACTTAAAGCATTAATGAGGAAGGTCTGTTTTGGATAGCCAAACACAAGGAGGTAAGTCATGAAAGGTTATCAGTCAGAGGTCTCAAAGACTCAGAAGCACAAATTGGGCAAGTGGCTAGCTAATTGTGTCGACTGGCTTGGGGTTGAACCGGTCTATGAAATATTGGATAAACATGGTTTAGTACGAGGACAGTATCATTTGCCCGATGCAGAGCTGAATACCATTTTGGAGAGGTGGGATTTGGATGATCCTGATACGATTGAAAAAGTAAGACAGGCAAAAAATATTTTAAAGAACAAACTGTTGGTAGTGACGTCAGCGTATTATTATGAAAAGGATAAAGAAAGGACAAATTAGAATAGATCGGAAGCCTTGTGAGTTTCTGAAACCTAATTTCAAATGTGGCTTTACTGCTGGCAAGAGCTGCGCCTACTCCCGTAAGATATCATACCTTTGTCCTAATTGGATTGTTGAGAAAATGAGAAGGAGGAAAGAAAATGTACATACCGGATGAAAAGTTTTCAGCTGAAGCCTCAGGTCCCAATGGTTGCTTTTGGCCCGACAACTCTGAAGACGGTTGCGTTGTGAATTGGGGTTGTAGGTCTTACTTATGTCAACATCTTAGAGGTATACAGTATAAAGGTAGCTACTATGCGGTTGATACGCCGGGCTTTTACAATTGTACTTTCTTCAAAGACTTTGGTGATGATGAAATTGACTATTCGGAGTTATATTGGGATTGTAGCTATAAGTAGAAATAAGTCTCATTAATGTTGACCTCGTTTTAAAAATATTTTTTGGTCTGCCTTGAGGTCTATGACCGAACATGTTTATATTATTAAAAAATAATTAAATAAATTTAGCGTGAAGGAGCAAAGATGAGAAAAGTTGTAGTAAGTTTGGACAAAGAGACAACAATTGAAATCTACCAAATGTCTTCTGCTTCTGGATACGAGTTTGTCATGGTAAATTATGACCATCCAAACAGTGGAATAAGTCCATGGTTCTTCTTATGGAAGAACCAACAAACAGATTGGGATTTCATAACTGCTTGTTCCGCAAACGAAGAATGGATCAGAAAAGTATTATGTGGTGTGAAAACTGGCACTCTCTTAGACGAGTGGTTAGAGTCTACATGGTGTGGATGATTAGGTAGATAAAGATACTCCATTATTAAAAAAACATTTTTAACAGTCCATTACACAAAATTGTATGAGGTAGATATCTATGTATAATTGTCAAAAATGCGGCAAAAGTATTGGACCAGGTGTAAGACAGCATAAAGTTGTGACAAAAACTAGGCCAAAGAAGTATCGTTTCGAAACGAAGACCAAGGGAATACGGAACTCCGAAGGTTGGGAAATCGTGGTTGAAATTGGCGTTTGTCCAGATTGTGCTAAAACTTATACTTCGGAAGGAGGGCGTTAAGATGGAATTGGTGTACAACTGGAGAACGAAGTGGTTATTTATAATTACAGTAGATGGAACTATTACAGTTTTTGATTTGGCCTTTCCTATCGGAAAGTATTATCCTGATGAGGGAACGATGTGGATTTTTAGACATAAAAGTAATTTGTTGGTCGGTCAGTTGTTTGTATATGGAAAACTTAGAATCATAGAAACATAATTTTTGATTAACGGAGGCAGAATTATGGAAGACATTAAAGAAAAGATTGTGAGCGCAATTTTTGAAGCTGCAGGCGTTGGTGCTCCACGGGGTACGGATTGGCTGTGGGATGAGTTTGATGAAGACCTGACTCTTACCGTCCAGGGCATTCAATTTGATGTAAAACGTATTGGACAAATGATGGATCCTATCGGGTCTGACTTTCGACAAGAACTTTATTCCATGTTTGGCAATGCTATTGTTGATGGAAAGAAGTATTACGTCTTCTGGGTTCATTTAGCTGATTATGGCGTGAGTCACGCTTTTTTCCATGTTTTCGATACTGTTGATCAGATAAAGAATGAAATTTGGAACGATCCACTTCACAAGGCGTCTTACGAAGACATACTTGAGATATTTCCAGAAGAACTTAGGCCATAACAACAGCAAAAGTCCAAGCTACCGACGTTGCATTGGATATTATTATAAAATCGTTGAGGAGGGCAGTTAATGAATTTGAAACCTCATTATAGTCAGGACAAGGAATTTGAGTTAACTATTGGAACGTCACTACAACCTTTTGGTGATATCCCAGATTATTTTCTTTTTGGCAAAATGTCTAAGGCTGTTGAATTTCTTGAGCGCGGTGAGAATGGCTGGTGGATATCTGTTGATGATCCGGAAACGGGCGAAACGGTTGCAATTCTGGTCCGTGGATCTCTAGGTGTTAGAGATCTTTTTTGGATAACCACTTTTGATGCAGGCGATGATGTTATGGATTATTACGAAATAGGACGTGACGTTTATGACACGAAAGTACTAAAAGGTTTCAAACGTGAGGTCATGAAGTATGGGAGGAATATTGATGACACGTACTATTTCTACTGTCCATATTGTGACTCCAGCTTCCCGGTCGTTGATGATAAAGCTTATATAACAACCTGTAAGGCTTGTGGCGAATCAATTATGGTAAGGCCAGAAGAGTTTGTAATTTAGGAGGCATGTTGATATGTTACGTGTAAAGATTGAGTGGGATGTTCCTGATAGTGTTGTTCAATCTATAGTTGATTTATTTGGAAAACTTGACTATGAAATTGTGAATAGGGAGAAGTTAATACACGCAGTTTTGAAAGACTGGGTAAAGATTAGCTTTGATTGTCACACATTTACTGAAGAGGTTAGGACTGATTTGGTTGAACTTGACACCGTTAGTGATTATGTCAAGAGAGGTCTTGTAAAATATGTTGGTATAAATCCGCAGTTTGATGCACACGATAGGGCATTCTTGGAACGTTTTTTGGCTTTCTTAAGATGTATAAGAAAATCCGATAAAGCTATGGAGAAAAGGTCATGAAAGATGAAGTTATTGATAAACTTATTCGTGAGGAACACGCGCGACGAGCAGAAATACGTGCCTTGAAAAAAGAATACAGAACTCTGATTAAAGAAAGAGTAAAACAATTAGACTTCATAAGACATAGGTTAATCGAACCTGAAAAGCGTCTTTTCTGGAAAGGTTGGTATCATTCTTATTTCTGTCCTCATTGTGGCGCAGAGATACCAAAGAAACATTTTGTTGACGGGATTCACACTGGAGATTACAACGATACATTTAATTATTGGAAGTGTCCTAAATGCGATTATGAGTACGGTTTTCTAGGAGGAAGAGATGTTCCTGATTAGTCTGTAAGGGGGTTATATGTATAAGGTTGATGAAGTAAGAGCGTTAATTGACAACACGAAAGGGAAGTTCTTTTCAATTTCATTTATTAAACGTACTAACGGGGCCCAGAGGAGAATGCTTGCTCGAATTGGCGTTAAGAAAGGTATCAAAGGTGTTGGCCTTAGTTATAATCCATTGGACCGTGATCTAATGGTTGTATGGGATAGAGTTAAAAAGCAGTTTAGAATGGTTTCTTTGGATAGTGTAATCCATTTTAAATGCGGTGTGATACAACGTACTTTTAATGAAATGTGGTAAGGAGACGAATATGACTAAGCAAAAAGAAGCTATTAAAAGAATTATCTCTCGACTTGAGGTAACGTGTAAAGACGATCCTGAAGTTGTAAAGGTTGAAAGGTTACCTGTTTGTGATTCGCCCTGTGGAAGTTACCGGGAAGGATTGGATTTACTTATCGATAATCAGTGGTTTACCGTCATCGTCGGGTCATCTGCTATGTGTTGGCGGTCTGAAGTGAAATGAATCTTTGATGATTAACGTCAGTAAAGGGGGTTAGAAAATGAGTACTCGTGCAAATATTTACCTTGGAAAATACTCTTTTACAATATTTTCCGACGGCTACCCGTCTAATGTGCGTAGTTACCTTGAACAATTAATCAAGGAAGCACAAGGTAATCAAAGGGAAGTACTTCATTCATTGTTGGAAGTGGCTTGTGATCCGGAGTGTGGATTTATAGGTAATGGTTCCATTGATTACCCGAGCTATGAGTATCATTTAAATGTAATTGACGGAAAGTTGGAAGTTATAATACACGACAGGAGGTATTGAAATGCGTTACTGGGGAATTCTTATGGGAATAGTTGGCGCCGTGTGGATTGAGACCGTCGAAGCTACTGATAAGGCGGATGCTTTTGACAAGATGAGAAGGGACGATTGTGAAATTGTTATTTTAACTCATGATGAGATGACAACTTTGGGAACTGTTATTTCAGAGGCAGAAGTTGTTGGCTGTCCCGACCGGCTAATGAGAATTACCGGACTGGAGCCAGAAAAAGTATACGAAGCCATTTGTGACCATAAGTTTAGTTAAAGATATTTGTACTTAAGGAGGTAACCGTGAAGACATGTATCTTTTGTTTTAAATCGAGTGATATGATTGGTGTGGCCGCTTTGAAGCCAGATGAAGCTTACTGTCCATTTTGTATGAAGACACAGAGTAAATTCGAGGAATTATTACTAGAGCCTGAGTGTGGAGTTACTGCTATAAGTCTCAGGAATATTGCCAAATTGATTAGTGCACACGGTATTGTAAAACTCATTTACCACAGTCCATATCCTAATCCTGACGACCCATATACAGAAATCACTTTTCAGGATGGCTTTAGATGGACCGCGACTGGTTTTGCTTGTGGTTATGGCGGTGAAGGTCCTGCAGGCTTGGCTACTGCATGTACCAAGTTTCTTGATCGATGGGATATTACACTTGATGTTACTAGCCGATTGGATAAAGATGGCAATACATGCTATCTGTTTACGAGAGGCCAAGGAATTGGAAAGCTTATTGATAAGGTTAACGGTGTAATGGATTGTGAATTTAATATCGAAATCTTTTAACAGGAGAAATTAGTTATGCGTAGTTCAAATGGTGAGTTATTAGCTGAGTTGAAGAGTAGGAAAGTGGACTTTGTCATACTGAAGACTACATTTGGGAGGACGATACTTAATGGGCCAGGTAAAATTATTACTCTTTCTGATGTTACACAAGCTACACGTTTAAATATTGAATCACTTGAACAACGTGGGTATCGATTTGGCAACATCGGAAAGGCATTCTTTGTACTACAAAGGTGTTCTTTCGCTCGTGCTTGTGGCTGTCCGTTCCATACAACATCAACCGGGAAAGTGAAGGTGCGGATAGCGAAGACGCTTTGTTTTACTGGTTTAGGTCCGAACAAGGAAGTTGTTCATTACGTGCGGCGTGAATTTTCACATCCAAGTGCTGGCCAAACGTTTTTATATGTAGATGATGTGCGTTATAAACTGGCTTTACTTTTAACAAGAAGGTAAGTATTGTTTAGGCGGTGGCAACAATGCATGAAGTTGTTAAAAAATCAAGGAAGAAGAATAGAGGGCTTTAATGAAGGTCTTGACCATTAGGTTAGATGACGAAGTGCATATAAAACTTAAAAACTATATACAGATTAAGCATATGTGCGGAAGTATTTGTGGCGAAGCAGACGAGTTTATTATACACGTCCTTAAAGCTATTGAAAAAGGTAAAGAATCTTTAACCCTTGAATTGATAAAACCAAAGCGGAAGGGGAAAAAGAAGGTAAATATGGTTTAGGAGGTGGCAACAATGCATGAAGTTGAATTTACACATAAAGGAGTACATGAGCTATTACACAAGCATCTTGACGAATTGGCAGCGGATTACATGCTACAACACCCGGGTAAGTTGTTGTCAAACACAACACTTTTGGAATTGGTGGTATGGTCCGGTAAACAAGTCGAAAAACCGACGGGCCCGTTTTTACTTCCGAGGAAGCCATAAGACTTACTAGATAATGAAAGTTATTAATGAGTCCAGGTTTCCAAATGAGTTGATTGTATTTTTTCTAAGAGACATATCTTCGAAGGTTGTGTTGTCAAAAAAAGGGTTGATTGTTTATTTGAAACATGCTCGTTCAATTAGATGTTCTGGCCAATTTAGCCCTAGCCAAATCTTGGTTAAGTACGGAGAGATGTTTGATTGTAATGGATTAATAATTTTGCGCGTTCCTTGTCCAGTTAGATTTAACGATTTAGGTTTAGTATTTCTACATGAATTAGGTCATTTTGCTGATTGGTCAGCGGATAAAATTACATTTGAACGTAATAAGAAATCTATTACCGAGTCATCAGCGAATGCTTTTGCGAGGATTCATGGTTACCCCGAATTGGATCGTAATAAAGGGGAATTTCTTACACGGGAGGTTACTAAAATGGTACTTCAGAAACTTAACAACATTGTGAGGGATCATGAGGGAAAGAAGCGCATGAAAGGTACAAAGAGTTCGATGCGTAAGAAGGATGAGTACGTGAGTTCTTGGGTGAAAGATGAAGTTACAAAGTTGATAAACTCATTGGACCCCGGAGATACGAAAGCGCTTCGAGATTTTACACAGGAGTTGATTTCACAACTAAGTAGTTATAAGATTGACAAGAGGAAAGTAAGGAATCAACTCGCACTTTACATCCGAAACGAGTTTAAGAAACAGGGTGGCCGAATTGTCAAGGTTGGAACGAATGCCTTATTGACAAAGTAATATTGATATCAACATTCACCTTGGTCTTTTGCTAATTTGTGCGGGGGGTTAACAATGTATATATATTTAGGCTTTGTGCTTGTCCTTTTGGTTGGCATTGGTATTGGACAGTTTTCCGTGTTTAAATTTCTAACGCAGCGTCAGATCATAAGAGTTTTTGGCTGGCAGTTTTCTGGATCTAAAATTCGGCCACTACCACCGGAAAACATTTATGGCTAGTAAAAGGGCAGAATCAAAGTTTGTCAAAGGTAGTTTTAATCAGACACTATATTGCAAACAGTGTAGTCGTCATATCACCGATGGTTATCCTGGGAACAAAATTAGTTGTTTTAAAGTTAGTACTGGAACTTGTTCAAGATGTATAACCGAAATTAGATTTTACAATCCGGTTAGGAAAAGGTTTGAGATACTTTGTTGAAATATGTGTCCGAGTTGTTAAACTGGAGCCATCGACTAATCCGGTCAGGTCGCGGGCCTTTCAAGCCTGCAATGTGGGTTCAAATCCCGCTGGCTCCACCATATTAATTTAACGGAGGAATTAGCGATGCTGAAATTAGACAAGGGAGATTTAGTAGAATATGTAAGTCCATATAGTGGAAAAAAGGGCGTTGGCGTGATAATGGGCACTGATAAAGATTGGTGGGTAATAAAAGGATACGTGTCGATCAAGAATCATATTGTTAAGAAAACAGTTGTTAAAAAGATTATTAAAAAATGTTTGGTTCCAAAAATTGCATTTAAAGCGTTTTAATAATAGGCGTCGTGTCTGGAAAGGGGCGTGAAATCATGAAAGTAGTTAATGTTGACGAAAATATTATTCCGGGTGGACGAAAGATTAAACTTTGGTCGCTTCAGGATTGTATTGAGCGGTATACTAAGAAACATGGCGAAGTCACAAAGATTTTGAATTCAAAAAATTTGCTAGGCAAGGATATGTTCCGAAAGGTGTACTTTGAAGATGGCTTTTACATAACGTTTTGTAGGACTGCATACGGAGGCTGGTTTACACACAACGGAGGCGGTAGATACGGTCCCCGAAGTTATTATACTGGTTACGTTCTACCAGCCAATATACAAATTGGGGAGTTATAATGCGAATACTTGTATGTGGCGATCGAAATTGGACTGACAAGAAAACTATTAAAGAAGTGGTTTCCGAGTATAATCCAACTGTTATCATTCAAGGCGGTTGCGGAAAGAAAGATAAAAATGGTAAGGTGTTCAGAGGTGCTGACCTCTTTGCGAAGGAAGTTGCTGATGAACTTGGTATTCTTTGTCTCCAGTTTGATGCAGATTGGAAGAAGTACGGAAGAGGAGCTGGGCCAATACGTAACAGGCGAATGCTTGTTGAGGGAAAGCCTAACTTGGTACTTGCGTTCCATAATCACTATAGCGAATCTAAAGGCACAAAGGATATGATAACGCAAACTATTACCTCAGGTGTTGAACACTTTTTATATTCACAGGAAGAGTAGTACGTAATAAACTTGATTAGAAAGGAGGTGAGGTAAATTGAAAAGAAAAGATAATAACACTTGGACACGAAGGGAAACCAACTTAGTTGAAGGCGTGTATGTTAAATACATGTATTATGGTTGGACTCAGCATAGATGTGTAAAACATTTATGCAAGTTGGATAGTTTAAAGGACAGAACCTTCGATGCGATAAGAAATAAGTTTAGAAGGGTTGCCGGCTTGATTGTCTAAGAATAGAACCAAGTACTTCATCGATTGTCGGACCAAACTATTCGTTTGGGCCTAATAGTGTGAGGAGGTGAATTGTAATGGCTATATTTCCAAAAGGTTGGGATAAACTTAGTCAGTCACATAAAATTGACTACATTGTGGATTTGATAAGTGATGTACTACATACTGAACTGGAACACTCTGCTGATGAGTGGGTCGTTGATGACGAATTTGAAGAGGGACTTGATCGTGCGACAGAACTTGCTAGAATTGGAAGACAATTAAAAAAGACGGTCACATAGTTGACTCCCCGAAAGATACAAAATTATTCTTTGGTCCGCCTTGAGGTCGAAAATGGAACATATGTATATTATATCAAATAAATTTTCATTTATTTTACCGGCCTTGTGACTTATTTAATCACATTGCGCCGAGAGGTGTAACCACATGTGTTTAGACATTGTTGTAAAGAAACGTGTAAGGAAACGATACTTCTGGAAAGTTTTCACTTTGGGATTGAGAAATAGATTGTTATCAGATTGTAAGGGCGTGAGGAAACGAGCCATTCCGTATGGTGTCTGGATTAACGAGAAAGATCGTAGAGGCTATAAAAATCGAAAACATAATTTCATATATTCACTTCGGTCTGAAAAGCTGTATAAAACAGGTTTCCACGGTTTCCACCTTAAGTCAGATGCAGAAGATTGGAAAGGGTATGGTCAGATTGTATGCCTGGTGGAGGTAAGACGAATTGTGGCAACCGGACATCAAGAAATGTTCGGTCGTCGTCGTGTGCCTGTTTCTGTGTTTAAAGAGATGAGAGTATTACCTCCGGAGGAACAAAAGAAGAAAGAAAGGAGGATCCATTAATGGAAAAGTGCGATATACATCAAAAACTGATGGATGAGGCCTATGACTTTTGGAAATCTAAAAAGGGTCGTTGCTCTTATAGTCAATTCCTTGATGAGATACACGAAAAGTTTAGCCCAGCACATTACAATGCTGTAATCTTGGGAAATTTAAACTATCAGGTTGAGAATGGCGGTTTCGCGCAGTGGTTTGATAATGGTTACAGTATTGCGTTGGATGATATAAAGTTGTTTTTAACAAATTATGACGGTAAAACAACAACCTTCAATGATGTACTTCAGATATTAGAAGGGGTTGAAGATATCCTTAAGGAGCACAAAAAAGCAAGTCGATTTCAACGTTATGATACCGATCAGGAGTGTTATGACGATTCGTATCTTGATGGTTTGGATCTTTTTGATACAAAGTACTACAACATCAATGAGACTTTCATGCTTGAAGTTGAGGCTGTATTAAAGAAAGAATATGATTAGGAGGTGGCATAGGTATGCCTTATGAACCTAGTAAAGATAAAGTTCATAAAGTTTGGACGTTGAAAGGCGCCGGGTTTGAAGGCCGAGATCCGATTTTAGGAGTTTCTATTCGATCGTATGGCAATGGTAAACGTAAATTACAACTTGGCCCGCGGTTTTATCGGAATAAGCAAGATGAACTTAGGGAAGGTAAAGTTGGCCGAATTTCATATACGGAGGCCTGTTGGTTAGCCGAGATATGGGATGAGGTAATCATGAACTTTGCTGATCAAGCCTCAACCGAACCGCGATAATCTTCTGGGGGGGTTAGTCTATGTGTGATAGGCGTAAAAAAATGTCATGGATCATATTAATCCTATGGATTTTTTTGACATTTATCGCCGTAAATCTGCTTGCTAGTGATCTAACCGTCGATCCAAATCTTGCTATTATTGAAAAGGTTACGGATCTTGGAAATTGTCTTGTTGTAGAAGGTTGGATTCCTTCAATTAAGGAAGATGCAAGTGAAACTAAGATTTATTTTAAAGAGTATTGGCACAATGACGGCGGGATGATAAGAAAGTACTTTAATAACAATGAGAAATGTATAGGTGAATTTGAATTTCGTTTTCAATCAGAGCTGAAAAATGAACTTTACTATGGTTACGGTTTACAAGAGATGCCTATGAGTGAGTACTTACTTCGTTTTGCCCCGTGGCTATTGCATGATTATGCCTACGGTTGTGGGGGCCCAGTTTTAGAAGACTACCGTACAAGATATTGTCCATGGAAGTAAAAAATACATTAGGAGGTGGTATTATGGACTCTACATTGCGATCTGACCAAATTACTGAGTTTGAAGGTTTACCTGTTATATCGCGTAAGCATATTCCGGACAAGAAGTATTCTATATTGAAAACGGAACGTAGTACGATGATTGTCTACGATGAGCCAGATGGGTTTCAGAAGGAAATGGAGCGGATTCACAAAGAGTCAATTGCAACATTAAGGATGTGTCCACGTACATATCTAACCCAGTTGTGGCTAGAGTGTGGGAACATATTAGAATATTTACCTTCGGTCGACGAATATGAAAAGAGGGCAAATAACCTTACCGAAGTCATAAATCAGGCTTATGAGGCAACTAGAAAGGTTGCAGGCCCAAATTGTCTCCATGCACATCATAAATCAATTGATCCCGAAATTTATGGTCGTGCGCAAACTTTCTCGAAATGCGTTCGTTCGTTATTGAGTGATGTGAAAGAAGCTTTAGGTAAGACGACGCTAACATTGTAATTGATTTTATTGTGAAGAGGTGCTTTCGTAGCCCGTAGGACACACTTGGTTGTTGAAGTACTCGGAAAGCCTCTACCGAGAGAGGTAACTTCAATAATTCATAAACGTCCTGTCGAAAGTTAAATGGGACAGGGAGACCGCAGTCTACAGCCTCATATTTTGAAAGGAAATTTGGAATATGAAAAGAGTAAGAAGGTATATTGTATGTGATTGTGTAGATGGAACAGTTTTCTTCCGTGGTACGTTACGGCAGGTGAAGAATTGGTGGTGGAAACAACTCAAAAACCAAAACGAATGTGGTGGTTATCAACTAGGGTCAACAAAACAAGGTGTTAGGAGGAGTTAAATTATATGGAAATGTGCTTGCGGATTAAACACGTAATACCCGAAGATGTAATTCACAAACTGATTGATATAGCATACGACAAAGGGTTTTTTGTTAAAAACACCAGAGAATTTGTAAAGTTAGTCTATTCCTATCAATTAGAACTTTGTGATGTTAGGATTCGTACTTGTTCAGACTTAGAAGGCGTTATACACTGTATCTTTGACCCTTTGATACTCAAAGAGTTACTTAGAGATGGCATTGTTACTTCAAAATCTGATGCGGGGGTGGTATAATGTGTTTGGATTATCTTAGGAAAAGCGAATATCAACCGAGGTATGGCTATAAAGTTTTCTTTGTAATGGCAGATAAGTTGAAGTCGGAGTACTTTGGCTGTGGCACCGTTCGTCCAGTAGACGTTTGGCTGAATGCTAAGGGCCCTAAGCGTATTAGTTTGGGATATGAACAGGGCACATATGAGAATGGTTGGCATTGTTTTTATACCAAGAAAGATGCTTTAAAATGGAAACACCGAATGCGAATGTTTGGACGTTTGGTAGTTCGTAAAGTCGAGATAAGTAAGGCGGTTGCTTTTGGTTTGCAGTATGTTGATAGGTCAAATAACCTGTCCGTGTTCGTTTGTAAAAAGATTCGGATTTTGCCAAAGGTAACTAATGAGTGAAAATATTAGTACATGACTATGTCTAAGGAGAGGATGATGATGCCAAAAAAAGGAACTGAAAATAAGGTATATTGTAAAAACTGTAGACATTGGAGATCTTCTGGGAAACCTGCAGACTTTATAAAATAATGAATCCTTATCCAGGCGAAAGGAAAAGAATCAATCCTTCAGAGGAAAATAGAGATGGCAAATGTCGCTTCTACGAAGAAAAGATCTCATTTTGCACACGGGTTGCTAATTTCGTGCTTGTTCCAGGAAATGGATTCATTCTTGGACTTATTCTAGGAATAGCTTTTGGCATTTTCTTAGCAACACATTGACATTGTTTCCAGAAGAAGATCGACATAAATGGAGGTTCTGTGATGGGCTTAAACCTATGGGATGTAAACAAAGCTTTTAACATCCCGGAAAAAAAGTCTTTTTGTATTAAATGTGTTGATTTTGAGCCTAGGTTTAAACCAAAAGAAAGGTGTCGGTTCAATGCCTTGAGGAATGCTTTTACAAGTGAATGGGAAACCAGAGATTATAGAACTTGGAATTGTCATGGGACTTGTATGTATTACATTCCTATTACTGGCAGATGGGCTCGACTTTGGAGAAGGTTTTTATGCTGGATAAATGGTATATGAGGAGGTGGCAAATGCATGTTTCTGAATTTGAAACCGAAAGATTGAAGGAGATGGTAGTCGAACTTAACGACTCGATACACAACTCAGATTGTTATGCATCAGGCGATTTGTTATTCTTCGAAAGTGCTATTCGCGAATTGGAAAAACGCGGGATTAATGTTTCCGAACATTCTTCTGTAACCTTTGAAGAAGTAGAAAAAGACGAGGAAGACGATTAGGAGGTGGTAGTGTGACTTTAATAAAAGCTAAAGTATATAAAATTCCTTCATTTACTCTTGATGATGAAACTGGAAGGAAATACCTATCCGGAACCGAATATGATACACTAAAGCCAAATCCAGAAAAGCTTGCATTGATTAAATGTGGCGATCAATTTGTAATTTTTGACAACGAAGCTATTCATACTGTTAGTACTCCTTTTAATGTTAACTATTACCGACAAGGGCCGGGAAATACGAAACGAGGTGGCCGGACTCTTTTAACATTTGAGTGCATTCCGTGTGGCGAGGCTGGATTGGTACCAGGAGATTTGGAAGAACATGGCACATTGGTGGATGAAGTTGATCCTACTGACTTTGTTAGAGTCTTTGGATCAAGAATAGAAAATAACTATCACATATTAGTTAGTTCCATTAAGGAAATTGGCACTAAAGGTAAACTGAAAGACAGAACGTCAAGGAGGTGACTAACATGAACCTATGTGATATGGAAGATGATCTGATTGAAGAAGTAGGCAACTTTTTGGATACCTTGTCTGAAGATGTTACCAATTTGATTGAGAATCATAAAGTTCGATTGTCTTCAAAAATGGATTCTATCTTAGAAAAGCTCAAACGAGATTTCCCTGGAACTGATGAGTCACTCTTACGAGATGCATTAAAGAATGTGTTTGGAACTGTTTTTGGTAATCCCTTCTATTACGTTCGGGGACTAGATTGGGCCCAGTCTTTAAGATTCGATCTTGATTGGTAAATGGGGGTATAGTATGGATATAGCTACGAGAGAAGACATTATCACCTGGTTTAAAGCCGGGAAGAAGTCTGGCGCTACACATATGATTGTCGTATGCGACGAGTTTAGTATGGAAGACTACCCTGTTTATGTAAGTTCTGACCAAGATGTGCATAAAACTTTTGAAGAGTTTCATTGCAAGAATATGCAACGCGTAGTTGAAGTTTATAATTTTGCGTTGGGTATGGGCGCACAATTAAATGAATATCGTGCAATGAATTTTTAATAACCTTAGTTGTAAGTTTGACTAGTAGGAGGTAGTTATGTGTTTACATAAACTAGTAATAAGAAAGGCCAGAAGGAAGTATTGTTGGAAGGTCTTTAGGTTAACCACTCGAGGTAATTTATTTCTTGATTGTCAAGGAAATACTAACAAGATTGTTCCGGTTGGGAAGTGGGTATCGGAAATGGACTACAGGTGTCGAGAATCTCGAAAACGAGGAGTTATCCACACTGATGGTACTTCCGAAACGTACCCGTACGGCTTCCATGGCTTCCACAAAAAGTTACATGCTGAGATTTGGACAGATGACCTCACAAAATTAGCTGTAAGAAGGGTTGAAGTGAGAGATATTGTTGCAACAGGTATACAAGACATTGCAACTGTAGTTAACGGTGGCACAGAATTTGCTCGTTGTTCTGTCTTTACGGAGATGAAAGTTCTTCCAGACTAGATTTTTTGGATTCCAATTATCAGATTGAGTCGAGGAGAGCGACATGAAAATGAGGAAGACGTTTTTAATTAAAAGGTTACGTGCACTTGGAGATGTAGTAATAGACAAAGCCCTTGATCGCGGTTGGAAACCTAATTTTGATCCTGACAGAATAGTTGTGGAATACTTGCATGAATTCGATCATTCAGAGTTAGTTGATAGGATTATGACATTGTATTCGGAACTCGGAAGGAAGTCGGAGGAGATAATCAAGGGTGCAATTATTGACTTAGCTATGAAGTTTCTTGACAAATTTGACGTAAAGTTGAAGGGCGAGGGAATGTCTTTTGAGGAAATATTTGATGAACAGAGTGGATTTAAGAAAGTCCATATTGACAGAATTGATTTCACACTTACAAAAAGGTATGGTTTTGACAAACTTCGAGTTCAACAGTTCCTCTCTTGGATGTTGATTGAAGGTAAATTAACTCCAGAACATTTGATATAAGGAGGTGACGTTTATGTTTTCACAGGGTCGGACAATTGCATTTAGAGATGAAGTGCCCGGTGTTTACTTGCGGTGGGGCAAGTGGCCAACAGAAACTGCTTTACCCGACGATTTTAGTTACGACATTCTTGGCAACTATGACACTTTTGTTGTACTGGCTGTAAATTTAAGTACTCCATCTGGCGGAACACCTTTGAAGTTTCAACCGAGTTCTAAACACATTTACCATGTTAAACGTTCAGTCTTACAACACCATGTTAAACATTTGTGGGAATATCATCCAGACGTTGGAATGGCTTTAGTAAGGAGGTAAAAATTAATGACTGTTTACACAGTAATTTTGGATTTAAGTAAGATGCGATTTTCTAAGAGGGCGGCGGATCAACTTGTGACTAAACTAAATAAAAATGGTCCCGAGGTGACATTGGAGATGCAATTTTCTAATAAGATTGGACATGTGTCGGGTGCTAGTTTGAAAGGTGGAAAGTTGTATCTCAATTTGAAACTGGATAAACAATCATTGAAAGAGGCTTTGTCTGAAAAACAGTTGCTCGACATGAAATATGGGGGTATAGAACGCGATGAAACAGGAAAAGGATGTCAACAGTGCCAAAGCCGGTGTGAAGATGACTTTGGCCCACAAGGGTAAAATCCACTTCATAAAGTTTCACAATATGTTAATTCAGCGTTTCCTTTTGGATTTGAGGCTACATCCCGAATTTTGTCGTGTTGAACCGGATGAAATGGTAGAGGTTGAAAGGTTTCATCGAATTATCCTGTTAAACGTAGCTAAACTTTACGACGGAGTTCCAGCGGTTGAAGTTGGGTTTGAACAGTTAGTTTTAAGCCTTATTCACAAAGTTGCATCAGATTTCAAACCCGGAGAAGAAACATTTTTACATTCTAGGTTTTCATACTGGACCGGATTTGCAAGGGCTGTGTACCAAGCTTGTAAAGAATGGACTGAATTTAATGGAAAGCCCGAAATTGTAGATGTTTATTAATTTCCGGAAATTCCGGAAATTCCGGGATTGTCACTTTGACAGATGAAACTTTGTTTTGATTAACATTTAACTCCCGTAGCGGTTGAAATTCAACCGATTTAACAACAAAATTTGAACATAAGGAGTCGAATAATGGCTTGGGCAACGGAGTTTGATGATGCTGTATTTCAAAAGTTGCAGACCTTTGTTGGGAAGGAAGTAATCTTTTCAACCAAGGGACAAAAACGTAGACTTCGACTACAAGAGATCCGGGCACTTGGGTCAAAGGTTAGATTTGACTGTACTGAATCGTATAGGGAATTGACATATCGTGCGAAGTATGCTGATAGGAGTCGCCTTGTTTCTTTCGATTTGGATATCCCTGATGAAGTTGAAATTAAGGGAGGTTTAATAAGATTAACGTACTTCCGTCGTGACTATTTAGTAAAACGCCCGAAGAAGGGCTATACTCATGCGGATCCGGAACCGCTTATAATAACAATTTCACTCGCTTTGGAGGTTTGAGAAATGAAGAGTAAAACAACAAAGACCTATGCAGAACTATTAGATATAGCACAGAAGTTAGAAAAACCGATAGATAAACTTCTTAGAAACGAATACAAAAAGGCAGTTAAAAACTTAAATCAATCCGAAAGGTTTTTTGTAGGTAAATTTGTTTCTGGTCATGTAGATTATGAGATAGCTTTTATCCATGCTGGCTTTCCGTGGAAACGGAAATAACCTTGGAGGGTCAAAAATGTATAACGTGAAGTATTGTTGAGTTGATTTGGATGGTACTCTGGCAGAGTACAAACGAGGTTACCGAAGTGCTGGTAAGATTGGGAAACCAATAGAAAAGGTAGTTAAAGCCTTGAAGATGTTGAAATCCAAAGGGTGGATTATTGTGTTAGACACAACTCGGATAATTACTCCAAAATTAAAGCTTTGGATTAAAGCGAATAAAATTCCAATTGATCATTTCAACTGTAATCCATATCAACCTCAGGAGGATACTTCTAGTTCAAAAATTATGTGCCATATCTATCTGGATGATCGGGCTGTTAATCCGGCATGGACTCATACCGCGGAAGATGTGTGCCGCGCTGTTGAAAATATGGAGTCGTATTTAGCAAAGGAATATGACATGAGGTGATAGTTGTCATGCGCGAAATAAAATACGCAACATTGGTCCAAGAAGGCGATTTTTGGATTGTATATCGAAATACGAATCCAAACGTTGGTCCAAAGAATTATGTATTTGCGATGATCTTTGATAATCTCAAGGAAGCAAAAGATTTTTTGATTTATGGTAGAAACTGTTATATTCCATCCTTTACTTGTTTTGATTGGGGCGACACTTCTTTGTAAGTATAAGGAGGTTAACATTGTGGACACGTTACTCGTTGCAAACGGCACAAACGGTTTATACTTCGAGCCTTATGATGATGTGTCTATGTTTCAATCACAATTTGGACACTCGAAGAAGAAAGGTTACTTCAGGATAGACTCGTTGTCTTATCGTTCAGTAATTCATCTGTTAAAAGGCGGAAAGATTGAAATTATTGACGGCACGAGGAAGAGGAAAGGGTTGCCAGACTCCTTTAAGTTTGGAGTTACAACCTTTGCTTTAGTGTTGAATCGTGCGTTGGGATATGGCAAGTTGGAAGTTGCACCTTGGCAAACTAGAGATATGGTCGAAGTTGCATGGTCGCAGAAACATAAGCCGCTTGTAAATCGAATTCGGAGGATGATTAGAATTTTTGGCAAATGTGAACCAATCAAGTTGGGTAAACAAATTGAACTTACGGTTTACAATAGTTTCTATTTAGATGACCGGCCAGGTGATTTCAAAAAAATAAAAGATGTTTTCAATCAAACTACTTATAAAGTATAAGGAGGAATGTGATGGACTTGATTCAAGGGCTGTCAGAAGTTCTTCAAGGTTATCCAAATTTAGAAGTCTGGTTACAGATACGACACGATCGTTCAGTTGATGAATATCTTCGCGTTGATGGTAGATTGTCTTACTATACACAATCTAAGTCGAAGACGTGCTGGGTTAGATTGTTGGTTGAACGTTTAAACAATGGCAAATTTCTAATCTGGCAAGATTGTATTCAACGAGTTATTTCCGAAGCGCTTGGTCCAAAGTATACTGATGTGGGATATGACGCACGGAGGGAAATAGAAAGGCGATTTCTTTGTTATGAGTTTTCCGAGTTTTCAACACAGTCGTTCTCCTCACTTTTGTCAGCCTCAAAGGCTAATTCCATCAAGGAATATGAACTTCAAGAGGCCGCAGAGGCTCTAAGGGAAAAGGTAAGTAAGAACAGGACTGCGTTTTGTGAAAGCAAGTTACAGGTTGTGTTGAAGTATTTGGAGGAAGCTGTTGATGGCATTATGCCGGGCGCACGAATATGGTGTCCACAAGTCATTTATAAATTTGAATCTGACAAAAAGTTGCCCGAACTTTTTGACTATTGGAAGAGTTATACTATTGAGGTAACTTACCCTCGGCCTAGATACAGTGATGCTATTTTAGGAATTACCTTGGTAGGTGAGTTGCCAAGGTCTCGAAAGTTTGAGGTAGAAATTTCACCAAAGGAACTTAAAGATGTAGAGGTGATTAAAAGTAAAATTGCTCAGGCAATTAACAACATGGACCGTTTGGTAAATAACCGGATTAGTAAATGTAATCAGAATATTACATTTACGCGGAAGTTATGGATACCTGAAGAGGAAGATTAGTTTTTTCAAATAAGGAGGGTTTGATCATGGGAGCTCAAACGGTAATAAAAATGAAATATTCAAAAACAACCAAGAAGAGAAAGAATTTTGTCGCTGTAAGTATTAATGGCGATAAGAAAAACAATTTGTGTAAACACACTCGTCTTGCAGTTCCGAAAGATACGGAATTGGGCAATAATATAACTGTTACCGTCGTAACAGAAGAAGAGTAAAAATTACAACCTTGGAGGTATTGTATTGAAGGTTTTGTGCGTTCGACCTGGCATATATGACAATCGTAAACGTATAATCAAACCCAGAAGGAGTTATCTTTTGTCAACGACACTTGGCTTATTGAAAGCACTTTTACCTAACGACTGGAATGTAGACACGGTTGATGAAAGTTTTTCAGATATCAACTTTAACAAAAAATACCGCTTGGTAATATTTACTTCTTTGACCTGCCAAAGTACTCGAGTATATGAACTTTCAAGCTATTTTAAAGAAAAAGGGGCTACTGTTATCTATGGTGGGCCGCATGCAAGTATGTTTTCTGATGAAGCCTCAAAGTTTGTCGACTCAGTTGCATGTGGCGAAGCTGAAATACTATTACCTCGAATAATAAACGACTTTAGTAGTTTTAATTTAAACCAAAAGTACAGACATAGTAGGTTTTGTGATTTGTCTATTACTCCGCCATCAGATTTCAGTTCCTTTGACAACCGAGTACAACGGTTATTGAAGATATGTTATCCCATTGAAACTGCGCGTGGTTGCCCGTTTAATTGTGATTTTTGTGCAGTTACAAAATTCTTTGGATGCACTCGCAGAGTTCGGCCAGTTAGGAATGTTATTGAGGAAATAAGTCGTAACCCCGCTAAGTTCTACGCTTTTGTGGATGATAACATATTCGGCACTCCGGATTATGCTCGCGAATTATTTACAGAGGTAAAGAAGTTAGGGATTAAGTGGTTTAGTCAGGCCGCAACTCATATTTTGGATTATCCTGATTTAGTTAGGTTGGCGGGTGAAAGTGGATGTGTAAACTTACTTATTGGATTTGAAACGTTGTCCGAAGCTGCTTTAGCGGACTCTGGAAAGAGACAAAATACACCTTCCAAATATGCAGATTTGATAACGTTAATGAAACGTAATCGGGTTGAGCCTGCATTAAGTTTAATATTTGGGTTTGACCAAGATACACCCGTGACGTTTAAGGATACAATCAAATTTCTGGCTGACAATGAAGTCTACAACGTTTACTGTTGGATCCTAACACCGATTCCGGGTTCGGCCTTGTTTAACAGACTAAAGACACAAGGTCGATTACTGGACGTTGATTGGGATAGATTTAATGGTATGTGTCAAACATTTAGATTTCATAATTTGATGCCTTTACAGTTAATTCGTGGAATTCGGTCAGTTTATGAGTTTGTATTAAGTCAACCTCATAAACAAACAAGGATAGCCAGGAATTCCGCAATTTTTACATACGCAAAGTACTTCTTTGAGTTAGGAGAATACGGCTGTTGCAATAGGTAGTTATGGAGGTGATATATTGAAGTTTTATATAGCCGCTAGATTTCACTTCAGACATGAAGTGAAAAAGATTATCAACCAACTTAAGGAACTTGGTCATGACGTTACTTATGATTGGACAGATCATGAATTTTTGGGGGGTCAAGCTGGCGATAACATAGAGTTGTCTAGGCAGTGGGCTAATGATGAACTTAATGCTGTAATACTTAGTGATGTATACGTCCTTCTTTCCGATGAACAAGAGAGCACGGGTGGGAGGTTTACCGAACTTGGAACAGCACTTGGCGTTCGTTTGGTAAGTGATCGGGGGCCCGAGCGTATTTTTGTGGTTGGAGATCACTCTTTCAACATCTTCTATTGGCATCCGTTAGTAATTAGAGTTGATACATTTGATGACGTATTAAGGTACTTGGGAATCAAATAAGTTTGTTATGTAGAAGGTACGTGATGTATACGGTTATCCTGTTTGTGGGATCAAAAATATTTACGTATACCCCTTGACGTCGCGTAAAATAGTTAATATTATTAAGCATGACATAAAATTTTTTATGTCATTGAGGGCACTTTGAACATTAAGAAAATTGTTGACATTTTAGCTGAATCGAAATTAAAGAAGTTAGAAAAGGAAAAGGCCACCTCAAAAAAGTCGAAAAGTCAACTCAGACCACCAAATGTTACCTCAGGATTAGCCGAACTTGAACAGGAGTGTCGCATAATTCGGAAATTGGTTGCCAAATTATTAACACGGTACTACTGTTGTACAACTACAAGCGTACGAGGTACTAATGGGCTTTAAACATAGAAAGAGACGCAAGGTTAAGGAAACAAACATTGAAATATTTAATATGTTTACACGGGAAAATGAATTATCCGGACTTTGTTTACATTTTAGTTCTGAAGCCTTTGTACAAGTGTTTGGCCGTTTTAGATTAAACAAATGTTTCTTTTGTGAGGTAGACCGACCTAAATGTAAACGTATGCGTCCAAGTAATAGACGAGAAGCTACGTTAGAAACCTATAATCGTAAGCAGATTATCCGGAACTTTCTGTCATACAGTTGGGCATATCCGTGGAGAGTATATTTACGCGAACGGGACGTTCGTAATATTCAAGAATATTTTGAACGATTTCATGGCATACCGCCGGACGATTGCTATTTTGGAAGTTCAGCATATTTACCCGAAGAAAAAGTTGATAAACATATAAGTACAACAGAAAAGGAGGTGAATTTAGATGACAAAGGGTGATGTAAAGAGTGATTCAAAGTTTGTTTCAACACAAGCAGTTTCTTCTCCCAAAGGTATAAAAGGAAGGGAAGTGCCTTCCTTTGCTGCTTATGTTCGAACAAAGCTTACCGAGTTGAAGACCCAAATGGGTGGTGACGATTGTCTTGAAGTGAGGGAGATTTGTCAGGAAGTTAATAAAGAGACCGGTAAGGTGTTTGAGAATGATCCGGCGAGAACAAAGAAGGAAGAAAATCAGACTGTTCTTACCATACGGAACGAGTGGAAAAAGTTGGGGGGTGTTGTTTTCAAAGGTGGCAAGCCAGTGCGTGCGTATCTTGGATTAGGTCAGATCGAAGTAGACAAGCCAAAGGAGTCCAATGTTGAAGTTACTAAACCGGTTGAAGCACCTGTTGAAACGCTTGATGAAACACCTGTTGAAACGCTTGATGAAACACCTGTTGAAACACCAGTTGAAACGACTGAAGATGGAGACAAGGTTATAGACGAGCTCGATAAGATGATGTCGGAACTGGACCTTCCTGAAGAGTAACGTTCGATCGAGGTTAACAATGGAGGCACAAAAAGCTGGCGTACTTACAATGAACAACTTAAATTGGATTGAAGTAATTGGTCGTCTTCAACATACTGAAGTTGTCCATTTAGTTGATAGGCTACTTGGTTGCGAATCCGTTGAAGTTGCTCATTCGACGCTTGGAGAGTTTGGCTTAGATTATTTGGACAAGACAATTTGGTTGATATAAGTCAAGCAGTCCTTACCGTCCGGTAGAACAACGGGCCATATAAGAAAGTAGTGCCCGCTCTTGTATGGTTGGTCAGGTACCGTCCAGTGCGCTTTCCGTTGTGCATAATCTGGGTTTGGGTAAGGGCTGCATTAGATAACGTGAGGTTTGTATGATTTGTCCAATTTGTCATTTCAAAATAAAACGTAGTAACAGTCGTGTGATTTTGAGATGTAAACAAAATCGTGTTTACAAAGTCAAGGCCCACAAGTTTTGTTCCGGCCCCCCGAGGGTGTCTTGCTCGATTGAGAAGAAATCTAAGTTGCAATTCCAAGCTGTTACGTATAAAATTCGTGAGGTTGTGGCAGATGAAATTAACTAGAGAAACAAGAAGGAGATTACTAGGAGGTACAAAAGTTTTACTATGTATGTGTGGACTCTCCATAAGGGTATCTGTTAGTTCAACATCGAAAGGTATTGATTTGTTTTTAAACACAATTTGTAATCACAATGCTCATGAGCTTCTGCGGTTTCCACGACTTTTACGCCGGGCACGTAATTAAAATGGAGGATAACGTTATGGAAATATTTGAGCCTTTACGGAAAGTTATTGACTTTCCGATTTATCGTGAGCCATTAATTTCTGAGGATTCCCATAAGAGATCGAAGTATGATACAATCTTGCGAGATGTTAAGGATGGGAAGATAATCTTAGGCACAATTAGTAAGAAAAAAGCAGTTTTTCCACATGCTCAAGTACTCGATACCGCACTGAATGGTCTTGTGGCCACAGGAAGAGATTTTGAACCGTCCTGGGAACTTTCAAAGAATGCCGGCAGGATGTGCATTTTGTTTAAGTTCTATAAGGCTGAACATGAGGTTGTTGTTGGCGATGTGGTACAAACAACTATGACTGTTGTAAATGATTACACACAACACTTTAAAACTGCAATTTTCTTTGGCTTGTGGCGACTATTGTGCGAAAATGGGATGATAGGCCAGAGGAAGGATTTCGTTCTTCCGTTGATCATGGAACACAATCTTCTTGGTGGTGAAGTGTTACAGAAGAGAATTGAAGATGGCGTGAAAAATCTTGACGACCTTGTAGCACTTTATAAAAATTGGTCTCAGTTTACTTTACCAGAACTAACAGCTCAACCTCTCGTTGAATATATTGTAAATCGGCTTGGAATTTCTCAGAAAGGCAGAACACAAATTCTTGGGAAGTTGGAACCAGATCCAACTAAGTGGGATGTCTTTAATGCATTTACCGAAGTTCTATCACATTCTGGAAGGCCGTTAAGTAGAAGTCTTGACAGTAGGAATGTGCTGCATAAGTATATTAACGAACCGAGACTTGTACTTGATCATGACGAAATTGATATAGTTCATTAATTGTCGCGGACTGCACAGGAGACATAAGAGCTCCCCACAGGGCGTATAAGCTAGTAGGAAACGAAAGCTAGTCCAACAGTGTAAGTCCGCCAGAACCCGCTAGACTATATACTACACCAAGACGGGGGCCTTAATTGTGCGGAGGTTGAAATATGCGAGCGTTAAAGTTAGTAATTTTCTTTTTAAGTTTGTCTGATCTTTTTTTAAGTTACATCAATGGTCTTTAAAGGTTGCACGATACTTTTCGTGGGTATGTTTGGGTGAAAGGAAGAACTGGAAGGCGTTGGACAACAACCTCCAAAGTAAGGGAGATTAATATGAATGACTACATGAAGATGTGTGAATTGAAGGACGGCTACTTGTACCGAATCGTCGCTAGGAGAGCTAAAGTCGGTATTTGGATTTCAGAACGCACTAGTTTTGTTATTTCTCGTGTTAAGTTTGGACACAATTATTTATTTGAAGAGTTACATTGGGATTCAAATGAATTTCATGGTACAGCTAAACCATTATATTGCATTCAGAAGTCGCCAGTTGAGCCTGAGGTCTTTCTTAAAAAGCATTCACATTTGTGGCGTGAATTTGAGTCTGAAGAGCTGTTGCGCTATTTGAATGTTTGGGAAAAGAAATTTGAGACTCGTTGGCATGGTTACATGCCCGGTGTAATAAGTGGCATTACTGAAACGGACTTACTAAGATGCCCAAACAATATCGTGAGGGAAAGATGTATTTAATAATCCAATATGGACCGTTTGGAACTGACTTATTTAAGTTTGGTCTGTAATGTGAAAATGTGAGGGGTTATTTGGGTTGGCATTTATGTGGGTTGCTTTGTTAAAAATATTTTCAGGTATTTTCTTTATGGGAGCATTTTTGAGTCAAATCGAGCCAATTTTGGAGACAGCTGCAAGTGAGTATGTTGGCATAAGCAATGGACTTTAAACCAAGACGTTACATTTAACAAATAAGGAAACGTTGTGGACCTTTTCATTTCAAACACTTTGTCAAATTCGTTAAACTTACAGTACAAAGTTGATCGTATAAACAGAAAGATCTATTTTAAATCGAACGATCGAAGGCGTGGTATTTACTTTCGAATACCAACTTTCAAAAAGATGATTGAAGTCAAGAGGACTTTCTTAGAAAAATTATTCGGTTTTGAGTCTCAACAAATCGAGATTTATGATACCGAGAGTGAAAGTGAATGGATCTTGCAGAAGTCGGGTGAAGCCTTTGAGCTTTTGAGTTAATGACTATTAGTTTAATGACGAGGTTGTAACTATGGCTCCAACTGATGTTGGAATAACTAAATATGTATACTTAACGTGGGCGCAACGTGTTTGGCATAGAATTTTTGGGTTTAAGTGCATCTGTGGAAGTACTATGACGTGGTTTGATGATATGGGCGTACGCGAAATTTGGTCTTGTCCAGTATGTGGGTTACACGCTATTATCCACATGCCAAATTTTAACCCAAAGTTTTTGAACACCAAGAGGTAGTTGGTGAAACATGAAAAATATCGCAGTAGAATTTTTTGGATTTGTCACAAAGAGAGCTATAAAAGTAAACAAAACAGGATCTAGGTGGGTAGACTGTACCGACTGTAGCAGAGAAATGGCTGTAGAGTATTGTAAAAAGTGTCTCAGGTTATCCTTAATTGGTTTAGACTTAGAGGATAATAAATCCTATGTATGGTGCAAAAAGTGAAAATTATGAGAGATAAACAACTTAGTTTTGATTTGAGTTATAAGCCTTTAGACGTTAGACATAAGCGGGAACCGGTAACCAGACAAGTTGATTTTGTCTGGGTTGAAGGCGAAAGGTTTGAGTTCTGGGATTTGATAGATACACTAGAGGCTGTTGAAAGTGATGAGGTTCAAATTACTAATCATCGCATGGGCGAACATTTAAAACAGATTGGCGTTTTAAAAGGTTTAGGGTCAAGGCGGGGTGGTTATGGAGCTTCAGCCGGGCCTAAATTTAAACAATTAATGAAACAGTTGTGTAGACTCAGGAGAAAGTTGATTTGAGGTGAACATATTGGATTCAAAGGATTGTTACTTAATAGCTGGTATGTGTCTTATAGTAATGGCGCTTTTGTTGTGTGCGATTGGTTACGCCGCGTGCAAGTTCTTCCGGCCTGTTTTCTAATTTCTACTTTGAAGGTGTAAATGAACAAGACAACCTATATAATTACGCGTTCCCAAATTGAAAAGGCTTTTAGTATGCCGGAATATATAGATGCCGTGGAAAGCGTATTTAAACAATTTGGCCGGGGTCAAGTGCAAGCTCCGCCCAAGGTTTATTTACAATTTTTAAAAGGCGACTTACGTTGTATGCCTGCTTATATTCCATCGGTCAACCTTGCAGGCGTAAAGAATGTGAGTGTTCATCCTCGGAATGAACGTTTGCCTACAGTAATGGCAACTATAACATTATTTGATCCGGAGACTGGCTTTCCAATCGCAATTATGGATGGAACACATATTACAAACATGCGAACTGGAGCTGCGGGTGGTGTTGCAGTGAAGTATCTTGCTCGCAAAGATTCAAAGGTAGCCGCTTTTATTGGCGCGGGAGTCCAAGCAAGGACGCAACTAGAAGCTTTGTTGGTTGTCAGACCTGGAATTGAGAAAGTTACTGCTTGGGATATTAATGAGAAAAATACTGTGACGTTTTTACAATGGGCACATTTCAAATTTGGTATAAAAGGTGAACTTTCTTCTACAGTTCAAGACACTTTACGTGTGGCTGATGTCGTTATTACAACAACGCCGTCTTTAATTCCAATAGTTAGACTGGAGTGGTTGCGGAATGGAATGCATATTAACGCAATTGGCGCGGATGCACCCGGCAAACGTGAATTAGATATCTCAATTCTTGATGTTGCTACGGTAGTTGTTGATGATCGGGAACAGGCATCAATAAGTGGAGAAATTAATGTGCCTCTTGCAAAAGGCTTAATTGATATAACATATATATACGCGGATATTGGCGAAATTGTTACCGGTAGGAAGTCGGTTATTCCTTCATTAGATACAATAACAGTATTTGATTCAACCGGGTTGGCTATTCAAGACATTTTCTGTGCTGCTCAAATTTACCGCAAGTTAATGTCAGAAAGTGAATTTGAATTAGAACGGTTTTGTTTCTTTAGGTAATTAATCTTAAGGCGGTGTAATATGAAGGGTTGGACAAAGTTGTGTAAATGTGGCAGTTATATGCCAGACGAGTATGATTTGTGTGATGTTTGTTTACTACAGGAATACGAACTTTATAGTACTGGCCGGTATGATGCACTTGATCACTATGGCTACGACCGATTGTATCCAGAAGAGGCTGTCCTTAAAGCTTTAAGAGAGGCTCGAGCCGGTAAAAGAAAGGGTAAAGTTAATAAAAGGAAAATTCGTAGAAGGAGTAATCCATTCTGAGGTGAATTACAATGAGATTTGAAGATGCTTGTCGGATATCGGGTTACAACAAAGCTAAACGTTTTATTACATTTGAGTATAAAGAAGCACTTATGGTTTGTGATGTCGATCGGGTTTGTCAGTTGCAGGCTTATTCTTATCCACACGATGGCGCTGAGATTATTGAACTTAACCCAGTCAACAGTTGGTTTGATTTGGATGATTGGTGGCCTTGTGGGTGGGAAGATGTTTAATCTGGAAGTAGCTCAGTCTGGATAGAGCCCCTGGTTTGGAGCCAGGTTGTTGGAGGTTCAAATCCTCCCTTCCAGACCAACCAGAAAGTAAGGAGGTGTTGCAAGATGGTAGAGACTAACGTTCCAATTAATGAGGTAATTCATTGGGATGATGATACTGTTTCAGCTTTTGGGCCTGATGGGCAAGAAAAGCCTGAGTATCATGGTAAGTACGAGGAATTGAAGGAGAAAATATTAGCCGATGCTCCAGAAGATGCAAAGTGGTACAAAGGCCAAAGGCCATTTGGCGTTAATGAGGTAAAAAAAGAGGATTGGTAATGGGAGGTGATTTAACCGTTGGAGTCTATTCATTGTTTAAAGATGACAGAACAGGTTTGGGGTGAGCTTAGACATTCATTTAGACTTGATATTGTAAAGTCTGCTTTTGAACGAGGTTTAAGCTTCATTATGCGTTCTGGACTTGAACCTGTTGAACAACAGGTTAGATTTGTTGTGTTTAGACCAAGTGTTGAAATAGTTGATTCCATTTCGAGTGTTCCACCTGAGTTTGAAGATTTGACATTTGAGACGGTGAGTTTTGGTTCAAGAGTAATTGCTGAAATTGAAGCCCAGAGGACGTGGTTATCACTTAAAGGTTTTACCCCAACGAAGGTTTTGGTGAGTCCAAAGAAGGTACATGACTTGTATAAGGATTTAACTAGTACAACTGACATGCCGATGACATGTCCTCCTATTAAAATTGCGGACCTTGAAGTTGTTATTTCAAACCATCTAAGGCGTGTTGTTAGAATTAAGTATATCACGGTGTTTGATGAAGCTAAACGGCGTATAAATAAGTGGTTTTCAAAGAAACTCTTTAAGAAATTGCATGTAACTTGGGTGTGGCTCGTTTATGGACGTTACTATTTGTGTTTACATCCATTTCCACAGCTTAAGATTGAAGAAAAATTTGTCGAGTTGTCCGTTGAGGACAGTGTTGTTGTATTATAAATGTTTTGTCGGAGGCTTGTATGACAAAGATTATTAAGATGCAGGATGTACTAAAAGGGAATGGCCAGGACATTGTCCAACCCACACAGGAAAATGATGCAAAACTTAGGAAACCTGTTATTGAGCCAGAACAAAACGTTCCTAACATTTCCACGCGGACAAACGAGAAATCTAAACCTAAGAAGAAGCAGTCTCGGAAGAAACGCAAAGGTCCGCAGTCAATCCAAGTAGCTTCTTCGGTACATAAAAGTCGAAAGCGTAGGTTAAAAAGAAATGGGTTGGTTTATGTTTCTGCAGAAAAACATAAACATTGGAAGAGGATGGATGAGACCGATCTTGATGATTTGTTAGAATGGATATCGGAAAGGCACATGGTTTACTTAATGGAATGTCCACAAGAGGCTTATCAAGTTGAATTTGCTAAATGTTTTGTGAGATTTTATATTATTCCAAAGTCCGGTACTGCGGAAAAAAAGATTCGAAAGCCAGTAGATGAGGGTGAAGAGCATCCCGAGATAATCCGGCCTTTTATCAGAGGTCAAGTATAAAGGAGACGGTTTGAAGTGAAGTATTTAATTTATGTTGGTTGCGGTTGTTCTTGGGATTTTAGAATGAATTGGTTTGGTATTCCACATTGGTTTAAGTATACAAAGTTAAGGTACCACTGGCGAAACTTTTGGACCCGAAGTACATTTTATAGTATTCGTGTTGATGGCGGTAAGTTAATGTGGCATGATTATCATGGCTTGTACTACTCTTATCCGGGGCCAAATATGACCAATGATGAATGGCGTCATTGGTTTGGTAACGACGATCCTTTTCCCAAAGTGGAGGTTAAATTATGAAAGAAACAAAAGCAAGACTTTTAAAGATTTGTCGAGGGTGTCGTGATGATATGCATGAGCCAGATGAGCAAGAACTCGAAGCGAGAGTTGTTGGTTATAATCTTGATAATGCCTATGGCGACCAGGTTTTGCCTAATTTTATTATGAATGGCTGTCAAGAGTTTGTTGTAATTCTTGAAAGGAGGTTGCCGGGGAAACTAATGGTAGAAACGTTTAATCTGGCAACATTAATTGCACTTGCTCGAAAAGCCAAGTTGTGAGGTGACGTTATGTTAAATGAAAAAACGATAAAACGTAATCTCAAGAAGGCAGTTTCAAATTACGAGTTTGTCTCTTTCGCATATGATGTTGACTGTTCAGAGACTTTTGAGAAGAGGTTTGGGAAAGAAGAGGTTGTTAAGTTCACGAATTATCTCATGGGTGTACTAAACCAAAAGATCAACACAGCCGAGGTGTGAATTAAATAATGGTAGGAGGTTGGTAATGGAATGGTTTGAGAATCTACTGATGTATTTATCTCACGGTCACGCTGGAATGGCTAGTTCCATTGGACTGGTTGTTATGATTTTCGCACTAGGCATTTCTTTAACTTTACTCAAGGTAACATTTGTAAAGGTAGGAGATTGGATATTTGGCAAGGAGGGTTGGTGATGAGTATAGTAGAGAACCTTCGCATAGATAATGAAGAATTTGTGATAGCGCCAGATTTACAACCTTGTTGGAACTGCGGTGAGCTAACCCATTTAGTGGAAATAAACTATGAAGCCCGTCTGTGTAGTGTCGGGTGTGTAAAGGAAAAAGATAAGGAATTTATTAGAGCTTGGAGGAAATCGTACAGGAGGTGAAATATTATGGATTGGTGGTTGATATCCGATGAGGATGTTAAGAAAATTAGACAACTCCTAAGAACTAAAATAGTTTGGCCAAACGTTTGGCACAATGGAGAAACCCTTAATTCTATCACTTCTGTTGAACGCACGAAGCGCGATGCTCTGTATATTCTTGAAACTGGATTACATGAGTCCGATGAAGGTCCCGGTAACTTTCAGCATAAAAATCTTAGTTTGAGTTTACATTGTAAACGTATTGGATTCTTTTCAGTGGTGATGCTTGCGGTAATATTTCTTTGGATGATGGTGGGAATAATTAAAATAGGTGATTTGGTGTTAACAGCTGTAAAAAAGGTTAGGGGGTGGACTAATGTATTGCGTTAGTATTGAGATGACTTTTGACGCTGCACATCGATTACCGGAATACGACGGTAAATGCAAGAATCTTCATGGCCACACTTATAAGGTTATTGCAACGGTTTGTAAAGGTACTTTGAATCAGGGAATGGTTATTGATTTTGGTATTTTGAAAATGGAATTAAAGAAGATCCTTGAAAAGTTTGATCATGCTACAATTTTATCGTCTTCCGATGATGAGCTGTTTCGACATTTATATAATCTTGGCAATGAAGTTGTTTTATTACCAGAGGATCAGCCAACAGCAGAAGTTATGTCGAGATATATCTATAACATTCTATCAAGTCAGTTAAATACACAGTCTCTTATTGTTAAGGAGGTTACAGTGTACGAAACTCCAACCAATTGGGCTACTTTTGGTTAAATTGGCACTTAGAATGTTCTTTTCCTGATTCAATTGTCAAGCGTTGAATTATTGATGAAAATAGTTTAATTTAAAAGTATCTAGTAGGTTTCCGAGGTGACTCCATGAGGAAACGAATTGTTAAAAATCATCCGGGTAAGGGCACTGTTAAGCGTAGTGTTATCCGGAAGGCCGTAAAAAAAGTTACACAACAGCGTAAGAAGTCTGAGCTATTAGATATTCTGAACAGATGTGTTTATTATATGAACCATAGTAGTCCAGACTACTGGAATTATTACTCTCCGATTTTGTGCAGTGAAAGGATGGAACTACTTGACGAAATTAAACAATTAATTAAACGTGTTAAAGTCGGTAAAGTTATTTTTTAAATAAATCGAAATGGAAACACATAAAAGAACATTAGTTAAAACCGTTGGTTATCGGGTTGGCGCAATAGTTATAACTTTTCTTGTCTGTGAAGCTGTTACCGGGGCTTGGCTTACATCATTAGAAATTACGGCCGGTGTTGCAGTGACTAAAACACTTTTCTATTGGCTGTATGAACGCTGTTGGACGAAGACACGCTGGGGCTTGTTGGATGGTTTGATAAAGGAAGATTAATGGAAGAGAAGTGTTACGTTTGTGACGAGGGCATTTTACACTTGACGGTGAAAGCGCGTGAAACTTTTAAGTTTCCGAAGCCATTCACGCGCGGAAAGGAATTTTTTCATGTTACGGTGTTTGATTTTACCGTAAAACGTTGTGACATTTGCAACGAAGAATTTGTTACTAAGGAGAGTATCGAGAAGGTTGAAAAAGCTTTAAAAAATTTAAAAACATAAGGAGTAATAGAAAATGGCTATGTGGTTTGCAATAATTTACCTTGGGCATTACCTGCGACGTTGGAGCGAAAGAGTGGAACGCGAATCGTTCTTAAGACGTTTGGAATTTGAGTTATTTAAAGAGTTTCCAGATGTGTATGAAATACCAACTTATATCGAACGAGGAACTACATATGAAGAAATTGGTTGATAGTATATGGGAACGGTTTAGAAGGTTCTTTTGTTTTGTTGGCTTTCATAATTGGGATTTTAGTGGGAAACCGTGGACACTTTCGTGGTCGAGATGCTGTATTAATTGTCCAAAGTTGCAAGCAGCTAGTTATGTATATCCTACGGTGAAACCGTATGGAGAGATGAAGGAGGTAAAAAATGCCGTATATACCACAAGAACGAAGAGAAGAATATGATGTTGCAATAAACACAATTCTTTCGAGACTTCCTGATGATCAGACTAAAGCCGCAGGTGAATTTACTTATGTGATTTATAGACTACTTGACACATTTAACGGGAAATACTGGGAGAGAGCTCTTGGGGTTGGATCGTTAATAATGGCTATCTTGGAGATATATCGTAAAAACCACGGTCTATATGAAGATACAAAAATCAAACAGCACGGTGATGTAAATCCAACAGTATGGTGATGTTTCTTAAGGAGGCTTTATGTCTAGGAAGGTTAGGATAACGATAGAACTTGACAACGAGTTTATTAAGTTACTTAGGGCGAATTGCACTTTAAGTAAATTGGGAAACTTGAATAAGGATTACAAACAACATACTCCAATTGAATGCCTTGGGATTGTAGCACTCCTTGAGTCTATGGGTGCTACAGAAGCTCAAGTTAATGCTGAAATTCCATTTGAATGGCGGCCACACATTCAGGTAATTCATGAGGAACGGAAGGTTATAGAAGGTGATATAGGATGAAATCGTGGAAAAGTTTTGAAAGAGAGTGGCCGAAAAAGTCGTTGAGTCGTTGGTGGACAAATGGACAATACACAGGTATCTTTAAACGCATTCCTGGTCAGTCCCACCAAGGGGACGTTACGGTTAATCTTAATCATCCTCACTATAAACTTGGTTTACCATTAATTGATCATTTTAATATTGAGTTGAAAGCGCCGAAAGAATTTGATATACTAAAACTTTTGGACCATAACAAAAATGTTAGATTCCTTGAATATGCTGCACAATGTGAACGTGACGCTAGGGAAACCAACCGGATACCAATATTGGTGATTAAACGTGATAACCGAAAACCCTACATCGGCATGAAGTTCGAGTTTATTGAATTATCTCAGCGGCTTTCTAACATACTTTGGGACAAACCTTTCATACTTTTAGATACCAATTGGTGGTTGTGTAGTTCAGTTGACTTCTTTGCAACATTCAAACCAGAACATTTTAAATTGTTAGGCCAGAACACGCTTATGTTACAGGAGTAACAATGGCACACAAGAAAGCTGGCGGCAGTAGAGCCCATCAAGGGTGTCATACGCGGGGAAAGCGTAGAGGCGTGAGACGAGGAGATGGCCAACTTGTAAACGTAGGAACAATTTTGGTGAGACAAGTTGGCACAAAAATAAAGCTGGGTTCCAACGTCGGTGTTGGAAGAGATTTTACACTATTTGCTAAGAAACGAGGCACAGTTAAATTTTCAAACGGCTACGTTTCCGTGGTGTAGGAGGATAATAGTTATGGGCGGAATTTTTTACGACTTACAGGAAGTATTGACACGAATATTGATATCTCAGGTATCGATAACTGACCAGATTAAAGATGAACATTGCGATAAAGATTGTGATCTTGTATATCTTGAAAAGAAACTAAAGTTTTGGGTTAGAGCTGAAAAGTCAGTCAGGAAGTGCATAACAGATGTTAAGCAAGCATTTGAGGAGGCTAAGGTATGAGTAGTCCGTGGGAGGTGGTCTTTTCAACAAAGAAGTATGGCTCATTATGCTTTAATCATGCGGTAGAGCAGGTGAATAAAGGCGAGAAGGTTGATACTAGTATTGATGAGTATTATCATGACTATGGCAGTCGTGGCTGTGTGATTTGTACTGAAGAGTATAAGAAGTCAATACTTGAAGAGGACGAGGATAATTCTGAAGAAGATTGACGTGTAGTGATGAGGGAGTTAGAAAATGAGAAAGGAAATTAGGGATAAATGGCAAAAAGGAGACATTACATACGAGGAGGCATTGGAAAAAGAGAAAATAGCTGATCAGGATGATAAGGTCTTCCTTTTAATGAGCCTGGTTGTTGGCGTAATTGTAATAATGACAATAATACTTTGTATATAGGGGGTTACGCAAGTGAAGGAGTATCCTAAAATTCAAAGTATCTTCAAACGCGATATGTCACAGAAACCAAATTACTTCATCGAAGGTGATTGGACTCGGCCTGAATTTCAATACTTGAAGGATAACTTCTGGGTTGGGACCGAGAAAATTGACGGAATGAACATCAGGGTAATTTACAGAACCGTTGCAAACAACGGGATTGAAATTAACGATGCGGATAAAGTTTCGTTTAGAGGAAAAACCGATAATGCGAATATGCCCCCACTATTGCTAGAGGTACTTAATAAAATGTTCCCTGTTGAAAAGTTTAAGAAAATGTTTGGAATGCAGGACGTGACTTTGTATGGCGAAGGTTATGGCGCCGGAATTCAGAAAGGGGGCAATTACATACGCGATGGACAGAGTTTCATACTATTTGACATATTAATTAATGATTGGTGGCTTGAAAGGGGAAATATGGTAGATATTGCAACGAAGCTTGGAATTGATATTGTCCAAATCCTTAGCATAGGAACTATTGATGATGCTATAATGACTGTTAAACGTGGACTTAAATCGAGCTTTGGCGACTTTCTTGCTGAGGGACTTGTGTTGAAGCCATTGGTTGAATTAAAAGCTCGGTCGGGTAAACGTATAGTAACTAAGTTGAAACACAAAGACTTCAGGAGGTAAATGTTTATGGCCAGACTAGAGAAAGCAATGCCTGTAATCTTTGAACATGAAGGCGGATATGTAAATGATCCCGACGATCCGGGTGGAGAAACAAAATATGGAATCTCTAAACGTGCACATCCAGCTGTTGACATTAAAAGTTTAACCAAGGATGAAGCAACTGAAATTTATGACTGCGATTACTGGTGTCCAATAAAAGGTGTTTACATTGAGGATCAGGATTTAGCAACAGAAATTTTGGATTATGCTGTGAACGTAGGCGTAAAGACAGCATCCGTTACCTTACAACGTACAGTAAATAAACTTACTATGGTACTTGGGGAACCAGCGTATTTGATGCTGGATGGAGATATTGGCCCTAAAACATTGTACAATTTGAATTTGCTTATTGAGGATGGTTGGTCTAAAGCCTTACTTAAGATATATCGTTGTGAGGAAGTTGTCAGATATATCAAGCTATCTGAACGTAGGCCAGAGCTTACAAAGTATTTAAAAGGCTGGTTGAATAGAGTTTAAATATTTCTTAACATAAGAGATGTGTTTTTAACTGTAATTTTCCTTAGTAATTGGACTAACTATTAAGATGATATAACGAAGTAAAGGGGGTAACAATGGCAGAAAAGAAAGTGGAAGAATCATTTTGGAAAGCTGCTTTATACAAGATTGTTGAAAATGTAATCAGTTTGAAAACTTGGGGCATCATAAGTGGCCTTTGGGTTTCAACGTGGTTGGTTACACATAGTCACATCTCGGGAGGTAATTGGACAACCTTTAATGTGGCTAATTATGGCGTTATTTACGGAATGCGTGAAGTCTTTAAAACAGCAACTGTACGTACTTGGTTAACGAGTAGTGGCGTGCACGTTGCAAAAAAGATAAAACAGTTAGGTGGCGGACGAATAAAGGTGTAACCGCAGTTCAGGAATAACGTCAGGAGGTGTTATGTTGAAAAGTTTGTGGAACATAATTAAAAGTACCATTAAGAAAGGTTACAAGTTCATACCTTTTCTTGTGGGACTTCTTATTGTGTTTTGGTATTTAATCGGCAAGCTTAACCAGAAACATGAGAAACAACGCTTGGAACACAAATTGGCTATTACCGAAGACTTGAAAAAAGTAGCTAAGACCACAAGTGAAATCGAAAGTAAAGAAGAAGAAATATTATATCTTCAAGATCAATTGAAAGAGGTTGATGATCGAATCAACAACTTCGACAAGAGGGTCAAAGAAAGGTTAGGAGGGAAACATGATAGCAAAGATGCTAAGGAGTCTATTGATAGTCTTAATGACTCTTGGGATTAGTGGTTGCGGCCCTGCTTATTTAAAGCATATTCCACTTAACCACATCGAAATTCAAAAGTCTGCTCAGACGAAGGACTTGCTGACTGAAATCGAACAGCGGAAGATAGAAAAGCCAATACCAATAGAAATGCAGACACCTGATGGCAAGGAAGTGATTGGCTATTTGGTTAAGGAACATGATAAGCTGGTGGCTAAGGTACGGCAAGGCAAGGAATATCACGAAGTTGCTAAGTTATATTTTGAAAAACTTGGTATCCAGACAAGATTACTTAATTCTATGATTGATTTGTTGCAATTAGAACAGGCTAGAGGAGATACATATTACAAGATTTTTGTTGATACCCAGAACCAGTTGATTAAGATGGAAAGGCAGAAGGTAATAAGAGACGCACTTGGAACAATTGTCCAAATAGTAACCACAATACTTCTTGTTGTTGTACTTATATAGTGTCTTCATTATACCCGTATGTTTAAAATTCTAGTATAGTCCACAGAAAAATCGAGGCCGGTGAGCGAAATTTCTATTATAATTATAACTGTCGTTATTGTAATAGCACTGTTATATTTTAGCCGTAAAAGTGAACAAAATGTTTCGAAATCTACACAAGTTGAATCAACGGATATCCTCAACATCTTACCTGGGACTCAGGCCATTAGTGGTGTGGTGGACACTTCCGAAGAGGTATCCGTGGACGAAAAACGTGCTTTTAAGTGGGCTGTGATTTTGTCTGTGTGGAAACTAATGCCACCGCCGCCACTGATTAAAATTTGGTTCGAAAGCATTGATAAAGGTGAAATTGGCATTTATCTCAATACTAAAGGAGAATTTTTACTATTAAAGCTTAGTAATGGAAAGGACGGCACTTAAATCTTCTCGTTTTTATCAAAACGGGTTGCAAGTTGTTGGTAGGCTTTCTACAGTTACCCTATTCCTTTGTGGATTTTACCTTGGTAGAGAAGCTTGGATTCCGGCTTTAGTTCTACTATTTGCAAAACTGGGGAGTGGCTTTTTAACAAGTGAACTTATGTACAAAAGGTTGCAATCTGTCGTGAAGGAAGGACAGGAGACACGAGACGGAGGTGTATTATGATAGAGTTTAGTTTTTGTGTGCCAACTGCATATTTGGACGACTTTGACAGTTTGCAAGATTTTCATTTGTTACTGGCACACTTAGTAGAACCAAGTAATGCTTATACCAAGTTCTACTCACAGAATTCAAAGTGGAAAGTTTTGGATAACGGCGCGGTTGAGTGCGGCGTTGCAATGGAAGCTGAAAAGATGTGCGAAAAGATTGAGTTGACACAGCCTAATGAAGTAGTATTGCCTGACATTTGGAAGGATGCACAGAAGACAATTCGCACAGCCGATCGTTCAATAAAATTATTTCGTGATGCCTTTGGTCCAGATATAAAGTTCATGGGCGTTGTTCAAGGTTTGGAACTTGAATCTCTAGTTCAAAGTTTTAATTGGTTTAATCAACACCCTGAGATTTACTCGATCGGGTTTGGCTATAGAGGTTTATTGCCCGCGTTGTTTTCAACTCATCCTGGCATAAATCGTTTGAGGTTTTTAAGTTACCTGTTAAGTAAATTAACAATAAACAAGGTTATTCATTTACTAGGTATGCCTTCAGATGGTGGATTGGAATTAATGGGATATCGACACGCTGGTTTGTACTTACGTCTTGATACTGGAGATCCAACCAAACTTGCGTTAGCCGGTAAGGAAATTAGTCAGTTTGGCACTTTTGAAAAACCAAGTCCATTTGATCTCGACTTTTCGATCAAGGTTGGTCCGAAAGTGTTACTCCAGATTTGGAACAATTGTATGAAGTTACGTGCCTTTGCTAGTGAGGTGTATGTACGATGAAGAAACCAAGAAATAAAGCGAATCAACTTTGGATTGACAGATTAAAACAATTTGTGAGATCATTAGAGTCGGATAACTATGAAAGGCTTGAATTAACTGTAAAGAATAAGCCGGAGTTCGATCGTGATATTATATTTGATACTCGCATCTTGGGTTCCCAACGGTTAATCTTAGATGAAATTGTTGAAAATATCCCACCTGATGTTGAACAAGTTGTTATACCTTTTGCGTGTGGGTTGGACTTACCTTATGGATGTGCTAGAAAAGGTCTCAATGTGATATGCTGCGATAGAATGAAGACTGTAAAGGCCATTGCTGACTATATATTTAAGAAACAGCCACAAAGTTTTTCTCGTGCTGCACAGATTATGGCATGGTTGGAACATATTTATGTTCATGACTTACAAGTTCCGGTAAATGAACTTGTGAAGAAGAATCAGAAGTATTTAGAGAGGATGACTTCAAGGATTAAGCCTAACCAGGTTGACTTCCGATTTGGCGATGCAAATATGTTTTTACAAAATGTTTTGAATCCAGATGTTATACAACTTGTCTATCTTGGTATGCCAACGGTTATGCCGGAGAAACGTTATAAAGTTTTTCATAAACGTTATGACGTTCTGGAAGCGTTACTATATAACGATGTGTTCTTTTGTCAACCTGACGATTGGCATGAAGGGAATGAATTAGCTAAGTTCAGGGAGCTTGTTTACTTTTGTCATTTTACCGTTCCATATGTTATAACCGGTTTAGGCACGGGAAGTCGCACGTTGGGTGATACTGTTAAGGTATTAAAACAGTACTACACTTATGTTGGCTATATTTACAAACCTTTTGTTGGCTTTGATGATTGGGTGATTTTTGGAAGTAAGAAACGTTTGAATATAAAGAAGGTTTCTAAAGGCAGCATAGTAAATTATGCATTTTGATCGAGGTGAAGGAGATGGAAAAAGTATATTGTGAAGAGTGTAAATTTTTCAAGGTATATTTAATGGGGATATTTGGGATAGAAACATGTTCAAAAGTGATAATAACAAATCGTTACACACGCGAACGTAGAGGCCTTAGCCACAAGTTAGAAAACATTCACGGCGAGTGTAAATATTTTGAACAGAAATTAACAATTTGGCAAGGTCTTAGGAATTTGCTAACTCTGGCAAAGGTATTATATAATAAAGTTTGAAAAAAAATTGGAGGGTAACATGAGAAAACGCGAGTATATAAAGTACGCAAAAGATAGCAATTGCTTCGCGTTATACGAGCCTGAAGACGAAAAGGAACTTCAAGAGTTAAAAAGGGCGAAAATTGAACTTGCTGAAGTGGTTTACGATTGTAGTTACAGATTTAAGATGGTTATAAACAAGTGGAGGAAACTTGGAGCTTTGGATACTGCTTCGGTTGACCATATATTAGGCGAGATTGTTGGCTTGATACGCGGATAGTCATTTTATTGTAGGTTTATATTCATTCAATTGAAGGAGGATGTTGTAATGTTTGTCCCAAGAACTGAATCTGAGATTGTTCAGCAGATTAATGTAAGTCATGAAACGGAAGGGAAGTGTTTTGGCTTGTCCTACGAGGAAGGCGTTAGAACCGCATTGGAATGGGTACTTGGTGATACGGATGACCTTCCTGTTGAGGAGTAGCATCTTTGACGTGTTTATAAATGGAGATTAAGATATGAATGAGAAAAGATACCCTATTTACATAGTCTCTGCTTGGTATGACCACGATGATTTCAAGGATGGCTTTGTAAGTTTTAACAGGATGTACCGAGAGGACCCTGGTATGAATCAAGCAAGACAGGATACTATTGACTGGTGGGAAGACCATCTAAGGAAAGAACATCCAAGAACAAAGGTTACTTTATTAAGTAAAAATCCGAAATTAAAAAGATTGGGTTGTGTGTTTTTTGAACTTGAAACTTGGTGTTTAACTTGGTTTTCTCATTGTACTTACAACATTCATTTATCGGATCAACAATTATTGAAAAGTTTTGATGACTTCGTAACTCGAAAATTCCATCTTCACATGAATTTGGCTATTCCTAATGAACGCCGAAAGCGAGACAAAATTAAAACTTATTGCCTTATGGGAGCTGAAGATCGGTGGCGGTGGAAAGGCCCATGTAGATGTGAACATTGTCAGAAATTTGGAATTACCAGAATAGACCACTAAGATTGTATGAAAATTGAGGGGTGATATAAAGCTTATGCTTGAACTTAAACGAAATATTTGGAGTCTTGGTCCTTATATTGCTATAACCACAAATGGATATGTTACTCGCTATAATCAATGCGTCATGGGGAGAGGATGTGCACTTGAGGCTAAGGAAAGGTTCCCGGAGATTGCACATGACATTGGATTTAAGATAACCATGGGAGGTAACCATGTATGGTTTCTTGGTCAGTACGGAAAGTATTCAATCTTTACTTTCCCTGTTAAACCTCGAAATTTTATGGGCCCTGCAGATATTCAGTTAATTGAGAGGAGTGCATGGGAACTGTTACAATATGTTAATGAATCTCCAGATATTAAGGAGATTTATATTCCTCGACCTGGTTGTGGATATGGACGTTTGAATTGGGAAACCACGGTTAAGCCAGTGTTGAAAATTTGGGATGACAGGTTTATAGTTGTATACAAGTAAAGGAGGTGTGCAAGACATGAAAGATTTGCTTATGGAGGATAATAACAAAGATGTTGTAAGGCTAAAGTTGAACGAATTGGCCAGGCTGGATCCACATTTGTTTAAGAAAGATGTAAAGGTGTTCTTTACTGATAGCGAAATTATCGCAGGTAGGTTATTGGCTGCAAGGGCTGATGAATCACATCCTATGTTTGGCGCTTTGGTTGTATTAGTGGATATGACTCCAGATAAATCAAATAAGGAGTTGATGTAGCATGAAATATAAGTGGCTAGTGACTGGTGGAGCGGGCTTTATTGGCTCACACCTTGTGGACTATTTGTGCGATAATAGCCAACTTGTTGCCGTTTTGGATAATCTATCCAATGGAAAAATTGAAAATGTAAATTCGAAAGCTCGGTTTTGGCGTGGCGACATTAAAGACCTTGAGGCCTGTCGTTTTATGTGCTATGGAATGGACTTTGTGTTACATCTTGCTGCAATTGGTTCTGTAAAACGTTCCGTCGATAATCCAATAGAAAGTCATGCAAATAACGTATTGGGCACTTTGAATATGTTGATAGCATCTCGAGAATTTGACGTGAAACGTTTTATTTTTGCATCCTCGGGCTCGGTTTACGGTGCCAACAACAACTTTAAGCCTGCGTCGCCATATGGAGTAACAAAACTGACTTGCGAACATTATTTGAGACTTTTCTATGAATTGTATGGCCTGGAAACCGTTTCACTGCGTTATTCAAATGTGTTTGGACCAAGGCAGAATCCACATTTAGAATATGCTGCCGTAGTGCCGAAATTTACTAGGGCGCTTTTAACTGGCGAGCCAGTTGAAATTTATGGTGATGGAGAACAAACTAGGGACTTTGTTTATGTTGAAGATGTTGTTACTGCAAACGTGTTAGCTGCTTTTGTACCAAAGCAACTTGTTTGTGGCAAATCCTTTCCCATTGGAAGTGGCCGGTCACATACTGTAAATGAACTCTTTAGTTATTTAAAACAAATTACCGGCGCATCTATGGAAGCTCGACATGTTCAACAAAGGCTTGGTGACATTAGAGATGTCAGTTTTGATATTACAAATTCAAAGAATATTCTTGGGTATTTACCAAGCCCGTTTAAAGATGGTCTACAAAAGACAGTGGATTCTTACAAGATTGATTTAGGCGTTTAGAGGTGATTGATGCCGAGACCTAAGAGGAAGGAATCAAAATTTAGAAGTGTCAAGGATGGACCACGATATATGATGTTACCGAGCTTAATCTGCGGTCATAAGTCAAATTTTCAGTGTAATATTTGTCTCATATGTGGCACCTATCGAGGTATGACGGATTATATGAAATCTGGAAGTTTAAGTTTTACTAAAATTGTATAGTTGTATTTTCTTGTGGGTTGTATCATGGAACTTTTGGATAAGTTGAAAGCACAAAAGGAACTGTTAAAATCAATGCCTGAAGACCTACCTGAGCTTATTAGATGTATTTCCATGCTTCCGAAGATGGTAAAGAATCTTCAGTCACTTGAAAAGGAAATTTCAAAGCTTTCGAAAGTAGTAGAGAAAAAAGTACTTCCGGGACTTGCTAACTTGAAAAAAGGAGGATAACCGTATGAAGTTCAAGACATTTTGGCAACTCGCACAGGAGTTATATGAAATTAATCCACATAATTGTTGGCATTATTTAACGGCACTTCGAGGACCGGATGGCGTAGTCGAAAGGGGAACGGCTTGGTCTACAAAGTGTTTGTTTACTGGCCCTCTACGTGGCCGTAATCGTTGGGTTTTAGACGCGGTCGACTTTTTGGGCGCCTTTCGGGTTGGTCCGGAATTTAGAAATAACATGATTGAAAAACTTTGGAATGAAACTTGGATTGAACATTATATCAATCACATTTACGACGCGTGGCGGGTTATAAATCCAACAATTGCAGGTTTTGTACTCGAAATGGTCGATGCAAAGTCTAATGAGGATTGGCTCTGTTTTCAGGATAACTGTAAATATTATATTTCAGGTGTGATTGACTGGCTTGAAGATGGAATGCCAGTTTCTACTCGTGAGGAGGCAAGTTTATGAAAAGCAGCGAACGAGTTCACATTGACGACTGGGAAAAAGAAGTAAATACAGAAAGTGTTATCCCAGGTAAGGAACGAATGTGTTTGTATTGTTCTAAACGGAAGATTACAAAACGTTCAGGGTCAGGTTGCAAACGTTTTACTCCGGATGAGCCGGCCTTGCATGATATGTTAACATCTGAATCGTGCCGGGATTTTAAGTTAGACCCCGCTAGGTACGGCTTGATGTTTGAAACCCTGTTTAAGTTGTCATCGCGCGTGAAGAAGCTTGAAGAGGAACTAGATCACGTTACAAACATGTTTGTTAAGTATCTTGAAACAAAAGTAAAATAATGATTGGATTTATAGGAGTTCAAATGAAAAAAATTGACTATATAATGTGTTGTGTTTTATGTAATGGTCAAGAGAGTCTTAGGATGTTAGCACATAGAGGTTCTACAGACCAAGTTTGTGGCTGGCTTTTTGTTTGTGAAAAGTGTCAATCACAAATACAAGGTAAATATATTAAAATTGAACTTCTTGAGTCTTGTGAAGACTCATGTAAAGGAACATAAATGAGAGCTGAAATAATTACAATAATAATTTCAATTACGGCCGCGGTTGCCTTTATGGCATTACTATTCTCTATTGGCGGCAAGGAGATTTCACCTGTCTGTCTACACTTTTTGTTTAAGTAATGAAGGGTGGAGGGTCAAAAATGAGTGACTATTGGAAACTTATATTTAACACGTCTAATATAAAAGATTTGGATACCAAATTCCCGTACTACGACAAGGGAGAGCCGTTTCGGTATAAGATGGTTAAACGACTTCGTCATGCACTTAGACAGGAGATGGATGATTTACTAAATAGAGTAAGAATCCTAGAAACATATGAAGCGGGGTTACAACGTTGGCTTGAAAGTTTTCCTGTGTGTCCTATATGTGAGGGCAATGGGAAAATTAAAGATATTATATCTCATGATAACATTTCAGTTAAATCTTGTACTCGATGTAATTCAACAGGGCTTATTAGTAAAGAGTGAAAGATATGGAAATCCTGGACATAAGTAGGAAAAATCTTATTGCCGTTCAGTTTGGCGATATGAAATTAGTTGTTGGTTCTGAAGATTTTGCAAACCCGGATTTTAAAATTCCAAAGGATTGGCATGATTCGGTATGGGTATTTGGCGTATATGATAGGAAGAGGCCTTCACGCGAAATTTATATTAACACTTGTACCAGTAGTTTTTCTCGCACAAAAAGAGTACTAACAAGTTGGGACATCGCTGAAGGAATTATTGCGCCAATGGGTCCAATTAGGGTAATTACTGTTAATAATCCGCAAGGTCGTAATCAGATAGCAGTTCTACCACTTCTTTGTGCTGAAATACTTCAACCTCATTTGTGGTGGACTCAAGATGTGACGGTGGATGTAATTACTCACTGTGTGGGTTTTAATATGTTTGATGAACATCAATTTAAAGCGTGGCGGGCCTTGCAACAATCGGCTTCTTTACACTTTCAGGCTCCACTAGTTTGTAGCTCTGGCGGTGAGCATAATGAACTCAACCTGACTGGCCTAGTGACCGGAGATCGTGTTATAACCACGCCGGAACCATGAGGCTTGCGAGCTTGATATGAAAGTGAGGGGGTTAAGTGACTAGTCCTAGTGATGGAGCGGTTGAGTTTACAAAAAAGGAATCTTACATACTAAATACATATCATAACTGGCTGAATTTAAGGCCTGAGCCGATAAAGCCAAGTAAACCGTCAGTAGAACAATTCTGTAGCACGTGTTTTGTTGAGTTTTCACATACGTATTGGTTTGCACTTGAATTCTTGAATCGTTTATTTGAAGAAGGGGGGCTACCATAAATGTTTGATATAACAGTTTACTGGGCACAGATTGTAATTAACGGAAAGTATCACTCGTTGAAGAATCAACTCAAAACTGTTTGTGGATTAAAGTTGAAACAAGTAGTTCATAAGAGAGCCGGTGGACCGAGTGACCTTCAGTGTAAACGTTGCAAGAGAATAATTTCCGAAAATTATGACCAGTGGTTCCGTGATCACATTGAATGTGACAGGCCATAAATGTTACAAACACTTAAGGGGGGAGATGTACAATGACGGACAAGGAGAAAGTACAGCTTAAGTATGTTAAGGATTGTTTCTCAGTTGCAAAGTCTGATAGTGAACGTAGACAAATGTTTATGATGTTTGCTACGGATTTGACGTATCCTCGTTGGATAATTTGTCAGGCTATGAAGGAGCTTTGTATAAACAACGATATGAGTTTGTCTAGTCCTCAATGTGAGACAACCTACAAACCAGATAAAAAGGGTAAGGAATATGAAATTAAATTGTAATCGTGTAAAAGTTGAACCTGTGATAAAGTTTGGAAGCTACACCGACGAATACTTCAACAATACCAAACGAATTTTGGAGTGGGATCATCATCGTCCCATTGTCAGGATTCAGATTTTCCAGAAGAATAATAACGCATGCTTGTGTGGCATTGATGAGTCAATTCATATAATGAAACAAATTTTAAACACAAGTTTTGAAAAGCTTACGATTAGGTCTTTACGTGATGGCGATATTATAAACGCTTGGGAAACGGTAATGTTAATTGAGGGCGATTATTCACTGTTTGCACATCTTGAGACTGTATACTTGGGCACTTTAGCGAGAGGTACTAAGGTTGCAACTAATGTTTATAGGTGCGTGAAAGCTGCGAAGGGTAAACCAATTCTTTTCTTTCCTGCCAGATTTGATAGTTATACTGTACAGCCTAAAGATGGGTACTCTTATTCTGTTGGCAGAGAAGCTGCTGGTCTGCCATTATGCGGAGGCGTGTCGACTGACGCCCAAGGTTGGTGGTGGGGAGAAAAAGGCATTGGAACGATGCCTCATGGATTAATTGCTGCCTATGGCGGAGATACAGTAACGGCTACACTTAAGTTTTGTCAATTTATTGATCCAATGGTAAAGAGAGTTGTGCTTGTTGATTTTGACAACGATTCCGTAAAGACATCTTTGGATGTTGCAAATGCAATGTGGTTAAAATATCAGGAAACAAGAGATCCACGATACAAACTGTTTGGTGTAAGACTAGATACATCTGGAACGATGGTGGATAAGTCGGTGTTGGATTCTATAGATGATGAAGGTACATTTGTGCCGCATAATTTACATGAAATAACTGGAGTCAACCCACAATTGGTAAAAAATGTTTTTTTAGCATTACGAAACAGGTCTTTGGACTTTAAGGTAGGGAGCGTAGGACGTCAATTCTTTAGTGATATTAAGATTGTAGTTAGTGGCGGATTTACGCCGGAGAAGATTTCCAAATTTGAAAGGTTAGATTTGCCGGTTTATGCTTATGGTGTTGGCTCGTCTATGTTTGATGGCAAGTTTGACTTTACCGCGGATATTGTTCAAAGGTCACTTGGAATGTGGATTAATTGTGCCAAGAAGGGAAGGAAGTATAACTTTAACACAATAAGGCTTAAAAGGGTTATATAGTATGTTAAGAAATACTGTTATGTGTGATTCGGATTAAGGAGGGAAAGATGAAGATTTTTCTTACTGAGAAAAAATTTCAAGAACATAATAAAGCGGTTGCTAGGATTGCAATGAGTACGTTTTTCCAACGTTTATTTTCTAGAGGAGTCGGTAGTTTGTACCATTTGAAAAGTAGCGATGGTTCGGTTTCTGCGGAGTCGATGGAGGAACTTAGACAAGAGGTTTGGAATGATATAAATTCGTGGTGGTAGGTTGTTTAGATGTATACTCGACTGAGTAAGGAGTAAAGTTTATGACATACCAAGATAAAAGAGTACAAAGTATTATTGACCTTTGTAAAAAAAGTAGTAACCTGGAATTTATTATAAAAGTACCTCTTCCGACTTGGATTGCAGATCCAAAATACATACAAGTTTGGACGAATGAAGTGTCCAAATTGGTATACTATGCACAGGAATTACTAAATCTACCTACTTTAGTAAGGACTTTTCCACAAGACAAAGAACTTAATAACTTATACAACGAGGTTGTTGAACTTATCCAAAGAATAGCACAAATACATGATTTCCTTGTAAGGAAGAAACTCGAAGAGTCTAAATTCTTACAAAGAGACATCGAAAAGATCATGCACGAAACGCAAGAAGTAAATTTACCAAAATTAAAGGGGTAAAGTTATGGATGTTCAATCCATTTCCATTGTTCCTGCAGTTCAAGGGTGTAATGCCAAGTGTAAATATTGCATTTCCGCGATGTCACAGACTCCAAAGTCTGGTAGGAACGACTTAGACTTTGCTAAGTTACGAAACTCGTTGATGTGGGCAAGGGCTGGCAATGCACAAACCGCAATTCTCACTAGTAAAGGCGAAACTCTCTTGGGAGTTGATTGGGTTTATTTGAGTAATATTTTACTCGAGTGTTCCTTAGTTGGATTCGGGCAACGAGATTTACATAGCAACATGTCTTTGGTTCTGGATAGACAGGATGAATTTTTGGAATGGCTTATAAAGCCGAGGTATGGCTTAACAAACGTTACAATAACAGTTGCTTCGTTAGATTTTGAACTCAATTATGAATTGATGGGAATTCATCTAGATTATACACAATTGTTTAAGTTTTTAAAAGAGAAAGCGGATGTAACTGTCCGACTTTCGTGCGTGATGAATAAACAAGGCGTTTATAATGAAACAACAATAATCAACTATATTAAGCGTGCAATTTCACTTGGAGTGGATTCAATTGTCTTTAGGGAATTGTGGATACCTGAAAATTCGAAAGAGAACTCGGTAACTCAATGGAGTCGAGACAACTTTGTTGATATTCAAGTTGCTAGAGATGCTTTAGAATGGTTAGTTTTACACAAGAAGGCCAGAAGTATTATTTGGCTACCTTGGGGCGAAGTGGTCTATGACGTTTTCAACAGTGGATTGCAAGTTACCGTTGCAACATGTGTTGTAAATGAGTACAAAGATGGCTTCAAGAGCGTTATACATTTACCAGATGGACACTTGTATACGAGTTGGAGTAGTAAGGCGTCTAGGATTATGTAAAAGGGGGATGTTATGGTTTCAACACATGATGTTCTTTGTTGTAACTGTAGAAAAGCTTTAGCTTGGTGGAGTGGATTAGGACACAACATTCAACATGAAGAAGAGTGGGGGTGTAATAACGCTCGTATAAGAAGAAAGGTTGCACCAAGCACAGTTTCTAAATTGACAAAAGCTGGGAAACGAGTCTATTTGAAATATGACTACTACAGTTGCTATATTTCTAACGATTCGGCCTACTGTAGGAAATGTGCTTATAAGTTAAAGTTTAAGTGCAAGAATTGTAAAACAGGTAGAATTATATTGAAAAGAAGACGGTAAGGAGGTAGATAATGATAGATTCCATAGCATATAAGAAAGCAATTAAAGCCATTAATGAAGTACATACAGATACCTCTGTCCCATTGGAGACAACATTTGATATGTTAAAAGGGTTACGAGATGAGCTTGAATTACTAATGGAGTGTGTTGAAACAGATCTAGCAAGAAGGGAGGGATGAATAAACGAGTAAAGATTAAAAAGTAAGGAGATTGAGATGATTTACGTTAGTTTGTATTTGTTTAGGACGGCAGGCGCAGAACTTGATAAATGGTGGAATAATTATAAAGAACAAAACGCAAAGCCAATTGTTTTCTGTGAGGCTCTTAAAGAGCTTGGCGAAGAGTTAAAGCGACGACTTGAACATGTTGCTGACTCGGTTGGTAAATTGATGAATGACGGTTGGGAATGTGAGTTAGGTCAGGGTCAGATAAGATGTCGGAAAGATGGAATTAATTCAAAGAGTGATGCTTACCACAGAATAACTACATTAGATTTACCTTCGGAATGTGTAGGAATACACGCTGTTGAAGAACAACTTGAAGTTGAAGAACAACAAACGGACGTCAGTGACGTCGGTTGTTAAGGAGGTCGAGATATCATGACTGAAGAACTTGGGGATTGTGCCTTTTGTGGCTCGGCTAATGTTCCTATTGCTGACACTATTGAAGAAAATGGAGTTGTAATGAAGTATTGCTTCTACTGTGACTTATCTACAGTTACCCATTCTGTATCAAATGTTAAACAAGTTTTACCGCAGATGTTTAACATTCTCGAAAAGAGGCTTCGAAAGGTAATCAAGGAGACGAAATAATATGAAGAAGGTGGTCTTAGTTCTTACAGGCACGTATAAGCAGTTTAAGTATTATTGCCAGGTCAACAACATTGATCCTCGTAATGCACGTTACTGTTGTCTTCCAGAACATATTATGTGCTACAGACCGGAAGATGTTGAGTTGGTAATGACAGGAGAATTTTGGCTAAATCCGTTAGTTGACAGTCCAATATGTAACGATTTTGAAAGACGTTACAAATTGGCATCAAAAAAAGATCCTCGCCCGTGATATTAGGAGGTGATAGTACGTGAAAAACACAATTGCTGTTTTCTGTTTAGTAGTGGGATTAGTGTTTGGATATTATGAAGGTCATACCTCTGCTTGTTCTGATAAGGTTCCATTGGAAAGTAGTGTGTTAAGTGCGGGAAAATGTCCAAAAGTCGGCATAAAGATTTTTTCTCGGAACACATCGATTCCAGTATGCGGCGATGTAAATAATCTCACACGCGATGCAAATGCTTTTATTAAGTCGCACGTAGTAATTTTAATTAAGCCCGTCTACTTCACCGGTCAAATTCGATATATCGAGATTTGGTATTGTTTACCGGGAGAGGCCAATCAAACAAAGTAGTCACAAGCTGGATTAACGAAGCTTTAATACGAGGAGAAAATTATCATGCTACTTGAAATTGGGTATCCAGAATTGTCATTCCTTAGGAAAATTGCGACTAGTTTTCAGCTTAACCTGTGGATTAAAGAGTTCCGTATTCATAAAAATGTTTCTACAGATGATGCATTTCATAGTTTTCTGCAAATTATGGTTGATTTGCCATTGGAACAATTTAAACTTGGAAAAGCATTTACCGACGACCGGACCTGTTGTGCGGTTCTCCTTGATAAGTTTGATAAATTGGAACAACAACTACAGGATAACATAACAAAAACTGTTGCTGAAGAGTCCAAATTTGCTCTTCCGGATTTGCAACATGGAATGTACATTCAAATTGTGAAAGGGTTATCGACTTCCCAGAAGGCGGGTGCTATCAGGTTAGTATTAAATGTTTCAGAACGCGGCGATTTTACGTTAAATGATCCTGTCAACGGCAAACAGACGTTCGGTTTTGCATATCGAGCACATATTAAAATTTTAGAACATTGGCCTCAAGAGAAAGATAACCTTGAGGAAATTCTTAAAAATGAGGGGGAAGTGAATTGAAAAAAGCTATTGTGCTATTTTCAGGCGGATTGGATTCACTGGCCGTGTTGACTTGGCTTGCTCGTTGCAATCAGACTCTTGGATTAATTAAACCACAGCCAATATACGTTAGGTGGAAAGGTGAAGGCTATTGTGTACGCGAAGTTCGAACCGTTATGAACTTATGGAATAAGTGCACTAAGGAAGGTTTTGATATTCCGAAACCGCTTATTTTTTCAGATCGGAAATACATGATGACGCGAGATATGCTACCTAAAAGGAATCAGTATATGATTGATTGGACATTGGAACGGTTCCCGGGTGCTGACATTGGAATGGGCGAGTATAAAGGTGGTGGGCCAGAAACTTGGGTAAATTGGTGGTCGGTGTCAACAAAAGACAGCAATACTGAAGAGTTACAGAACTACATTCATGGGAAAGATCCTCAGTGCAAACTTTGGACGTTGGATGACATTGGAAATGCAACCATAAAGTGTGATCGTGTTAAACTGTGTCATGACCAAGTTGGCGATTTGATATATGAAACGAACAGCTGTTTTTACTATGATAGAGGTACAATAAAGGGTAGAAGTATTCCATATAAGTTACATTGTGGCCAATGTTATTTATGTGTTGAGCGCAACGTTGCAATGTTGTCTGCGCTTGGGGAAGATAAAACGACTTATGATAAAGATCCACGGGAAAGTCCACTTTTCCCTGAATATTGTGTTCAAATGCGGTACATGCCAGGACTTATCTGGGTTTTCAAGAATAGACCTAACCTTCTTCGTATTCCATTTGCACAGTTGGTTAGCTTGTTTGATAGGGATAGTAAATACGAAGGCTTGAACTCTTTTGATGAGAAAAGGTTTAAGGAATTTATGAACTTTTGTATTGATGGACTGCGAGCTGGTTTGAGAAAGTTTGATTCAGCACATTTCCTTAAGGATGACATGTTTGAATTTGGATCGGAGGAGTTGCGAGATCATGTGTGTTACACCTACTTCTTCTGGCTAAAGTGGGAAGCGTATAAAAAGGGGGTAATTAGTTTGAACGAACTGAAGGAGGCGTACAATGCGAAGGCGAAGGAGCCAAACTTTTAAGGATAAATTTGAGGAACTTTATGGTCCCGGCGCTATGCAACAGTTTATGCGGATGTATCACGATCCACTGTGTTCTAAGGCAGATATTGGTAGATACTTTGGTTTTACAAGGGAGTACGCTCGACAAGTTATTGATAAGTTAGGTTTAAGTCAGAAACGCGAAAGAGTAGTAAATAGGTGTAAGACTTTCTCGTGGGGCAAGTGTTGGTTTTCACGTGCAAAGGAGGAATTTACACAACTTCTAAAAAGGAAAGGATTTGTGGTTACGAGAGTCTCGCGTGGTAGCTACATTCGTGTTAATGATAAAATTGTAAGACTTTTGGCTTCAAAGGTACAATTAGATCCTAGAGGTTACAAATTTTGTCCGTATGTCGCGCGGTATGACAGTAACATTACCATTTTTATTTTACAAGATAAAAGTTTGACTCTGAATGTTATTGTGCCTACGTATTTGCTTCCAGTTGGCAAACGGGATAGACGAACGTCGTTATTGTATCCAATAACACCTCGGAATAAATGGTATAGGTATATTAACAAATTTGATTTACTTTAACCTAATAAGTGTGTGAGGATTTTATATGTTAAATCCAAATAGGACAATTTGTGAAGTTTGTTGTGCCGATTGGAGTGAAGGCGGCTTAATTTTTGACTTTACTGCAAAACATTGGTTTTGTCCGGATTGTCTAAACTCACTTTATAGCCTCTACTGGAAAGCCATCGCTGGTAAGGAGATGTGCTACAATGAGCGAGTGGAAACTTGGATTAATTTAGTTGAATGGACCATGAAGGCACGTAAAAAGATACACTAATATTATTTATGTCAACTCAACTACAAAAAATAATAAAAATTGTGATAACTCACTTCTCGTAGGAGGTGTGTCTATGTCGGAAATTCAGAATCATACTGAAGAGAGTAGTGCCACAGTAGAGGGACACGTGAATAGGCGTATTGATAAATCTGTTGTTTCTGTTCCGGAACGTGAAGATTTTGTGAAACGGTTTCTTAATGGTGAACATCCTCGTAGATTTCATGGTCGGTATTCGGTGTTTACAGTATTTAGGATAATTGCTTACGATCTCCGAAGGATTATACTAAGCGTAAGTAGTAAGATCGATGCCGGAGAAATGAAGTCTATCTTTCATGAATTAAAGAAGTTTGGCTGTAAGCCCACTGAGTTATTTGACGCTTTGGCGGTTCCAGATGTTCGTAATCATCGATATTTGGATTGTAAGCATTATAATTTATGTTTGAGTTGGGTTGCATTGGAAACCAGCTTTGTTTCCTTTACATGCTCACAGTGTCCACATTTCAAAAAAAAGAAGTCTTGGGGAGGTTAATAAATGAAAATTTATGAGTGTGTAAAATGTTTGCAATTACATTCTGAGCCAGTTCAAACTTGTAAAAAATGTGGTCATACCGAAATTGAACCTCGAGATGTTAATTTCAAGTCGTTTTTGATGAGTCTTTCCTTGTTGGCATTTTTTGTTCTTGGGGTGTACACAGCTGTTAAATGGGTTGCCGTAAATTACATTACGCACATTAAGTTTTAATTGGGAGAAATATTATGACTGGAAAAAAGATCGAAATAAAATTCCAAGATATGTTTGCTAATCAAATTGACAAGATTATTTACTTTTTCCACGATTTGGGTTTGGATTTTGAGAATTGCTATCCACAACCTGATGGTATAATCAGTCCGGATTGTTATATTAAACACCCACAACTTTTTATTGAATATTTTGGCGGATTTGACATTCCTGGATACTTTAAATATTTTGTTGACGCGGTAAACAGTTACCGTTCTCATAAGATAGAGTATTTAGGTTTGTATGAAGAAGATTTGAATGATTTGCCACAAGCTTGGTTTGAAAGAACGGTTCCAGTAAGGCTTGCTGAAGATGTGTTCCGGTCCGTTTGTGGCGAAGGACATGAGGTGGGAACCCCTGCTACATTTATTAGATTTTCGGGGTGTAACCTCCAGTGTCCATATTGCGACACAAAGTATAGTTGGGGAAAAGGTCAGAATTGGTCGATTCGTCGGTTACTTGATGAAGTTCATTGTGTTAACGCACATGATGAATATAGTCCGTTAAGAAATAGTGTGATTTTCCTTACTGGCGGTGAGGTGCTACATCAACCTTCAGCCGCTAAGTATTTGATAAATATGTTACGTCGATTTGGTTGCCAAATAATGCTACAAACCAATGGCACAATTTGGAACCCTGAGGTGTTTGACTTGGTGAATGGCTTGATTTCCGTAGATATAAAAGGACCGAGTTCAAAGGTTAAAAACAATTTGGACGTTCCCATGAAGATTTACAAACGTTTCTGGCTAGACCAAAGACAGCATTTCTTTGATCCACAACATCCTCGGCCTTTCGTTCAGTTCAAGTTACTTCTGGACGGCATTGAAGATCTAGAGTTTGCAAAGTATGTAGTAGAAAAAATGTCAACCGCAGCCTTTGTTTTGTCTCCAGTGTCTCCGGTCCCGTTTGATGTTAATGAATACCTTAAACGATTGAGTAACGTTGCGGATATTTTGATGTCTAACTTTTGGAAAGGTAAGGACGTCATCCTTGGTACTCAGATACACAAATTTGTTCAAATGAGGTGAAGGGTATGGGCTCAATTGGTTGGTATATACTGATAGTAATTTTTATTTGGATTGGACAAAGTAAGGTTAATAAGAAGAAAGGGTAGTTATGGACAGATGGAAAGATTGTAGTCTATGTGACAGTAGAAATTCTAGCTTTTGTTCTCGTGCAGTTCAACTCGGCTTCTGTCCATACCATAAAGATTGTATTCTTAGAGGATACCGTGGTAGTAAAGCACATGGAACCTACGTGCCAAGTCATATTGATGATATTGACATTATAGGCGTTTCTGTTTCTCCAAAAGATTACTATCTTGGATTAAAGAAGTTTGAGAGTTATGACTGTTTCGAAGGAAGTATCGATTTGGTTGTATACGACATTAAGAAATATATACGGTTGTTGCTTAAGGGAAATCCTAATGTGCTTGGTTTATTATGGCTTAGTCCAAACCATTACATCCTAAAAACTGATTTGGGAAACCGACTTATCGAAAACCGTGATATGTTCATATCTAAACAATGTTATAAGTCTTTTACTGGCTATGCTTACGGACAGTTACGACGGATGACACATTTCAGATTTGAAGGCTACATGGGACAAAAGAGGAAAGAGTTGGTTGAGAAGTTTGGCTATGACTGTAAGAATGCTGGCCACTTGATTAGGTTACTCAAGATGGGAATAGAACTATTGATTACAGGTGAACTCAATGTGCTGAGACACGATAGACAACAGTTAATTGCTATTAAACGAGGGGAATGGCCACTTGAAAAGGTGCAAGATGAAGCACAACATTTATTCAAGTTAGCCGAAGAAGCATTTGTAAGGAGCAAGTTACCTGCAAAGCCAAATTTTAATAAGGCAAACGAGTTGTGCACAAGTATCATTAAGGACTTCTGGAAGGAGCGGGCATAGTGGCAAAGAGGATGACACATAAAGAGATTGTTAAATACGTTGAAGGCTTGGTTTGTCCTGTCTATCTCGTAGGTGGTTCCGTTAGGGATGAGCTGATGGGTGTTGATCCGAAGGATTACGATTTCACTACACCTCTGCCTCCGGATGAAATTGAAAACCGTATTAGAAAGGCTCAAAGAAGGCCATATTTAGTTGGCAAGAAATTTGGAACTTTGGGAGTGAAGGTAGATGGAAGGATGGTGGAAATAACTACGTTCCGAAAAGAGAAGTATATTACTGGATCTCGTAAACCTCAAGTTGAATTTGTTAATAATATCACGGCTGACCTTAGTAGAAGAGATTTCACTATGAACGCAATTGCTAAAAGAGGTAATAGGTATATAGACCCCTTTGGTGGTAGTCGAGATATTGAAAAGCAATTAATTCGTGCTGTAGGTAATCCCACGTCTCGTTTTCGCGAGGATCCATTGAGACTGTTAAGAGCTGCACGTTTTGCTTCACAACTTGGCTTTCATGTTGATGCTAAGACGGAAGATTGTGCAAAAAAAGTGAATTATAAGATATTGGGTGTTAGTAAGGAACGTTGGGTTGGAGAAATTGACAAATTGTTACTGAGTTATAAACCTTCAAGAGGATTAAGTTTCTTGGATAGAACTGAAGTACTCAATTATATTTTACCTGAACTCTCAGTTCAAGTAGATTACGATCAGAATAACAAATGGCACAACCGTGATTTATGGGAACATACTTTAACTGCGCTTGATGCTTATTCTTCAGTATGCGATTCGTTGGATATTGAGGTAGCGTGGGCTTTATTGCTCCATGACATTGCAAAACCGTTTGTGCGGGTTCATAAACTTGATAGAAGTACCTACGTGCATCACGAAGCTCTTGGAAAGGAGTTTGTACTTAAACTGGGAACTTATCTAAGGTGGTCAAACAAGCGTATAAAAAGTGTTTCGGATCTCGTTTTAAATCATCTGATGGATGATTCCGTTTTGAGGAAATATGACAACTTTGCAAAATAAAGTTTAGAGGTAAATATATGAATCGAAGTTGGCTTATAGAGGAAGCATTGTTGATAGTGGTTTTAGGTTTTATTGTGTTTTTTGCTTACGGTTTTGATGTTCATAAACAGAACCAGTTGGCACAGGCAAGTTCAGTACAGTTTTATCCTGACACGTTACCATGTGATGCAAAAATTATTAAGAATCTTGGAAATGGTTGGGTATACTTTGAGTTATATGGAAGGACATTTTTGTTTCATGAGGATGTAGATGGACATGAGGCTTGTGCGGAAATAAGCAAAGAAGTATATTAAAACTGGTAAGGAGGATTAAAATGGATGTGTGGGGCTGGGAATATGGAATAGTGGTTAAATCTCCAGAAGGATATCGATTGGTTACAAGTGAAAGGAAAGAAATATCGGTTGTTGTTCAAGACTTTACAGGCTATTCCGATGTTAAACCATTATTGTCCTATTTGTCACGTTATGGTTGGGAATGTTTTTCTGTTATAATTGATGACTTAATAATAGCGAATGTTAACCAAAAAATTTACTATGTGAAAAGAAAGATTGCATTGGAGGAAATTCCAAAATGATAATTGCACACATTGCTGATGCCCATCTCGGTTTCCGGGCTTATGGTAAGTATACCCAACAAATGAATGCAAGAGAGGCCGATTTCTACCGGACTTTCATCCAGACGGTGAAGGAAATTCGTCAATGTCATCCAGACCTTATGTTAATTGCTGGCGATCTCTACGACAAACGTAAGCCACCGAATCTTGCACAAATTGTTGCCGGCAAGTTGAAACAGCTCAACATTCCAATTGTTGTAATACCTGGGAACCATGATGATGCTAGTCCATTTGATAAGTCGCCGGTGGAAGTGTTGGCAGGTGAAAATATTACTGTAGTAACTGAGTCTCAACGTATAAAAGTTAATACCAGTAAGGGTCCGGTGTCAATTATATGCGTTCCATATGGTAAACCAATTCCGCCAGGAAATGCTGACATCTTACTTATACACTGTGCAACTTCGGGTGTTGAGGAGTTTAAGCATGTTGACAGTATTCATAAGATTGATCAGGATCGATATAAATATATTGCTGGTGGACATTTACATAGGCACTTTGTGAAAGGGAAATTGGTTTATCCTGGTTCGCTAGAACGGCGTAACTTTTCGGAGGAAGGATTTGTGGGCGGTTACGTAATGATTCATGATTGGAAGCCAACTTTTTATCCCGTTCGTTCTAGGGAATTATTGACAGTTAGGAACATTAAAGACTTGCCACAGAAATTAGATGGGAAGATTATTAGACTTCTTGGCTCGTTTGAGTTTGATTTAGATATTGGCACATTAAAAAAGAGGGCTTTTCATGTAATTTGTGATACCGAAAGTGAGGAAATGCTTGTGGAAGAAGCTCAAGTTACTCATGGAACATTACTAGAACGATATGCAACTTGGTGTCAGGAAGCTGGCAAAGTCGAATTTTTGGAGCCCGGCGCTGCCATGTTAAAGGAAGAATTAGAGAAAATTTAATTTACGGGATGGAATAGCTATGATTAAATATTTGAAAACGACAAACTTTGGACTTCCGGGGATCCGAGAGTTTAATTTGAAACCTGGATTGATTTTTATATACGGGCCCAATGGGAGTGGTAAATCGAATATAACGGAAGCAATTCACTTTTTACTTGCAGGCACAACTGCACTACGTTCAAGTAAGGATAATTACGCAAAGGATTTGGAAGTACGAATGATTGGCGACATCTTTGGACATCCTTTTGATGCAACAAGGGGTTTGAGTAAAGCTCATGCAACGATTGGCGGAGAAGAAGTTAAAGGATTAGCGCAAGTTACAAAGACATTTATGAAGTTCCTTGTTGATGAAAAGCTCTTTCATCACACATTTTTGTGCAAACAGAAGGAATGCGATCTACTTGCAAAGGCAACCGAAGGCATGAGGAAACAAGTTTTGTCAAAACTGTTGGGTGTGGATATTGTTGACCGGTGTACTCAAAAGTTAAGGCTGTTAAGAGGCTCACCGCCAGATATGGGGGGGTCGTTGTCACAGAAGCGTTCCGAATTGGAAGGTTTGAAACATCTTATTGCTGGTTTTACAGTAGAGGACGCACTTACAGCTGAAGACGCTCGGAGGAAACTAAAACGTGCCGAGTTGTATAAAGAATGGCTTGGCCGAAAGGATGAATTGAATACTTCTGCAACAAAGTTGACAAAGACGGTAAATATGTTGTCAGGCCTAGAAGGTTTGTTAAAACTTACGTTAAGACTTGGCTGTAAGGTTTGTCCCGTGTGTTTGAACAAAGATATAAGTAGGCAAAAGATTGAGGAGAAACTGGTACTACTCAGTCAAAAATGTGCTGAATATCAAAGGAAGGTTTATAATATTAATACTGTGTTGTCTTCAATTCCTAATGAGGATATAGCTACATTAAAAAGGTTAGCACAATCAACTACGGATAAAATGTTTGAGGACATTAAGAAAGCTTCGTCACTCGAAACTGAAATAAAGTACTTACTTTCCGAAATTGAACAGTGGACGGAACGTAAGAGACAGTCGGATTTACGTGTTGCTTTGACAGAGTTTAGGAGTTGGTTACTGTATGGCTACTCGAAGTACATTTCACAATCTGCAACGGAGGTACTCCTTTCATATACAAACTTTGGAAGGCTAGAACTTACTAATGATTTTGAACTCATTGTTGGCGGTAGACCGCTTGATACGTATTCTGGCGGTCAAATTGATTTAATTGCAACATTGCTACGCGTTGTAATTTCACGGGTACTTGCAAGGTTACACTTTGGGGGTAAGGATTTTACATTGGTGCTAGATAGCGCTTTTGATTCATTAGATGATAAAAACTTTGACCTTGCTACTTCTGCTTTGGCAGATCGTGTTAGGGATTTTAGTCAGGTAATACTTACAAGTCATCATCAACTGTCACTTCCATGTGAACAAGTAATTGAATTGAAGGAGGTTTAAATGATAAAGGAGAGAGATTTCAAAAGTCAGTTAGTTGATTTAACGAAGGATACATCAAACCATTCAATGTCTTTTACCTACTTTAAGGCCGAAATTACCATTGCTTGTTATGCAATTACAAAGATGATTAACAAACATTGTATTGTGTGTGGCGACGTCAGGAAGCCCACTGATCCTCCGTCTTCAACATCGATTCAAACCGGTTTGAATGAAAGGACAAAGGTTTTTCAGGACATCCTAGCAGTCTTTAAGCCGGGTGTGCTGACTGCTATTTATGACGCCAGATATAACACATATCATGTTGAACTTATGGGCAAAACTGCTCATGACTTGGAGGCATTAGAACGCTGGTATGTCGATGCGTTTAAAGAATCTAACTTCTACAAAGGTAAGTGTTTAAAGGTTGGTCCAGGACTCACATTCCAATTTGCAAAAACGCCAAATGAGACGTTAGCAGGGGTAATTTTGAAGCCAAAGTTGAAGGAAGAATTTAAGTTAAATGTAATGGACTTTCTAATGGAACCTCGATTGCACAACGTTGTAAAGAAACGGAGCGTCTTACTGCATGGAGATCCCGGGTTAGGAAAGACTTCATTAGTCTCAGCTGCTTTTAACATGCTTACAAGTAACAATATAACATGTATTTACATTAGCGACGAAAGCTGTTTTCGTGGTAAAGAAGCTTCCGTGGATCAATTGTTTACATTTGTAAATCAATATTTAACTCCGGCGTTAATTGTACTTGAAGACATTGATTTAATTGCTTACGATAGGCGTGTTGGTATATCCGAAACAATTGGCCCGTTACTATCTTCGTTGAGTGGCATTGAGCCTTACGAGCTGCCGATTGTAATCGTAGCAACAACAAACAGGTTTGACGTCCTTGATAAAGCAATTGTAAGACCTTGTAGATTTGATAGACGGTTACGGTTTGAATATCCTACAAAAGAGGAATTGAATCAACTTTTCAAGAAGTTTGTTGGCGTTGAAATGCCTTCGAATGCGAAGGATTTAACTCAATTGACTGGAGCTCATGTAAGTGAAATTGCTGATACCGCTAAGTTGTTGGCTGCGAAACATAATTCTAATGGTATAACAAAGTATGTTGAATCAGCAGTTGAGATTGTTAAAGAAAACTTTCATATCTTCAAGCCATCAATTGGCTTTAATAAAGGTGTTGAAGAATCCACAGAAATAGATTCACCCAAAGAAATGTGCAGTGAAAACTCTAGTGACCCATTCCTCGCAAAACGATAATTTAGTGGGGTGATGATATGGAAAAGCGTAAACTAAAAGATATAGTTCCGAATGTAAAAGTTACAACAGGGAAGATATTGGTAGAAGCTTGTAAATATGTGTTTGACCAATGTGGCGAATGTCCGTTGAGTTTACATGACTATTTCACTGGACGATGTGAGTCAGAAGATTGTTCTGCACCATGGAAGTGTTGGCGTGAGTATCTTGAAAATCAATTCAAGATACGAATGATACGTGAATTAAGAAAATAGATTTGATAATATTTGGAGGGGTGAAGCATGAAATTTCATAACTCGTTAGGTACTAAGGACAGAGTGATTTTTGATTTGGAGATTAAGAAGCCCATTGAGGAGTGTTCGCGAGGCTGGCAATCACATGATGAGATGGGAATATCTTGTGCTGTAATATACGAGCTTGCATTTGATCGTTTTATAGTATTTGATGAACATACATTAGATGGATTACAAAACCGACTTAATTCTGCTGATGTAATTATTGGATTTAATCATATTCATTTTGATTATAACGTGATGAAACACTCGGGATATCCAATTATAAGTCGTACCACTAATCCGGATATTGGCCCTGTTGATTTTGATATTCTCAGGCAAACTTGGTTAGCAGCAGGTCTTGGGGTTGAATATGTACATAAAACTCATGGCGGTTTTGGCTTGGATGCTTGCGTGAAAGGCACCTTAAACAAGTCTGGAAAGACTGGTCATGGAGCTGATGCTCCATTGCTGTGGCGTGCTGGCAGGTGGGGTGAGTTAGTTTCTTATTGTATCAATGACGTTAAGTTGACTAGGGATTTATATTTGTTCATATTCGAACATAAATATATAATTGTCCCTGGAAAAGGGTTATTTCGTTTTTCACAAGTGCCATGAGTAAACAAAGGAAAAAGAAGATACGGATTGAAATTAATCTTGATGATGTTAAGATACGCATTCCAGTCGGGAGGCCAACACAGGTTCATGTTGTTAAAAAAAAGAAATACAACAGGAAACGTGACCGGGAAAAGTTAAAGTCAATTATTAAAGAAACTGGGTGAAGGATTTGTGAAAAGAACTTATAGACATAAAGAGAGGTCTTGGTACTCTAGAATTTTTAAGTTCACGCCGAGATGTTTTGGAAGATGGAAGTCTGTAGCCGCGTGTTTTATTTGTGATTCAAACCTTGCTTGCTTGTGTGAGTCAGAGCCTTCAATGTTCAAGAAGTATAATGTTGAACATCTGGCGTCACTTCAACTTATGTTGATACCTAACATAACCTGGGAACCAATAAGACGATGGCGGGATAGTAAATGGGACTTTGGTAGCTACTGGGCAAGTAGGCATGAAGTTGGATTTCTTAGACGTTCAAGTGTTGGCTTTAATATTAAGAAGCAGCCTAGGGTGTTACAAGTGACTCCAAAAAAGATTGACAATGTACCAGACGGGATTTTGATTGACACGCCAGATGTTACTGTTGCGTTGATCAAGGTATATTGTTCACGAGCTGATTGTAAAGTATATCCAATTAAAGCACAATCAATTAGGTCTGAAACCGACATTGCACGGTTACCGCTTGCTGAAACCATAGAAGATAATTCCGCTTACTTTTTGCAGTATAGTCGCATGTTATCTCACAACCACGTTACATCGTGGGAAATATTTTCGGATTATCCAAGTATTTACAATAAATTCTTCCCGGATAAAATGTGGTCACGATTCATTTGGTCACAAATGAAAACCGGCAACCCTGTTAATATTGTTGCTTGTTTAAAGTCGTTATCTAACTGTTCGTTAAGAGGGATGTTTAAACATTTTCACTGTTCAATTTATGAGTTTATTCATGACTTTACTGAACAAGTGGAAAAGTTCCGTAATTGTAACTTCGGTGTTTCACCATTTGATAGTTGCAAGCGTGTTGCTGTGTTGTACTCAACTGTTATACAGAAGAAGCTTTTGAGGCATATTGATAGAATAATTGGCGGAATTGAGTTTCCAAGCACATTTGATATAAATTGGAATGAGTTTTATTTACATAAAGGTCCGCGTGTACTTGCACTTCTCAATGAGTCTGACGCGTTTGAATCTATTGTGAGTAAGGGACTTGGCACGTTCTTTCCGGTAAAAGTGCCAACCACCAAGGATATCTTATTGATAAAGGTATGACTATGGTTACATAAAAATAAATTGATTCAATTTTAAAGGAGATGTACAATGATGCATCATAAATGTGCCACTTGTCCAGAATTTATAACCTCTTGTAAAGGTGCTAAAGAGAAATATAAAGGTAATTTATTGGTTGATTATTATAAATTACCTTGTGAAAAGAGAGTATTTGAGGTTCCAATGCTAAACAAGTTATTGTGCAGGTTAAAGCTTCATAAATGGAAATACTATCACAATTACATGTTTAATGCAATCTATCGAAAATGTACAAGAAAGGGTTGTAAGGCAAAGCAAAAAAGGTGGCTAGATGCGGGATGGAAAACCAAGGAATGGGAAATAAAAAAGTTTGGACATGTGGTTGGTTTTCATTGGTAAGGAGACAAGACTATGGCAATAGATATAATTAGTAGTAGTGAAACATTCCGTACTTTGCCATTTCCGAAACTGGTCAAGAGGATAAGGGAAGATGTACTTACTATGTTGTGTGTTGCAGGCTCTGGACACACGGGCGGCGCATTATCCTGTGTAGAAATACTAGCTACACTCTTCTGTCATGTAATGAGTTTACCTCCGTTGTCTGCAACTGATGTAAATGTTCCGCACGATTATTTTATATTATCGAAGGGTCATGGTTGTCCAACGCTTTATTCTATCCTTGCTAGATTAGGTTATTTTCCAATTAAGGATTTGTTAGAGTTAAGGACAATTTTTGGCCAGCTTCAAGGGCATCCAAGGAGGAAGTTTACTCCAGGTATTGAAGTTTCTACTGGCTCACTTGGACAAGGGCTATCAGTTGGCGTTGGAATTGCACTAGGACTTAAACTCAATCAGGATCCGAACAGAGTGTTTGTAGTAACTGGTGATGGCGAGTTACAGTCTGGACAAATTTGGGAGGCCGCTATGTGTGCGAGTCACTATGAACTTGATAATCTTGTTGTTATTGTGGATAATAACGACCTCCAGATAGACGGGCGTATTACTGATGTTATGAATATCTATCCACTTTATCTCAAGTTTCAATCCTTTGGTTGGGAAACGTTTTCAGTTGATGGACACGACTTTGTTCAGTTAAAACGCGTACTTCAATACCCACGAACTCATCACAGACCATTGTGCGTTATTGCAAAGACCGTCAAAGGTAAAGGCGTTTCTTTTATGGAAAATCGAGTAAAGTATCATGGGGTTGCACCTACGTATGCAGAGTATATTAAAGCGTTGGAGGAGTTAAATGGAAAAGCGTAATCCGCGAGATGCTTTCGGAAAGAAACTACAAGAAGTAGGTACATTAAATAAAGACGTTGTCGTGCTCGATGCTGACCTTTCATCATCAACAAAGACCCATTACTTTGCGAAGACTTTCCCGGATCGGTTTTTTAACGTTGGGGTACAAGAACAAAATATGATGTCCGTAGCTGCGGGACTTGCACTAACTGGTAAGATTGTTTTCCTGGCTACCTTTGCAATCTTTGTTTGTAGGGGATGGGAACAAATAAGACAAACAATTGCGTTGGACAACTTGAATGTAAAAATCTTTGGTAGCCATGGCGGAATAACCGTTGGACCCGACGGTGTATCACACCACGCGTTGGAAGATCTTGCATTAATGCGAGTAATACCAAATATGACCGTGATTGCTCCAATAGATAGCACCGAAATGGAACAGGTTGTTGAAACTGTTGTAGCACATCCAGGCCCGGTGTATATTAGAGGTTGTAGAATTGATATGCCAGAGATTGTTGAAAAGCGTAACCATTTTGAAATTGGGAAGGGTAGCTGTTTGCGTGACGGTAAAGATGTCACAATTGTGACAACAGGTTATTTAACTCATACATGTTTACAAGTTGCAAACTATCTTCAAATGTCTGGTGTTTCCAGTAGTATTGTTGCTATGTCAACAGTTAAACCATTGGATACTGAATTATTGTTGCATTGTGCTGGAAGTACTGGCTCGGTAGTTACCGTCGAGGATCATTCAGTAATTGGCGGTTTAGGTGATGCTGTGTCAGAATGTTTAATGGAACACAAACTTGTTTCAATGTTACGTATTGGTATTCCTGATATATTTACTCGCTCGGGTTCTCCAGAATCGTTATTAAAGAAATATAATTTAACACCGCGTAGTATTGTGGCTACTATTGAAACATTTATGCGGCACAAACCAAGGAGGTAGCGAATTGGAATTTACTGAATTTCTTACGAAGCCACGTCGTGAATTTAAAGATGTAGTTGATGTTTTTAATCCGGATCATCTCCTTTCCGGATATATGTGCACGGAGTCTGGCAAATACTATGGATCACTTTGGTTAACACATATAAACGGAATGCAATGCGAAGCTCAGTTTATAATGAGTGCGCCAAAGATGTACTATCCTCATAATAGGTTTGGCAAATTTTTCTTCCATCATACTCTTGAAGTTTCGCCTGCTTATCAAAAGTATGACGGCACAGCTATTATTTGTTACGTTTACCGTTTCAGAAGGAAAGAATATGTAACTTATAAGACTAGGATGACGCCAGTCATGCACAGTTTTGAATCTTACGACTTCGTAAAGATGTGGCGTGAAATGTTAGAACGTTATCCCGCTATTAAGCGTTTACCCAGTATGGAACGTACCGCTGTTTGTGAACTTTATGGGATAAGAAATAAACATTTAATAATTTATCCCACGCCGCTTGATACTGCATTGATATTTGGAATTGACAGGAAGTCCGAACAAATACTGCTGCCAGAATCATTCACAACGGAAGTTCCGACTGCTACAGTTTATTATCAAATTAAACCCGAGAACAACTTCGAAGACTTTTACAAGAGGATACGTGGTGAACTTGAAAATACTAATAAAACAACAGATTTTGGCATTGAAGGCTCCGAAGGTTCTGTGGTGTATGTCAAAGATCCTGAGTTGGGCTGGGTTCAATGGAAATGTAAACCCGAAAGTGTGATGGCAGTTCATGCTAAGCCAGGTTTAAATAAGCAAGACATTTTAACAACATGTTATAACGCGCTTGAAAACGTATCTGTTGAAGAACTTACCTATACATTTGTTAAGGAGCTGTTATTGGAAGAAATTACAGACCGCGAAGTTGAAGCTCGCCAGGATCTTGTATGGAAGTGTATCAACGACGTTAAATTTGAAGTAAAGTTAAGGAATGAAGTTTTACAAAAGTATAAGGAGTTTGGCGTTAAGTTAATGGAAGACAAACGACAGGTAATGAGGTATATGTCGCAGTTTTGTCCAAAGGATAAAATGCGGTATGTATATTCAATAATTTCTGCAATGGAGGGAAAGGTAAATGTGTGAACATTTTAAGAGAAGTCGAGATGAAGTTGTCGCAAAGATGTTTGAATGTGAAGAGTCTGCCAAATCTTTTGTTCCTTACAACAAGGGAGTGAACGCGGCTTTGGAGTGGATTTTAGGTTATGAGGATGAACTATCTATTATTGACCCACGCGACTTGGTAAACTTGGATTTTGATGAAGAATCATCTGATAGTGAAAATGAAGACGTGAGGTTAAGGTAAGTATACACAATAATTTCTGCAATGGAGGGAAAGGTAAATGTGTGAACAATTTAGGAGAAGTCGAGATGATGTTGTTTTGAAGATGCTTGAATGTGACGAGTCTGACAAAGTGGCCAGTCCGTACAACAAGGGCGTGAAAGCTGCATTGGAGTGGCTACTAGGTTATGAGCTTGAACTGCCAATCACTAGCTTACGTGACGAGGTATCAGATTTGATTGAAGAATCGACTGATAATGAAGATGAAGACACACATAAGTGAAGCTTTTTTAGGTTTAAACAATTGGCATGAAGGGGGTAGCGATGAGGATGACGAAGTCGAAGAAACCAATTCACTTTGAGGTAAAGTGGGAATACTACGAACCACATCATTGTAAAGTACGAATGTATTTTACAAAGGAAAACCGAGCATGGGAGTTTGCCAATGGTAAGTTTCTAAAGGATTTGGCCTATGCAACTTATGTTAGTTCCGAAGTGACCGTAACTATGGTTAAAAGTTTTGGGCCATGGCAGAAAAACCTAAAGTCAATTGAGAAAAACATTAATAAATTATTTGGTAATTTGGTAACCGTTGAATGGATTGAAGAAAAAAAGTTATAGCTCAAATAAATTTGGAGGACCTCATGACTCAGTCGATAGGCGATAGAATGAAGGAGAACTACGAAAATCGTTACAGGATTAAACTATGTCGCAGAACGCCTGTTATTATGAGACTGGATGGGAAAGCATTTCATACCCTGACACGAAGATGTGAAAAACCGTTTGATAACATCTTTTCGGATTGTATGAAAAAGACCGCAATTGCGTTGTGTAGTGAAATCCAAGGTTCAAAATGTGCATATGTCCAATCCGATGAAATTTCGATCTTGATTTCGGATTTTGATAAGTTAAATACCTCAGCTTGGTTTGATTATAACATTCAAAAGATGACTTCTATCGCAGCTAGTATTGCTTCTGTAACATTTACGAAAAATTTCTTCATTGATGGGTATGGTGTGGTTTTGCCTCCCCAATTAGCCCTGTTTGATTGTAGAGTATTTAATATCCCAAAGGAAGAAGTTTGTAACTACTTCATTTGGCGTCAGAAGGATTGGGAACGTAACAGTATACATATGTTAGCTCAGTCACACTTTTCGCATAATGAGTTAATGAATAAGAATCAGTCGGATATACACGAAATGTTATACGGTAAAGGGGTTAATTGGTCGAAGTTGTCCAACGAGTGGAAGAACGGCATCTTTGTTTACCAACACTTTGGTTGGCGTTCGTCAGCGGCTCCAGAGTTTTCAAAGTGTCGTTCGGCCATTGACGGTTATTTTGAAGGTGAAGAGAAATAGGAGGAAAGAGGATGTCAAATAAAATTAGGCTTAAAAAATTTAAAGTTCCCCTTAAGGAACTACGATGGAGATGTCCGTCCACACATTTCAAGTTCAAGGATACCTCGAACCTAGAGCCACTTAAAGAATTTATTGGCCAAGAGCGTGCATTAGATTCCATTAACTTTGGACTAGATGTTGACAGTCAGGGTTATAACCTCTTTCTAACTGGACTTACTGGAACCGGAAAGGCTACCACTATCAAGTCTTGCGTGGAAAAATTTGTTAATGATAAACGGTCGCATGGTATAAATTTTCAGCCCTGTGATTGGTGCTACGTACACAACTTTACCGATCCGGATCGGCCCCGGATTTTAAAATTATCAAAGGGGTGTGGTAAGTCCTTTAAGAATCATATGGAATGGCTTCTAAAGACTTTGCAAGTGGAAATACCCAAGGCTTTTACTAGTGAAGAAGTCCAGAACCGTAAGCAGGAAATTTTGGAAGCTAAACAGAAGGAATATCGCGAAGTACTGCACGTTTTAGATATGGAAGCAAAGAAGGATGGCTTAATGGTTGAACTTTCGATGTCTGGCTCAACAGTAGTTCCTTTGGCTGACGGCAAGCCTTTATCCAGAGAGGATTTCTTAAGCCTAAAGGATGAAGAAAGGGAAGCCATTGAAACAAAGCGAAGGCTGATGATGAAAAAGGTTGATGCAACCGCTAGACTAGTAAGCGGTCTCGAAAAAGAGGCGGACATTAAGTTGAACAAGATGGGCAAAAGAGTGGCCGAATTTGTAATAACTGGACCTTTTACTGAATTGTTTGAAGTCTATGGCGAATATCTGGAAGTGAGAAATTTCTTAAACGAGGTTAAAGAATTTGTACTCACAAAATTGCAACTATTTTTCAAGCCAACAAAAAACAGTTCACAAGAAGTTACCTTTCCAATACAAACAGATCCGTTTATTGTCTTCAAGGTGAATGTGCTTGTAGATAATAGTTGTTCTCAAGGGCCACCAATAGTTATTGAATCTAATCCCAGTTGGTTTAATATGTTTGGCAAAATTGAAAGGAAGGCTGTAATGGGCGCTTATATAAGTGATCACACAATGATTAAACCAGGATCCCTTCAATTGGCCAACGGTGGGTACTTAATTCTTAACGTACGCGATGTTTTGTTTAGTCCTGGAGTTTGGGATGGACTTAAGAGGGCTATCAAAACAAAGGAAGTTAGACTTGAAGACCCTCTTGAACAATTTGGTTTCCTTGTTCCACAAGGGATCAGACCGCAGCCCGTGCCTTTAAACGTCAAAATAGTAATGACCGGGGAGGAGCGTATCTATCAACTCCTGGCGTTGTATGAAGAAGATTTCTGGGAAATGTTTAAGGTAAAGGCTGATTTTAACAACAAAGTCAAGCGAACTGATGAAAATTTGGTGTGTTATGCGCAGTTTCTGCGAAAGTGTTGCGACAGTGAAAAGTTACTGCCCTTTGACCGCGCAGGTGTTGCTAAGGTTATGGAATATGCTTCAAGAGCGGTAAGTGACCAGGAGAAGTTATCTTCTCGTTTTGGACAGTTGAAAGATTTGGCAATTGAGGCGGACTACTGGGCAAAGAAGTCTGAAAGCCGAATGATTACTGGAACACATGTTGATATGGCTGTTAAAAAGAAGATTCATCGACTTGATCTTGTAGCTGAGAATATCCGGCAACTAATTTCCGAAGGAACACTTATGGTTGATGTTGAAGGGTCAGTTGTTGGACAGGTTAACGGATTAGCTGTTTATGACTTTGGAATATTTAGTTTCGGTTTCCCTTCACGCATTACAGCAAAAACCTTCTTGGGTAAACGTGGTGTGATTAATATTGAAAGAGAGTCAAAACTCAGCGGACGAATTCATGATAAAGGCGTGCTTATCTTATCTGGCTACTTGGGATCGAAATTTGCACAAGATAAGCCTTTGTCTCTTACAGCAAGTCTTTGCTTTGAACAAACTTATACTGGCGTAGATGGGGATAGTGCCTCTTCTACTGAACTTTACGCCGTACTGTCAAGCCTTGCCGATATTCCAATTAAGCAGTATATAGCCGTGACCGGCTCGGTTAACCAACAAGGTGAAATTCAGCCAATTGGTGGTGTAAATCAAAAGATCGAAGGATTCTTTGATGTATGTAAAGAAAAAGGTCTGACGGGAGAACAAGGCGTTTTAATTCCGGCACGGAATATAAGGAATTTGATGCTTCGTGAGGATGTGACACAAGCCGTTAAAAAAGGCCAATTTCATATTTATAAGATAAATTCGATCAATGAAGGTATTGAAATCTTGACTGGATTGTCTGCTGGCACACAACGGAAGGATAATACCTATCCCAAAGGCACCGTGAATTACTTAGTGAACAAACGGCTTATAGAGCTTGCTGAAGGTTATAAAGGGTTCCATACGTCTATCGTAGAATGAATAAAATAATGACTATGGAGGTGAACGTAATGTGTATGGGGTGTATACAGTGGGAAAGGGACGGAAGGCCAGGTGGCGTTCCACCTTGTTGGAGGAAGTACGATGCTGTCACTATTGAAGGAATGAGGAAAAACATTAAGTTGAGTACTACAAAGAGAGAGTTTTTAGATGCTATGCGAAGTGATAAGACATTTAGGAAGGCGGTAAAAAATATGTTAAAGGAGGTGTGAACGTTGGCCAGAGAATTTTGGACACCGTTAGAGTGTGGCTGTTTAGTTAGTTGTGAAGGTGGCGGAGGGCTTTTTGGTTGTGATGATGAGCAGAAGTGCAAGTTCAAGGAGTATGCTGACCGACACCGTCCTTGTACCATTTGTCGGGAATGTATTATTTGTTTTGATCATACTAGATGTAAGGAGGTAGAAGATTGATATCCCAAATTTACTTCGTACTTGCTGAACTTGCTATATTTGTGCATACTTATATTAAGTTGTCTGTTATTGTTGCCGTCTTGTTTGTCTTATTAAAAGTTCTAAATGTTGTTAGCTGGCCATGGATTTGGGTTTTAAGTCCTATATGGATTGTATTGCTACTTTGGGTATTGCTTACGATTGGATACCCTTTTGTTAACTTTCACCGGTAGAAAACCGGTTTTGAGGTGTTAGATATGTACTTTCCTACGAATTTATTGGTGATTGACGTTGAAGCAACAGGCGTTGATCCGATGTCAGCTTACAGTATCTGTCAGATTGGCGCGGTGTTGGTTTGTAAACAAACATTAACTATCATTAAGTCATTTGGCAGTTACGTGAAGCCCCTGGAAGCTACTAGAAGGCCTAAGTCTATGATGGTACACCAAATTCCCGAAGAGGTATTGTTAAATGCGCCATCCCTGGAACCAGTATTGGAAAAGGTGGAAGCTTTAACGGATCCAAAGTCCGTACAGTTTGCAGCCTGGGGCGTATCCTTTGATGCCGGTTTTCTCCGTGTACAATATGAAAAGATTAACCGCAATTGTCCTTTTTACCGGCGGTGTGTGGATTTGAAAAGTATTGTAATGTGGGAAATGTGTAAACGTGGACTAAAGCCAAAGTCTTGGGGCTTGAAGAACGTATCAAAAAGGTTACAACTTCCCATTGATGGAAAACATCATGATGCTTTAGACGATGCAATTCAAACAGTAAGAGTTCTGGCCTACTTTGGAAGGTCATAATTGCCTTTTTAACTATGTGGTTAGTTTCTTGTTGAAGGTTCCTTATCAATGCAGTTAAAATTTGATATAAGTAAACTAATATTGTCCGATAAAGGGGGTTTTGTTATGTGCAGTGATGTTCACAAAAGGCATGATCCTAATCCCATGTGCCCACAGGTGGTAGTAGAACAGATTGAAGCGGAGGTGGATGATGACGAAGAGCAAGAACGTTTGAAGCCACAAATTGGCGCAGATGGTACTCCACGTTACATGTTGCATGATTATCAACAGAAGCTCCTGTTAGACGATGGGTATGTGCCTTTACTTGGTGATATCGACGATGATGTTGCCAAAGATTTCTTGAGGGATTTCAATTACGTTTCCAAGTTCCGTGATAAGATTGTGATTATTATAAACTCGAGAGGAGGCGAAGTTTTTCCAGGACTGTTGATCTTTAATACCATAAAACATGCCCAACGTAATGGGAAGGTTATAATTGGAGAGGTTAGAGGTCTTGCGGCATCTATGGCAGCTGATATTTTACAGGCTTGTACAAGACGAATTGCTTATAAGATGTCCAGGATATTGATTCACGTTTGTGGTAAGGCCGGCCTAGAGGGCGACCTTTTCAAGTTGGAAGACGAAATAGCAGAATTGAAAAAGTTGAATGTAATGTTGCGTGATGAATTAGCGTTGCGTACGAAAAAGTCTCCAGAAGAAATCGAACAAAAGTGGGAACGGAAAGACCTGTGGTTTTCAGCAGAACAAGCAAAAGAATTTGGTTTGTTGGACGAAATAATTTAATCGGAGGCATATGATGTCAAAGTGTAAGCCTGCTTTTGATCACATTGTGGATCCTGTGTATGGCTGTATGGGGGAGAAGCCAATTAGGTTATTGGCCACTACCATTTGGTGTCCACAGCATCCAGAGTGTATTGGCCACCTTGTAATGCATGAGTTTCAACACTGTATTCATTTCCGTTGTAGCAGTTGTGATTTGTACGCTGGAAGAACTGAAAAATTGAAGGAAGTTAATTTACAACAATGTTTTGGCGATACAGTCTCCCGGTAATTCTTCAAGGAATTGTTAAAGAGTTTGATTATATTGGCAGAAGTAGTGCCATTTAGTATATCTGATAATTAAAATGCACCCTATCGTTCCAAGAGCACGATAGGAGAAAATGATTTGTTGAAAATCCACTTAATGGCATTTGAACCAACACTTAAAAGAATAGGGGAAAGCTTATTAAAAAACTATTCCTCGAAGTTATGAAAGCATCCGTTTTCGAATAACACGTTTGGTTATTATGAAACGTTCCGTAAAAACAGGCTTTGGTTTTGGATTGACCTCTAGCGTAATAACAACGTTAGGATTAATGGTCGGTATGTATTCTGGAACGCACTTGCAACTTGCGGTTATTGGCGTTATATTAATGATTGCTGTTGCTGATTCCGTTTCTGATGCACTTGGGATTCATCTATCAGAAGAGTCAAAGGGTAGATGTATGAAGTCAGTTTGGGAATCTACAATTTCGACTGTTTTATCAAAGTTCTTGTTTACTTTATTGTTTATTATACCGTGTTTACTCTTTTCATTGCAAGTTGCTATCATAGTTAATATTATGTTTGGTATGGTGTTACTTGCAGTATTCAGTTTCTATATTGCAAGAACACAAAATCTTGAGCCTTGGAAAGTCATATTAGAACATGTAGGAATTGCTACTTGTGTTTTAACCTCAACTTATTTCCTTGGCATCTGGATTAGTGGTATGTTTTTATTAGGGGTATAGTAAAAATGGCGGGTTTTGTTGTTTTGGCTATTACTGGCGTAATTTTGGTTTATCTCTTTTGGAATGTTCCAATGCCACCGAGTTGAAAGTATGGGGCCGTAGCTCAATTTGGGAGAGCACCTGCCTTGCAAGCAGGAAGTTGAGGGTTCAAATCCCTCCGGTTCCACCAAATAATTTCACATGGAGGTTTTAGATGCTACTTATGGATGCTAAAAAATTGAAAACAGATTTGATCCATCAAGTTCAGCAGTTACTTCGGAACTTTGAAGATAATACCAATTGTGACGTAGTAAAGATCGAAATTACTAAGGATAAATGTTTGAACGGCGTGTACTTTGGACGTACTGTTGTTAGAGATATTAAAGTGGAGCTTTAGTAGCTAGGCTCCCTCGGAGGTGATATGATATGATAAAGTACTTCCTAGTTGATTTTGAAACCACCGGCCTGGTTTCAGATGAAGACTATCCGATTGAAATTGGCGGCTTATATCTTAATGCAAGTTGGGAAATTGTACACACTATTGATACCTTGATTCTTTGGCCTCAAGTGACTAATGCAACATACTGGGAAAACCAACATTGGAATGCTAGTGTTGTACATAGGATAAGTAAACTTGAATACATCGAAAAAGCTCAAATTTACACAGATGTTGCAAAGTTGGTTGTTGAAAAGTGCGCGGGGGCGAGACCCATTTTGATGTCTGATTGTATTGTCTTCGAGTGGTCTTTTATGCAGAAACTTTTGAAACACGCCAATCTTGATTGGCCGTTTCATTATTGTGGCTGGGATACTAGTTTGTTATTTGAGGTATTAAAAACTAGAGAGCCAATTCCGCCACATCGAGCTTTCCGTGATACTTGTCAAACGTATAAGTCATTAGTTGAAAGTATCACCAAAGGTATGGGCTTATCAAAAATTTGAAATGAGCATACTTAAACCTAATTGTTGTAAGGTACTTTACCATCATCCTGATGGTAAACTCACTTCCATTGTGCCGTTACGAGGACCATGGGAATTAATTTACGTTCCGGGTTGTGAGGTTTTTCCTGTTGATAATACTAAGCTGTTTGTGTTTGATTGTGTACTCAGTGCAAAGATGTTTCTTGAGCGTTCATCACCAAACTATGAAGTCTGGATGGCCCATGGAACTAATTTACAAATTCCAGATTTTACACATGTTCCGACGACTCAACATTACTTTCTTGACTTTTGGAAAGGTCAAAAGATAAAAGATTGCATGTCCCTGGTTCCTGGCACATTGATGGCGTGTAGTGTTACCACTTTGTTTAGATATCTGGATAGTTCACTTAAAGTTCGTTACCAAAGTTAAGTGTTTGAATCTTGTTAAACCAAGGCGTGAATAATTATGTCTTTTGTAAAAAAAGAATTAGTTTTTACCAATGAACAGATTGCTGAGAGAGTCCAATCGCTTGCCACAATGATTTCCAATGACTACGCGGGTAAGGAACTAGTACTATTGGGTAATCTAACGGGAGTGTTTATCTTCATGGCCGATTTGGTTAGGAAAATGACCATTCCGGTTAAGGTCGATTTTGTTAGGACAACAAGTTATGGTCCTAGTTTGCAACCCGGTGAGATAAGATTGGTAGAGGATATTGAATTGTCTCTTGAGGGAACAGACGTACTCATTGTCGAAGATATTATAGATACCGGGAGTACATTGGATTATTTGAAAAAGAGGGTTGAAATGGAAAACCCTGCATCAATAAAGATTTGCGTATTAGTTGACAAATCTGAACGTCGAAAGACTTCAGTGAACGTAGATTATGTAGGTTTTGAATTGGATAACGGTTTTATTGTGGGATATGGACTTAATTACCGTGGACATCTCCGTGAGCTTCCACAAATCTATCGTTTAATATTCTAGGAGGTATTAGGAATGTATGTAATTAGTACAGATAAATGTTTCACGTTAGTGTTTTCAGGTATTAAAGATCTGGAAGCAGTTACGAATCACCTGAAGGGATTCCTGGAATACGCTAAACAGAATCCACATTTGCCTCAACCGCTCTTATATGCAACTTATGATGATCACACCCCATCGGCTGAGATAGAGGAATATCTCAATATATTAAAAAAGCAATTAGTCAAGACAGAACAAAAAGGTTCTTAGTTTTTTATACTACGAGGTGACAAATGGAACAACAATGTTGTCAGAAGCGCTGGATAATCAGTGACGAGGATTTAATTTCACTAAAGCACAATCTAGCAAGATTGATGTCTGAACTTCCAGCAGTAATTTTTCCTGGAGGCGACATTTATTCACTAATGTGCAAAGATATGCTACAAAGACTTGGTCATTTAGTGCAATGTCCGGAGTGAGGCCTGAAGCGTGAAATTCCTAATTGGAAATTCATTAACTAGAATTGAAGGTGAGTTTGACCAGAAATTCTTCCGTCAGCTGGTATCATTTTACCCTAGATGGGAACTTATCCAAGCAAAAAAGCGAAATCGTAGGCCAAGACCTAAAGTCCTGCTATGGAGGAATGCGTTTCCGACGGGACTACTTACTCGAGTTCAAAAGTACTTTCCTGATGTTGAAGTTTTGGATAAGAGAGTTCGGCCGGAAAAGGAACCATTTAAGTGGGGCCCCGGCTTCTATGAATTAAGGGATTATCAAGAAGAAGCGGTTCAGAGGTCAATTGAAGTTGGAAGAGGCACATTGAGTATGGGAACCGCTAGCGGGAAAACTTTTGTAGAGGCTGAACTGTCACGTATACTTGGTTTGCGTACCTTATTGGTTGTACCAAGTACAACAATACAGTTTCAAACTTTAAAGAAGTTCAGAAGCTGGCTTGGTAAAGTTGGCACCATTGGAGGAGGAAAGAGGCAACAACTTGATGCAAACATTATTGTTGCTTGTTTTGCTTCAGCACAGAAACTTGATCTTAAATCGTTTGGCTTGCTCCTTTTCGACGAGTCGCATCACCTCCCGGCAAAACAGATGTTTGATGTATCGATGGCTGCGGAAAATGCTTATTTTAGGTATGGTTTATCTGGCACCACTAAAGGAAGGTCAGACGGATTGGATATGTTACAAACTGCAGCTACAGGTCCAGTTATTTATGAGTATGGTCTTGTGGATATGAAGAAAAATGGTCATATTCCTCCAGCAAAAGTAATGTTTGTTCAGCATAGACATACCAGACGTTACAAATATAACCATCTGAGCGAACTTGAAGAAATTGGAATAGTATATAACGAACCACGTAATAGAAAAGTCCTGTCCATTGTGGAAAAGTCAAGGAAGTGTGGAAAGAAAATACTTGTATTTGTTAGAAGAGTTGCTCACGGTAAGCTCCTTTCGGAACAAATTCCTGGTTCGGTGTTCCTGTACCAGAATGTTAAGCCCGATGATCGTTTGCGGCTTGCACGGACGAAACAGGTTGTATTTGGAACAAAGGTTGTTGAAGAGGGTTTGGATGTTGATGACTTTGAGGTCTTGGTTATTGCTGGCGGCGGGAGTGGACCAATCCCTTGGAAGCAAAAGGTTGGTAGAGGACTTAGGTTTAAGGAAGGCAAGATATTATTAATTTTTGATGTGTATGATCAAGATGAACCCACACTTCATCGTTGGTCAAGGAATAGGATGAAGTGGTGTAAACAATCTGGGTGGGAACCTAAAATTATCGGCTAGGAGGTATTTGAATGGATTGTCCGTTAAGTAAATTTAAGTGCGATGTGGGACCTTGGAAGTATAATCCTTTAAAATGTTGCAAACTATGTGAATGGTTTGATGGAATAGGTGCTTGTCATTGTCCGAGTGACATGACGTGGGATAGGCACTTCGAACTACTTAAGGCCTACGAAGAAAAGAAAAACGATTTAAAAATTTCGTTTTTGAAATTTGTTGTAAAAGTTTGCAACCAAACCGAAGTTGGTTAAAGCAAATAAGTGGGAGGTATAAAAGTATGACTTGTATAGTTGGCTATGTTCAAGATGGCGCCGTGTATATTGGAGGTGATTCGGCCGGTGTTGGTGGCCGATACGATTTACGAGTTAGGGCGGACGAAAAGGTGTTCGTTAATGATGAAATGATTTTTGGTTTCACTACGTCATTTCGGATGGGACAGATACTAAGATACTCATTTAAAGCACCTGACCACCCCAAGAGACTCTCGGATTACGAATATCTGTGTACAAAGTTTATCGATGAGCTGATTGAGTGCTTTAAGAAGAAAGGTTTTGCTGAGGTAGATAAGAACGAAGTGAAAGGCGGATCATTTCTCCTTGGTTACAAAGGAAATTTATATAGCGTTGAAGGCGATTTTCAGGTTGGCAAGGTTGTGAAGAATTACGACGCATGTGGCTGTGGCCAAGACTACGCTATTGGCGCATTATTCGCGCTTGAACAACAACCGCAAACCCCGGAGGAGAAAGTTCGTATGGCACTTGAAGCGGCTGAACAGTTTTCAGGCGGTGTGAGAAAACCGTTTCACATACTTAAACTCGGAAAGTATAAGGAGGATTGAAATGGGAGCAATCATTAAAGATAGTCCGGAACCGAAATCGGATTTTGACGGTCGCAATATTTCATTCTGGAATAGACTTTTGGGTAGAGTTTTCTGTCCTAGATGCACAAAAAAGATGAAGGAAATTGACTGGCCATACGAATTAGGTTGGCAATGTGCATGTGGCTGGATTACTTGGTATGAAAGCAAGAAATAAGGGGGATGTATGAATATAGAGAAATTTTTTACACTTTGTAAAGCGTTGAATAAAGAACGTTTAGGACTTATGGAACGTAAAGGGGCAGATTATGCAGATGATGCAGACTTTTTGGACAACTTTAAACGTGTTGGACTTGCCTTCGAAATTCTTAAACTTCATTTACTTCCGGCTTGGTTTCGATATTCGTTTTTCTTACTACTTTTAAAGTTGGATCGATGGGCAAATTTAGTTAGAAAAGGAAGTAAGCCCAAGAACGAAGGCGTTGTGGATACCGTCAAAGATATGCACAACTATATCGATCTTACTTACGGCTTACAGCTTGACTACGATGAGTTATCCGAAATTGAGAAGAAGTTATTTTATGAACCAAGTGATTTTGATGGAATAAAAGCGATCTCAATACATGGATTGGCATCTGATGATCCAAAGGTAAAAGATTGGTGTTTTAACAAAATTGCAGCATCGTGTGGCATGAACTGCAACGAAATGGAATTAAAACACCCAAGTATGCCAGCTGGCCATACCGGTGTTACGACAGAAGTACAAAAGTTGGTGTCAAAAGGTATCGGAACGGATGGGGGTCATCACAAACAATGGTATTTGTGTGAGATTGCAAAGCTACTTGGCGTTGATTTTGACCCTGACGATTCTGGAATAGCGCCATAAATATTTTTAACTAAGGAGGCAATTAAAATGTCAGAAGTTACTTTCGGTAAGGGAACCTTAATATTTTTCGATGGTGATTATCAAATTACAATTAGCCATGTAAATTTGAGTTTACAGTTAGACCATGAGTTTTACCCCGATTTTAATGAAAAAAATGCGTACAGGATGTTTGAAAAACCGGGTCCATTTCTTGCCAATGCACATTACTCGTTTGCGGGTGGAGGCCAAGCTGTAAATGGCACAAGGGTGGTTATCAGTCGGCCGCCTGAAGTTAAGAAGTTTAAATCAAAGATCAGAGTTTCAGTTAATAGACCACTTTTGGAAGACTCATAAATCAGTATAAAACCAAATTGGAAAGTGTAAAGGAGGTGGATAAATAATGTGGCCTGGAGATTGCATTACGAAACACATGACCGGTAATTATACAATGGTACTTCATTTGTCGGAAGAGCAGTTGAAATATTTGGTGGATGCGCTCTACATAATACTAAGGATGCCTAATCATTTGGCATTTGCTGATGAACATGCCGCTCAGAACAACCTTTGGGGACTCTTCAAGAAGGTCTTTGGACTTTTTAAAGAGGCTGGCTTAACGGATAAAGATGTTGAACAGTTTGGTCCTGTGAAACAAGCCGTTGTTTCTAGTGAATGTAAAAGAAACATTGAATTGAAAAAGGAGAAGGCGTAACAATAAGGTGAAAAATTGGAAGGTAGTACCTATTTGTGAAAGGCAAAAGTTAGATATTAGACGCGACGATCTTCTATGTGATGGCGATTTTAGAAAATGTGATGTTTACAGAAGTGGCAGCGGCTATGATAAGTTTCCTTATATCTATGATCGTAGGTTTGGGAAAAGATTACATAATCAATTTGTAGTGCAACTTTTTGGATGTCCGCTGGATTGTTTCTATTGTTATGTTACTCCAGATGGAATCTGGGGAGATTACAAAATTTACCATAGTAATGAATTAGTTAAAACATTCCTTAATTCAGGTCAGGAGGTTTTCCATTTGATGGGAGGTGCTCCCGGTTTGTATGTTGAGGACTGGTTTGATATTGTGGAGAGATTACCTGAGCGGTTTGTATTTCATAGTGACCTACTACTTATTGAAAAGCCCTATAAAAAGGAGTATCTCCGATATATCAACAAGAATGTTTTACTTGCTGTAGATATCAAAGGTACTTCGCCTGAGAACTTTTTACAGAATACAAGGAGGCCATTTAATTCAAAACTGTTTTGGAACAATCTGGATGTGGTTGTTAATTCTGGAGTTTCGTTTTATTTAACTTTTACAAACCCTGGAAAAGAGTTAGTCGCGTTTAAGGCAACGTTGGCACAAAGATTTGGCACAAGTGCTTTGAAGGATTCGTTTGTCATCGACTTGATCAAGTATAATGCTTGTGCTGTTTTTCCCGTATATCCTTAAGGTTTGAGTACGAGGAGGTTTCTTACACTTGACTAGGGTCATAGAATATGTTAAAGTAAATCTTAGAGTATCAATAGATATAATAAATGACTCCTAATTTGTGTAAGTAAATAAATGCCATTTAACTGTTATAGTGTTGACATTATGAAAGTTGCTTCGGTGTACGAGTGCTTTCGCAGGGCGTATCAACCCTATTATAAAGCACTTCCGGATAATAACCCAGAATTGTCTAATAATTGGAAACACTTCCGTAAATGTTGCAAGTTTTTGATGGAACTTGGAATATTTAATTATTTGGATATCTACATGAGAGCAAATTTCGATTCCGGCGTAATCTTCCCGAATCAACTAGCTTCGAAGAGTGCTTTAAATAGATATATAAAGTTTATTCAAGACGGGAGATAGTGATTTGACAGAATCGATTGATTTACATTTTGAATTTGAAGTTCTCAAGTTACTGTTAACGGATTCAGGCTTTGCCCGTCAGTTATTACAGAATGACGTACCCATCTTTTCTTCTTCCGTTAAGGAAATTTGTAGGAAATGTTTGCAAGATTACTACAGGGTTTATACTGATTCTCCATCAAAGGTTGTCTTCTTTCGAGAACTACTTAAGTATGTAGAACAACGTAAGTTTACGCCTGAGGAGAAAGAGGAATTTACTACAATTGCCAACCGTTGTTTTGATGGTATCAGTGTCAACAATATTGACTATGTAAAAGATGCCGTTAAAGATATTGTGAAAAGACAACTTCTCAGTAGGGCGTTAATCCAAGCACGCGATGGCGATCTTAAGCTTGCGGAACAGTACTTGCTTTCTTCACAATTTGGCGGCGGGGGAGAGGCTACAACCTTTAATCAGATTTTACAAGAGATGTGCTTTCTCCGGGATACAATTCCCACAGGTTACACCGAACTCGATAAACTTATGTTTGGTGGCCTTGGAAAGAGTGAATTTGGCATTTTGGCCGGAAGTAAAAGTGTAGGCAAGACCTGCGTTTTAATTAATATTGCGGTTAATGTATTAAAGAAGAAGTACGGCGTTGTATACTTTCCACTTGAAGAATCTAAGAATATGACCGTCCAACGTTTTATGTCATGTTTAACTGGCGTCCCAAGGGAGGATCTGGGAGTTGAGTGGGATAATATCAAAGAACACGTATCAAGGGACTATGCTTATATTGATGAACTACTTTCAATAATTCCGTATCCAAGTTATTCCTTGACAACAACCGATATTGAATCAAAAGTGGCTGAGATAATAAAGTCTGGGAGGAAAGTTGACTTAATTGTTATTGATTATGGCGACCTAATCAAGTCTGCTGCGAGTAAACAAGAATACTTCTTCCAACTGTTTGAGAAGTTTAACCATTTATCTGGCTTGTCAAAAGTATTGGACTTGCCGATTTGGACTGCGACTCAGTTAAGTAAAGCTGGTTTTAACAGAATACGTGCTGACCGGAGACATGTTGCTTTCTCATTTGGAAAGATCTTTGCATGTGACTTTTTCTTTACATTGAACCAACTTGTTCCGAAGGAAAAGGATGAAGGCACGTTGCGAATTTATCTTGATGCCGCAAAACATACACCTTCTGGAAGGGAGTTAGTCTACAGTATAAATTACGAACGGCAAAGCTTAGTTGAGCGCGGAAAGTTGAAAATGATGCCGGATGGCACTGTCGGCATTGAAGAAACTATTGAGAATAGTGAAGCATTACTTGGTGGATAATATGGTACAGAATTGGACGTGGTTACGAATGGCAATAACTTCAAAGAATCGGCCTTGGAAACTTTGTATTGTGTGCAGGAACAAGAAGAAACTGCTACAAGTTTTAAACGCATGGAAAAAATATCCTGCAAAGTATGGGAACAAGCCAAAGGTAGGTTGGGTCGGCTTTCTTTATTGCGATTATTTATCGGTAGCAATGGCAATTAGAGATGCGTACTATGTTGAGCCAGATTTGTACATATTTCTACAACATGAAACGCCTATCATAAAGTATTATGGTATTCCACGAAGAGTTTCATTTGACCAAGTAATTGATGTCGTTAACAGTTTGAAGGTAGATAGACAGGAAGGAAGTAAAGAAAGGGAGGAAGATAGCTATGTACGTGAAGGTAGTTAGAGTTTTAACGGAAGAAGAAGGCGTAACACACGGAAGGGACACGGTTTTACCAAAGGTGTGTTATTTATACGAATGCGAAAGTGTTGGCTTTAAAAAGGTATGTGTGAAAAACGAAGCTGAGTTTGATGCATATCTGGAAAAATGGCATGAAGTGCTTTGTGAAGGCTCTGTCCCTGAAAAGGGGAGTTTTGAGTTCCTTCATGTAACACTGTGGAGGATTACAGGAGACGCCGAAGGTCTAGAGGAACACGGTAAACATTTGGTAATTCTTGGCGAAGGCCGAGTGTTTATAATGAATGATCATGGTAAGACGATAGACAATTTAACTTAAATTAATCCTTTGTCTATCTACCTTTTTGTTTGTTGGAGGTAAGTATTTCTGGTTCAATTTTAAAAGAAGCCGAGTTAAGAAGATTAAAGATGACTAGGTTTCTTAAGCAGGTTGGGGATGAGTTGCTCTTTTACTGTCCTTGGTGTCCGGAGAGAATTGGCAGCGTTGATGAAACAGGTAACCTTCAGATTAATGAACAGAAAGGGCTTTGGAATTGTTGGAGATGTTCCGCCGGAGGGAGGCTGGAAGGCGGAGCTAGGTATTTTCCTTCCGTAGAGCCCAAGGGAGAAGTTGAAGCATTACCAGATACAGTTGTAAAATTGAACAATTTGAAACTTTGTAAGAAAGTTTCAGACTTTTTTGAAGAGCGTAAAATTGTGCCCGGTGGATTTGCTTGGGTGGATATGGAAGATGAAAATCCAGTCTTTCCAATCTTTTTTGCCGGCGAATTAGTGGGTTGGCAAAAGAGGTATATTGACAACAAGTTTTACTATACGGCTAAGAACTTCAGCAAGTCAAAGTATTTATATAATTACGATTTTGTAAAAACAAGGAGTGTTTTACTTATGGAAGGTCCATTGGATTGTTTAAAGCATAAAGACATTGGCGTTGGCACGTTAGGCACCTCACTTACTCGGGTACAAATTAGTTTGTTAAAAAAGTTCAGCCAAGTATTTATTGCTTTTGATGTCGATGCTTTTCAAATGTCACGCAAGGAATTAAAAAAGTTAATCTTTGATGGCATTAGCGGGTTTGCTGTGAAATTAACAAAGTACAACTCACCGTCTTGGTATTCCCATGAGGAACTATTTGAACAGCCTGTGTTTGATGTGTTTGACATTGAACTTGGTAAGTTAAGGGAAGTTTGTACCGATAGGAGGATGTTAAATGGTTAATATAACAGATGGTTATGCCGCGGTATTTAATAAAAACAACAAGGATTTGCCTGATTTACAAAGGACGCCTGTAAGCGACCCACTTAATAAGGTCGGCGTGAAAGGCGTGCAACATTCGCTTGAGTTCTTTGGCAACACTCAAACATGTAAAATTTCTGCATTGGTAGATTTGAAGAAAACTCGTGGTGTACATATGTCTCGGTTTATTGAATGTATAAAACATCTAAGTTCTGCCAAGGATACGCAGCTTGACATATTTTTGCGAAATGTGGCCGATAAACAACATGCTCAGGACGGTTACGTAACAGTATCTGGTTTATACTTTTGTAAGGATGGTACAACCGTGCCATTAGCTGTTTCTTTGTCCACAAATGGCCTTCAAGTGCCCAAGAAGGTTTGTACATTTACGATACAGCTTATTTCAACGTGTCCGTGTTCATTGGAACTTTGTAAACATGTTGGTAAAGGGGTGCCACATATGCAACGTGCATTTTTGACGGTTACATGTGAAGTTCCATTGTTTGGAAATGTTCCTCATATAATTGATACCTTACGGAAACAATTTGTAACTCCAAAGTTGTTACTAAAGCGTGATGGCGAATTACAGATTGCACTTAAATGTGAAAAACTTCCTACCTTTGTTGAAGATGTGGCAAGGATTGCACGTACAACTCTGAATGGCCTTAGTCCCTATGTACTCGATAAGTGCATTTATGTTGAGTCTGAAGAGAGTATTCACCAATTTAGTGCTGTTTGTTCTGATGGTAATTGGCACTTGAAACTTTTGATGGCTTAAGGAGGCCAACCACATGAAGAAACTATTTGAACCAACTATATCTTGTGAAGAGAAACAACCAGATTGGATTTACAAGCCTTCAGATGACATTAAATGGCTCGAGCGAGGCGCGGGTGATGGTACAACCTTTGAAGGCGAAGCGTTTGATGTAATTGCGAATTGTTTCTCCCGTAGCATTAAGCATAAACACGCTTTCTTAAAGGTTTCCAATGGCGCAAAGTACATACTTGAAGCTTCACGCGAGATTGTGTGTGCTTTTGAACGTGGAAATAAATTATTATTGTTTGGTAATGGTGGTAGTGCTTCGGATGCACAACATCTAGCCGCGGAGTTTGTAAATCGTTTTAAGTTAGAAAGACGAGCGTTGCCAGCTATTGCATTAACCACGGATGGTTCGGTGCTTACGAGTATTAGTAATGATCGTTCATATGATATTGTTTTTGCAAAGCAGATTAGTGCACTCGGATGTAAGGGAGATGTTGCAATTGGAATAACCACAAGCGGTAAGTCTCCAAGTATTATTAATGGGTTGGTCGCTGCAAAGGAATTTGGCTTAACTACAATTTTGTTTGGGGGCGGAATGATGGAGGTTTCTCAACCTCATTTTCCTGGATTGGCTGATGTATATTTATGGGTTCGTTCTACTGATACTCCGAGAATTCAAGAAGTCCACATAACGATAGGTCATACAATTTGTGCATTAGTTGATTGGCATTATTCAGGGGAGGTAGATTTATGCAAAAGTCGCATGACGAACAAAAAAACAAAAAGCCAGAAGTAACCCCAAACTACCCATTTGGCAAGAAGAAGACACAGAAGGGTGCTCATCATTGTGTGAATCCACCGGGTACGAAGTTATTAAAGAAGTTTCTAAAGAATGGACTAGACCCAAAAATTTACGAACAAGTTAATACTGTTCAGCCTAACTATTTGTTTGGAATGAAGAAGATACGAAAAGCATTTGGCTGACATTGAACTGGAGGTAGCTTGTGATTTTGGAATATGTAGGGGAAAAACCATATCGGAAATATGATGATGACGCCGGTTTTGATTTGTATTGTGCTGAAACCGTCCTTATTTGGCCGCATGAAACTGTTGAAGTGAAAGTCAGCACTCGTATTAACATACCTAAGAATTGTTTTGTATTGATAGTTCCTCGGTCTTCAATGCGTCGGAAAGGATTGGTCATACAAAGTATCATTGACACAGGCTATCAAGGGCCGTTAGACCCGTTTGTTACAAACACAAGTAATTCACATGTGTCAATACGGACCGGCGAACGTTTTTGTCAAATAATTTTAATTCCAAAGGAACATAACATTCTACGTAAAGTTGAATCCTTTGAGCCAACCGAAAGAGGAGAGTCCGGTAAAGGTTCGACGGGCGTTGTATAGGAGGTACATATGCTGTTGTGGAATTTAAAATATTCATTGTGGTGGTGGAGTGTACAATTTCGGAAATCTCATACTTGGTTTAGGAAGTACCATAAATTAATCTGCAAGGCATGCAACGTTAACTTTTATGACGAGATGTGGCCGGCTCTCGGCAAAGGTAAATTTGTCAGTGTATATTTTAAAGATGGCCGAATCCATATTGTTGAAGAACGGACTAAAGAGAGAATTGTGTTAATTCCGTTTCAGCCTAATCATGGCGTTATGGTTTCGTATTATGATGAGCATGGCCGGCATAGGTGGAGAACTCATTGCGATTTTAGTATGTTTAAAAGAATTGGCTATAACGCCTTAGAAGAGGATAAGTCATGACTTTAGATGACCTGTATTCAAAGATAAAGCCGGAAGGAAATAAACCTACTCCTTACTGGATTATTGGTTTGGTGGGTGAAGCTGGCGAGTTGGCTAATGTCTTTAAGAAGATGTGGCGTGATGGGAATGATTTAACTGAACAAATTGCAGATGAACTAGCCGATGTATTTATTTCCACAGTAATTATAGCCAAACATTTAAACATGGATTTATCTCAAATAGTACACAAGAAACTGAAAGAATTGGAACGCCGTAATTCGAGGAAGGATCGTTAAATGTTTTTAGATAGACTACCTCCAAAAGCTGCTGAGATTTGTGCTAATTGTCCTTATAAGGAACGAATAGTTCCTCCTTTAGAGCCTCTTCAGCCTGGAGGATTCATTGTAGTTGGCGAGTGTCCTGGGCGGAATGAGTGGGAACAAAAGGAACCATTTGTTGGAGAAACTGGTCAAATACTTCAGAGTACTACAAAGGCAATACAACTACCGCGAAGTCTTCAAAGAATTACCAACGCTTGTTTGTGCTACAATGTTGTGCCTCCGGATTATTGTGCTGATAGGTTGAAAGCGGAACTTGAATACTATCCGGAAAAGTATGTATTATTGTTAGGTGATGCAGCTTTGTCTTCAGCTCTAGGCCATTCAGGTATTATGAAAATGAGAGGCTATATCCATGAGAAAGACAACAAGACGTACTTGCCTACTGTTCATCCAGCAATGATTTTGCCACATCGTTCACCAGAGTCATCTCCACTTTTCTTCTCGGATTTAGTTAAGTTTGGTAATCTATTTCGTGGACAATTAGAAACGGTTAACAAGGTTGGGTATGCTGTTGCTGATACCGAAGAGAAGTTATTGGCGGCAACAAGATGGTTATGTGAACATGAGTGGTGTTGGGATATCGAATCAACTGGAACAGATTGTCGGAAGGATTCCATGATTTGTATTGGCTTTTATCCATCTTGGCAAGATAGAGTTGCATGTATAATTCCATTACAATATGAAGGTCAATGGTTGCTTCCAGAATCTATAGTGATGGCTTGTTTGAACAAAATTTTTACTTCCTCGGTAGAAAAGTCTTCACATACCAGATTTGATATTCAGATGATGCACAGTTCTAATATTGATGTAAAAAATTTCTTTATGGATACAGCACATGCACATCATTTGCTTTATGAAGATTTACCGAAGGGTTTAGGATGTCTTGGCTCGTTTTATTGTTCTGTTCCGGAGTGGAAGTCGGAGCTTACAAACTACTTCAAAAAGAAAAAATTGGCTCCATTGGATGTTTACTACCGAAGGGTTGCATGGGACGTCAATGTCACATGGATGTGCAAGTTAGCAATTACTGATCGACTTAAGAAGGCAGACCTGTGGAATTATTATATTAACGAAGTGAAACCACTTATTCCTTGTGCAAGTCATATAGAACGCGAAGGGATGTTAGCTTCCAAGGAACAACTTAAGGAAGTTGCTAAGGAAAATCAAATTAAAACCGAAAAGTTACAAAATTCACTATTTGAACAGGTTGGTCACGTCTTCAACTATCGATCACATCCACAGTTGGTAAAAGTGTTGTTTGAGGATTTGAATCTCCCCATCCAAGGATTGACTGATAGTAAAAAACCAACACCGAAGACTGACAAGAAAGTGCTCAAACGACTTACAAAGTTTCATAATGTTCCAGATGTACTTTTAAAGATTAGGAAGCTCGAAAAATTGAAGACAACTTATTTGGATGGGAGATCGGGCGAAGCTGGTATGTTTCGTTGGATTAACCAGGATGGACTCGTGTTTTCCGAATTTAACTTGGATACCACGCCAACGGCAAGGTGGGCCAGTAGGAGGCCTAACCTTCAAAACATTCCACGTACTGGCGGAATTAGGTCGTTCTTTATTGCACCTCCCGGCTTTAAGTTTCTATCTGTTGACTATTCTCAAGCCGAATTAAGAGTACTTGCATATCTGTCACGTTGTAAAAAGTTAATTAAACAATTGTCCTACGAGGACGTACATAAACAGATTGCAAGTGAGCTGTTTGGAATTCCGCCTGAACAAGTCACGAAGTTACAACGAGTGATTGCAAAGGGGGTTGTGTTTGGCTTAATTTATGGCCGAGGCGCTGCAAGTATTTCGGAACAAATTGGCATTACCGAGGATGAAGCAAAACAGTGGATTAGTAAGTTCTTTCAGCTTTACGAAGAGGTTGCCGATTGGAGAAAGAATGTTTTTGATGATGTATATACCAAACGAACAATTCGAAATGTCTATGGCCTTCGTCGAGCGTGGCCTAAATTTTGTGAAGTTCAACATCAGTGGTTACGGCAAGCGGTAAACTTTCATTGTCAGTCTACAGTGGCATGCGCTATGAATAGAGCGATTAGAGGCATCGTGCCAAGGTTTTTGGAGTTAGGTCTTGCATCAAGGGTTGTCAGTCAAGTGCATGATGAACTTCTCCTTTATAGAAAAATGGAAGAAGAACAAGTAGTACATCAAATTTTGCATGAAGAAATGGAGAAACCAATTCCGGTTATTAATTGTGTGCTTCCGATTGATTTTGAAGTATCTGACTATTGGCTAGACAAGGAGTAAAGAAGAATATGTACTGTGGAATATTGTCTCACTTTTGCAGGACCGCGAAACATAAATGGCTTGTGGGTTGGTACATGTTTTTGATCGCATTCAAACTAATTTGGGCTGGTATTAAACATGATTGGTCAAAGTTCACACTTACAGAGATGAAAGGTTTCATAAAGGTTGCGGAAAACTTTTCGGATATCGAATATGGTAGTAAAGAATATAAAAAGTTAGGCTGTTCAATTTTTCCAGTTTTAAAGCGCCATTGGGCTAAGAACAGTCATCATCCTGAGTACTACCAGGGCGACATTAGTAGGATGTCCATTATCGACTTAATTGAAATGGCTTGTGATTGGGTGGCTGCTACTAAGTATCATAAAAACGGAAAGTTTGAGCGAAGTTTAAAAATCAATACCGATCGGTTTAACTTATCAACAGAGGATATTAAATTTATTAACTTGATTAAAAAAGAATTAGATTAAAGGAGGTTGTAATGAAAGATTCCATAATTACCGGCGGAACGGTCGAAAAGGAAAACAAAATGATGAATGTGAAATTGTTCGTTGTCCAGGGGAGTATGTTGGTTGGGTGCATAAAAGATATATCTCCACTTTTAATGATAATTAAGCCCGTTAGACAAGCGGTCCCAGTTAAAACTCCACAAGGTGAGACTGGCCTTGCGTTAGTACCTGTCTTTGGTGGCGCTGATAAAGTGGAAATTTATTATCCTCGTAATGTAGTAATGTCTGATGCTGAGCCAACTTTGCGTTCAAAATTTATTGAAAGTGTCACAGGTTTAACTGTGCCACCTTCAACAATTATACCTCCGTATGGTTCAGGACCAAAATCTTAACAAAGGAGGAAACAGGTGGCGGATAAGAAGTATATTAAGACGTTTGAAGTAGATGAATCTAATTTAGATAATGAAATAAAGACGCTTGGTGGATACTTTGCTTACTACGCAACAGCAGTATGCCTTGCTCAAAAGAGGTTGAATTTGCTTGAATTTCAACTGTCACGCTATGAAGCTGATGTGGGCAGGAAATTGAAAAGTTCTGCTATAACTCCGAGTGTAGACGACAAGAAGGAATCAAAGAAGAAGACGATATATAGATATGATATTGAACGAGCGTGTCTACTTGACCCTGCTTGGGTTGCGTTGAAACAACAAGTTATTGATGCTGAATACAACTTAGCTCTTGTACGAGCCTTACGAGACAGTTTTGTTAAGAAAAATGACCAAATTGGCAACTTGTTGAGGTTGAAAAAGTTAGAGTGCGATGCTGCTATTGCTGGTTTGAATCCTAAAAGTGACCCTGATTTTAGTATCGATTAACATTAAAGGAGGTGTTACAATGAACAATACACGGGTTATACTGACATTCGTTCTCGCTTTGGTACTGGCCATTGGAGGTTACATTTTTGTTGATGTCCAAGCTGCAAACAATGAACGACAAGACAGACAGATCGAATTAATACAAGGGAATGTTAATGGTTTACATGAACAAAAAGCTGATTATGACGTAATACAACAGATGCTAAAACAGCAACACAAAGTTAATGAAAAGTATTTTGACCAGATTCGCGAGCAGAATAAAGAGTTACAAGATTTAAGAGAAAGACAGATTAGATTGGAAGAAAGAGGTAGATAATGTCCAATCGGGTATTATGTGACAACTGTAAAAAGCATAAAAAAGATGAGGATTGTCCTGTTGTTATTATAATAGATGCTCTGTGTAAGGCTTATGACTTGGTGGTAGGTGTATGGGATTGTCCAAATTTTACGCCGAAACCTAAGGAAACTGATTTTGGAAGTGATTCTTATGATGGATTGCGTCCCATAGGACCACTTGGATTTTTATAAGTATAAAGGGAGGTGATACGAGCCATTGTAGTACGTGCCATTTTTAGTTGTGTAAGGAAACATAAATAAACAAGGGGGTTAAATCGATGGTTAACAATTGGGATTTAGATGCTAACTTTTTAGATCAAACGGAAAGTGATCTGAAGAGAATGACAATCTGGACGCCTAAAGCAGTTCCCGATAACTACATTCGGATGTTACCACCGTGGAACGAGCTTGGTAGGTTTTTCTTTGTGGCTTTTATGCATTGGAACATCGGTCCAACAGAAAAGGCATTTCCATGTAGAGAGACAATGTGGAGCAAGCCATGCTTACTGTGTGCACTTTACAGAAAGTTTCTTCCGAAACAACCGGAACGTGCAAAACTGTTTCTGGCGAAGAAACGTTTCTACTTAAACATCATTGACTTGAAAGACATAAAAAGTGGCGTTCAGGTTTGGAGTTGTGGTTCTAGAATGATAAGCACCATTTTGGGTTACATTCGAGATCCACGTTGGGGTAATCTTACTCATCCACAAACAGGTCGGAATTGTACTATTGGCAGAACGGGTAAAGGCCTTGATTCTGAGTTTCAGTTTCGTCCAGATCCAGATCATACGGCATTGCAAGATATGACTTGGTTGGATCAGCTTGTACAGTTGGATGATATGTTTACCTGTCCTACAAACGAAGCCATAAAGAAGGCTTTAACTACAAAGACAATTCAGAACCCAATAGGGAATCCTGAGTCTGAACATCTGTTGGTTGGAAAGGACGTGATAGGTGAATTTGGAGACAATTCAGCCGCTCAATTGCCAGGGCCGACTTCCACGACTGAAACAAAACCTGAGGTTAAAACAGAGCCTGCAAAGGTTGAACCTGTTCCTACTCAGATAAAGGACACGGAAACGCCCGTGGTGGATCCTCAAGTTGATGAACAGTTGGAGAAGGACCTAAAGGAAGTGTTTGGGGAAATAGCATTTTAAGCTGATTAACTGTACCTCCAAACCGAATATGGGGGGTTAACTATGAATAAACCGATAAGGATTTACTTCGCTGCGCCGCTTTTTTCAATGGCTGAAAGATTGTGGAACAAAGAAGTTGTTACCAGACTTCGTCAACTTGGTTATGAGGTGTTTCTTCCACAGGAATCTGAGGCAAATAAGCGTAAGGAATGTAATCAAGCTGTATTCCATAGCGATATTGACGGTCTCGGTACGAGTGATGTTGTATTTGCCGTGATGGATGGTCCTGACGCTGATTCTGGCACGTGTTGGGAACATGGCTTTGGATTTGGTATTGGCAAAACGGTTATTACGCTTAGAACCGATTTTAGATTGATCGAAAAGGATACACATATCAATCTTATGATGGGCGAGTCGTCATGTGACAACATTTATTACAATGGGGAAAGCTATGATGAGCTTGTGAAAGTTATTGATTATGTGATCAAAATGGAGGTGATACTTGATGAAGGGAACCGATTGGGTTAAGAAGTTACAAAAGAAGTATGGTTCTGCTGTAACATATCTTGACGATCCCGATTTGATGGAAAGGCGAAATACCTTTATTCCGACAGGTGTCTTTTCCGTAGATTATATAATTGGCCGTCCTGGATTGCCTCTAGGTAGGATTATTGAAATAGCCGGTTGGCCAAGTTCCGGTAAGTCTGCCCTATGCATGCGAATGATGTCGAGTTTTCAAAAACTTGGCGGAGAGGTGGTTCTTTGGGATACGGAACAGTCGTACACAAAGGAATTTGCTGCTGTATTTGAACTTAAACCCATCGTGATAGTACAGCCAGATCATCTTCAACAAATGGTCCGGGAACAAATACCATTTACCATTAAGCATATTAGGGAGTCAAATTTTGACAAACCTGTGATTTTATGTATTGATTCACTGTCAATTGCAACTGAGGAAGAGGTCGAAGAGGATATGTCGGATAAAGCGTTAGGACAACATGCAAGGATCCTTTCGAAATCGTTCAGAGCCATTGGTAAACAACTTTACGACAGTAAGATTAGTTTAGTTGTTGTTTCACAGTTGAAGAGCAAACCTATGGCTTGGGGCAGGGCCGTTGGTAAGTTAGGTGGATATGCTGTGGATTATCACGCTGCAATTCAGTTGGAGATGAACAGACAACACGCTGAACCAGACGGAATTTTGGTAAAATTGAAATGTGTTAAGAATAAGGTGTCTTTCCCATTTAAGGAAACTACGGTGGATTTGAATTGGGAAACCGGCTTTGACGATACTAAATGTATTATGCAGTTGGCAGTTGACGCTAAACTGTTAACCAAACGTTCCGGCTTTTACTACGGTCCGGATGGTGAACCTCTCCCCGGAAAAAACAAAGGGGTCCGGCAGGAGGAGGCCGTTAATACGGTTGTCGAACAAGTTGTTAAGTCAGTGTTCCCGGAGGTTGATTATGCTGGATATAGGCAATTTTTCCGAACTTGCGAAGGAGTACCCGCTGAAGAGGTTTCTGAAGATGTGGAAACAGTGGCGCCAAAAGCTGATACTGGGGGATCAACTACCAAGCAGTCACAATTTAAAAGCGCTGGTACAGTTCGTAACGATACTAAAGGAACTTGATGGTCCAGCGGTGTACATTGAGTTTGATGCCTGTTGGTTTCCTATAAAGGATTTTATCGTTCGTCCTAGTAGTTTTAAACCCTTTCAGAGATTTTATGAAGTAGTCCAAAACTGTCCGCAAGACTATATCCCACTCTTTTGTTATTCCAAATCCAATTATCCTGTGATGTCAGTTTGTACATTAAATAATCTTTCTGACGAAATTCCTCAGTTTGCATGGAAAAATCTGAAAGTGGCGCCATTATTTGACGTTTTGCTTTACGTTTAGACTTGAACCTGAGACAATTTTCTATTAAAATTAAAATATTGGAGGTTTTCTGCCAAAAAGACGCTAGGCTTTTTGACTTTTTTGAAGGTTCAAACAAAAAAGCTTAATCTTGGTAGAAAATGTCAACTTAAATGGCACATACCGCGAAAGAAAGAGCTAAGGCATTTGAGTTATATTGTCAACACGGTGAAATTGCTGCTGTTGAAAAGTTAACGAGTATTCCAAATTCCACTCTTCATAAATGGAGGCAGGAGGAAAATTGGGATGATCGAGCTCTTGAACTAAGGAAAGAAGCTGCATCAACAGTTTGTGAGTTGTTTCCTCCAGAAATGAGGGAACGCATACTAAACCTATATCGACATGAACATTTGATGTGCCATTTGTTATTTACAAAAGCACTTCTTCCGGTCATTCAAGGTATTATTAAGCCTAAGAATTGGTCGGATGTTATGAGCACATTTAAGTTTATACGAGAAATGACAAAAGGCAGGAAGCCAGACGAAAGTGAAACCCTTGAAGAACAAGTAAAAAGGTTAGAGGAAGAGATGAAAAGGATACAAGAAGTCCAACTTAAGTCTTTTAAAGAAGAGGGTTCGGGGGTTGATACGGAGTAATGGGCTCCGATAATCGAAAGTTAATAAAGAGGAAACGGGAGCTAGAGACCGAACTTGTTGAAACTTGTCGGACTGATCCTGCGGCTTTTCAATCATATGCATTTGGCATGCCATTGTGTCCTATGCATCTGGAGTGGCTCCAAGCAATAGAGGAAAACGATTTTATATTTATTGCTGCTCCACGCGGGCATGGTAAGAGTAGCGTTATAACTTTACATTGGGTTTCTTGGAAGATTGGCAATAATCCTGATTTGAGGGTTAAGGTAGCCACATGTAGTTCGGACAAGGGGAGTGAGATTGGTCAGTGGCACCTTACCAATTTTGAACAGAATGAGAAGTATCACAAGATTTTCCCCAATATTAGGCCTGGGGATCCTTGGACAAGTAACAAGTTAACTGTACAGAGAGATCAATTTTTGAAGGATGCAACTCTTGAGGTTAATGGAATTACTTCTTCTGTAACTGGTGGTCGTTGTGATGTTCTCATTGCTGATGATGTTGTAGACCGTCGAAACAGCTGTACGGCTGGATTACGTAAGTCGATTAGGCGGAGCTGGGACGATACATGGATGAAGATGACGGATCCTCGGTGGAATAAAGTTATTTATATTGGAACTCCATGGTTTGAAGATGATCTGACCATGCACATTTGGAGGGAAAGTAAACGTTTCAAGAAGTTTGTATATATAATTGATGAAGACTTTACACCGCTGTGGCCGGAAATTTGGCCTCGTGAGGCATTGATTGCAGAATTTGAGGAAGATGAGGAATCGGCCAATAGGGCATACAGATTAATACCTTATGGTGAGCCTCAATCTACTGTAACGAAGGATATGTTAATGGATGAATTTGATCCATTAACAATTTCAAACGTCGTGGACTTTACCAAGGATTTCCCTAAGTATACAGGGGTTGATCCGGCAATCTCGAGGGATAAGGCTTGGACTGTTGTGTTTACAATTGCGGTAGATGAGAATGGAATTAGAATTCCTATAGATATTAAACGTTTACGACAAGGTTCGCCTAATCAGGGTCGGGTAATAATTGACACTTATGAACAGTTCAAATCTGAAATAATATTGGTTGAAAGTAATACATATCAAAAGGCCTTATTGGAATGGACTTCTGAGATGAAGAAGTTGCCGCTTAAGGCTTATTTCACAACGGGTAAATCGAAATGGGATCCACAGTTGGGACTTGCTTCGATGTTTATGGAAATGGCAAATCGCATGTGGCGAGTTCCAAAATTTAAACACTCGGTTGAATGTCAGTGTGGTTGGTGCGGCTTTATGAATGAAGTGTTATATTGGCCAAATACGAAGTATAAAGACTGCGTACTTGCGAGTTTTTTTGCAAGAGAGGCGGTACGTTCGTTAGATTCACTTGCCGAACGTGGACGTATATCAGTATGGGCAATTTAATGTGAGGTGAAATATGGATTGGGGATATTTTTTCAGGAATTTGAAGAAACCGTTTGAGAAACCAAACGAGATTATCCGCGAAGAAAAGAAAGGAGCACATACCGCTTGGACGATGTTGTGGGAGTTTGTTCAAGCTGTAGAAGGAGAGTGGTCGCCTGAAGTGTTAAGAAATTGTTATTTCAGGATGCCTGCAGTACGAAGATGTATTGACCAAGTTTGTAAACAGACACTCCTTGATCAGAATTGGGGTTTTGTTGGAAAGAAGGAAGGATTTCTTTTAAATGACGTTGCAAATTCGGGACGCGAAACATTCTTTGATGTTCTTTGGCAATTCTTATCCGACATCCTAGTTCTTGATAAAGGCGTACTACAGAAAGTACTTTCTAATGCTAATAGTGTGGTAGAAGTTTTTTGCCGCGATGCTTCAACTTTCAAAGAGAAGATGGATACGTTTGGAACTATCACAGGTTATAAACAAATTGCAACCGTGAATGGACAGAAGAAAGAGATCGACTTTTCCATTGATGAAATTGTATTTGTGAAAGGTTTTCCAAAGACATACACTAAGCGAGGAGAGCCAATTATTTGTTCAATTGCAAGTGAGATTTCTGGAGTACTCAATTGGTTAAGTTCCTGGTCGAAGCAGGGTTCGAAACGAAAGAATCCTTTTGGCGTTTTGCATATGTCTGAAATTGGTAAAGAAGCTCGAGATAGAGCCGAAAAGTCTTTTGGTACCGCATTACAAACCGATGATGCAATGCGTATCATTGACGGCGTTGAAAAATTGGGATGGGTTCCTTTTGATAATAACTTCCGTGAGTTAAGTGTAAAACCAATTATTGACTATTGTGATAAGGTTATTGAGAAGGGTTTTGGCTTCTTTGACGGTCTTGATAAAACTTCGTCCTTGGTAGATTTACTTTCGGAACATCTTGAGGAAAAGTTAAACACATTCTTGTTGGCCGGCATGAAAGCAAAGTTTGTACTTACAAAACGAATAAGGCCTGAAGAAGTCCAAGGATTGGTGACCTCTGGTTTAATTACATTAAATGCAGGTCGTAAGGTTTGGAGTTTGGCTCCTGTGAAGGGCGGCGATATACTATATGTAAAGTCACCTACAGGATTAACAACTCCAAAAGAATTAGGCGAAGGAAAAGTCGAAGAACTGAGAGCTGTTGAAGTAGAGGAAGTAGAGGAAGAGCAAGAACCAATTCCACTCGAACGACAGGCAAAGAAAGAACCTGTTGAAGCACGCGCTAAGAACTACCGGATTAGTGCTTTAACTGGAAGTCGAGTTTACGGACCACACGAACAAGAATTTATTGAGAAGAGACGTAAATTAATTCACGAATATCGTGGTAAACTGTACACCTCATACTTTAAGTTTAAAAAATCGGTAGAAGGCTTGGTTGTCCAACGTGGTTTAATTACAAGAGCCGTAGCCGATGATGCCGAAACCCAATTAAATAATATGATTGATGAGTGGTCACCTATTGTAGATGACTACTTTAATAAGGCTACCGATTTAGGAAAATGGAATTCAGATCATTATTACAAACCGGTAGGCGGTGTTAACTGGGGTAGTGTAGATTTAAGTACTCAAAAACGAGAACTAACGGAGGAGAAACTTGACTGGCCGAGATCTTATGCGGAGAGACATTTGTATCCTTCCGTCAGACAATTATCTGATGCTTCGCCTGAGGAACGTACAGATTTATTAAATAAGATTAATACCACACTTACTGGTTGGGTATGGCAGGTAGCATTGTATGCGTCTGTTTTGGGGGATGTTGCTAATATCCCGTTGATTGAAGGTTTAAAAGCCATTTCTGTGCCTCGGGAATACAGAAGGTTCCTTTGGGTTGGCATGGGCGACGGTAATTCCTGTAAAGTATGCGCACAATTAGCTGGAATTGAATTTTCTGCTTATGAGTTGCCAATGAGGCCGAAAAGTGCTGATTTGCCTTGTTGCACGAATTGCAGGTGTATTTTAATTCCAGTCTTGAGAGAGTATGCTCAAGAGAGTAAATTTGTTGGACGACTGTTTAATGTTAAGCGTTGGCTGAAGGGCGATCCAACTTTTAAATGGGAAAGCTTTATACCTCAATTTAAACTTTCGAATACAGCAACTGCACAACTTTTGTGGAATCGTATTCCGGGTGCTATGCGCAAGGAATATTGGGCTGGAGTCGTTGTTAAGGATGTGCCCGGTTTAAGGACAGTTAGATCTAGCATGAAGGATGGAATACGCACTATAATGGTACCGAAGCCATTTAAGGATTCACATGTAACTCAGTTTGTTGAAGCTTTACAACCGTGGAAACGAGCTGAAGCCCAGATTCCTGATTTGGTGAATTCAGTATTTGGTAAAATAATGTTTGACATACGAGATGAGTATTATAGAGTGTATTTAAGGGAGGCCAAGAAGATTACGACAAACATGTTAGACGATGCTGCGAGGACATTAAAGGTAAAGGTTCCAGTAAAACTGGTTGGGCCAGAACGTTATGCATTTGTTGAAAAGGAATTTCGTAACATTGTAATTGCTGGACGTAATCCAAAATTACCTTCGTTCTTTAGAAAGCATAAACTTGATATTGATTGGTGGATGGATCCCAAGTCGTTTTTTAATATTGACGAATTTATGAAAAAGAACTTTTCTTGGTTTATTACTGACTATGAAGGCTTCAGAAGGTTACCGTGGGCACCAGTATTTCAAGAATTTCTTTGGACTCATGTTAATAAGATCCATCCCAGGGAGTATATTCGATTAGTCAGAAAGGCGGCTCGTGTACCTTGGAGGGCGGACCATAAGATTCCGGACATTTTAAAATTGGTCACGCCTGCTTTTACAAAGACGATGACCGCAGCACAACGAAGAGAGGGTCTTACGTGGCTTGAGGAAATGTTAACCCGGTATCCAGGTTTACGACGGAAGGAGTTTTTTAAGGACTTACGAGCTTTAGTTGTGCATGATAACTTTGCACTGTGCAAATATTCTGAGACTACCGTGGTCGATCCCACTCTATTAAGAAACTTTGGTGTTAAGTCGAAATATTCAATATTTACGGTTCCAGAGGTGTATCCAACGGCACATGAAATGGGACACCATATTTGGAAGATTTATATTGCTCCAAATCCTGAAGCCAGGGCTCGCGTGCTTGAATTAAGAAGGTGGCTCCTTAGTTCATTAATTATTAACGCAAAGGTTTACAAGTTAACACCGAAAAATGTTAGGTGGTTGGAGAGAGAGTACGTTAAGGTACTAAAGGACCCGTGGCACTTTATTGACTCAACAAAGCTTTCAAGTATGATGGATGGGATGAAGTCTGGATATCCATTGAGTTTAAGATCATATTGTTTAGCGGATCCATCAGATATTTTTGCTAATGCATTTGCTTTGTCAGTAACATCTCCTGTAGTTGCTCGCGGAAGTGCTGTACAAGTGGTAGATGAAATTGAAGCTATTGTACGTCAATTCGTGTTGAAGGAAACACTCCCGAAGACGACCGTTACCAAACTTTTAGCATTAAGAAAAGCGATGATAGAAAAATTGTTGAGGTCGGAGGAGATTTTAGATCCAGAAATGAAAAAGAGATTGTTGTTGGAATTGAGACGAATCATAAAGAAAGATCCAAAATTAGGTACAGATCCTCTAACGATTGAGTTGATCGACGCATGGGAGACAGCACTAAAGGAGATGGGCGAGATGTAATGAAGGGAAAACGTTGGAATAAAATTGAGTTAGAAATTTTGGAGAGGGGATACTACGATTGGACAAAGGAAAAGCTGTTAGCAGTTCTCCCAGGTCGGTCTTGGTCGAGTATAAGGGACAAAGCATGTAATTGCAACTTACATCGTTCCAAAATATTTATTTCACAGAAAGGTCCCAATAATCCAATGTTCGGAAGGTGTGGTCCAGATCATCCAATGTATGGAATGTGTGGTCCCGATCATCCTTGGTATGGTAAACAACATACTCCAGAGTCAAATCGTAAAAGGTCTGAATCACTTAAAGGTAAGTTTTGTGGTCCAAACAGTTGGAACTGGAAAGGCGGTATTTCAGCAGAACCATATTGTTTCGATTGGAACTTTAAAGAGTTTAAAGAGATGATAAAAGAACGCGACGGTTACCATTGCCAGAATCCCATGTGCAACGGAAAGTCGCGTGCTTTGACTAGACATCATATTGACTATAACAAAAAGAACTGCGATCCTAGCAATTTAATAACACTGTGTAAGTCATGTAACTCTAAAGCAAACTTCGATCGTGAATGGCATACTGCGTTTTACAACGCAATTATAATTGGGGGGGTTTAAATCATGATTCCAGGCGGCTCAAGTGGATACTTCGTTCGTTTGACGGACAGAATGACGGTTGGCATTTTTAGGTATGTAGCAGGCAATTTGTTGTTTGATGTTTACGAACAACTTGCGCCAGACCTTTACAATACTATGACGCGTTGGAGGAAAGACGGCGTACCTGGTTCTGCACTTTGGGATGTCGACCTTACGGATGGCACGACAATCCTGTTTCGGTACGGTTTGGCCGACTGTCCCCTGTACGAATTACGGAAAGCGTTGATTAATATTGGTTATACCATAGTGTCGAAGGCGAATCGCGAAGAAGTCCGGCTTGTTGAAGAGCCTACAATGATAGCGAAACCAGATACCATAAGTCCTTTCCCACTTGAGCCGTGGGCTGATTTATCAGGCTACTTTCTTGATCCTCGTCGTACTGTTGTGGGAACTTGGTCGACGCAAGATGGCGAATGGAAATTTGAAAATATTGTTAGCCGAAAATTGCAGAAGGAGTTGGATAACATTAGAAAGAACGGCTTATATGCGTGGCGGATATATAAACGTGCTATTGAGAAAACGCGGCGTGTCACATCAGGCTTTTTAAGTAGACATGAAATTAAATTGGCAAATGCATCGTCTCAAGATTTATGTTGGCACTTACTTGACAAAGGGTTCAGTATGCTACCGACGTGGTATATGGAAGCTTTTGCTCAAACCGATTTCAGGAAATCCGGAAAATAGGAGATCAAGTTTGAGAAATATTTTTTTAAAAAAAAATAGGGGGCACATGATGCACAAAATTTTATTGGTAGAACCAAATAACAACTATTTTGATGAAGAAGCATTGACAAAACCTTTAGGCGGGTCTGAAACAGCACTCTTGTTTATGATACGTGCACTTAAAAAGAGATCGGATTGCGAACTTGATGTTTTCTTTAGAGATAGCGGAGACTTCAAAGAATTCGTTTCCGGTAAGTCGTATGATCTTGTATTAGCTTACAGGTCGCCGGCGCCACTTTTTCAGGTTAGAGGTAAAATAAATGCTGTATTCTTTCAGGATTTACCAAACGAGTTTGCCATTGGAACTTTACAGGTGTTGATACAACAGGGTAAGATTGATAGACTTATCTTTCTTTCACATTTCCAGAAAGGCGAGTTTATCAAACAACTACCAACATTATCTCCTGAACGGCAGTCATTGATGCTTGAGAATGGAATTGATTTAAAACTGTTTGATAAGTCTATTCAGAAAGAGAACGCTTTCATATATGCTTCAGCACCAAATAGAGGGTTGGATATACTTTTGAAGATGTGGCCACAAATACATACTCAACTTCCTGAGTATAAATTAAAAGTTGCTGGCTCTGTAAAGATGTACAATGTTGGTGGAAACGAAGAAGCTGTAAATGAACAAAGGGAGGAACTTTTATCTGTTGGCAAGGAACTTTATGATCAGAATATAGAGGGCGTTGAATGGTTAGGCGGCTTGAATCATTCTGAATTGGTTCGAGAAATTGAGAAGTGTAAAGCTTTACTGTATCCTTCTACATTTATTGAGACTTCTTGTCACATATTAAACTGTTGTCTCCATGCCGGAACTTCACCTGTTACTTCTCAGTTAGGCGCTTTAGTGGAGAAGATTTGTAATGGCGAGAACGGGATAATTATACCCGGTGATCCAGCGTCAAGTCAGTTTCAGGATATGTATATTCGGTCGGTAGTTGAATCGACAAGATCTGGAACGTTAGACCGTATGAATAACATAAATAGAGGTTCATATTCAGCTTGGGATTATGAACGTTTGGCTGACCGCATGATTGGACGACTACTGGAGTATGAGGAATTAGAAGGTTATAACCAAAAGATCTTGGGCGTGTGTTGTTCACTTAGAGGAAATTCTAAACGTAACTTTAGCAACATAAGGTGGTATGCACCATATGATATGCAAGTTGAGGAAGTTGTTGGAATGCCAATTGATCAAGCTCGTAATGTTGCTGGTAGTTTAACTGTTTATAAGAAAGCGGATTGGCTGTTGTTAATCGATGATGATATTTATGTGTACCGAACGTTCTTAAATGAGATGATGGAACGCGCACTTAAAAACGATGTCGACGTTGTTGTTGCAAACTATTATTATAAAGATAACGATATGCTAGTTCCGGTAGCGCGAGTTGCTCGTAAGAGTGATAATCGTGCTATGGATATTAGCTCTTTTTCTGAAACTCAAGTTAATTCCGATAAGTATCGATTTGTTATGTCCGGATTAGGCGCTTGTTTAATTTCTACGTATGCGTTGCAGAAGATTGGGAGACCGTTCTTTAGGACACAATCAGTTCAGCCGAAGCATTTAGGTGAAGACTCATACTTCTTTCAGGAATGTCAACGTTTAGGAATTCGGATTTGGTTAGCGTTAGATATTCCTGTTATCCATGCTGGGGATGGGAGATTCTATGGGAAGGAGGAGCACATACAAAAAATCGTACCCTCGTTGGTACTGTAAATAGACTAGAAGGCATTAAGGAGAAGGAGAACTGTATAAGTATACAATAAGTTTTGAACTTTGTAAGGAGGTTAAATGGCAACAAAGACATGGACAGAAAATCCAGACTTTGCTGAAACCCATGGCGACTTTGATGGTGTTAAGTGGCAAAACGACGAGTTATTGCTACATTTAAGGAAACCATGGCAGTCGAAGACGTGGCTCGGCGAAACCGATGAGGTTGAAGAGTGGATTGGTGACGAGACAGAATATGTCCAACGCGGTTATTGGCGTACCAATTTTGACTCAGGAATCGTAAGCTGTGGGTGGGGGAATCTCAGTTGGAATGCAACTGAACCCGCCTCTTCCAACGTAAAGTTACGGGCTCGGTCGGCTTCGGATGAAGGCGGACTTGCTGGAGCTACGTATACCAGTTATTATGAGTCTTCTCCAGTTGATAACGAAGCTGTCGATAATAGATGGTTACAACTGGAGGTGGTTTTAGTAGAAGGTTCCACTCCGACCGTTCAGGATGTTTCCCAGAACTACGGCCCGGGGTGTTAAATTAATTCAAATGGGGGTAAATTAAATTGAATGCAGTTTTCGTCTCAGCAACATCTTTTACTGTAAGCGGTGATCAGACGAGTATATTCGTCGTCAATCGCAAAGTTAAGTGCGACTGTGGAGTTGATGATTATAAGTATGGAACTATTTATAGTTCATCTTATGGAGCTCCAAATACTACAGTAACGCTGAAACCAACTTCTGACGCGTTAACGTCTAATTTGACTGCTGTAGAGTGGTCTTCCGTCATGCCCGCTTCATGTCCATTTCATGACCACTTAGACATACTTGAAATTATGAAAGCAGCAAAGAATTTTGGCTTTGAAACCGAGTCATTCACACTTGTAAAGAAAGCAATTCATACGATTACGAATTTAGCGAAAGAAGCTAACTGGACTAGAATGTCCATGTCCACTGCACAAGGTGGTGCAACTTTAGACAATGCATATCAAGGTGCAACCTTTGATGGTAGATACATCTACTTTGTACCTTATAGTTCTGACACTTTCATTAGATTTGATACTCAAGGAACTTTCACAAACTCATCCGATTGGCAGAAAATGTCCATGTCCACGGCCCAAGGTGGCGCAACTTTAGACGTTGCGTACGCAGGCACAACCTTTGATGGCAGGTATGTCTATTTTGTACCTTATAATTCTGATACATTCGTTAGATTCGATACGCAAGGCACTTTTACCAACTCTTCCGACTGGCAACAAATGTCCATGTCCACTGCACAAGGCAGTGCAACTTTTAACAGTGCATACTTTGGCGCAACCTTTGATGGCAGATATGTCTACTTTGTTCCTAATGATTCGTTGTCATTTGTTAGATTTGATACTCAAGGAACTTTCACAAACTCGTCCGACTGGCAGGGAATGTCTGTGTCCACTGCACAAGGAAGTGCGCGTTTACAAGATGGATACCAAAACGCAGTTTTTGATGGCAGATATGTCTACTTTGTGCCTTTTATTTCTATCACATTTGTTAGATTTGATACTCAAGGAACTTTCACAAACGTATCCGATTGGCAGAGAATGTCCACGTCCACTGCCCATGGTGGTATGGTTGAGGAAGAAGTATGCCGAAGTGCAGCCTTCGATGGTAGATATGTCTACTTTGCACCTTACGCGGCTGCCACATTCGTTAGATTTGATACTCAAGGCACTTTTACCAACTCTTCCGACTGGCAACAAATGTCCATGTCCACTGCCCAAGGCGGTACGGCTTTAGGTGATGCATATGATGGTATGACCTTTGATGGCAGATATGTCTACTTTACACCTAAGAGTTCGGATACATTTGTTAAATTTGATACTCAAGGAACTTTCACAAACGCATCCGACTGGCAGCAAATGTCCATGTCCACTGCCCAAGGCGGTACAACTTTAAATAGTGCGTACATTGACGCAACCTTTGATGGCAGATATATCTACTTTGTACCTATGAATGCTGACACATTTGTTAGATTTGCTGGAATGCAAACAAGAGGGTGGTAAGGGAGCAAAAAATAATGTGCTTACGAAACAAACTAAAAGTTGAACTCAATCTTACTGAAAAAGTATTGGAACTTTTAGTGAAATTAATTTAATGGAGGGTAAATTAGATTGAATGCATCTTACGTCTCATCAACATCTTTTACTGTAAGCGGTGATCAGACGAGCATATTCGTCGCCAATCGGAAAGTTAAGTGCAACTGTGGAGTTGACGGTTATAAGTATGGAACTATTTATAGTTCATCATACTCAGCAGATACTACTGTAACACTAAAACCAACTTCTGACGCGTTAACAGCTAATTTGACTTCAGTGGAGTGGTCTTCTGTTATGCCCGTTTCAGAACCATTCCATGACCACTTAGATATACTTGAAATTATGAAAGCAGCAAAGAACTTTGGCTTTGAAACTGAGTCGTTTGAATTAGCAAAGAGTTTAATCCACACAATTACAGATTTAACGAAAGAAGCTAACTGGACTAGAATGGCCATGTCAACTGCACAAGGTAGTGCACCAATAGACTATGCATACTTGGATGCAACCTTTGATGGTAGATACATCTACTTTGCACCTAAGAATTCGGACACGTTTGTTAGATTCGATACTCAAGGAACTTTCACAAACGCATCCGACTGGCAACAAATGTCCATATCCACCGCCCAAGGAGCGGCTCCGGGTACTAATCCTCCATACACTGGCACAACCTTTGATGGAAGATATGTCTACTTTGTACCTTATCGGTCTGACACATTTGTTAGATTCGATACTCAAGGAACTTTCACAACCGAATCTGACTGGCAACGAATGTCCATGTCCACTGCGCAAGGCGGCGCAGCTTTAGATCATGCTTACATTGGCGCATCCTTTGATGGTAGATACATCTACTTTGTGCCTTATTCTGCTAACACATTTGTTAGATTTGATACTCAAGGAACTTTCACAAATTCCTCCGACTGGCAACAAATGTCCATGTCCACCGCACAAGGAGGCGCGACCGGTGATGAAGCATACTACGGTGCATCCTTTGATGGCAGGTATGTCTACTTTGTACCTGAGTATGCTGGTTCATTTGTTAGATTCGATACTCAAGGAACTTTCACAAATGCATCTGACTGGCAACAAATGTCCAAGACCACTGTGCAAGGTGGTGTGGCTTCGGGTTCTTATAAGTATACAACCTTTGATGGTAGATACATCTACTTTGTACCCAAGAATTCTGCCACATTTGTTAGATTCGATACTCAAGGAACTTTCACAAATGTATTAGACTGGCAACAAATGTCCATGTCCACCGTACAAGGTAGTGTGGCATTAAATGAAGCATACTTGGGTGCAACCTTCGATGGAAGATATGTCTACTTTGTACCTGATAATTCGGATACATTTGTTAGATTCGATACTCAAGGTGCTTTCACAAACTTATCCGACTGGCAGATAATGTCCATGTCCACTGCCCAAGGTAGTGCAGCTTTAGACCACGCTTATGCGGGTGCAGCTTTTGATGGTAGATACATCTACTTTGTGCCTTTTCATTCTGACACATTTGTTAGATTTGCTGGAATGCAAACGAAAGGTTGGGTCGGTCGCAGTGAACATAAAGTAACTAGTGGTAGTTTCGTTGTTTCGGGGGACGGAGCTATTGCCGTATCTGGACTTAACTTCAAACCCAAAAAGGTATCTTTCCTGGTTACTTATGCTACAGGTACTCAGACTGCTATAGTTTTCGGTGTTGGCAGTATGGTAGATGACGGTACTCAACGTGTAATTTGTTGGGCACACCAGACAGGCGTGGATGGTGATATTAGGAGTTTCTCTGGAAACTCTAATTGCTTTGCTCTTTCAGATGGTGATGGGACAATACGCTTTCGAGCGACCTATACTAGCATGGATAACGATGGCTTTACAGTTACCATAGCGAACTATGCTAGTGGCGGAACCGTTTATTGGGAAGCAACAAATTAATTGGGGGAAAAACATGAAAGGAAAGATTCAAATTTTTTACGATAAAGATAATAACTATCACGGAATGGCAAATGGGGGCGGGTTAGTTACCAAAGAGAATTGTAAGTATTTCTTACTAGATGAAAATGAACCTATAATTAAGAGGTTGGAAGCAGGCGACGAGATTTTTAACGAATTTGAGCTTGATGAAAGTGATAACCCTATTGGAATAAGGAGCCTCAAAGAAGCTCCTTACATAGCTGAGAACAAAATTAAACAACAAAAAATAGCTGCCTTACGAAACAAACTGAAAACTGCACTCAATCTCACCGAAGAAGAACTGGTACTGTTAGTAAAATAAATTTGGGGTGTTACAAAAATGCCAATTCAGAAGGAACTTACTACGCCTGCTAAGGATTATACATCGTTGCTTAAGAAACAACTGCTTAACACACACGCCATTTTGCATGCTTTATATAAGAAGCTTGCCGCCGGTAAGAAACTAAGATGGAGGAAAGATATAATTCTGAATTCATTTAAAGTTAAGAAGGGCGATGAAATGACGAAGAAGCATATAGTGCATTTGTATAAACAAATTATCAAGAAGATGCATGAACTCAACTACGAAGTCAATACGGATAAACCACTAGGGAAGACGTTGCCTGAATCCTTAAGGACGTTCAATGAGTTTACATTTTTCATTGACAAACTGCAAGGTTTTAGGTTGAAGTTCCTTTATGTTCGCGCAGTAGGAGGCGTTTGTAATTGGGGCACATCTGAGGGCGATGTTGACGTGTTGATTAAGGATATAGAAGGAGTCAACTTTTATGATATTGTAACAGATGCATTATCAAAGCGTTGGAGTGATATTCCTACACACTTCTTCGGAGATAACTTTCTTGGTCCATTTACTTGTTTTCTTCCATTGTATAATTTAAACGTTAAACGTGTTAGTAGTGGACCCAAGAAATGCGAGCCTTGTAGAGGTGAACTTGCACCAGTCTTTCCGTCAACTGTTGTACCTAAAGAGAGGATAACGTTGCCTGATTTTATTGAAACGGTTGGCGATGAAAATGTTGATTTAAACATCTTTGCTTATGCAAATGTGGAAAGTAACCGCGACAATTTAAACATTTTGAAGGTTTATGTGCCACTTGAGACTGTTACGGTTCATTTCATTACGCCGTTTAAATTTAGAATTTACCGACAACTTCCACATCATCTTTGGCCGAGGGTACAGGTTGTGTGTGCTGAGCCACCCGAGGGCGCGAAGCTAATTTTTCAATTTTACCTGGAACGTGTAAACAAAGAGAATCATGTTATTCAAATGTCAGCCAACGTTACAGAATTTGATCTTTCGCGTACGGTGACTACGAAAGAGCAGGTTAAACAGGCTGAGTGGTGTAAGACAAACGATAAGTTGAGATTATTTTGGTTCTTTTACCGGCGTCACTCCGAATTAGCGTTTATTGGCGTGCAGAAGAGCAGAAAATGGTCAAGCGAAGACTTCTGGAACTTTTTAGACGAGTTTGCAAAAAAGAAAGGTTTGGAGTGGAGTTAAGAGGGGGTATTACGTAAGTGGCTAAATTGAAATTGTTTGCTCAGGGAAAGTACGACGGTATAATGTTGATTGTGTACAAACGTGGCAATAAGGTACAAATCCTTACGGACGATGGACAAGATGTGACGGTCCGTTTGCCGTCCTGTGTTGAAGAACTAGTTCATTTACCGGGTACCCCTGGTGAATGCATTCTGCTGAGTGAATGTGAAATGTGGAGGGAAGGGAAACATCAGCCGAGGGAGGTGACAAGCGGTAGTTTATTTGAGATCGGCACTCCTGAGGATAAATGGATTGTTCTTAATGTGTTTGATTGTATTTGGTTTGGCAAGGATATCCATAAGTTACCCCTGAGTGAACGTTTGGCATATCTCGATAAGATCAAGTTTAAACAACATCGAGTCGCTGATTTGGACCCAGAACTTTCGCATTTTAATAAGTGTGTTACGAAAGTTGCTGAAACTAAAGTGGCGTTGGATCAAGCAATTCAAGACTTCTTTAGTGTTCCTCAACTGGAAGGGGCCATGATAAAATTGGATACTCCTTATGAACTAACTGGAAGGACGCGTAATGTATTTAAGTTGAAGAAATATATACAGATTCTCGTAATGGTTTGGCGACGTGTTCGAACTAAAACACACGGCGTCTATAATTACGACTTTGGCGTACGATTTGATACTGATGACGGCGTTCAATCCAACACAATTAAGACTATAGCCGGTAGAAAAATAACCGCTAGCGGACGTACTTTCAACACCAAGCTCTTTGCCAAGCCCGGCGATATCTTGGTTATCAGGTTCCATACCGCAAACCTATATAAAGAGAAGAAAGGCAATCGATTGCGACTTTATGAAACGGCGGTGGATGAAATCCTTGAAGAAGCAAAATTACCAAATAGCTTTAAAGAAGTAATTGAAGTTGCAAAACGTGCACATCTTTTAGCTGTAAAGGGTAAAGAGGAGGAAGGCAGTGAGTAACGACGAAATTGTAAGGATCAATCCATATATGACTAATCCGTCTGAAGATAAAATTTATAACTGGTCGATTCAGTTTCACTTGCATACCGTTGTACATGTTGATTTTAGAGCCGAATTCGGTGACCCGGATCTCGTGCTTGGCTGGACATGGTTCATTTGGAAAGAATGCAGGTGGAAACGTCCGACAACTTTACAGGAGTTTAAAGATTTAATTTGGAAGAAGCCGGCGTGTTATAAGATTGATTTAGACACAGGTAAGTTTAAACTCCGACAACGAAGGGGCGGTAAGGTTGTTCAAACCTACCTGCTTGGCACGAGTAAAGCGCCCGAGCCGAAAGCTTGGATGGAAATTAAGGAAGCGAAGTTTAAAAAGGGCACAGTTGGCGCAACTCCTACGTTGGATGGCTTTATGAAACAAGTTGATTCTGGACAAATTGAATTCGGGGCCCAAAAAGTATATTTCCATGAATATTGGCTGCATCATAATAAAGTATTAAAACCTGGGAGGTACGTTGTACGACTTGCGAGGAAGCTAACCCCAAAGGATGTTAAGAAGTTGCAAGAAACACCAAAGCCTTTAAAGTTGAAACCAGGTGCAAAACTTCCTCCTGCAATGCCACCTGAGATCCAACCAGGCACAATTTCCTGGTGGATTATACAAGCGGTTGATCAAAGTCCGTATGTATTGTCACGTAGGGCAATTCTGAAGAGATGGTTACCTCCAAAAGGTGTTTCGGCCATGCCACGGGAGTTACGTGATCAAGTTCCTGATGATTTGAAGTTTTGGGAAGTAACGGGAGATCAAGCGTTGGATCGTAGGAAGGGTTTACGCTCGTTCTTCCTTAAGGAAGACGTAATTCGTATATCAAATTCCGAAAACTTGTTAGAGTATGATGAGGATGAATTTCTTAGTGTTGAAGATATTTGGGAGTACTTTGAGATTCATGGAATGGATGAAGATTTTATACAGCGGGTATTAAATGCTTTAGGGCGTCGAAAAGAGACAAGGGCATGATTTTTAAACTTCGTAAGTATTTACATATTCCGGTAGTTGATGGCAAAGTAAAGTGTAAAAAAGGTAACATATCTCTTGACGAGTGTAGACGATGTAAATGTTTCGGCGGTGCTTTTACAACCTGGAAAGGAACTACCGTCGTATGTAACAAAGTTTGTAACCGTCAACGAAAGGCCGAAAAAGGGTGGTTTTAGTTGAAGGAGGACCCGTGCTAGATTTGACAAGATTGGTGGCTGAAGAGTTTATATTCTTCCTTGCGCGTATCCCTGAATATTGGGAACGGGAGGGTACTAATACTTGGCTTGTTGGTCAATTGAGAGTGCATATTTGGCCAGATCAGTACTTCTTTGTTAAGGACGGATATCATACCGGTTGGTGCATTCGAGTTTCTAAGTTTGGTGATGAAGTTAAAGAGGCTGATGTTGATAAAATTTGCGACCAACTAAGATTAACGCCGATTGAAAAGAAGACAATCCATAAAGGCGAGAACAAGTTTGAATGTGCTTTTATTTTGGTTGATTATCCGCATGGAGTTGATTTTTTATACTCGTTACCAGGGGACGTACAAGTTTTAACTGATATATTGGGCGTGACTGATATACTACGAGCGGAGGTTCCATACTGTTTCCAATATCATTACTTTAGGAAGAGGAGAGTTACAAGACGCGGTCCTAGTTTTTTCCATTGGGATTTGAGAATTTTGGACAATTCAAAAAATCATTTTCATTTAACTTGTTTCCGTAATCCGTTGGAAGAAAAGAAAACGCTTTGTAATTTTTCACGCTGCAAGAAACGAAAAGCTTTCTGTTATGATGGTTACTGTGAGCCAGGAGGGTTCTGTAATCCCACAAAAGACACTCCGGGTTGGATGGAACGAGTGACGAAGGGCGTTGCAACGATAATTCAGGATTCTCCAACCGTTAAGACGTTTTGGTGTAAGTCCGGCGGCTTAAAAGGGTATTGGATAGCTAGTCGTGAGGAAGGCACAGATGTTTGGGTCTTAGAAAAGACAACAGTCCCAAAGACTGGTGCTCAGATATTGGAATGTGAAACGTTAGAGAATGAAGAGGCATGCGTTGAGAGGATTGTTGCTGTGGCAAGTAAGGTTTGGACGGTGTTGAAGGCACATCCAGTAGCCGCAGGCGCGGGTGCACTTGGGTCATGGGCTGCTTTACGAGAAGGTTATAGATTGGCTACGAATCCTAAGTTTGAGGATCCAGGGACAAAATTTAAGTTGATAAAATGTCCAACTGGTAAGAAAGGCCATTGGGTGACCTTACCTGATGGAAGGCGTATTTGTATAATGGACCATGTTTCGAACCGTATGCTTGTTGATTCCAAGTTGACCAAAACTGATCTTGGTAATGTTGTGACTTCTTTTAACGTTTTACCTCAAAGGTTTACGGGAGACCTTAAACAGATTCATATTGTTAAGGTTCCCGAAAGTGTGCCAAAATGGAAACAATTTTTACTTGGCAAAAAGGATATTCATCCTTTCGGTGTGTTTTATCCGCAACAACAAAGAATGCTTATAAACGTTGGACAACAGAAAAGGTTAAAACGAAGACTTGCGGATACTATTACACATGAGACTGGCCATTCTTATTGGTATGGTAAACGGAGCAGCAGTGAACGCAACTTGTTAAAAAAGTTTGCTTCGGCTTCAGAAAGTGAAGGGGGCGCTACCCCATATGCTAAACGCTACGAACGGTTGTGGAAAAGTACGAAAGGCCAAGAGGGTTCGAAACGGTTTAGAGATTTGTTTACTACCGAGAATTTTGCGGAAATGTCAGTAGTGTATAGATATCGGCGTAGTCGGTACAAAAGTCAGTGGTCGAAGTTACAAAAGTCGAGTCCTGGGATTACAAGTATCTTTGAAGAAATTTACAAAGGGGCAGGGAAATGAAAGAGTATCAAATTGTAACATACTTTGATGAAAACATGGTCCCGGTTGAGGATGAAGTTCAAGCTACATTTGTTGTCAGACACTTGTTGGATGAAAATGGACAAGTTGAAAGTGAGGAGTTTCTTTTGGTTGGCGAACTACCTTCGGAGAAGCCCATTCCTAAGGAAGGTCCAACGGAAGAAAAAGAAATTCCTGTAAAGGTTCCGATGCCCGAAAGGGATACATGAAGGAGATAACTGAATGGATACCATGTTAAGAGCTTTCTGGAAATTGGTTACTAATAAATTAACTGGTAAACTTGGCCATTGGATTACCACAAAGTCCGGACAACGGTTCTTCATTGAGGATAAAGTTTCCGGTTTATTTTCGCTTGGCGAGGGTGTTCGGTCAACTCAGGTGGGTAGGATGAGTTTTATCTTCAATACCTTACCTTCTGGGTTCACGCGATATCTCAAAACAATTCGACTTGAACGGCCGTCTGAAATTTTTCCTGGTATAGTGTCTGGGGACATAGGACAAGCAGTTTATAAGGCAAGAACAATAAAATTATTCCCGGCCAATTTCACGAGAACTAGACCTGACTGGACAGCAAGCTGGGTTTTGACCCATGAAGGTGCACATTTCTACTGGCGGTTTTCGCGGTCGACTCGCGCTATGAAAGCGAAACAGGCATTTGCGAGTGCATTAAATAAGGAAAAGGTTTCACCGACCACATATGCCAAACTTTTTAGGAAGATGGGTTTGACGAAACCATGGCATCGTGAAAGTTTTGCAGATCTTTCAAGTATATATCGACTAAGGAGGAATCCTAAAGTTAAGCCAAAGTGGATTACCATGGAGAAACGTGCGCCCGGAACGGTTGCCGCGTTCAAGGAGTTATGGAATGATGCAAAATTGGTAAGAAGTATGCCGGAAGTACTTGGTGATGAATTGGCGCGTGAAGTTCCGAAACGGCTTACTATATTACTTGATAACGACTTTAACGTTGTAGATAGTTTCGAAAAGGCGTGGTATCGTGTTGAGAAAGAATATATTGATGATGAACTAATTAGTAGTAGATGGATTGCGTTAAAAACAGTTAAATTGGAAAAGGAAATTGTGCCAAAGGTTGTTGATGTACTGGTTGAACCAATTTGGCGCGATGATGAGCATAATATTTCACGCGCGTTTTGGAAACTGGTTATTAATAAATTAACAGGTAAACTTGGCCATTGGATTACTACAAAGTCTGGACAACGGTTTTTTATTGAGGATAAAGTGTCAAAGCTAATTAAAGTTGACCTTGGTCTTCCCGGAGGAATTAAGGATAGGTACTCGTTTCTGTTTAACACATTGCCTACACACTTGACTCGCTATATTAAAGAAATTGAAATAAAAAAGTGGCCGGGAACAAAAGTTGTTGACGTTTACAAAGCGATACCTGCTGCGTTAGCTGATTATAGAACTGGCAAAGTTACAATTTATCATGATGTTGTATTTAAGAGAATGAGCGGGAGATTACGACATGCTATTACTCATGATTGTGGACATCTTGTCTTTGAAAATCCACGGCTAGAACCGATGAATATTAAATTTGCGGCTGCATTACGTGATGAAGGTCCTTTTATTTCACCCTATGCAAATTGGATGCGACAAAGTAGGCCTGAAACTTGGGTGGATGAAAGCTTTGCGGAAATTGCAGTTTTACATGCACACCGCAGAAAGTCGGGTTACAAAAGGTTATGGAATCAACTACAGACTGAGGGTCCTGGTACTGTGAAAGCGTTTAAAGAGATGTTGGAAGCCACTCGTTTACAACGACAAGTTGAGGAAAAAGTTGATGTTGCAGTCGATACGTTGGAGGTGTTTCTAGACAAGAGTTTTGCTCCCGTTGAAGACCCGGAACGTGCATTGTTGAAGGTTGTAAAGACCTATTTAGATGGCAAGTTGGTTAATAACGCTTGGATCCCAATGAAAGTTACAAAACCTGAAGAAATGATACCGAAAGTGGAGGAAGTTGAAGTTGAACCTATTTGGCGTGAAAGTTCATATAATATAATTTCACGTTTATTTGCACTTATAAAGAATAAAGTAACTGGCGAATTGGGTCATTGGATTACTACAAAGACTGGTCAGAAGTTTTTTATACCTGATAAAGTGTCTAATTTGATAAAAGTTGGCCGTGGAGTGACAAAACAGACCCATGGCCAGTTTGCGTTCTTATTTAACACAATGCCGGCGGCCTTTACACATAATTTGAAACGAATAGAACTGTTTAAGACGCCGGGGTGGCTGAAACCCGCTATTAAACTTGCCCCGCAGAAGGCTGTATTTTCTGAATATTTTTCTGGCCCCGGCGTGATGAGGATATATACAGGCGCCTTTTCCGCGGGTGGACGAAGGCCTTCAAGAGTTGTGGGACATATCTGCGGTCACCACACTTGGAGAAATGTCTTGACTACGAAGCACTGGATGCCGTTTAGACACAATTTTTCTATGGCCGTGCACAAGGAACCGTTTCTGACTAAACGAATTGCAGACAACTTTGGCAAAATGGGACATAAACGTATCGCATCGGAGACGTTTGCTGAGTTATCTGGACTTTATCGTGTTAGAAAACACTATTCCAGTCAGTGGCAGCAGATGGAGTCTAGAAATCCATTAACCATTAAAGCGTTTAAAGACATATGGGGACGAGCTAAGATTTTTGAACCTGGTAGACCATGGTGGGAGAAGGTTAAATGAGCAAGATTGACGAAATTAAAACGTTTCTTGATAAGGATTTCAACTACGTTCCCGAGGGCTCGAAGAATGCCTTCTGGGAGTTAGTATCCAAGTATAATGAGGAAGATGAACTAATTGAGTCAACATGGAACGTTTTACAGTTGCCAAAACCTGAATCTAAATCTATCATTGAAGTTGAGGTTGAACCAATTTGGAGGATGTGGGATGAGGATTGGTTTGTTGAAGATTCATTTGCATTAGATGAACATTCTGCTGATGAAGTATCCCGCTTGTTTAAAATTGTATTTAATAAAGTGTTGAAAATGATGGGCCATTGGATTACCACAAAGTCCGGACAACGGATTTTCATTAAAGATCGAGTTTCTGGATTAATTACACTTGGTAAAGGTGTGCCGGCTTCATTTAAAGATCAAACTGCCTTCATTTTTAATACTCTACCGATAGGTTTCACAAGGTATGTTAAAGCAATTGAATTGCAACCAAAAATTAAATCAACAATATTTCCTAAGGCTCGTGATCTTGTTGGTGAGGCTGACTATATCACAAGAACCATAAGGTTATCCACATATCGTATGAAAAAGTTTGGCCTGTTTAATTATGCTATGACTCATGAATCTGCACACATGTTCTGGAAGTTTTCGAAAAATCGTAAAGCTTTACGTTTGAAAATGGAATTCAGAAAGAACTTGAAGCTTGCAAAAACGCCAGTGAATGAATATGCCGAAAGTTTTAAGAAAAAGATAGTTGGCGGTTTCCCACGAGATGCTGCTGAAGAATATGCAAAGGAAAGTTTTGCTGAGTTGAGTGCCATATATAGGTTAAGAAATCGAGGTGATTATAGGCTGGATTGGGAAAGGAATAAGATCTGGAATCCCGAGTTAGTTGAGTCTTTTAAAGCTTTGTGGGATGAAGCGGGTTTGATTAGAGAAGTAACTGAATTTGATATGGAACTTGTTCGGCAGGATAGTAGAATTGTGGAAGTGTTACTAAACAAGACCCACAATGTTGTTGACAATGAGAATGACGCTTATGTAAGGGTTATAAAGGAGATTCGTAATGGGGAAATGGTTAGAAGTGCTTGGGATTTACTAAAGCCAATTAAACCGATAGAGGAACCTAAAGTTGTAGAAGTTGAGGTTGAACCAATTTGGCGTGACGAAGAATTAGCACGACTTCGTAAACTCCCTGGTGTATACCTCGTTAAGCCTCATGCAAGTATGATTGCTGACGGAACGAAGACGTTAATTGTTAAGTCGAAGAAGTTTGAAAAGTATCTTGGTCAAGAGGTATACTTCTTAGAGGAAAATCATGTATATGGCATTTTGAAACTACTAACCGTGGAAGGACCTGTTCCTATTGGAGATGTGAAGGAAAAGTTGTTTAAACAACATAAAATTTTACCTGAAGACTGGAAGAAATGGTGGCCAAAAGTTAAGGAATGTTATGTTTACACCTTTGAATTGGTTGCAACGTTTGATCCGCCAAAAGAAGTTGTAAAGCCACACGGTATTCAGGTTTGGTGGAAAGAAGTTAAGTTTGTTAAAAGATTAAATAAGGAGGAATAGATTATGTTTGACGAGGTTAGACACAGAGATCCGAACATTGCTAGAGATGATGCGGAGATGAAGAAGTTCGATAAGTTAGCTCGGTCCAGAACACTACCAGGCGCTTGTATAGTGTATAAAGTATATACCGATACTGCACTAGCGGCTGGCACGTGGATAGCGTTAGATACTGGAGAAGATTTACGTGTGTTAATGGAGGCCGAGTTAGGCAAGTGTACTCCCAGAGTACCGGGTGTTACTGGCGTAGTTATGTGGTCTGGAGGCAAGAAAATTAAATTAAAGTTTAATGATGTGTCTGAGGATGAACTTATACTTGACTCGGATTTGATTGGTAGAGTATTTTCGCTTGCTATTGGAGATCTTCAGATGGATAAGATTTGGATTGCGTCCGACAGTGGTGTTGATGTTGATTTTACATTATTTGTTACAACTTAAATACTATAAAACAAAAGGAGAGGGAAGACCATGTTTGACAAGGTTAGACACAAAGACCCGAACATAACTAGAGATGATGCGGAGATGAAAAAGTTTGATAAGTTAGCTCGGTCTAGAACGTTACCAGGTGATTGTATAGTATATAAAGTATACACCGGTACTGCGCCGGATACCGGCGTTTTAACAGAGTTGGATGTTGGAGAAGAGTTACGTCAAAAGATGGAAGCCGTGTTAGGTTTGTGCACTCCCAGAGTCCCCGGTGTTTCAGGCGTTATTATTTGGAGTGGCGCAAAGAAAATTAAATTGATATTTAACCTCCTAACCAACGATCACCTTGTTCTTGATTCAGATATTGTTGGCAGGTCGTACTCACTTGCTATTGGAGATCTTGAGATGGATAAGATTTGGATAGGTGTTGGCGATACATACGAAGGTATGGAAGTGGATTGGACTTTGTTTATTACAGCTTAAACGGACTTTTTATGCCAAAATTTGGAAGCAAGATCGAAGTAAATGTTGACTTTAAGATTTTTCGAAGCTGTTTTGATACATTAATCGAAACTTCGAAGGGTAACTTAGAAATTTGGCTAAGGAGGGTTGGAGGCCTTGGCGACGTTTTGTTTGTTTCACTTGTTGCTAAGGCATGTAAGTTACAGTTAAAGAAGTTGAATCCACAATTGAATTTAATAACAGGTAAGAAGTATGTTGAGTTTATTAAAGGTTTAAATTTGGTAGACAACGTATATTTAGATGGTTCTAAAGAACCTGGTCAGTGCTACCTAAATTTACAGGGCGTTATTGATTACAAACCGGTTTGTACTTTGGGTCATAGGCTTAATTTAATTGCGGATTACATTGGCATTGACTTCAACCATGTTGATACTGCATATAGGATAGTTGTAAGTGATTTAGAGAAACATCGTGCAAAGCAACGGTTGGAAAATCTAGTTGGCAAACGTAAGATTGGAATTGCGCCCTTCGCGTTTGCGAAGGTAAGAACATGGAATAATTGGACTCACCTTGTTGATAAGTTAAATGAAAAAGGTTTTGGAGTTGTATTGTTACATAACAAGGTTGTTCAAACTGTTGCGCGACCTGACTTTTTAAATTTGTCCGGTACGCTCAATTTAACGGAGTTGTGCGCCGTTTTGAATGAGTTAGATGCCGTTGTTTGTGTTGACAGTGGTATTTTACATATCGCTGGTTTCTTGAACGTGCCATTCGTTGGTTTGTTTGGCACAGTTAAACCAGACTTCCGTTGTCGATATTACAACCAGTACCGTACGATTTGTCTTGCGGAGTTGCCGTGTGTCCCGTGTTATGATTTCAGTAAATGTTTCAATACACCCAGATACAAAGAGTGTTTAAATAAAATAACAGAAGAAATGGTCTTTAAAGATGTTATGAAATTACTTCAGAAAGGAGATGTGCATTGATGAGTAATGTAGTAACAAGATGGGCACCTACAGCATCTGGCGAGACACATTTAGGGTCACTGTTTAATTGTTTGTTAAACTTTCTATATGCTAGGAAGTTTAATGGAAAGTTCTTTTTACGCGTCGATGGACAAAAGATGCCTGATTGGCGGATTGAAATGCGAGAAGGTTTCATTCGTGTTTTGGATCGTTTTGGTTTAAAGTCAGACTTTGTTGTATTTCAATCGGAACGGAGAAAACTTTATCTTGAGACTGTAAAGAGGTTGCTTACCACATCTGATCAACTTTACTTTTGTAACTGTACTGAACAGGAAATTGCTCTTAGATGCAATAAGAAAGGTCATCCTAGATTGGCGCGTGATGATAAGTATCCACCGCCATGTTCAATTCAAAGTATAAAGTTTTTCAGTCCTGAGGGTGAAGAGATTGTACCAAAGGTGACTTCGTTCACGCCGGTTGTACAAGGTTTTGAACCGGACAATGTACTAAAGGAAGACCTTACAACCTTTATGCCTTACGCGTTACATTATATGTTGGAACGCAAAGCTGGTTTGAGTTTTCACTTTGATAAGAAAAGTTATATTCAAGCTATTAAGATTGTTTGGTTTGAGGAACCGCTACGAGTGTTCTCTTTTTGGAATGACAATGAACTTTTACTTAGAATTGAGAAATCGGGTCGTTATTGTTTTCAGGAAAAACGACCTGAATGGATACGGAGACATCAAACCGAGAGTTTTATCTTTTCTCCGGTGAATACATCTAGTTTATCGATGCATTTTGATGACTTCTATCGTCAAGTTCGACTTGAGTATTATTATGATGACTATTGTAGAGGAAGGAAATTAAATTTAGACCTTTCCGACCCAAAAACGGTTGTGAGGAAAAGGTGTTATCAGCTAGATGTAGGTATTTACTTTGGCGGCTTGCCGGATCTTGCTTTAACGTCTGCCATTGACGATAAGGAATTTGGCGTGTCACATTCAATTCGTGGTTCTGATATTGAGTCGTTCGGGGACACTCTGGAACGTGAAGCAGGACAACTAATTGACTACAAGGCTAATAATATGTATCACGGTTTGATTATAAACGAAAACGGTTATAAATTATCAAAAACGGTAAGGTCGCTACCGGTTGAACACTTTTTAAGTTTTTCTCGTCCTGAAGTTGTGTTAGGTGAGTTAGCATTCAGGGCTAATTTAATTGACAGTCCAAAAATATCTAGTATAGAGGATTTGATATCAAAGTTCAACCCAAGTAGGATACCAACGGAACATATTTGTATTGACGAGAAAGATTTTACAAAACAGTTGAAAACGTAGTTAAAAAAAACAGGAGGCTCGAAAAAATGAAAGAGGTTAAAGAAGTCCATGAAAAGGAAGAGATTAAGGTTGACGAAGGCTCGGGTAAACTGACGAGTTGTAGTGTACCCTACAGTGAAATCTCGTTGGACGTAATTAAGGGTACCAACATTTTATCAAAGGAAGACCTTAATCTGTTGGTGGAACTCAAGCCAGCGTTAGAGGATACCTTTAGGAAGAATCAAGTCTTTCGGTCAGAGTACGAACTACGCAATAGTGTACTTAATGATGTAAGGTTTCCCGGTCCCGATGCAAAGTATTGGCAAATGGTACGCGAACAAGACGTACACTTCCACGAATTGGTTATGTTATCCTTTGAGTTTCGTAAGTTACGGGAAAAGATGAAACTTCAAGAGTATGAATTGGCAGAACTTGAACGGAAATGTGTTCAAATTGATTCACCCGATACATTGGAAAAGGTACGATCGGAATATCGAGTAAAGAAGAAGAAAATAGACTTGGAGCAGAACATATTTGTTGCAAAGAATATGATGCGTGTGGCGAAAGATAGAATTCGGGAAATTAAAACTCACGAAACTATAAAACGGGAGCTTATACCTAACATGGAGTTCGGAATTGAGTCATATGAACATCATCAACCACGAAGTAGTTTGTTACGGTTCCATAGGGAAATTGAGGCTTGTAAAGTTGCGGGTGCTAAAGTAGGTCCAGCGGAAGCGCGAAACTTATTAGGTCAGTACGTTATGGCTGCTAATCATCCTGAAAACGTTGGACTACGAAAACAACTTACACAAGGCAACCTCTTCCCCGAACTTACAGATAAACCGGTTAAGGATGAGTTACCTGCGCCTGATGAACAAGACACAGGTGAAAAACAACCTGGTAGAGTTAACATTAGATAAAGGTTCATGAAACCAAATACGCCTTAGGAGGTAAACAAAATGGCTAGAGTATTTATGAGTTTGTTAGTACTTGAAGGTCGGCCGGAATTAAGCGCTGCAATTACGTGGGAGCATATCGAACGATCATCAAAACATACCGTTGACCGGAATTACATTGCGCAAGAGTCCCTTGTGTCTCGTGGTAGGAATTCACACTTGGGTGACTTCATTCGTGGGGGGTATGACTATTTGTTGTCTTGGGATGCTGATATTGGAGTGTTAGATTTTAGTTTTAATCCTCTTGATAAAATGATTAGTCGAAATTTAGATATTGTAGGTGGTTTGTATCCTATGAAGGGAAAGGATGAGATAACGTCGATACCAATGGATCCGAAAGAGCCATGTGTAATGGACGGCCGGTTGATTAAGATGCACCGTTTGAGTAGCGGTTGTATGCTAATTAAGCGTACAGTAGTACTGAAGATGATTAAGGACTATGGGGATTTGGAATATTGGGATTTCTCAGTCAATGACATCACGTACGCTTTATATCAACCTTTCATTCATGCGTGGCCACTGGACTGTGGGTGGGCCCACCGTTCTGGAAAAAAGGAATATTTGTCGGAGGATTGGGCTTTTTGTGAACGCGCAATTCAATCCGGCTTTGAACTTTATGCCGATACGTCAATTAAGTTAGTACACATCGGTAAATATGGGTATATGATTCGATTACCAAAGGCCCGCGATAAACAAAACAAGTCATTACACTAAGGAGGCAGTGATGAAACTGAACTTTAAATTCGAACAACTAGGTGTAGCAGTGACATCAAAACTTGATCATCACGTTGAAGCAATTAATAAATTGGACCCAGACTTGGTGCAACTCCAGATGCATCTTGGTTTTCCGTCAATAGATGCTTGTAAAGCGGTTACGGATAAGGACACCCAGTTGATTGCAAAGTTCATTCTTCCAATGAACCAAAAGGGGTTACCCGTCAAGTTTGTCGAAGACTCGTTCCGTCGGTTTAAAGATGTAATAAAGATTTACGATTTTGGCGGCGAACCCGAAATTCGACCTTGGCAACAAGGTTGTAGATTTGATGGTACTCCAGAAGAGTTTGTTAAGTTAACAAAGGGCTACTACGAAATTGGAAAGTCTATTAATCCTGACAATATCATTGGTGGTTGTGGCTGGTTGACTCCTACGTTTAACGGATACTTTGGTAACGAAGATCGTAGTGAATTCTTCAAAAGTTGTTGTGAACTCGGTATTGGAGACTATCTTGACTTTATTTCTTTGAACTTTTATTTATATGGTTATGGCGGTACGAAGAATATTTATGTGGGATGTTTAAAAGTTTCCGAAATTCTCGCTAGATATGGTATTGACAAACCGGTTGTTGTTTCTGAATGTGGCGTACCGTGTGCCGGGGATCCAAGGTTTTATCACATTATCCAGACGGAGGAACGCCAGGCTATCTCGTTGGTTGAACAACACATTCTTTTCAATTCGATGGGAATTGACTATGCGATTTGGTTTGCCTTAAAGTATAACGGTTGGGGTTTGTTGGACGAAAGTGGCAAGCCTCGATTAAGTTATAAAGCGTTTAAGGGCTTAGGTTTCCTTCTTAAAGGAGCTGAGTATGTGAAACAATTTAAAGCACTTCCAAGTACCACTGTTCAGGAACGTTGGCTTACGGACAAATTTAATTGGCATGTGTTTGAAGATGGTAGTGAAATACATGTAATTTGGTTGTCGGGTGGTGCTGAATTAGTTCGAGAATACCAATTTGATTTCCCGATATATGATATGTACGGTCAACGTATTAACGTCGCCACGGGAAAAGTGACACTTGATGCTCATCCAATATACATTGTTGCCACGCCGGGTGCAATTCACCCTGGAAACTTTGGGAGGAAATAGTTTTTTCGGGAGGACATGATAAATGAAGATCGGGCGCGCTGATTTCACTTCCAGAAATAAAGTTATCCAGTCCAAACGGTCTGGACGGATTTCATCTATTGGCTTTCTTCGTTCAGGAGGCGCTGGTGATATACTTATGTCGACGCCGATTATCAGAGCGTTAAAGGGAAAGTATAAAGGCTGTGACCTTACCTACTTCACGAAGACTGAGAACTTTCCTCTTCTGAAGGGAAATAAGTATATTGATCATTTGGCTAATATCGAAAGTCAGTATCACGGGCCAGGTTGGCCCGATTATAGAACGGATCCTGTCGATGTTGATAAGTTTGATCTCTTTTTTAATCTTGAAGGCAAGCTTGAACAATATGTAGATGAAGTAAACCGAATTCCAAGGATTGATGCCATTGCAAAGTTGTGCGATATTACAATATCTGACTATCGGTTAATTATTCCAAAAGATCGTCAAGCTGAGAAATGGGCAGAGGAATTCTGTAAACAAAAGCTGTCACCGGAAGTTGTAACTATTGGCTTTTCACCCTTTGCGAGATTTAGATTACGAAGTTGGTTTGAGATTTACGCAAGGGAGTTTGTTTCTCTATTTGACAAAACCTTCTATCGTCTTATACTCTTAGGTGATGACTCCGATAGAGGATTTGAGTCCTCTGGTTTGATCAACACATGTGGATTATTGACATTAGAACAATCGATTGCTTTGACAAAACGGTGTGACTTTTTTGTAACCGTAGATACATTGTTTTTACATCTAACGGCCGGATTTGATATACCTACACTTGCACTATTTGGTTCATTACCTCCGGAGATTAGAATCAAAAATTACAATCGTTGCCGTGCAATTGTTGCAGAGGAAGTTCCTTGCGTCCCGTGTTGGGAATGGCAAGCGGGCGAAAAGAGGCATCGAAATGTTTGTATTAATCAGGTAGTTCGTTGTATGAGAGCATTAAAGCCACTTAGAGTTTATCATAAGGCCTTGGAATATATGAATGAATTAAAACTTGCGAAACTGATTCCTGGTGACCTGATTAGTTGGGAGGATTAAGCTGTGAAGTATTTTGTTACCGGAGGAGCTGGCTTTATTGGATCAAACTTGTGTAAACGACTCCTTAATGAAGGACATACTGTTTATTGTGTTGATTACTTTTACACCGGTAATAAACGGAATATTCAACCACTGCTCGATCACAAAAATTTTATGTTTTACAAGCATGATGTTTTGCATTTCCCAGATAAGGGTTTAGATGAAATGCCGGAAGTAGATGTAATTTTCCATTTGGCTTCCCCTGCAATTCCAAAATTTAGTTGTGAAACCGACGTTTTGAATACCTTGTTGGTCAATTCGGTTGGCACGTTAAAGTTGTTGGAGTTTGCGAGGGAAAGGGATGCACAATTCTTTTTTACTAGCTCTTCAGAGGTTTATGGAGGTATAGACGTTCCCCAATGTGAATCGGATAATTGTACAACACATTTCGCAAGTAGTCGTTGTCCATATACCGAGTCAAAGAGGTTTGGAGAAACTGCGGCATTGTTATTTCATAAACTCTATGGACTTGACGTAAAAATTGCTAGGATATTCAATACTTATGGACCAAACATGAAAATAACAGACGGACTTGTGATTCCTAAATTTATGTCGTGGGCATTAAAGGATGAGGACATTGTTATATATGATTCTGGCAGTCAAACACGTTCTTTCTGTTTTGTGTCAGACATGGTTGAAGGCTTGTTAGGGTTATCCCGTTGTCAACTTGAGGCTTGTTGTGAACCTGTTAATCTTGGCAATCCAAAGGAACATATTTCAATTTACGACTTAGCAGTTAAGGTAAAGCAATTAACTGGCTCAAGTTCGAAAATCGTTTTTAAACCGGGTAACTTAGATGAACAAATCAAACGTCAACCGTCAATTAAATTGGCACAAAGTTTGTTCAACTGGGAACCCCTAATTTCCTTAGACTTAGGTTTACAGAGTACTTTGGAATATATCAGGAGAAACTTGGAAGACTAAAGATGGCAACTAAAACTTGGACCACAACTAGTGATTTTGATGGGGGAACATACGACGACGTTACCGGTGCTGACGACAAACTTGCGTTAGACGGCACAGAAGTTGGTCGTTGGATTGATGGCGCAAACTTGAATACAGCCAGATTCGGCTTAGCTGGATGCGGTAGTCAGTCCGCAGGACTCTCCTTCGGTGGTTATACTACTACATATGTTGTAACAACTGAAGAGTACAACGGTACAAGTTGGGCGGCTGGCGGTGATCTAAATACAGCAAGAGAAGTCTTAGCTGGATGCGGTAGCCAGACCGCAGGACTCTCCTTCGGTGGTTATACAACTGTAGTTGTTGGAACAACTGAAGAATATAATGGCACAATTTGGACGGCTGGAGGCGGCCTGAATACAGCAAGACGTCAGTTAGCTGGATGTGGTAGCCAGACCGCAGGACTCTCCTTCGGTGGTTGGGTGAGTACATTTGTTGCAACAACTGAAGAATATAATGGTACAAGTTGGTCCGCTGGAGGTGGCCTTAATACAGCCAGATGGCATTTAGCTGGATGCGGTAGCCAGACCGCAGGACTCTCCTTCGGTGGTTATACGGATGTATTTATTGGAACAACTGAAGAATATAACGGTACAAGTTGGTCCGGCTGCAACAACTTAAATACAGTAAGATACGCCTTAGCTGGATGTGGCACCCAGACCGCAGGACTTTCCTTTGGTGGAGAAACAACTAGAACCATTCCAACAACTGAAGAATATATTGGCACAAGTTGGACGGCTGGGATTGACCTGAATACAGCCAGATACGGCTTAGCTGGATGTGGTAGCCAGAGTACAGGACTCTCCTTCGGTGGAGGTTATTGGATGGGTTATTCAGCTACAAACGCTGCTACTACAGAAGAATACTTTGAATTAGGTACTTGGATTGTTGACTTTGACTCTGGTATAGCCTCTTGCGGTTGGGGCTTCTTAAGTTGGACCGAAACGCAGAGTAAGAAAGTATATGCCAAATGTAAATCGGCTCCAACTCAGTCAGAACTTGCAGACCCGGTTTGGTCCGCTGGAGGTGACCTTAGTATAGCAAGAAGCAGTTTAGCTGGATGTGGTAGCCAGACCGCGGGACTCTCCTTCGGTGGTGATACAGGTTCCAATGTTGTAACAACTGAAGAATATAATGGTACAAGTTGGGCCGCTGGAGGTGGCCTTAATACAGCAAGAAGAAGTTTAGCTGGATGCGGTAGCCAGAGTGCAGGACTCTCCTTTGGTGGTTATACAACTGTAGTTGTTGCAACAACTGAAGAATATAATGGTACAAGTTGGGCGGCTGGAGGTGGCCTGAATACAGCCAGAGAAGTCTTAGCTGGATGCGGTAGTCAGACCGCAGGACTCTCCTTCGGTGGTGATACGGGTACATATGTTGCAACAACTGAAGAATATAATGGCACAAGTTGGGCGGCTGGAGGTGACCTAAGTACAGCAAGAAACAATTTAGCTGGATGCGGTAGCCCGAGTGCAGGACTCTCCTTCGGTGGTTATATAGAAGAAATCTCAGTTCCAACAACTGAAGAATATAACGGTACAAGTTGGGCCGCTGGAGGTGACCTTAATATATCAAGATGTTATTTAGCTGGATGCGGTAGCCAGACCGAAGGACTATCCTTCGGCGGTACAATTATACACATTCCAACAACTGAAGAATATAATGGTACAAGTTGGTTTTCTAGTGGTGACCTCAATACAGCAAGAAGCCGTTTAGCTGGATGCGGTAGTCAAAGTGCAGGACTCTCCTTCGGTGGTTATACAACTACATATGTTGCAACAACTGAAGAGTATAGTAGTAGTGGCATAGTATGGTATCCCATCGCCACTAACTATTATAAGTCACAACCTCAAGATATTGAAGTACCAGACAATCGATGGTGTAGGTTACAGTTGGTGCTCGTTGCAATTCCAACTTAACCCTAACTTGTTAAAGAACGTAAGGTATGGAGGTGAATCCAATGGGAAGAAAGTTTTTGGTTGAAGTGCCAGACTGGGCAACAGATAGAAGAGTATATATATTTTTAGGTAGGGAGTCATTTATGATTAGTGAACCTGATGGGTCTCTATACAAAAAAACTTCGCGTTGTAACCTTTGTGGTAAGTGTTGTGAAGTTCTCGATAATTGGTATTTAGGAACTAAGGAGATTGATGGGAAGACATATTGTAAATATGTAAATAAAGTCGGGAATATGTGGTTTTGTGAAGGTGGTAATAAAGCGTCGTTCTCTTGTTGTAGTGATAGTCCAAATCAACAACCAAATGAGGATTGTGTAATTAGATATCAAAAGGAAGGTTAGAGGTATGAAAAGGAAGCTTAGCCGACTACACACAAGATTAAAGAATTGGAAGCCAATTCACCTTTGTCATGTCTTCAAGAAGTTAGACCTTCCTATTCCACCTTACTTGATAGGTGCAGGCTCAGACTTTGATTTCAAAGGTGGTAGGATAGCAAATGCTACAAGGGTGTGGCAAGTAGGTCAAGACGTCGATGTACATGTTTTTAAGGATGCTGAATTTATTGTCGCCGCGATGTGTGAAAGTGGCGAACATAAGGATGCCAGTAGTACTTTAAGATTAGAATGGCGTAATGTGTCAACCGGCGGCAGTTTTGCTGCACTAAGCAGTAGTGGTGAGTTAAAGTACGGAAGTAATACGGATTTAGTAGATGGAAATGCTGTAACTCATGGTGAGGAAGGCGTTACTGCAACTAATCCGGCAAATCACGAAGACGGTCAAGAACACGAGGGTAGTAATGCAGTACTTTGGGGGGTCGTGCAGGGTGTTTATCATGAAGAACACCAATACGCAATAAGCTGTAGTGATGCCATTGAGGGTAATTGGTACGAGTTCCGAGTCTGGGACGAGACCGAGGGTGCAGCAGTTGGCACGTTACTTTGTCAAGTAAAAATTTCTGCAACACCTGTTGTAACTGATGTTTCTTTGAACTATGGCCCAGGATGTTAAATATGATTGATGGAGGCATTGTGTCGCCTAAAGGGTATAAATGGTCGACGGCATGAGGTGTTAGACTATGAAAGTAGTAAATATTTTGACAAGGAATCATTTGTTTAACGTAAAGCTAATTTGTGGAAAAGTAATGGAATATGTTGATAAAATAATCGTTCTAGATACCGGCTCCACAGATGGTACAGTTGAGTGGATAAGAGATTATGCATCAAAACGTGGCGTTGGATATTTAGAGCCTCCGGATATCAAGGGCGCAAATCGGTTTAAAAATATTGAACTGTTTCAATGCGAGTGGAATAATGACTTTGAAGGCGCTATTAATTATTTAACATCATTGAACAATGAGGGAGATTGGGTGTTATTTCTTGAGGATGACGAAATTCCCAGTCGAACCCTACTTGAGAATTTGGATTTAATTATTGAGCGTTGCGAGAAAGAAAATATTGTTGTTGTTCAGTTACCGGGAATTAAGATTCAGGATGGCATCCCTGAACGTCCATTTCGATATCTACCGATGGACAAAGGCTTCGTCATTAAGGAACATCTAAGTGGCCCACCCCTTAAATGGTATACCAGATATTGGCTATGGAAGAAATGTCCTGAGTTATTTTGGCAGTGTACGGGTCCACACTGCGGACTAAGTGGCGTGGACAAACATTTATGGGCTCCTTATCCTGTGTTTGTGATGAAAACGTTACAGTCACTGTGGGAATCGGCAATGTGGGTATTGTACTTGACTGCATTGGAAAGACCCGAGTGTTGTGGAATTGATCCAGAAGATGCAAAGGAGTTGGTAGAAATCACGAAGAGGGATGGGATAGTGGATTCCCAACAAATTGTTAGCCGAATGAAGGGTGGTAGTATCTCAGCTGAGTTTAAGAGCTGGATTATAAAGAACAAGGATAAACGTACTTGGATTCCGTCTACGGATAATATTGAACGTCCAACTGATATTTATCGTGCATTTTATGAGCTGTACTTTAAATTTTATCATCCAGAGGAAGAAAGTGAAATTTCAAAAATATGTTAGTGGAGGAGATACATTGGGAACGAGTAAATCACCAAAGGCGGTTGTAAAAGAACATGAAGGTGTAGTTTGGTTAGAAGAGGATGAAATTATTAAACAGGAAACCTTCCGAGAAGAAGCTGAAAGTAATAGGGTTCCGTTACGTACTTCCAGTCACGATACCCAACGCGATGAAGTGCGTCTTGTGCCTTGTTATAAAGTTCTTAATGAAGCAGACTACTTGGAGCCTTCGTTACGGAGTATTTATCCGCATGCGCATCGAATTGTCATTGTTGAAGGCTGCACTAATCACTTTAAACGCGTTGCGCCAGAAATGGTTACAGAAGATGGACTTTCTATTGATGGCACATCTGAGATTATAAAAAACTTTCCGGACCCGGAAGGTAAAATTGTATATATCCAAGCAGGCTTCTTTGGGGAAACGTTAAATCAGTTAGGTCATTATTGGTTTCCCTATATCGACGATGGCGATATCTTCTTTCACATAGATGGTGATGAAGTTTGGTACGATTGGTCGTTAAGAAGAATTAAAGAAATCTTTCTGTATCGACGTCCAAAGACCACCGTGATGACTGTTATGGCGTATCAGTTTTGGCACGATTTGCAACATGTTATTTTAGAGGATACAATGGGATTATGGCATGGAGATATTACTATCTTTAGGGAAATGAAGCATCCACTATGTGAGAATTCAAATCCTTCCAACGTGCGAATCCAATGTACTAATCCGGGTGGCGGTGGAGTTGGAATGCGTATACCGTGTTACTGTCACATGGCATACGCGCGGCCAGATTGGAGGATCTACGCCAAATTGAAGTATCTTGTAAGCGTGGGGTGGGATCGGTGTCTTGTGACTAATTGTATAAAAAATATTCGCGAACTTGATGGTAAGAAGTATACCGAGCAGGAATGGGTCAATCATCAGGTATTCTTTAAGAATAATTGGGATTGGGTGAACGGTGTTACATGCAAAAATATCGATAATATAAAAATAGCACCATTTTACGAGAAGGAGATTTTTAATTATCCAGAAACTCTAATTTTTCCTTATCTCCATCCATACTTTCATGCGTTGTGTTGGGATGGGAAGCCATTGAATATGAAGGATGTTGAAAGCCATTATCAAGAGCAGATGGAAAAGTTCAAGTCCGGGGAGTATAGTTATAAGAAGTTTTCAATCTTTTGATTGAACGTTGAGGAGGAGAGGCTTATGTTAATTGCTGCGTTAAAGGTACTTAATGAACAGGATTATATATGGTATACTTTGTATTCCCTGTACCATCAAGTAGACAAAATTGTAATTATTGAATGTGCTGATCGCTGGAACAAAATGGCAAACCCAAAGTGGGTCACTGAAGACGGACTTTCAGTTGACAACACGGCGGAAATTGTAAAGAACTTTCCAGATCCGTTAGGAAAGATTAAATTTATTCAGTATGGACTACTTAAAGAGCAGAAAACCGATCTTGAACTTGGTAAAATCTTCATGCAACATTTTGAACCTGGCGACTGGATACTTTGGACAGATGCAGATGAGATCTATTCAGCAAAACTATTTGAACGGGTACGTACACTTGTACAGTGTCGTCGGCCATCACCTGGAAAGATAGGGATATATAAGTTGAACTTTTGGGGTGACTTTAAACATGTAATTTATTCTGACACTAGAGGATGTTGGCATCAGTCGCATTTAAAGTTTCAAAAAGTTCCCGAGGGCGATGGAGTACATTGTGCTGGACCGGATCTTGCAATGAACTTCTTTGGAGGCAAGTCTACCGGTGGTGCCGTTCAGTTATGGGAAAGTTTTTATCATTATAGTTACGTCCGGAGGCCGCAGTGGATTGCTTATAAAATGAGGTGGCTTATTTGGAACGGTTGGGAAAGGCTGGCGGGCTCTCACGATACACCACATAAGGAGTTGGATGGCCGCAAGTGGACGAAGGAAGAGTGGGTTCGTCATCAGTTACCATTTACATTGGATTTCGATTGGGTTAATGGCGTGTTTATAAGGGAATATCATGGGCCACATCCCGAGGTTATGATGGATCACCCCTTCAGTCAATGGAAGTGGGATGAGAAGCCATTTCCGTATGATGAAAGTTGGGAGTTCTAAAGATGTCATATTTCATTCACGATTACGAAATTAAAGAAAACGATGTAGTCCTTGAAGTCGGTTCCGGTCAGAATCCGTTTGAACGTACCGATGTTTGTTTGGACTTACATGGTCCTGACAAACCCATTGGGGGACGTAAAGGATGGGAAAAATTAGGTAGGTGGTTCTCCAAGATAGACCATAGACCCTTTATTGTTGGTGATGGTCAAGACTTGCCATTTAAAAATAAGGCATTGGACTTCGTTTTCTGTCGACATGTGTTGGAACACGTTGAAGATCCAGTTAAAATGTGCGACGAACTGTGTAGAGTTGGTAAGGCTGGGTATGTCAGTTTACCGTCTTGTTATTTAGAGATACTAATTGGTTTTAGTTACCACCGGTGGGTTTGTTATTATATTGGTGACGAGTTAATCTTCACGTCAAATCGGTATTTTTTGAAACAAGAACGATTTACAACAAAGGATGGGAAATGGCTACATGTATTAAAAGAGAAAGACCCTTTGGTATTTGAATTAACAACAATTAAGAACCCAGACATATGGGAAATTTCCTTTGTATGGAAGGATTCTTTGAAGTCACGAATTACAACGGATTGGACAGGTCAATGCATTGGACTTGACCTTGACACTCGAATACGACAGTTGGAAGAACATGGTATTAGCATTAGTGATAAAAAATGGGTTAAACGGGTGGCTATTCTCGCGGCTAAAGTTGCGGAAAAATATGGTGGCGATCAGGACGTTGTTGTGACCGCAGCGTTATTGTTGAACGAGCTTGATCTTGAAAAGGTCAGGAATATATTGGAAAAGATCCAGTTTAGGGATGGTTTGCGTATTGATTTGATTTGTGGAATTGTGCATTATTTTAATAAAAGGGAAAGTCCGTTCCATGAAGTGAAAGTTGTAAAAGATGCCGCGCGATTTTTAAGGCTTCCTCCACTTGATCAGTTTGAACTTGGTTGCCCAAGGGACCTTGAAGTATTTGCAGGTAAGGTAAAGGAGGTTATATAGCCTTTATGGATTTCAATATCTTTGACAAAGCACAGGGGATAGTTGAACAAGAGTTAGTCAGAGCTATTATACGCGGTTTACCCGACGATGCAATAATTGTAGAAGTTGGTACCGGAAGAGATGCAACATTTACAAAGGTTATGGCCGAGTGTTGTGTAACCACACATCGACATATTTACACGATTGAATGTGGTTCCTATGCTTTCAATTGGAAATGTTCGGAGGAAGAACTCTTTGAAGCAATTAAAGAAAACTTGAAACATTATTCAAACTATATTACAATAATAAATAATGAAAGCACTAAGGTTGCCGAAACGTTTGGGAAGAAGGCGGATTTGATCTTTCTTGATGGCGACCATTCATTTGAAGGCGTCCGTGCGGATATTCTGGCTTGGGATCCACATCTGAAGACGGGCGGCTTTCTGGTCGGTCACGATTTTCATGCTGTTGGCGTTTATCCAGCTATCGGGACCGTATTGTTAGAGACAACTCCAAAGCGTTATATGCCTTGGTTAGTCGCAAGATCAGTGTGGAGTATACGAAAGATAAAGCCTGGCGATTCTGAAGGTAATTGGACACATACAATGAATAAGTAGGGGGTTACAAACTTTATGAAAATTGGAATTTGTGGAGTTGGATTTGTTGGGGGAGCAACCCATGAGGTATTAAAACCGTATCATGAAATATACTTATATGATAAGTATAAGGACGTTGGATCAATTTATGAAATGGTAAGGGAAGCTGAGGTAATTTTTGTTTGCGTGCCTACACCTATGAAGAAATCCGGCGAGTGCGATGTTAGTATTGTCAAGGAAGCGGTAGACAATCTAGTGGAACGTGCAAAAGAGCTCAAATTAAAAAGACGATTGATTATTGTAATTCGTTCAACTATGCCTGCCGGTTTTACGAAAGGCTTAGAAACAAAGTACTCAAATCTGTTTCATTATCCAAAGTCACAATATCCAACAATTAGTTTTGCAATGAACCCGGAGTTCCTTCGTGAGAAACATGCAGTTGAGGATTTGAGAAACGCGGATAGAATTATTATTGGCACAGAAGAAAAAGCGGTTTTTGAATTGGTTGAGCGTGTGTTTCTTATAGCGGATTTTACCTGCACAATCATATATGTCGATTTAACAACTGCAGAACTAATTAAGTCATTCAATAATGCATTCTTGGCCTTGAAGGTGAGTTTTGCAAACGAAATGTATAACATTGCTCAACTCCTAGGTGTTAATTATGATAAACTTGCAGAATGTGTAGCTCTTGATAAACGGTTTGGACCAGGCAAGTGTGACGTTCCGGGACCGAATGGAGATTTGGGCTTTGGTGGAAGTTGCTTGCCAAAGGATCTACGTGCACTGATATACAGGGTCAAAGAGTTAGGTTACATCCCCTATTTACTGAGTGAAATTTGGAGAACGAATTTACGTTGGAGAACAAAGAAGAATTGGTAGGAGGTAGTCGTGAGGGTCTTTATTGCCGGCGTTGATGGCTATATTGGTTTTGCATTAGCACAATATCTTGTAGCGCGTGGACACGAAGTCTCAGGTTGTGATAACTATTTTAGACGCGAATGGGTAGCGGAAATGGGATCACATTCCGTGACGCCAATTTACCGAATGACCGAGCGACTACACGCATTTAGACAGAGGTATGGCAAGAGTTTACAATTTATTAAAGGAGATCTAACGAACTATAACTTTGTTTGGAATCTTCTAAGATCATTTAAACCTGATGCAATTGTACATCTTGGCGAGATGCCAAGCGCTCCTTATTCCATGTTGGATGTTGACCATTGTGTTTTTACTCAAACGAATAATTTGATGGGCACGTTAAATATACTGTATGCGATGAAAGAGGCATGCCCTGGAGCCTCGCTTATTAAACTCGGTTCGATGGGCGAGTACGGCACTCCGTGTGTGGACATCCCGGAAGGCTTCTTTGACATAGAGTATAGAGGACGTAAAGATACACTTATCTTTCCGAGACAAGCTGGGAGTTGGTACCATCAGACTAAAGTTCATGATACCCACAATATCATAATGGCTTGTAAATTTTGGAATCTACGATCTACAGATATTATGCAAGGTGTAGTATATGGAACACGAATTGATGAAATGGGAGATGATGAACGGCTACTAACACGATTTGACGTGGACCAATGCTTCGGAACAGCTATTAATAGATTTGTTGCCCAGGCCGTGATCGGGCATGAATTAACACCTTATGGCAAAGGTCATCAGACGCGTGGCTTCTTACCTCTACGTGATTCAATGCAATGTTTAACCCTTGCGCTTGAAAATCCTCCAAAGAAGGGCGAATATAGAACATTTAATCAATTTGAGGAATTATATTCAATTTACCAACTGGCTGAAATTGTTAAAGAAGTTGGTAACAAGTTTGATTTAGATTGTAAGATTTGGAATATTGAAAATCCAAGAATTGAACTTGAAGAACATTATTATAATCCCGATCATCAACATTTACTTGACCTTGGTTATAAGCCAAGTCATGATATAAGAAATGAATTAAAAAGAATGTTTAAGGATTTAATTAAATATAAAGATCGGATCGAAGAAAAGAGGTATGTACTTGTTCCAGATATTCGTTGGTCTGGACAAAGGGAAAAGTGTAAACGTTTGAAATAAGTACGTTCCTTTGGGATTTTAATATTTGTAAAGTTAAGGGTTCAATTCTAAAATATAATTGAATGTATACTACGCATAATAGGAGGAGGTGTTAAGATGGCACGAATAGTAAAGTGTTTACAGATTGTTCCGGTAATTGAAACGGATATATTACGTGGTTACAGGCCATACACAAAATGGCCCAATATGCACTATCCCGATATTGACTTCGCGTTTATTGCTCATAAGTACGACTTGGTTGAAACTTATGGGGACGGAGCCGATTTAAGGACGGTTTGTTTAATTGCTGGTGATGAAGTCGATTTGGCTTACTGGGTGAAGAATGAAGGAGCCGGTTATGTAACTCATATCTCACAAGCTGATGCTGACACACTTGGTAAGGCATTAATGCCCGAACATGAAGGAACGGATCCTGAAACTGGCGACCCAGTAACTGTACCGGTGTTCAGTATTACAGATCATATTGGTGTGGATAGCCGTTTTCCTTCGGAAGAGGTTGTTGATCCAACTTAATTGATAAAAGGTTTAATTGACAATTTGTTAAACACGATGAAAACATTGAAAGGTATGTTCATTAAGATGCCAACGCATATGACTGCGGTTAAAACGTCAAGAAACTTATAATTTGCATAAATCGTTTTGAAAAGGAGGTGATTTAAGATATGATTCAAACAAAAACTTGGACAGAAATTGAAGACTTTAATGAGGGTGTTTTAAATAACCTTGATTTTAAAGCTACTGGTTACATAGTTGGTGGTTGGACACTTGGTGGCAATTTGAATAAAGCGCGTAAGTGGCTCGCAGGATGTGGCACACAAAATGCCGGTCTCTCCTTTGGTGGAGAATACCCAGCATATACTCTTGTGAAGGACACGGAAGAATATAATGGAGCTTCTTGGGCTGTAGGCGGTAACTTAAACAACAAAAAAAGGTTTCTAGCCGGTTGTGGCACCCAAGTCGCTGGTCTTTCCTTTGGCGGATATACAAACGGCATTTCCCCATTATCCGAGGAATACGACGGCTCAGTATGGTCACTAGGTGGTAATCTCAATACTGGCCGTGGATATCTAGCTGGAGCTGGAACTCAAAGTGCAGGTCTTTCCTTTGGCGGTTGGGATGGCGCCACTTTGTCGGGAGCCACGGAGGAATATAACGGCGCAACTTGGACCGTTGGTGGCAGCCTAAATCAACCACGTGACTCATTAGCCGGTTGCGGTAGTCAGAACGCGGGGCTTAGTTTTGGTGGATCATGGTTGGCAACAACGGAAGAATACGATGGCGCAACCTGGTCTCTTGGTGGAAGTTTGAATACTGCTCGAAACAGATTAGCTGGCTGTGGCACACAAAATGCCGGTCTCTCCTTTGGTGGTTATGGCCCGATGGGAACCACGGAGGAATATGACGGCGCAAGTTGGACCAGCTCGGTCAATCTCAATGTTGCACGTTCATCTTTAGCCGGGTGCGGTACCACACAAGCTGGTTTATCCTTTGGTGGTCACGATGATGCGACACTGAATATTTTAGGAACAACTGAAGAATATGCTCCTCATACCGGTCTGGAACCAATTTTAGCAGGTAGTTTAAGAGGAATGCACGTTTGGACTTTAGGAGGCAACCTTAATACAGCTCGTCGAGGCCTTGCTGGCTGTGGCCTACAAAATGCAGGTTTGAGTTTTGGTGGCGTCGAAAGTACTGGTCGTTCCGTAACAACTGAAGAGTATGACGGAACAGGTTGGTTGCCTGGCGGGAATTTAAACGTTGCTCGGGAAGCTTGTGCTGGTTGCGGAACTCAGAATGCAGGCTTGGCTTTTGGCGGATATTCTATTGGTGCGCCGGCCCAGCCCGCAGAAGAATATGATGGTACAAATTGGTCTTTAGGGGGCAATCTTAATACAGCTCGTTGGACCCTCGCGGGTTGCGGTGTACAAAATGCAGGTTTGAGCTTTGGTGGTTATGTATCCGCACGTGTTGGTTTCACTGAAGAATATGATGGTGCGGTATGGACTGCTAGCAACAACCTTAATAAATTTCGATATGGGCTAGCTGGTTGCGGAACTCAGAATGCAGGCTTAAGCTTTGGTGGTTGGGACGACATCGCTATTCAAATTTTGAATACTACGGAGACGTATGACGGAACTTCTTGGTCGGCTGGAGGTAATTTAATTGCTGCTCGTGCGTACTTAGCCGGTTGTGGCACTCAAAATGCAGGTCTAGCTTTCGGAGGATATGAATATCTTGCGAAGTATCATTATTGGACGGAGGAATTTGATGGTACTTCGTGGTTGTACATTGGCGACTTAAATGTATCTAGATACCAACTAGCTGGTGCTGGGATTCAGGGCGCTGGTTTAAGCTTTGGCGGATGGCATTACGGCTTAGGTGCAAACTATCAGCCAATTACTGAAGAAGGTAACTTCAATACCGGTACTTGGACCGTTGAATTTAAAGCGGATAAACCATATACTCGTTGGGGTACTCTAAATGTGACTGGTACGGAACGAGGCAATTCCAATCTCAAGGTTAGAGTTAAGACAACGCAATTACAGAAGAACTTTGATAAAGTACAGTGGACACCAAAAGACGGTTACCACGAAACTTTCCCCGTTGATGTGAGACGAATTGGACGTTGGCTTAAGTTGGAGTGTACATTCGAACCCGGTTCTACACCTGTCGTGGACGAAATCAGTCAGGAATATGATTTTGTTCCTGATTTTAAGAAAGCAGGTGCACACAAGAAAAAGGATAAAATGACAGGTTGCCCAATTGCTAATATGTTAGTGGTTGATGATATGCTGGATGGAGATGCCGAATTGAAAGATGCTTCTGCTTTAGAACTCGATTGTGGTAGTTGTCCGGTAGTTGCCAACATGAAACTTGGGCAGAAAATCAAAAATAAAGTTAAACTTACCGATGCAGAGAGAGAATTGCTTAATCAAGGTACATGTCCTCTTGCTACAGAATGTCAATTAGGCGATATGATTGAAGAATGTATTGGTGATTAAGTTAAGATTTAATTAATACGGAATGGTGGAAACAGTAAATGATCCGCCATTCCGTTATTACCATTGTGATGATTTTAATTCTATATATATTGGAAACTTACAAATTCTGTGTAATAAACCGTTTCGCAAAAATAACCAAATAGGAGGTACCAAATGGAACCAATTTGGGTAACTTCAAAACAACTAATGGAGCTGTATCCTTATGCTAATCAGAGTAGTATCGTCAGGTATGCAAAACGACATAACGTTAGTATGCAACAGGATCCGGAGAAGCCGGGAATATGGCTAATTAATCTAAATGAGTTTAAACGCGCTAAGGCAAAGTCAACCTTTATTCATCCTACTACTAACGATTCAACATCTATTGACTTCGAGGCGGAAATCTTCCGGCTGAATGCAGATTTAGTTCAAACACGTAGAAAGTTGAGGGAAGCATTTAAACGTCTGGCACTGCAGGATCGAATTACGGAAACGTTACGTGATGGTATGAAAGTGTTACCGGTTGCTCCATACGTTCCGATACAAACGGTTGATAGGACAGTTGAAATGGAACATTCGGTACTACTCTTTGGCGACCCTCATATTGGTGAAGACGTCAGTTTTGAACAGGTGGGCGGAATTAACAACTACAACTTTGGTGAGTTCGTTCGACGATTGCAGTTTTTGGCAGACACCATAATAAAATTGAAACGAACACATCTGAAGAACTACAACCTTCCTAAACTGTGGATTTTAGGTTTAGGAGATTTTGTCTGTGGAACAATTCACAATGAGTTAATTGAATCTTCACACACAACTGTAATGGAATGGTGTCTTGGTGGCGCAACTGTCATTTCACAGTTCATTAGAGATATGGCTGCAAACTTCGAAGAGGTTGAGTTTGTTGGCGTGGTTGGTAATCACGGGAGGATGACAAAGGAGATACGTTATAAGAATCAATATGTGAACTGGGACCATGTCTTGTACCAAATGTTAACATTGGCTCTAAAAGATCAATCAAACGTTAAGTTTGATCTTCCGAAGTGTTTCTACCGTGTACGCGAAATTAATGGACATAAGTTTTTAATATTGCATGGAGATAACATCAGAGGTTGGGCAGGGATTCCGTGGTACGGGATCGATAGGGCTGTGCATCGTTTATCGGAGCTGCTGGCTAGTCAAGGTGAGTTCTTCGAGTATGTCGCAATGGGCCACTTTCACAATACCGCATTTCTCGATCGAGTGAAAGGGGAAAAGATCATTAACGGGTCTTTCATCGGTGGAAACGAATACTCCCTCGGTAAAATGTTTACATCTGCAGAGCCGAAGCAGGTGTTCATGGGCATCCACAAGAGAGTAGGTGTTTCTTGGCGGTTCCCAATAAATTTGAAGTTCGTAAATATCGGGAAAGAAGACATTCGATACCAGTACAACGCAGATTTAACACTTGGCGAACAAAGCGTTTAGGGTGTTACAAATTGTCACGTAAAGGTTACAGACAAACTGAAGAACACAAACGTAAAAGGTCTGACAAGATAAAAGGCCCCAATAATCCAATGTATTGTGTTCCAACCAATCTAATTACGATCTGTAGATCCTGCAACGGGAAAGCGAACTTCAATCGAGATTGGTGGCCCGATGTTTTCACCGCGGTAATGAGGAACAGAGGCCTTTTGTAGTCCTAAAAGGAGTTATGGTGTTGTTTTGGGGTTGACAGGTGCCCTGCAAGGTGTTAAAATAGAAAACAAGGTGGCGTAAACGCCGCATTTGTCTTTTTATTAAGGAGGTATGTCTTTGGATCAGTTAAACGATTTTGAACTGATTTGTAATGGAGAAAAGTGTTTTACTTTTCCAATTGATATAATTGAGAGACAAGCGGAGCCTGATGATGAAAAGAAGCCGAAGTGGTTTGTGTCAGGATTCGCGACAACTGTTGATCTTGGGGTTGACGATATTATTATTACGAAAGAGGCTCTGGAGGAAGCTGCTCAAGATCTGTTAAATCGTCCTACATTGCTATTCAATCACAATCCGGATAGACCAATTGGCAGAGTTATTGAAGTTGAGGCTCGAGAAAAAGGCTTGTGGGTTAAGGCTCTTATTTCATGCGCGGAGATGGAAATTTGGGAGAAGGTCACTGAAGGAGTCATTTCTAAATTTTCAATCCGTGGTAAAATTCTTGACAGGAAGTCAAAGTGGAGTAAGGAATATAACAAACAGATTACTGTTGCTTCAAAACTGTTGCTGTTAGAATGTTCATTAGTGTCTGTGCCTGGTGTTTGGCAGGCTGATATTATAGATTGGTGGATTGAACGAGATGCTCAATTAGAGGAATTGTTGGATCTCGTTGAAGATTTTGATCTTATTGAAGAAGGAGGTGATTTGGAAGTGAAGAAAGTCAAGGAGGTACTCCAAAAGTCGAAATCCCTTGAGGAACCTAAGGAAGAGGAAAAAGTAGAGGAACCTAAGAAGGAAGAGGAAAAGACTGAGGAGCCTAAAGAAGAGGAAGTAATCGAACGCGAGGAACCTAAGGAAGAGGAAAAAGTCGAGGAACCTAAGGAAGAGGAAAAAGTCGAGCGCGAAGAACCTCTTGAAGGACTTGACGAAGTTATTGCACAAGCCAAGACTGATTATCAAAAGTTTATGTCTGAGTGTATGGGAAAAGGTACATCCATGACAGAGTGTGCTAAAGAGTGGAAAAAGGTAAAGAGGATAACCGAGCCTGAAGAGGAAAAAGTCGAGGAACCTAAGGAAGAGGAAAAAGTCGAGGAACCTAAGGAAGAGGAAAAAGTCGAGGAACCCAAGGAGGAGAAAATTGATTTATCAACATCTGAATTGATTGAGCAGGTGAAAGCTCTTAATGACAAGCTAGACGCGCTTGGTATTAGTGCAATCCCAGTCGAGGAAGTCGAGGAACCTAAGGAAGAAGAAAAGATTGAAGCAGTTGACAGACAGGCTTCTACAGTGGAACAGCTAAAGGGTATAATCAAAATGGTTGATGGGTTACTTAAGGTTGTTGGCTCTGAAGAGGCAAAATCTATAATTCAGAAAATTAAAGAAAAGGTGTCCGCGCTTTTGGCTGGTGAGTATCCATATCCTGCTCCTGAAAAGAAACGTGAAGCTGAGGAACCTAAGGAAGAGGAAAAAGTAGAGGAACCTAAGGAAGAGGAAAAAGTAGAGGAACCTAAGGAAGAGGAAAAGACTGAGGAACCTAAGGAAGAGGAAGTAATTGAAGCCATCCCAGATGATCTAGCAAAGAAAGAGGATATCGATTCTCTAAGAGGCTGGGTTGCTGATGAAATCGAAAGATTGACTACTCAGTGGGATGAAGTTGCTGGGTTACTCAAGACTCTTTCTGAAGGCATTGTTAAACGAGGTGTTTTTGTTGAAAAGGAAGAGGAAATCCCTAGGTTGGAAGACGATGCTGACTATCAGAAGATGAATCCGATTGAGAAGCTTAATAGGCTCTGTCAGGTGATTAAGTAATTTTTTTTGAAGACCGTTTGGTCATAATATTTTCTATAGAAGGAGGTGATTTTGAGTGGATCCAAAAGAGAACTTGAGAGAGGTCATCCGTGCGGTTAAGATGCCTGATTGGCCAGCAACTGGTGAAGGCCTGTCTGGTCATTTCGCCAAAATGCAGCCACAGATTGATCGTGTTGTAACTGAATTAGTTGAGTATCTTAATCCGTTGAGAGTTAACCTTCCAAGGAGACCCGGTAGCGGTGATGCTTGGTACCTCGTAAGAAAGACTCCATCCGAAACCCCGTGTGTATTTGTTAACGACATCGAAGATTTGGAGGAAAGTACTGGTTCTTATGATCAGTATGCTTTTCCATACAGAACAATTGGTTGCCAGGGTAAGGTTACAAGAAAGGCTCAGGCCGTAGGCCAGACTTTCGGTAACTTGCTTGCTCAGGTAATTGAGAACAAGACCATGGAGTTTAAGGACAAGGAGGATTATGCTTACATTTGGGGTAACTACACCAACGCCAGTGAACCAGCAAAGAACGCAAAGGCATTTGACGGCTTAAATGCACTTGCCGGTCTTACCATAGACATGGGCGGTGTTGCTCTGACAAGAGCAAAGTTGGACGAAGCCATTGACACTTTGCGGGGAGGCAATCCTGATATGGTCATTTGCTCTAAGTCTTGTCGCAGATCGATCATTGGGTTGTTACAATCACTGCAGAGGTGGGTGAACGTTACGGAGGTTAAAGGAGGTTTCAAACTTCCTGCCTACAATGACGTGCCTATCTATGTGTCCAGCAACATTTCTAATGTGTTGACTTCCAATGGAACCAACATTACAGGCATGACTGGTGGAGACACAACTGTGCTTTTTGTGATTGACACTACAAAGGTCTTTGTTGGTGAGTTGACTAAACTAACAGTACAGCCATTGGCTAAGACTTCTTCACAGTTTGATGCATTTGACATCTTCTGTGATGAAACTATGGTTAGCCGAGATCCTCAGGCTGTTGTTAGGATAATCAACGTAAAGATTGCCTAATTGTAAAATTACCTTATGGATGAAGTCTTTTGAGGCTGGGTTTTTTTTCAAAGAAAGATAAAAGATATTCCGGGGCGTCCCGGCTTTTAGTGTCTATTAAGGCTATATTAAGGTCCAAGGAGGTCAAATTATTATGGCTTATGTGCTAGGTTTTACACAGCATAAACTGATTGGTGAGTTTGAAGAAGATTGTTATTTTGAAAGGGTTCCGGTCTTAAACGGTATTGCTGTTTGTAAAAACGAACAATCAGTTAAGAACCTTCAATTAATTGGATATAAATTCTTAAGAGAAGTCCCAGATGATCAAATTGAAAAGGTTTGGGAACAGGCCAGAAAATTAGGAGAGTAGTTTGTTTGATAGGGGATCGGAGATATGCGACAAGTTGTTAAGGGACAAAATATCCTACTTGATTTCTCTTTCCTAAACGAACCCTCAAGTCCATTTGCTACTGTTTTTGATATTGCCCGCACTCTAGTTTGCACGGTTTCGCTTACCAAAATTACTGCAACAGAATATACAGCACAGGTTGATACATCTCCTGTTGAATTTAAAGTTGGCTATAACTTCTTCACTATTGCCAGTGGATTGAAAGCTGGCAATCAAGTCTTTGCTAACAGTTCAAAATCCTTCAAGGTAATTGAATATCCATATGACCTGAGATATATTGACAACCAAGAACTTGCAGATTGGATTGGGATTTCAGTTTCCGGGAATGAGTATATACTAAATATTTTGACACAGGGCGTGACCGATTTTGTAAGTTCCTTTTGCAAGCGAAGGTTTAATATTGAATCATATTCAGAAGTTCAGCTATTAGGTCCGCATAAACACTTCTTTCTTCAGAACTATCCAATTGTTACCACGCCAACAGTGAAACATAGGGTTACGGAAACTGTCTTTGAGGTAGAATGGTATGATCCGGCTACTGGTTTAGTTTCATTTGAATCGTCACTAACCAACGAAGCAACGCCAATTGACATTACCTATCAGGCTGGATTTACTGCGTTACCGGAGGATTTGAGAATAAGTTGTTTAAAGATTGGGGCTATGTTGTGGAACAAGAAGAAGAATGAGGGATTATCTTCTGAAAGAATTTTGAGTTATTCGTACAGTCTTCAAAGCGTTAAGGAACAAGAACAAGAGGTTTTGACAATCCTCAAATATTATAGGAAGGTAATTTAAGGGGGCGGTAAATTAGATGTTAACGCTTACTGATCGTGAAAAGGAACTCTTAAATATTGGATGTTGTCCTGTGTTTTCAGATTGTAAGATGGGCAACCTTTTGAATGTTGGAACTGGCGGGGGTTTAACTAACAGACAGGTTGAGTTACTAGACAATTGTACTTGTGGACCATGTTCTCATGTTAAACTTGGCACAAAGATCCAAAACTGTACGGATCTTGATGCAGCTGAAATTGAACTGATGGACAAACACACATGTCCACTGTTGACCGAAATAGAGCTAAGTGGTTATATCAATCAACTAGTTTGTCCATAATGTATAGCGTTATGACGCTAACTAAGCGCACTTATCACAAACTAATTTGGTAGGACAACATGTTTGATGCTTGGTTAAAGCATACTATTGATGTATATAGAGACGCAAGTCAAGCCTACGGCCCCGCCGGAGATGGCGCTTCGCCACTTGGCATAACCTTTTCGGAAAGTAAGTTACTATCCGTAAAAGCCTCTGGTGCTGGCACCATTACAGTTAAAAACGTTGGGGCTACCGTTACGGAAGACTTCGTTTTTTCTAAAGCTGGCTCCAGACTTGGAGCGAAGGATTTTGACAATATTGATGAAGTTGTAACTGGTGGTTTAACTGTGACTATCTTAGCTGCTGATCGACTAGGACATACAAAGCCGGATAGTCAGAAAGTTTTTGACAGTATTAAGGTATTTTTCTATAAGTCAGACAAGGCTCGTATATTAACACAAGCAGGAGAGTTTATTCCCGCAGATGGAGTTATAATGTCTAGGGATGAGATATTACCGGGTGATGTGATTGAGTTTGAAGGGGAGATGTATTCCGCGTCGGTGGTTAATATGGGATTTGATAAAAACGGAGTGCATCATTATGAAACAAAGGTCCTTATAGTTAAATCCGGAATTCATAATATATAATAGTGGTTAGATATGTTTAAGAAGTTTGAAAAGGCGGTAATTAAAAGGTTGTTAAAAGCTACAGAGAAGGCAACAGGTATGTTGGAGTTGAAAATGGAAGAAGAGTGCCCTGTGGATTCGGGTTACATGCGTAAAAAGGTTGAGAGGGAGACGGTCCAAGACGGTTCTAAACTCATCACCCGTATTGGAGTGGATGAAGACAAAGTACACTACGTTGGATATGTTGTATTTGGAACGCGGAAGATGTCTTCTAACGATTTTATAACTCGAGCATTGATTTTAGTTGAAGATGATATAGAAAAAATCATTGAAAGTGAGCTCGGCGCTAAACATAAGAGGTAAAGGTTTTCGACATGATAAATGAGTTATTGTCAATAGCTGTTAAAGAACTAACAAATGCAACTTTGGTGCCCACCCGGGTTGGAGAGGTCAGTGAATTTGAAGATCCTGATGTGCCTGTAATAACCGTTAAGTACATGCCAAGGGAACGCGAGTATGATTATATTTCGGGAGTACTTCGTGTTTGGATTTGGCATTCTAGTCCTGATGAATTGTTCAGTTTAGCTGAGGAAGTACACACCACTCTTCATCAACGGAGGTACGAAAATTCGGTTGTTAACCTTGTTTGTAAGGACGTGAAAGGACCTGGACCAAATTTGTTTGACGCAGAACTAAGTGCTTACTATACCATTTTGGATGTGAAGGCGCAGTGCGTCAAGAAGAGTACATAAAGGTGTTTAATGGTGATGACTTTATAGGGAAGATTTCATATAATTTATTTAGCTAGGACTTTTAGTTTCGGCGTAAGGAGAATTTTTCTGTTCTGAATGGACGGAAGTATAAACTGACTGTTAAGGAGGTCTAATGTGAAAAAGCAAGACTTTGGAAAGGCTACAAAGAAGTCAAAAGGACAGTCACTCTTACCTGAAGATCAGGTATGGCGTTGTAGGGAGTGCAGGGCCATTTTGGGATTTACGGACCGTGAGAAGAAGGTACTTCGCATAAAATACAAGGACTTGTATGTGTCCGTTCTCAACGGTGTTGTATCAAGAGTTTGTCGCAATTGTGGCGCAACCAACACCATAGCGAATGGTCAGCCTCAACCGGAAACGCCTCTGGAAGTTTTATAAAAGAGGTCCGTAAGATGGCAAGATCAAAATAGGTATAGAAGATGAAATTTTTGCTAATTTCAGACAATAACATCAAGCTTATGAAGGAGATTCTTCGTACTCCCATTATGGAATGTAACCTTTGTAAGTTAGAAGTGAATAAGAAGAAGATGTTTACAATTTTGGAAACTTGTGTTTATGAAACCGATGAGGTTCCAAAGGAGTTTAAGGAAAAGAAAGAATAATGGATGAACAATTAAAGAAACAACTTAGGTGAATTGCTATTAAGTTATCACTCGCCGTTGGCGAGATGTTAGGCCGTAAGATTGAGAAGCGCGGTAATAAATGGTGTACAATTCATCACCGTGGGCCAAAGAAAGGTACAGTTATTGCCTGTTTCCCAACTTATAAAAAGGCATTGGCTCAACATAAAGCTATTTGGGCTGCCAAAGGAAAAAAGAAAGGCTAAACAACTTCTAATGGAATTAGTAGCTTGTACACTTGGAGTTGGCGTTGTTATTTGGATACTTATTACGGATCCCGCATTCGTAAAACGAACTTTGACTTATTTGAAAGATTTTATTAGAGATATAATACCTTTTATTTAAAGGAAAATTCTAACTCAATAGGAGGTCTAGTTATGATGGCGTAATGACTAGACAACATAGGAAGAGAGGCTCTAAGAAGGAAAGACAGCAAGAGCACAATCTCCAAACTGGCAAGTACCGAAGACAGGAGGTTAGAACTGCCAGAAACAAAATCCGGAGAATAACCCGTGCCTTGTTAAAGTCACCTTCTAATCAGATGCTTCTCGAACGGTTAGAGTTTTGGAAAGATAAGAAATTTGGATTTTAGACTATAAGTGGAGAGTACTAATTTAGATGAGAAAACTTCCAAGACGTATTATAGAATGTTTAAATATGGATTGGCAGTCACCTTGGGGTTACAAGCTTGGCAACTTGTTTGTCGAGATTAGAGAAGCTTGGATCCATAGGGCTCTAGCAGGTAAGGCATATAAGGATTGTGGGGTTTTATCTTCAACCAATCTTATAATATCGCTTGCGTATTGTACTAAAGGCGTCGTACTTGCCGGTATAGGTGGGGGACTGATCTTTAGGTCAACCGACTATGGCCAAACGTGGACAAATCTTGGTCAACAAGCTGGACCAGTGGGAGCAGATTCAATGACCTATTGTGAGCATGGTATTGTGCTGGCGGGATGTAAAGGCCCAGGCAAAATTCTAAGGTCAACCGACTACGGTGCGACTTGGACCGATCTTGGCTCACCTGTCGCGGAACCCATTACGTCACTTGCTTATCTTGAGAAAGGAATCGCCTTAGCTGGAACCGGTGAAACAATGAGCGGTAGAATCTTGAGGTCAACCGACTATGGCAAGACCTGGACCGATCTTGGTCAACAAGCAGGCGAGACTCAGATCTTTTCATTTTGTTATCTCGGGAATGGCATCACTTTGGCCGGAACGGGTTTCAATGGCAAGATTCTGAGATCAACCGACTACGGTGCGACTTGGACCGATCTTGGTCAACAAGCTGGAGTACAACGTATATACGCGCTTACGTATGTGGAAGGTGGAATTGTTATCGCTGCCACAATAAATCCGATCAAATTATTGAGATCAATCGACTATGGAACAACATGGACCGATCTTGGTGTTACGGTAGGTGAAGGTGGATTTTACGCTCTTTCTTATCTTGATTTTGGCGTTGTGCTTGCTGGTGGTTATGGCAGCACGCTAAAACGATCAACCGACTTTGGACTAACATGGTCTGATGTGACAAATTTTGACTGGACTATTCCAACAGTTAAAGAGATACGCGTAATAGTTGGCGTTGACAACGGGATCGCTGTTGTAGGTGTATATGACCGCATATTCAAATCACTTGTTTTGCCAGACTAAGTGAACAAGTGAGCATTAAGGATTGAATAGAATAAAATAAACGAAGAGGAGGTGAAAACGAATGCCCTGGAACATGCCGGTATACGATACGGACAACTTTAGTTTCGGTCCTGGTGTACTGCTTCTTTGCCCAGCTGACAAGTTACCTTGCCCAAGTGAAGGTTCCCCAACATTACCTATTAAAGGCGATGCTGGTGGCTCTTATGGTGACTTCTTTGATGTTGGTGCAGTAAGATCTGGTGCTGAATTTGCAATTACCAGAGAGAGACTTGAAGTCTTTCAAGGTTCTCCTAGAACGCTAGTTAAACAGTACGTTACTATGGAATCCGTTCAGTTAACCGTAACAGGAATTGAATGGAATCTGACTAATTTAAAGTACGTGCTTGGCTCTGGTATACAAGATTCAGGTCCGCCTGAAACATTTGACTTTGGTGGCGCATTGGACATCGATGAAGTTGGCGTACTGTTTGTGCACGAAACACCTGCTGGACACACAATTGCTATTAGGATATGGAGAGCGCAGGGTGCAGCGGAACTTACAGTTACCTTTGGTGACGATCTTTCTGAGTTCCCATTCGTGTTTAGAGCGCTAACTGCAACTGTGAACTGGGATTGTGCAGCTTTACCAAGTGGGAAAGACATCTTTAGAATAACCAGATATACACCTAGTTAAAAGGAAAGAATGAAGTGCTATGACGTTTCAACGGTTTAACATAAACAAAGACAAACTTCCCCGCCTTAACGCTTCCCTTCTTAAATCATCTCTTAAATCAAGTATTATTTTAACCGCTTCGATATGTTTAGTTCTTATACTATTTTTTGCCTGTTCTGAACCTGTAACTACATTAACAACCTCTAAGAACGAAATTTCCGGTCATGTTGAAGGCGTTCCACATCTTGAGATTTTTTCCATGGGTTTACTTGAAATACCAAAAAAGTTTACCGGAAGAGTTCAAGCATTTGTAAGCCGGAAAGATATTGTGGTTGTGGAAATAAAGACTATTTATTCGGGGGGTCGTTTATGTGGCACTGAAGTGTGGTACTATAAAAAGAGTGAGATAAAAGATAAACATTAAGGGGGAATGTCAAGTGGGATTTGACATTTATGATTCTGACCAGTTTTTTAAAACAAACACGCGGGACAAAATTCTATGAGGAGGTTTTATCATGACCGAAAAGAAAAAGGAGGAAGTAACTCCAAAGCCAGAGGTAAAAACTGAGGTAGCTGCTAAACCAACTCCTAAGGAGTCGGCTGAACAACAGGCTTTCTTCGGGAACGACTTTACACTTGACAACGGTGACACTATTGCTATTAAGAAGCCTGGACTGAAGAAGCAAATTCAGATTATCAAGAAAGTTGGACAGACGTTAAAAGATTTAAAAGAGGTTAAAGACATCAATATTGATGCTTTCACCTGGAAAGATGTTGTTACCGTTCTACCGGATATTCTAACTGAGGTTCCAGATGCAATTGTGGAAATTGGTGGTTTAATTTTGGATAAGGATGAAAAGTGGGTTGAAGAAAACGTGGTACTGGAGGATTTAATTGAAATTCTAGTCCCTTTCTTCAAGACGTATGGCGAGTTGATAAAGGCCAAGTTCAATATCGCGGTGAAACCAGCCTCTCAGAAGTAGTTGACTTCTTTGCCAATAATTACGGTTGGTCGGTTGATCAGATACTTGATTTACCACTTGATCAATTAAAGTTTCTGATGGAAGCTGCTACAAGAAGGTTACGGCTAGACCGCGAATTTGAAGCAAGCTTACATGGTCAAAAGTTGAAAGGTGTACCAAGTACTCAACCACGTAAGCAATACGATGTTGAACGAACACTCGATTCACTTAGTAAGAAAGGCTTGATGGAGACCGTTGGCGTATCAAAGAAAAAAGACAAATAGAGAGAGGTTTTTAATTACCTCTCTCTATTTGATGTTGGAAGTAAAATGTTGCTGTTGCACAGTTGGGAAGGAGATATGAAACGGAGCTCAATTAGTGGGGGGTTCGAGATGAAAACTTACGGCATGGAGTTAATTCTTGATTTACACGGTTGTAATCCAGCAACCTTTAACAGGAAGTGCATTAAAGCTTACTTCAAAGCACTTTGTGACCAAATAAATATGGTAAGGGAAAAATTGGTTTGGTGGGATTATCATGGTCAACCGGAGGAGTACAAGACTTCTCCTCCACATTTAAGAGGTGTGACTGCTGTACAGTTTATTACAACTAGTAACGTTACAATTCATACTCTGGAAACTTTAAAGAGAGTTTATTTGAATATATTTGCATGCGGCGTGTTTGATGCAGATGTTGCCACAGAACTTTCTGTTGGATGGTTTGGAGGCAAAGTGATTTCTAAGCATGTAATTGAGAGACTATGAGGGTATATACGAAGGAAATCTTTTTACCAACGGGTAAGTTGGAACTTAATGGGTCCGTTAACGCATTGCGTCTTGAATCCATTCGTGCACAACCTATCCGTTTTGTTATTACTGAAACTTTCCCGGCAGGGCATAACTGTGAAGTAGACTTTCTTGATCCTGCTGGTAGTGGCTACGATCTTGCTTTGGGTTCAATTTTCAACTTCCGTCAACGTGAATATGAGCATACGGACAAGTTTACAACCGTCCTTTTGATACCAACCGGTATTGGGGCAGAACTTGGTGGACATTGTGGAGATGGAAACGCGGTTGCGAGGTTGATGGCAAGTTCGTGTGATGCACTAATTACACATCCTAACGTAGTAAATGCTTCTGATATTAACACGTTACCGGAAAATGGATTATATGTTGAAGGGAGTATAATTACTAGGCTGTTAATGGGACAGTTAGGTTTACAGAAAGTGAGATCAAACAGGGTTCTTATGCTAGCTGATAAACACCCTGACAACTTTTTTAACAATGAGATAGTTAATGCCGTTTCTTCAGCGCGTGTGACCTTAGGTTTAGATTGTGATGTTGTGCACATGGAAAATATTATGGAAATGGCATCGTTATATGCTAAATCAGGGAGGGCTATTGGTACCGTGAATCATTTGGAAAGACTATTTAAAATAATAGATAAATATAAAGCTCAATATGATGCTGTTGGCTTGTCAACTTTCATTCAAGTTCCTGAACATTTTCACAAGGAATACTTTAATGACGAAAATGATATGGTTAACCCATGGGGCGGAATTGAAGCGATGCTGACGCATAGTATAGCTGAAGTTTATCAAATTCCGTGTGCTCACGCTCCGATGATGGCATCAAGGGAAGTTATGGAATTAGAAGTGGGCATTGTTGAGCCACGTAAGGCTCCGGAATCGTCATCAATTACTTATTTACATTGTATACTAAGAGGTTTATACCGGAGTCCAAGGATAGTGAATCACAAATTTGGTCTCAGTGTAGAGGATATTTCATGTTTAGTTATTCCTTATGGATGCGTTGGACTACCAACATTGGCTTGTCTTGAACAAGGTATTCCGGTGATTGCTGTTAAAGAGAATAAGAATTTAATGAAGAATACTTTAGAAGATCTGCCATTTAAAGATGGTAAACTCTTTGTAGTGAATACTTACATAGAAGCTGCGGGAGTAATACAAGCACTTAAAGCCGGGGTGACGACACAATCGGTCCGTAGACCAATTTGTTATACTCGTGTAACCACGGAGGTGAAGTAATATTCCACTAGAAACTTATAGTATTTCTGTAGAATGGGATCTTAGTCAGATCCGTCAAGGTTTGCAGAAAGTTGAGACTCAATGTGCCCAGTTGCAGCCGAAGATCCAGGCTACGTTTAAACAAGCACAATTGGAAACTGATCGCGCCGTACAAGCTACAAAAAGCTATATTGGCACCATTGTAAAGGTTACCACAGCGGCCGCAGGCTTGGCCCTTGTTGTTAGACATTGGCGTGATATACATTCCACCATAAAAAGACTAGCACCCGAAGTAGGTAAACTTACCAAAACATTCGTGACTCAAGTTGGACTGATGGGAGTAGCTGTTAGGGATGTCAGTAAAGTCGTTGGCACCGATTTTGTTAAAGCTATTGTTGTCATGGGTCGTCATGTAAGATCAGGATATAAACAAACAGCGGAACTCCGCGAGGCATTTACCGTCCTTGGTCGTACGATAGTAGTGCAATCACAAATTTTATATCGGAGATTGATACCTGCTTTTATGGAAATTGGAATCGCCGGCGCTTCGGTTGGTAGAGCTTTCAGAGCTACCGCGAGGTCTTCAAGTGCTCTTAATGCTGTTTGGATGAACACCATAGGTATTGTTAAAGCCGTAGGAATTGCCTTTGCCGGTGTGGGCGTCGGAATTGCATCTGCTATTAGGAATACTGCGACATATACAGCTGTTGTTGCAAAGCTGGCCCCCGTCATGGCAACAGCAAAACTAATGGTTCGCGATTTAATGTTGGGAACGGGCACACTTGGCGAAACAGGTTTAAAACTTGCAAAAGTCTTTGGTTTGGTACTGACCAGTACCGCTAGTATTTCACGTGGCTTTGCCAGGTTCTTTGGAACGGTATCGGGCGGTGTTGGCGTCTTTTCAATGCTTTCACGTGGCCTCTACCATGCCGGTGGCATACTAGATAGATTTGGCGTTGGCATTAAAGGTTTACGCCGGGCTACAATCACAGGTTCTGCCGTAATGCAAGACCTTGCTGGAGTTAGCGGTAGAGTTGGAAGAGCAATGGCAGGTGCTGGTTCTGCAACGGCAAAAGTGTCAACGGGTTTGAAAGGATTTACTGCAGCTACGGGACAAGCATCACAAGCGCTTAACAGAGGAATGGTTCCAGCACTGAGAAGAGTTACAACGTCTGCAATCCTTGTTGAACTTGTTTGGGCACGGTTATTTGCTGGTGTTGGTAGATTAATTGAAGCCATTGGAATAGGTTTGGTCCAGGCTGCGGGCAGGTGGGTTCATGCTTCTGTCGAAATGGAAAGATCCGCATATTTATTAGTTGCAGCAATTGAGGTTTATAGAACAGTTAACGCAAAAGCTATTTGGACTACAGCACAGTGGACGAAGGCTGTGGATGAGTTATCTGTTCAATTTGGAATTTTACCACCTACAGTAATTCATGCTATTAGTCCTATTGTTGACTTCTTGGGCGTTATGGGCGTTGCTGAAGAACAAGTTATGGAATTTGTGGAAGGAATTTTATCGTTTGCTGCAGAAGGTCGTTCTGTGACTGAGGTAGCACAATCGTTAGAGGCCGCAATTTCCGGTAACGTTCGTGCAGCAAGACGTTATGGTATTGAAGTAAGAAAGGACGCTCTTGAATCAAAAGGCCTGTTAAAAGTAACCGACGAAATGAACCCTATTCAGCAACGACAAGCGTTAACAATGGCAAGACTTAGTTCTACATTTGAAGTGTTGGGACCTCGTGTTGAACAAGTAAATAAATTTATGGATTCCTATGGTGGTACGCTACGGCGAATTCAAGTTTTAACATTCGTTTACCAAAAACAACTGGGTGAGTATATAAAGCGGGGTTTAGAACCTGTTATTAAACTGTTATATACAAAAGCACAGGCGACATTATTCTTAGGTCAACAGGTGACAGCATTAGCTGGCGTTATGGTATTTATAACTGGTTTGACGCTTACATGGATAGGGAAGTTATTGGTATTGGCCGCAACGGTAATTTCAGTCCGGATTTCAATTCAGGGTCTTACAATATTACTTACTGCATTAAACAAGGCCATGGTACTTTCATTGGCCTCTACCGCTCACTTATCTGGTGTATACAAGTATTTGGCTCGGACTATGCAGTGGGTGTCGAAAGTATCGTTTCCTTTGTACCTCTTGTTGTTCAAACTTGGAAAGACGGCTCGAGGCACTGGCGGAGCTGTTGTTATACTTGGACGGTTTTTGAAAGTTTTAGTTGTTGAGTCATTGGTTATATTGCGTGCAATATTGGCAACTACAATCGCCGCGCTTAAGGGCTTTGGAATGTGGCTAGGTCGAATGGCTGTGTCTGCTGTTATGGCTGCCGGGTCGTTGTTTACCTTAGCTGGTGCTACCAGAGCGTTACGTACTGCATTTCTCGTCCTACAACGAGTTTGGCCTCTAATTTTAATTTACCTCCTTGTAGAAGCAGTATCCAAGTTGGAACAACGTTTTAATGTATTTTCACGTGTTTTGGCTGTTGTCAACAATTGGCTAAAAGAACACGCAAACCTTGTAAGTTTACTTTCACGGGCCTTTGGAACTGCGGGTCTTGTATTAGTCGGGGTTTTAAACGTTGCTATTGAAGCAACAATCATTGCTTTGACCGCGTTTGCTGGCGCTATTGCTTTGGTTTCGTGGGGAATGGCAAAACTTATGCAAATGTATCACGAGTTGATTGGTTTGCTTCCAATAATTGGCGAAGCTCATAAGGAGACCGCAAAACGATATGAGGAATTTGCCGATAGCGTTGCTGATACATTGGTTGACATTCATGCAATTCATAAGGACTCTTGGTCACGGATTAAAAATATAGTGAAAACTGGGACGGGAGATGTTGGCGACGCAGCCGAAAAGATGGCAAAGAGAACGGGGGACACATTTGAAGGTCTGTTGTCTGATATGGAAAGGTTTGAATTAAGATATGCAATGGGAACGGCCACGTTAGAAGAAATGATTAAGGCTCGTGACTATTGGGAACAGAGATCCACCGATTTGTATACCGAGTTGATTGATGAAAAAGTTGCAGCAACCGACGCAGATGTGAAAGCCTTTACCGATGCAAATACCAAAAGAATTAACCTGTCAAAGGCCGTGATAGCCATTCAAGATAAGGAAGCGTCGTTCTTTGACAAACTTTTGGCAGCTGGAGATAAGGATGTTGAAGCTAAGAAGAGACAAAAGTCTGCATTGGAAGGGTATTTGAGAGTACTTCGATTTGTAGTTCATCAGTTATATCCAGAACTTGAAGTAAAAAGTATGACTCAAGTTCAGTTACAAGACAAACTCAATGTGGCAAGGGAAACAGGCGGTGAAGTTGCTGCAAAACTGCTATTCTGGATCGATTTATTAAGTAGCAGTTTGGACAACTACACTGCTTCTCAGGATAAGAATATAAAAGGTTTAGATGAATTGATTTCGAAACATATGGAATTGGTTGACTGGAAAATTGAAGTGGTTAAAGCCCTTAAGGACGAAGATGATAAACTTAAGGATTTAGTTGCAGCGCAGGAGCATGCAACTGAATGGATAGACAAAATGAGGAAGTCAGACTCAACGTTGAGGACGATAATTGATGATTTAAACATTTCCATTAAAACCACGCCGGAAAGAATAAAAGAGTTAATTCAAACTCATATCGATTGGAACAAACTTACAGAAGCCCAGCAAAAGGTACTTACAGAATTAATCAACCGACTTGTAATCGTGACAACAGAAACACGGAACTATAACAAGACTTTAAAAGACACGGGTCTGTCTACATTAGAGTGGTTGGAGAAACAGTTTGCGCTCGAGGAAACATTGCTGGAAGTTGATAAAAGGTTGGTGGACGTTGGCGAAGCAACTTTAGTTTATGGAAACGCTCAAGAACGCGCAAGGAAAGTTGTTGCTGCATTGACGGAAGCAAATATTGGATTTGTAGGTTCTGAGGACGATTTAATGGGCTCGTTAGAAGCAGCGGGCGTTTGGCTGAGGGCACATCAAGCAGATCTTGCAAGTACTAATGAAAAAGTAAGAGAACACGCGGAAGAAGTAGAAGGACTTGTGAAATTAGGCGAAGCCGTTTATGTAAGATTACGAGAATCTTGGAAGAAGATGCTTGAAGAGGAAGTTGAAAGATTAAGGTTAAGTGGAAAGTATAACAAAGAGTATTTCCAAGCTCGGATGAAACAAATTGATGACTATTTGGTTCACGAACTGAAACTTAGTAGAACGTCGCAACAATATCATCGTGCTTACTCTGAAGCGGTTGTTTCAGTCCAGAAGGAAATGTGGGAAAACATTGTTAAAGAAGCTGAAGCGGGCATGAAGTCACAGCACAGTTTCTGGGATATCTTAATGGCGAAAGTCAAGACGTCATCTGATTGGATGGTTGATTATTCCCGTGGCGCTTGGGCAGCAGTTCAAGACTTTGCAGTTAAAGCTGGTGAACTGATATCACAAGTGTGGAATGATCTAACCTCAGAAGTAGGAGATGCGGTTGCTAGGTGGATCGTGTATGGTGAAAACTTTGAATTAAGATGGCGTGATATTATAAAACGCTTCAAATTTGAATTTGTAAAGGCATTGGTTACCATTGCAACGCGTTGGGCTGTTACAAAGGCATTAGAAGCCCTGGGTCTTGACTTCATGAAAGATACTGTTGCAACGGTGAAAGAGGAAAGGAAGCAAGTTCAAGGCCTAACTCTTGATTATATTAAACTTAATATTGCAAAGAAGCTTGCTGCTGCTGGGTACCGTCCCGGCGTCTCTGGTGTTGTGACCGGTGTTCCTGGTGTGGCTCCTGGTGTGGCTCCTGGTGTGGCACCCGTTGGGGCTGCGGGACCTGGACTTTGGTCAAGAACGTTAGGTTTTTTACAAAGAATACCCGGTGAAATTACCGGCGGGTTCAAATGGTTAGGTCGGGAAACTTGGCTGTCTTCACAATGGTTGGGCGGTAAAATATTAGGCGGATTAGGCAAATTAGGGGGATTGTTTGGTGCGGTCAAAGGTTTATTTGGTTTCCAAAAAGGTGGTGCGGTACCAGCAATTGTACATGCAGGCGAATTTGTTATGAAGAAACAGGCCGTTAGTAAGTATGGTAAGTCGTTCTTTGATTCGCTAAATTCGGGCTTGGTTCCATTACGGCATCAAGTAGGCGGTTCAGTCAGAAAGTATCAACTTGGTGGACCCGTATTGGGCGCACTTTTGCCACTCTTCGCGGGAGGTGCACTTGGTCCAGAAGGTTTATTAGAAAAACTTGGTGGAGTGTTGTTTGCAAAGAAAGGTTTTACACCTATGTGGTGGGGTAAGTTATTAGATTGGGCTGGAAAACTTGGAGGCGGTTTAAAAGGTTGGGGACTCGGTGCAATGTTAGGCGGCGGAAAAGGTGGTGGCGGCCTTGGTGGTGCGCCTACAGCCTTCTTACAAGCAATTGGTGGACTTGAACACGGCGGCTTAATTGCAAAAACAGGCTCGTCACAGTTAGTACATCTTTTCAAGACAATTGGCTCTCCTAGTTTCTGGATAGGCGGCGTATTGACCGCTTTGAAATTTGTTGGACCAGCAATGGGATTACTTAAAGGTGTTGGCGGCATGTTTGGAACGGGAACTACCTCTGGAGGTGAACAAGCTCCTCCGGTATGGCAGAAGGCACCCGAAGAATTTAAAGAGGCTGCAACACTTGGGTTGAGACAGAAACAATGGTCGTCAATGATGGGACCATTTAATTTCTTATATGGACTTATAACAAAAGCATTTGGCGGAATACAGCAGTTAGGTAGCTTCATGAAAGGTGGATTTGAACAAATAGCTGGTGGGTTAAAAGGCTTATTTGGAGGCGCTAAAGGTGGATATGTATCAAGGTTTCAACTTGGTGGACTTGTGTCGCTCTTGCCAACTTTGTTAGGTGGTGGAGCAGGCTTGTTTGGTAAGGGGCTTGGGTTCCCATTACGTGGCATGGAAACGTTGTTTGGTTCATTGTTTAAGGGCATTATTGGCGAACCAAAAGGTGCACAAAAAGGTTTCTTTGGCAACATTTTAGGTACACTTGGTGGAACCGCGGGCGGAGGCTTAGGATCCATACTTCAGTTACTTCAGAATTTGGTTGGCGGTGTCTTTGGGGGATTATTTAAAGGCCTCACAGGTGCAAAAGGTTTCCAAAGAGGTGGCGAAGTACCTGCAATATTACATGAAGGCGAGTATGTATTACAGTCTCGGGCGGTAAGAAAGTATGGCTTAGCGTTTCTAAGTTCCCTTAATCAGGGCTTAATGCCTGTATCTGAATTCATCTCAAGACAACTTGGTGGTTATGTATCAAATCTACAATCTGTATCAACGCAGCTATCGCCATTAGGCCAATTCTTCCAAGAAGGTGGGATAGTGCCAGGTAGAGGAGTTGAACCTCCAAAGTTAACTGTTGTGAATATTTTTGATGAACAACAACTTGATCAATATTTCGGATCAAAAAAATACGGTGAAATCGTTGCTAACAATATTGGAAAGAAGTTAGTACGTAGAATGATTTAAAGAAGGAGGTTTTAAGTAAGATGTCATATCAAAAGTCGTACGGGACGGTGACCAATTTAGATGATTTGTATGCAGCTCTTGTTGCATTTATTCTTACATGTGGATGGACGCAGCAACACTCCGGAGTTGATCCAACGGCGGGTGGATCATATTCGTGTTTTCACTCAACAGGCGAATCGGCTGCCGAAAATTTATATATTGGAGTCCATGAGTATTATAATGATGACAATCATTGTGGTTTAGAATTTAACTGTTATACAGGTATTGATGTTGGGAAGGATTTTATTGATCAACCAGGTGCTTTCTGTTTTGAGTGTAGTCCAAATGCCAATTCTTACTTTCTCCCGGCTATCCGGTTAGCAAAGACTTTAAGTTTATCGTATTGGCTGTTTGGTAGTAAAGATGTAATTATGGGTTTCGTTAAGGTTAGTACTTACCACATGCCATTCTATCTTGGTAAGTTTTCAAGTTACTTGGATAGTGATCCATATCCAATGATCGGTTTGGGTATGAATCATTTATATGGCCCCAGTTTATCTGCATATTATGACTTTGGTGGAACCGGTTGGGCACGACCTTGTCCATACTTTGCTATAAGTGGTTGGCCTACCTATGGCGGTAAGAAAAGTGCTTACTTTATCCGGAAGCACACTAACGATGGTTGGCTACAAGGTATGGGCTCAAATGCGTTGATAAACTATTATCCAATACAGTCTGGGTGCTTTGGATTATATGAAATAAATTTGTTGGAAAATCAGCCTAATTCACGATCGGGTGGTTACATCTTAAGTCCCATAGTTATTGCAGATGTAAACGCAGAAATTAGAGGCTCATTAAAATATATATATAGTGTGAGTACTTATGGTCTAGCACCAGCTCAACAAATTGAAGTTTGGGGCGATTTCTACAGAGCTTTTCCTGATCATCGTCCCGTTGTCTACAATGGAGGGGTTGCTGTAAAGGAACCTTAAAGGAGGATTGAGATGGCTTTTAAAAAAGAAGCTTCAACTGCAACAGATTTGGGTGATTTATTTACAAAGTTGAAGACATTTATTAACACCACGGTTGGGTGGACGCAGAAGAAAGTTGGAACTGGAACCAATGGTCAAGAGTATGTAATATACTATTCTACTGGTGAATCTGCTCAGGAAGAAATTTATCTTGGTATAACGAAGTATTTGACAGGCAATACAGATATTTGTGGGATCCAAGTTAATGGATATACCGGTTACTTGGCTGGGAACGGATTTGAAGATCAACCTGGAGCGATTTCATTTATTCCATCTGTAGTCAACGGTGCATATGTAAATGTACCTTACGCTGGTCTCCACGATAGCAATATGAAATATTGGTTCTTTGGTGATAAAGATGTAATTATTGCCGTGATAAGAGTTGTATCTTCATATCCTGCATTCTATGCCGGACTAATTAGAAGGTTTGCGTTGAGAACCCAAGATCCCTATCCAATGTTAGTTGATGGCTCTGGAAAACGTGACCAGCCTGCTTCTTATGCGTTCTCGAGCGAACAGATTGCTTTTGGGTCTAATACTAGTGTGGGTGGACCTCAGTGCTTGTATGACGGTACCGCTTGGAAGTTTGGCCGGAGGTATTATGTCAATGAAGATGAGCCAAGTTCGGGAAGGGGTTCGGTGTGGTTTATGCCATATTGTAATTATTTTGAAAGAAATGTTAACGATAAGTATACACTCTTTCCACTAATGTTGGGCGAAGAGAAGCCACATGGAATGAGAGGTGCTTATAAGTGGATATGGAAAACGCAAGGTAAGGGTTTAAGTGCTGAAGATATTGTGACCATTGATACAAAAGCGTATATTGCTTTTCCTGATGCCTTGACGGATGAGTATTCACGGTGGTATATTATAAGGAATTATGAATAAGGAGGTGTAAGATGCCTGTTGATCCTAGTTTATTAAAATTTTACGAGTGTGTAGTCTGGCCGGAAGGTGATACTCACGGTGGCGGAATTGACTGGTCTGATGAGATTACAAGTGGTATTGACGAAAACGTTTTTGATGATGTAAGTGATGCTGAACGTCAAGCTGGTGATACTGAATATCGTAAAATTTATATCGCAAATAAGAACCCGTCGGCTACGTGGTCCAACGTAAAGTGTTGGATTTCAGAATTTACGCCGGCTCCAAATGATGAAATTTCGATCCTGAGAGGTGGAACAAAAAGTACAACAAGCGAGCCTGTTCAATTGACGGGCTTATTGAATTTCCAAAATGGCTCCACGGTTGTAATTGGAAATGGTACTGATTTCATAACCGAACTTGCCAAGGGCGAGAAAATTTTTAATTCTACCGATGACGTTGAAGGCGATGCTGTTAAAATACAAAGTATTATTGGTGTTACACTTCTGTATCTTGCATCAAATTACTTAGGCACAACCAATGCAACTGCCGCGGGTAAAGTTGCAGGTATTGATCAGTGTACCTTTGTACAGCCAAGTTCGAAAGTACATGGTGATGTATTGGATTGTGGAACTTTAGGTCCGGATGAGTTTGCCGCAATTTGGATTAAGAGAGTTGTGACAGCTGCCGGTGCAGGATATCCATCAGACTACTTCAAGTTAGCATTTGAAAATGCATAAATTGGAGATTTTCTTTATACATGGCTAACAAGGAACTACAAGCAAACTATGCTATAGTAACGATTCGTAAGGATTTCGAAGCGGATTATGCTATCCTTGATGCTATTCGTGTTGTATTACAAGCCGGCTACAGTATTGTTTCAAAACTTGGTATCTTTGCACATCCTGATTGGTGGATACCACTTTGGGATGATGTTGATGAAGGGGAAGTCAATGCAAAACTTGGGCCTCCAACAGGTGTGGACTTCTCTTGGTTTATGGATCCTGGCTCAAATGTTATGACTGGAAGAGGCCTAGATAAAGGTGTGATTGTTTGTTTTAGACATACCAACGACTTCCGGTTTTGTGATTGTCCACCGTGTGGACCGTTTGCTTGGGCCAATCCCTCTTATTACATGTACACCTGGGGTGGAGTGTTGGAAAGACGACCGGTTTCGTTTTACTATTGGGGAATTTACATTGTTCCCGCTTTAGTTGACTTTGGATATGCCATAATGGGTGATCAAGAACAGTCATACTTGATAAATCGATATGACGAATCTGTAAGTTGGACTGCTGCTACTCAGGGAACGATCTTTAATATGCAAATTCCGGCACTTCCTTACACACTTGCTCCATCGGAAGAGTTTGCCTTAATTCCTACTGTTGTACTTCCGGAAGGAGTTGAAGTCAGCGAAACGATGGATGCAGGCGTGACTCCACCGGCGCCGTTTTCTCCGGTTACCAAAACTCTTACATGTACCGCGGTTTTTTCAGTTTTCCTTCATTGGCTGTTATATAACATTCCATCCACTCGACTAAAGATTAAATACGCTGCACAAACAAAGCGAAGATTACTTGCGGATGGAACTACAAAGAGATTCCTACACACTGCACGTCCGGTTCGACAAATCTCTTATACCGTCTGTGATGCCGTCGAGGGACGTCAGGATTTTAATACATTTATTGATACAGCAGTCAAGGCTGTAATAGTGCCAATCTGGCCACTGTATGCAAATCCAACTACCGATCCTAGTTATGCACTTGAAATTGATGTGGATGATATTACGGAATTTGAGGTTGAAAATCTCGTTGCAGTGTGGGAACGCAGATTGCGTCGATGGGAAGTGAGACGAATTTTTTCAATTTTGGGAAATAAGATTACACTTGCTAGGAGGTTAGATAAGAGCTATGTCCAATCTGACACATGGATTATACCTGCAATTAGTACTTTTGCTACTGTAAAACAACTTCCTACACTTGTTGGCACAGTAGACGTTCTTGAAATTGACTGTTTAGAGAATGTTGTAACGTCCTTTACACAACCTGCTAGCGAAGTGGATATTTCAAATATTATAGCCACTGGTCCAAGAACTGGCGGCGGTCTAATGTCTACAGTGAGGAGAAAGGGAAAAGAGTATGGTATTTCATCTCAAGTTACTTATAGATTAAGGCCACCTGTAATTTCTGAACTTGAGTTTCAACTTATAGATGTAAATAGTTGGAGGAATATTAGAAATGCATTTTTTACTTCTGTGCATGGTGGCACTGTAAAGTTTTGTACATGGCGCGGTGAGTTGCGTGTACATTCTAATGCTCTTATTGGAAGTACGTTCCTTGATGTCACTCCAACATGGTACAAGGATGTTTGGTCTACCTATCCAACATTAATAATCCAACATGATAGAAGGACGCAACAAGTGGTGACCGTTACCAATGTATCAGATTTCACAACTTACTTGAGACTACAACTTTCCGCTGGATTAACAAAAGCGGTGACGAGTAGTTTACAGATTCATTTTAAAGTGTCAGGGTACTTTGTGGAAGACACATTGGAACTTGATTTCAAGTTATCTCCTGTTTGTAATATAATTGCGAGGTTAATTGAAAACTAATGAAAGTCTTTGGAATCATATTTAGATATGGAAGTGAAGTAAAGGCCATAATTAATACCAATATCCAGGTTACGGTAGGTGCTATAACTTACGAACCAGTTAAGATTGATCTTGGTGCACTGGAGTTAAGTGAGTTGGAAGACCGGGATGAATTCTCGTTTAAATGTCAAAGAAAGTTTGTACAGTTTTTATCGGATTACGCTATCCACTTTTTTGGCAACAAATTTGATGTAGAGGTTAAGCTTGTTGATCCGTATGCAGCGACGGAAGAAGATTTGTTCAGAGGTGTTGTTTCCGAAGTAACGGCTGATGATTTAGACGTTTCGGTAAGTGTGTTGGCTGAAACGGCAGAAAGAGCACTATCTGTTGTCGGTCACGTTGCCACACCAAATTGTACCTTACGATTGTTCAGTACCCGTTGTGCGCTTAGTAGGGCTGACTATTTTGTTTCTGGAGTTGTAAGTTGGATTGATACAAACAAGAAGGAGTTAACAATAACACTGGCAGGAAAAGGAATCCAAGTTCCTGACCCTTGGTATTCTACAACGGATTGGTTTAAGTATGGCTTTGCCAAAGTTGCTGACCGAGGCGAGGCTCGTATGATTGTTAGTCAGGATAATTCGGGTAAGATCACATTGTTTTGGCCGTTTATTTCTGTTGAGGTTGGCGATGGCATTGTGTTTTATGCCGGTTGTGATAAGAAAATCGATACATGTAAAAATAAGTTTAGCAACGCAGATAACTTTATCGGTTTCCCCTGGGCGCCCTACGAGGACCAAGTATTTGTAGGAAGAGAGAGCTACATGAAGGAGGGCAAAAAGAAGTAAATGACTGAGGGCAATCTTCAGAAAATTAGAATGGAAGCGGAATCCTGGAAGGGTACTCCATTTTGGTTTGGCCAATGTAAAAAGGGCGTTGGCGGAGATTGTGGCAACGTTGTAATTGAGATCTTCAAGGTAGTCAAACCGGAACTGAAACACCCTAGTTTTGATGAAATTTTGAACAGAACGCCTGAGGAAGCTAGTAAATGGGTATTAGAACATTATGATTTGACCTTTGTTGATACCCCTGAACCAGGCGACCTTTGCGTCTTTATCTTCGGCAGAGGCAAGAGAAGTAGAGTGACTTTTGCAATACTGCTTGACAAAGATGAACTCTTTTCTTGTTCGTTTGGTGCTGGTTGTCATACGTCGGTATTCACACAAGACCATAAAGACAGAATTAGGTACTATTTAAGGGTTGGAGGAATATAAGTGGTTGCATGGTTCCCAATAATAATGTTTGGCGTCAGTATGCTGACAAACCTTATTGGCAGAAGGAGACAGAAGACTACCTTTGAACCTGCGGAATTTAAGTTTTCGAAGGTTAATTACGGTACACCAATACCAGTAATTTGGGGCGAGCAACTGGTACAACCTTTGTACTTGGAAATGGGAAACTTTCGAACTGAAGAACATGTAAGAAGACCAAAAGGTAAGAAGGGACCGGTGTATGTTTGGCATACATATACCATTGATATGGCTGCAATGGTGTGCCTTGGACCTGTAGACAAATTAGTATGGCTACGATTTGGTCAATCGGATAAGGCTGTGAATTATAAACGCTCTGGCGTAGCACTTACACTTCCCGATTTAGCTGACTGGGTTAAAGAGCCAATTTTGGATGCAGGAGAAATCCCTCCTGCCGAGACCACAAAACCTTCACCAAAGTGGGATGTTGGTGACGATTGGATCAAAGGGATTAGACAGGGTACTTTCTATTGGGGTACACAAACACAAACTGTTGATTCACTCCTGGATGCAATGCACACAGCTGAGACGCCTGCCTATAGAAATATTTGTTATTTTGCACATAGACAGGATTTATCGGCACAAACGACGCCGGGTCCAATAACTATGGTTGTACAAAAGTACCCACAACTTCTTTATGGCGTTTCACATGTAATTGGAAGACATGCTAATCCTGTTGAAATTATTTATGATGTGGTTACAAATGAGAGGTTAATTGGATTAGATGTTACCAAAGTCGACACGTCAGGTATCACAACTGTTGCCCAAACTATAGGTTCCGAAGGTTTAGGTTGTTCATTAACACTCAGAGAAGGTGCTGCAAATCTGTTAGATGCAATTAAGTTACTTTTGGATTTTATTGGCGGTTATTCAGAATTGACTTCCGATGGTAAATACTCAATGGGCATAAAACGTGAAGAAGCTGCATCGGATACAATTCCTAACAGTAGAATTGTGGCCGGGAGTGTACAAATAAGTCGGCCAACATACATGAAAACTTATACTTCATTGATAATTGAATACGACAGTGCTGAAAAACGTTATGATAGAGTGGCTTACTATCTTGATGACCCTGCTGCATATGAACTTGCTGGAACGGAAAGGATACAACGAATACAGTTTGGCTTGTCCACCGACCTTGATACAATCAAAAAGATTGCTCCTCGGGTACTGTTTGAAATTAGTTGTCCGCGTGGCATATTGCGTTTGAAGACCGATAAGTTGGATGTACGTAAGGGACAAGTGGTGACCGTTCAATACACTACTATGAACATTAATCGCAATTTTAGAATCATTGAACTTAAACATGAAGAAGATGTACTGGATTTACAATTAGTTGAAGAAATTTACTCAACTGGTGTAGCCGATTTTGTAGCTCCTGAAATACCTAAATATGCTGATGTATTCGTGACTGATTACGTTCCCGTTGAGGTCTGGGAGGGTTACTTGAGAGGTATTCAACTTGCAATTGAAAAGTCAGATATTAACCCACAGTTGGCCTCTATTGCTCCAGGCGTTTACTACAATGACATTTTACTTAGCGAGCAACAATATCTACCTCCTAATGTGTTGGGTACTTTAAAGTTTGATCTTCCCCAGAGTCCAGGTTTAGTTGATACTACAACTACTATTACCGTACTTAGGAACATTGATACTATTGAAATTACTTCAACCAATAAGTGGGGCTGGTATTCGGGCTCACTGGCTTTATGGATTGACGGCGAAATTATTTATTGTAAAGATGTTACAGTTTTTTCCGATCGTTATGAATTTACCAATTTGATTAGAGGGCGTGAATGGACAACAAATTCTGCTCATTCCACAGGTAAGAGTGTTCAGTTTCTTGGAATATTTGCCGAGGCCACTTTGTTAGATCCGGAATCACTTGCGCCATGTACACTTGATATTGAAATTTTACCTTATCATATGTATAGTGGATTTCCACAACCTGATAACGATCATATTGATACTAAAACGTTGAACTACCAAGCTCTTAAGTATTCACCATTACCGGTACAGAATATTCAAATTGGTAGTCAAGGATATGATAATACCTTTTCAGGTAGTCCTGATTTAACATTTAATTGGCGTGAGACAACGAGGATTGGCGGTGCTGGTTTAGACTTTTCTTGTACAAGAGCGTGTAATGAAAATGAAAGGGAGATTACTCAATTTAAAATTGAAGCACTTACGGTAGGTAATGTCGTGAAAAATACATACTACACGACCGATCCTACATGGACTTATCTTAATGCTGATAGAGTGACAGACGGCTTGACCGTATCATTCAAATTACGTATTTATCAAGTTGGCACTTATACCGGACCTTATGTTGAATTCCTTGCTCAAAAAATATAAAATTTAGTAAATAGGAGGTGTTAGGTAATGGTTTTTTTACCACCATATGGATTCGAGGAAATAGACACTGGTCTTCGTAATTGGTGTCCTGTGTTCAACGATCTACTTGCAAAGTTGGTAAATGAACTTCCGACTTGTATCCCTTTTACCGCGGGCGAAGATTTGGATCAGCATGAGTGGTTTTACATTAAAACTACAGACCAAAAGGCATACAAAGCAAAGTCAGATTCAGCTTCAACGATGCCCGCGTTCGGAATTGTTCGAGACGATGTGACAGTTGGCAATACTGGTTATGGTCAAATTGCGGGTAGGATGACTGGTCTTTCAGGTTTAATTCCTGGCATGTGGTATTATATTTCGGACATAACACCGGGCGGTTTAACATCTGCAAAACCCTCCGACTTTGCACAAATTGCTTGCTTTGCAAAAACTGCCACTGAAGCTTACATTTTACCTGTTGGCGGGATTGAATTAACTGGTTCGAAAGTTGACCAGACCATACAGTTACTTGCCGCTTCTGCATTACAAATTGATACAAACAAGCCAACGAAGGTTGAAACTGAAGGTACTAATGAATCAACTGTCTATCTTGAGTTCCCCGCTGGTTCCGATAAACATGATGATTGGATGGAGTTCATGCTTCCGGAGAATTATGATGGAGGTACTGTGGATATAGTGGTGTGTGGCGTTGCCCCTACTATGACGGGCGACAACCGTTTGATTCTGGGATATAAAGCTTACGGTGATGATGATGTTCAAGACCAGGCACACAGTACGGTTACCTTGGATGTTCAACTTGACAGTGGCACGGCCGATGATTATATAATTCAAAAGTTTACTGGACAAACATTGTTTGCTGCAGCTGATGTAGGTAAGTCCATTCAAATGCACTTAAGGAATGATAATGCTCAGTGCGACAACGCCTTTAGGTTTAAGTGGCTATCAATTACATATAAAGTTTGGGGACAAAGGATAAGTTAAGAGATGAATTGGCTAACAGATTACTCTTATCGAAAAAACGTTAATATTACCGGGAGTGTAACAGACCCTGTTTCAAACTATCAAATGTTACTAGAGGTCGGCGCATCCGCTGGCGGTGATGTTCATTGTGATGGGGAGTGTTTTAATTTCCCTGAGGATATTGCCTTTACTTCCGCAGACGGAGCCACGGAAATTGACTTCTGGATAGAAGACAAAGCCGCCGATCCAATTAAAGTTTGGATTGAGGCCCCGAGTATACCTATTTCACCTGGAACTGCCAAAATTTATATGTACTATCGTAAAAGTGGAGCAGTTAGTGAAAGTAATGGAGATGCTACGTTTCGATTCTTTGATGACTTCGAAGGTGTTAGTTTAGATTTGACGAAGTGGACTCCTTCCGGATTGGTATCTGTAGCTGGGAGTATTGTAACACTTGATAGATCAGGGAGTGACGCTGAAATTGCCACAAAAGATGCAATGAACGTAGTGGAGCCTTTTATTGTTGAAGCAAAGTATCAACATCCTAGTAGATACCGGAATCGGTTATATCTAACAACAGCATTTAGTGGCGGTTCTCCGACAGGTTACGACTATGGTATCTTCAGTCCAGAAATATATTGGAATGGTAACACAGGTTTTAATCTTAGTTTGAGTACTTGGTACATTGTTAAATGGATAAACACAACAACTAATTATACCTGGAAAATTTTAACAATGGCCGGTGCTGAAGTGATAAGTAAATCTCATGGTTCGGCGATTGCAGATGCTAAGTATTTGACATTTGTTGGAACAGAAAATGACGCAAGTGATTTCAAATTGGATTGGGTGTATGCACGGAAGTTTATTGACCCAGAACCAACCTGGGGTGCTTGGAGTGCTTCAGAGGCTTGGTATACTGTTTGGAAGATAAAGGATCTTTTAGCTTATTATGATATAAAGAAGAAAGGTGGTTTCTCAGTTTCTGTTGGAGGAATGTTGTGGCCTTAATGGGGAGGTGCTTGAATGGATAATTCAGAAAAGATTCTTAAAGAAATTATGGAGACAAAGATAATTGCTGCTAGGCTTGAAGAAAAGCTGGTTGCACATCTTAAGGCTTATACTACCTTCACGAAGGACACCGCTCGAATTCAACATCGGTTATTCAAAAAGTTTGATCATTGTAATGACATTGTTGGAAAGCATGGTGAAACAATTGCAAGGTTGGAAACGAAACAAAAAGTCATTTGCGATTGGATAAATGATAAGAAGGATATTTCAAAGCGGTTGAAAGTTGGTATTGTTATTGCCGTTATAATGGGCGTTGTTTCACTTTTGGTTAGTGTTGCAACCAACGGAACGTTTTCCAAGTCTGTTGCATATATTACAGAACTTATACATTAAGGCAGTATTATGCTAAAATATTCATTTGTAGTACCATATCAACATCATCCAAAACGTCTACCACTACTAATAGCAATGTTGAAGACACTACCACTTGATGAGCTTGAGTTATGTATAGTTGAAGTTGGCGAAACTCAAACAATTTTTGAGTTTGATTTCATTAAACGATTTAAGTATTTGTTTATCCCGACGACTCGGGCGTTTAATAGAGGTTGGCTAATGAATGTAGGCGTTACTCAATTGTCTAACGGCGCACAACTCATTCTATCTGACGCCGATTTGATATTTCCACGCGATTGGCTTGAAGTGGTCAAACAGATTGATTATCCTGTTATCGGTTGGAGGAAACTTCATTGTTTAACAAGGAAGGAAACTGAAGAATATCTTACTTCTGGTCAACTTGGTAACGGGGATTACACTTGGATGCCTATGCCTAGAAGTGCATGTGGCGGGGTTAGTATAATTCCAAGGGAAGTTTATTATGAAATTAAAGGGTTCCCAGAGATGTTCGAAGGATGGGGTGGTGAAGACAACCTTTTCTGGTGGAAGTTGCAGTCGTTCGGTTACCCTTTCAAATTTATAAACTCCGAACTTTGGCACCTTTGGCATCCGGAAACGGGGCCAAAAGCGTCAAATAGATATGATGCATTTAAGATGTCGGCGTGGCCAAAGTCAATTTGGTTGGATTTTATCAAGGATTGGGGTTCCGTGCCCAAGTGACATTGGAGGTCACATTTGGAATATACCGCTTTCTTAGAATTACTTGTTAAGATTCAGAAACCGCATACCTACGTGGAGCTTGGTATCCTTGGAGGCGTGACCTTCAACCGAATTGCACCTCTCGTAGAAAGGGCGGTTGCGGTTGATATAAAGCATTCAAATATTGTAGACTTACCTCACGTCGAAATGTACAAAATGAGTACTGATAAATTTGCCGAAGTTTGGTCGGATCCCATTGATTTCCTATTTATCGATGCGGATCACCGGAAGGAACAAGTTTTGATGGACTTTGACAATTTTTCAAGGTTTGTTAGGGAGGGTAGTGGATTAATTGCAATACACGACACCTGCCCTATGTCCGAATTTATGTTACAGGATGATCGATGTTCAAACGCTTGGGAAGCTGCTTGGGAAATAAGGGTGAATCCTAAGTACAGGGTCATGTTTGAAATAGTAACGTTACCCGGTCCACAATGCGGTCTGTCGTTGATAAGGAAGTCAAAGAAGCAGTTATGTTTGGAGGAAGTATGATAGTCAACTTTTTCTGGCATGGAGATGATTTTCAATTTTTAAATCGCCTTTCAATCTTGAGTCACTTAGTGGCGGGCCATGGTGTAAAGGTTTGGTTGTCTGGTCAAACGCCAGAAAGTAAGTATTGGATCGATGATAATGAGGGTGTTGAAATTGTTGATGCACACACAATAGTTGATGACAGCTTCTTGCAACGTGGTGGTAATGTTAGAACACTATCTGACTTATGGCAGTTTACATTTTTGTATGAGTGTGGCGGTTTATATTGTGATACCGATCTAATTGCTTTAAAAGCTTTCCCTAATATGGAATGGATAATTTCAAGGGACTCAGAAGACGAGGAGGGAATGTTTGCTATAGGCATAATTAAAGCCCCTAAGGGCCACCTCATATTTAAAGAGTGTATTGCAAATTGGAAGCCAGGGTGGAACAACGTCAATGTCTTTACCAATGCCTGTAAAAGATATGGATTGGGATTAACACATCCAAAGGAAGTTTTTCATCCCTTTTCCTGCGGACAAAATTCACAAAATTTAAAGACAAGGGGTATTCCAATTTTGCTAAACGATGGCGACGTGTTCCCAAACTCCTTTTCAATCCATTATTTTGGAAATATGACACATCGGTTACATATTGATGAAAGCTGGCTTTTACGATATCCAAATTCAATTTTAACAAAGTTGTGCAAACGAGTGTTTTCAAGGTTCCCATATGCAAAAGATAAAAAATGAAAATGAAGCCTTGAGGTATTGGACTCAAAGATATAAGCGGGATGGTCATTGTGGTTGGGGTTCCTTCGGTCAGTGGGCTGAACAAAAGTGCAACGCGCTGAGGATTGCGTGGGACACAATTGGTTTCAAAACACTACTTGACATAGGCTGTGGTGACTTGTCAGTGATTTCTTCTTGTAAAACGTTTAAAGATCGGGAGTTTAGTTATTCGGGTTTGGATGGCTCCGAGGAAATCATTTCTATGTGTAAGGTAAAGTTTCCCGATATAAATTTTGTAGGTATGAAGATCTCAGACCTTGTGAAGTCTGATATTAATACACGTTTTGACATGTTTCTCTGCTTCGATGTTATATTTCACATTGTGGAAGATGAATTGTGCCAAAGGTTTCTTTATTGGTTGTTTAACGGCTCATCGAGAGGCATAGCGTTGTCATTTTTACGTTCCAATAACGAGTACGTCGGCTCTGAACGAGGACACTTTATAGTACGCAACTTTTCCAATTTTAGTATTCCTTCAACTTGGGAACAAATAAGAGAGTTAGGTCATGACCGGCTTGAGTTTCAAAGACTTGGTATATGGAGGAAGCGGTAGATGGATGAGCTAACGAAATACTTGTCTGGCTTGTGGGATGGGTTTAACGTTGAAGTACTTGATAGGGTACTTTCAACAAAGACACCTTTTGTAACGATTGCAATGTTATCCTGGTTAAGGCCCGAAAAACTTGTAAGGACGTTGGGTAAAACGCTTTCCGCCGTTGAAATTCCTATAAATTTGTGTTTGCGAGTTCAGGGCCGAGAATGTCTAGATGAGAAATATAAAGATCGAATTGTGGATCTAGGTCAAAAATTTCACGTTTGTGACATTCAATTTACAATGGGTAATCTTGGTACCGGTAAACCACGACATGATATTGTTGAAAGGGCGTTGACAAAGTTTGATACTCCGTATGTATGGACACTTGATAGTGATATGATTGTACCACGTGGAGGCTTGGAAGCGTTAGTAACATTGTTGGAACAGCATAAGGAGCTCGGGGCTGTTTCGTTAAGTTGTACTCCAACACCTATGGCATGTAATTTATTTAACGGCAGACTTGTCAGTAGATCAATTAAAGGGCCATTAGATTATGTAGTCACGATGGGATCAGCCACAAAGTTGACGAGGCGTGAAGTTTTTGATACCTGCGAACTTGACCAGAATTACTATATTGGATGGGGCGATTTTGATTTTTGTCTTCAAATGAAAGAGGCTCGTTGGAAAAGTGCAATTTTGTCAATTCCACAATTAAATGCTTGGAATGATGGCGGCGGCCCTCCTGAGTATATGAAGACGCGGTACAACAGAAATATTACTCAACGTAGTCGTGACTATTTTATACAAAAGTGGGGTTTCCCACCAAATTAGGAGGAAGAGATGAAATCAGCTTTATTAAAGTATTTGGAATCAACATCAAAGGCCAAGTTGATTACTTCTGCAAGCTTTATTTTACTTGGCATGATACTAGCAACATTTTCCAACATTTTTGTTGCTGACTTCCCTGCTTGGAGGATAATTGTGTCTGTAACATCTTTATTGCTGGGTGTAGGATGTATATTACATCATATTAAACGTTGGTGTGGAGTTGGGTTACCGTTCCCGCTTACAAAGAACACAATAAATGGGAAGTGGGAACACTTCATGGGCTATGAGTACACCCTTGGCTTGACGTTAGTTAATTTGTCTTCGTTTTTGGCATATCCTATATGGTATGTTTATCTACCACTATTTTTTGGCTTTACGTTGGGAATGAGAAGAGGCTGGAACTTTAACAATATGGATACAAAAATTTGTAATTGTTGGAAGTAGTTGAATGAAGATTCTTTGGCTTACGATTGATAGAAGTTCACGTGTTGCACAACACTTTGATGCCTTCCAAAATGCTGCGTCAAGGTTGACTGATGTGATATGTATTCGACAGTCCACGGAAGGTTTAGAAGCTGGCCAGTTTAGTCGGCAGGCAATGTCTGGAAATATAAGGCGTAAACAAACAATGCTGTCGTATTTGAGAAGTTCGAAAGAGGAATTTGATTTTGTGTTTACTGATGCCCTCTTTGGATTTATAAATGACGGCTGGGATGAAATCAGATGTCCAAAAGGTGTACTACTTGAGGATTTACATGGGCCTATTGTCAAGTGGCAGGTGGAGATGATAAAGGAGTTTAATTTTGATGTTGTGTTCCATAGGTACAAACTTCCATTACAAACCTTCCATCCTACTATTTGCAAGGGACATAAGTGTTTCTGGTTGCCTCACGCTGTAGACATGGACGTATTTAAAGATTACGGCCTAGGGAAAAGTATAGAGGTTCTACATACAGGGGTTGCTAGTCCGGTTTACTACCCCATGCGACAACAAATTATTAGATATCTCCAGGGTAAATCGTACTTTTATACAGTTGACAGACCTTCTGAGGACCCAAGTAAACGCGGATCAAATAGTTATAGAGGTAGACAGTATGCAAAATTGTTAAGTTCCTCGAAGATTTGTACCACAACCGGAAGTAAATTACATTATCCAGTTTTAAAGTACTTTGAGATTCCGGCGTGTAATACGTTATTAATTGGTGATTGGTTTCCGGAGTTAAGAATACTTGGATTTGATCCTCAGGAGAATATGGTTTGTCTTGATGTTAGGAATATTGCCGAGCAGGTTGAATGGTGGTTAGCACATGATAAAGAGCGTGAACGAATTGTATTAAATGGAATGGAATTTATCCATAAGTATCATTCAATGGAAGTACGTGCAAAACAGTTTCTAAACGAAATTTGTAAAGTCATCGGAAGAGATCCAATGTTTGAAATTAAACATGATTTCCACGTATCATTTATAACCAAATTTACTAATCATCTTTTAGGTACTATTTCAGATTTAAACATTGAGGAATCACAAGGTCGCCAATTATAAGGAGGTGGATTTTTTATGGATATGTCATTCGTAATGATTTATCAACATCATGAAACTCGGTTACCTTTGTTGAAGGCATCAATTGACAGTTTACATTTTACAGGTAATGACTGGGCACAATTTTGTTTGCTTGAAATTGGTCCAAAACGTGAGTTACATAATGTTCCAATTCCACAAGGTTGTACCACCTTTAGATATAAGTTTGTAAAGTCAACGGGCTTATTTAACCGAGGATGGGCCTTTAACGTTGCTGTTCAACTTCTTGCCAATAGGGAATGGTTGGTACTTGCAGATGCAGATTTGATTTTTCCAACAAACTATATATCAAAGGTTCGCGAAACAACGGTTCCAAAAGCGGGATGGAGTCAGATTTATGTCTGGTCACAAAGCGAGAATAAAATTTACTTTGATACAAAGAATTGTTCTAGGACCAGTAAATTTAAGATACCTACTCCGGGTAGTGCGGCTGGCGGTGTTATAGTTGTTCCAAGACAGGTTTTCGTTGAGGTTCAAGGTTTTCCTGAAATCTTTGAAGGTTGGGGTGGCGAGGATAATGGACTCTGGTCAAAACTACGAGCTTGGGGCTGGCCTTTTCAATGTATTTCGAAGTGTGATTTGTTTCACATGTGGCATCCCCGAACTACGCCACGTAGCAAACATGCACAATTAGCCTCAAATATGTTAAAGTGGAAAAAAGATCAGTGGAAGGACTATCATATTAAGTACCCTATTTGGGGGTCTGTTGATAGGATTCCAGAAACTTTCTATACTGATTATGTTAATTGTGTTGATTATGTTGAAACAGCTAAAAAAATATCGAAGGAACCCAAACCCGTTGTTGGGATTGCGTTTGAAAATGGCGTAAAAAAGAAAAAGAAGAAGAAGGGAAGGAAAACAAAGGTTCGTATTTTGAAAAAGTCGGAGATTTTACCTGTGTAAGTCAAGGTGATAAATATGAAATTGTTTGACAAAGAGGCGTGTTTAAAACTTTTGGATATTGGTGGTCCGTTTTGCCATCAGACGGGTGTACCTAAATATAGATATAATCAATTAACCGAAACGGAGAAGCCGGGTTATGAATGTGACACTGACAATTTGGGATACGGCTATTTTTATTACGGAATCGTACGAATTTACAAACCACGAGTGATTGTTTGTATTGGTAGTGGCTTTGGATTTGTTCCAATGTGCTTAGCTTTAGCTGCAAGAGACAACAACGTTGGCCGTGTCCACTTCGTTGATCCATCTTATCACCGCAGTGATTGTTGGTCTGATCCTCACAAGGTTAAGGAGCGGTTTGAGTCTGTTGGCTTAAATACAAATTGGATTACACATTACAAACTTACAAACCGGGAGTTCTTTAAAAAAAGTGAACTGTGTAAAGCTCCGCCAGAAATTGATTTACTTTTTATTGATGGTTCTGATAAAAAAGATGATGTGGAGTTTGATTTTAAAAAAATTGGTAAGTTTGTAAAACCAGGTGGTTTCATCTTGGTTCATGATACAGCTCAAGATGATCAGTATCACGAACCGCGGTTGGTACATCAACTACGTAAGGCTTTAAATTGTTATGATATAATACGTTTTCCGGGGAAAGCAGGTTTCTCACTTATAAGGAAATTAAAATGAAAATGTGGCGTGACGTAAAGGCACAGGAGAGGATGTGGTCTGGAGGTGCATATGACTATTTGAAAACAGATTTTGTTACTATTAAGTTTAACTTGTGCCACTTTTTCATTAACAGGGTTTGTAAAAAGCCTTTACGTGTTTTGGATGTTGCCGGAGGTACCGGGGCAATACTTCCACTTATTAAATCTGACGTCAAACTTTATATGTACAACGATGTATCAAAAACCGCGGCAAAACAATTTATATGTAGTTACTCAGCACTTTTGGATAGTTCAGTAAGGATTAATGTCGGCCGAATTGAAGATTGCAATTTTGAACATTATACATTCAATGTGATCTTAATATTAGGATTGGTAAAAGGTTTGTTTGTCGATTCGTTCTTGAAAGGGATGGTCGAAGAACGTTTGGAAATGGATGGAATTCTTTTAGTAGATATGAATGATGTTGAGTTTTCATACGCAGTTTCGGTATTTGGTTCTCCAACTTTCAAATTAGACTATCAGCTGTGGCACGATGGAGGTACACGCTACGTTTACAAAAGGAAGTTATTGGCATTTTCCAAATTATGTTGTAAAAAGTAATTGACAAATTTATCAGAAGAGTTTAAACTAGCTATAGAGTGTTAAAATTAACTCTACCATAAAGGTAGACTAAAAAAACTAGTTTAAATTCCACTACAGTACTAATTTAGGGTACATAATCCAAGTATAAACTACTAATAAGTTAGTGACAATACAATATATGTCAATTTATTTTGATGGTATCCACCTTTTATCTGATGAAAGTTTAAACGAGTTACATGCGTTTGCACAACGTGTTGGTTTGAAACGAGTGTGGTTTCAAGCAAAAAGAATTCCACATTACGATGTGTTTGGCAAGATGGTTAAATTGGTCTTGGCAGAACATCCACAGATGATTTCCACAAGAAAAGAACTTTACGAAGTGATCAAAAAAGCAAAGAACCTATAGACAAGGAGGAAAAAATGATTAAGAACCTTTTAATCTCTTTACTTCTATGCTGGATGTTTGTTTTCTGGCCCCTGAGTACATGGGAGTACTTGGTATACTATAAGTGTTCAGGTTCGGAACAGTGTTACTATGTATTCGACTCGTTAAGTACTCTTGGCAGTTGGGCGGCTAGAAATCCCGAAAAACAAATCATGAAAATTTTCAAGAAACGTGTGGTGTTGGAAGTTATAGAACACCCTACGGACTATCAAGACTAAGGGGGATGTAATATGAATCAAACGTCGATTGTAGTTCCAACATGTAACAACGTTTCACACTTAACTCAGTGTTTGGAGAGTTTAAAGTCTACATCCGCGGAGGTTATTGTAGTTTGTGCTGATTGTACTCCTGACAATGTTAAGGTTATTGAAACACTTGTAAGCACACTTCCGGATGGTAAGGTTATAAAAGCAACCAACCTTAATAGGGCTGGAGCTTGTAATGCCGGTGCGAAAGAGGCACAAGGCGAATACATTTTGTTTCTTGCTGATGATATTGTACTTCCTAGCGGCATTGTTGAACAATTGGAAATGGCTATTGAAGACGTCGGTTTGCAGCTACGTGCTCCCGTTGGAGCAATAGGACCGTTGTGCAACAACGTACCTGGTCAGCAACGACTTGATTTGAGAGGTGCAACTGCAGATAATGTGCAATCGGTTCAGGACAAGCTACATTCAAAGGGCTTTCCTCGTTTTTGGGAAGTGGGTTACTTAACCAGTTTTTGTATGTTTGTTAAGAAGTCAGCTTTTGATGCTGTTAACGGTTTCGTTGAAGAACTTTATGAAGGTGTTGAGGATGTGGATTTCATTTTACGTTTATACCTTGCTGGTTTCCATTCCTACGTATGTTCCGATGGATATGTGTTTAGGCGCGGTGTGGCATTGCCACCACAGTGGGATATGATTGGTGGTAGTTCAAGAATTCCGTTTTTAAAACGTTGGAGACAGAAGGTTAAAGAAGAACCTTTAGTATTAGGTGTTATGTACCGCGTCAGGATTGAAGACCAAGATGAGTTGAAGTTGTTTGACAAATCGATTAAAAAGATGTCACAAATTGGAGATTGGATATTTATCTTGGATGATGATTCTCCATTAGATATCACCTTGGTCCTCCGGAGATATGATAATATTATCTACTATAAGGATAAGGAAAGGAAAGATGAACTTGATCAACGGCAGGATTTGGTTGATTTGGCTACTATTCAGCATAGTTGCAATTGGTTATGGTCGATAGATGCAGATGAAATTCCTGAGGATAAGGTTGACCGAATGTATATTGAACAGATGTTAAGGAAACTTTCGCCGGAGACGCTTTGTTTAAGGTTACAGTATTATACAATGTGGAATGATGAAAATAACTATCGAACCGATAAGCACTTTGGTTTTGCAGATATGCCTCGTATTTGTAAAGTGTATAAAGGATGTAAAATTGATTGGTGGAAGGACCGAGGTCACAAGAATACAAAGATACACGTAGGAAATGTGCCTTATTATCCTATTGAGTATCATGCACAAAGTTCAATTAGAATTAAACATTTTGGATACTTGACCGAGGAAATGAGGAGGAAGAAATTTGACTTTTATACAAAGCTCGATCCAAATCCTGATCCAATGTTGGCGGGAGATAAAGATTACAAGTTCTTGATTGATACAGATGTTAAAATTTCACACTTCTCGGAAGATGCTCAATGTACTGTTGGATCGGTAATGAAAAATGAAGTTGGCATCCTTGATGAATATTTAAAAATTGCGTCTGCTTTCTTTGACGAAGTTATTCTGTTAGATACGGGAAGTACAGATGGCTCCATCGAGTTAGCACAATTATACAATGTAAGGATTTTAACTGGATCAATTGATGATGGCTTTGACGTTTGTCGTAATAAAATTCTTAAGGAGGTTTCAACTCCATGGTTTCAGCATCTTGATATCGACGAACGGATACACGATTTAAGAATATTGAATCGACAATTGGATAATCCACACGTAGATTGTTTCTGTTTCAGTGTACACAATTGGATACCTCAAGCAAGTAAGCCATCCTTTTCGGAAACAATTAGGCTCATGAGGAATCCACAAAAGATGGAATATACTGGCCACGTTCATGAAACAGTTGACTACTGCGCGCATAAGTTGAATTTGGATGTGCATCGATCAAGAACGGTGGTGGATCATTTTGGATATCTCAAGCCGAAGGTGGACGTTGGGAAGAAACTTGATCACTATTGGTCCATGTATCAGAAAATGGCCGAAAAGTCTCCCAAGGATCCACGTCCTTGGTTTTCCATGGCCGTACATTTAATTGAACAAAATTCGCTTGACCCGGAAGCGGAGAAGTTATTAAAGAAAGCATTAGGCTTGGAGTCTCAATTTTACGCCCCCGCCAAAGAGCTGGGCTTTTATTACTTAAGGTTAAGTAGACAATACTTCGAAGTTACAATTGACATGTTGCCAGAGGGACACCCTCTGAGGACGTCACTTAAAATGTTGATTGATCAATTGTCAAGACTGATGGAAGCATAGAAAAAGGTTTGCACATAAGGAGGATAAGTTTATGGCACCCAAAAGCTTTTCAACACAGAAGGTTAGATGCTGGCGATGTGGGAGATTAATGAATGCTGAATATGAGGAAGCTATGCAGCATGTTTGTTCAGGTGGGCAGGATTTTGACAAAGACGACATGATAATTTCTGTGTTGTTATCAGTGTTGTACTTCCAGAAACGTCTTATTTCGGTCTTGTCACCCGGTTTACCAAATAGGCAAGTGACGGGTAGGGGCTAAGTGTATAAACTTTCCAAGTTTGAAGTCCCTGAAATTATAAGGTTAATTTTATGACTGATAAAGAAGATTCAAACATTATTACAACTAAACCAGATAGTAAATGTTCTAAATGGGCAAAAGTAAAGTATTTTAAGTTTGCTCAATTTGAAGATTCCGTCCGGTTTGCTTCACAAGGTAACTTAAGTATTTATGCCTGGTTTGACAAAGTACCTCCCAAACATGTTCAATTTTTCTGGAAGGTAATGTGTTCAAACTACAATAAGGTGAAATCTTTCTTAGAAATGTATGGATTTGATGACGCGTGGGTTTATAAGGATACTTATAATAACTTTTGTGCAAAAATTAATCGGGGCATTTCTGAAAGAAAAGTACCTGATAGGTACAAGAAAGGACACCAAAAATGATTATATGCGGTATTGATGAAGCGGGACGTGGTCCAGTATTGGGTCCGTTAGTCGTGTCTGGAGTATTTTTAAATATTAAAGATGAATCAAAGTTAGTTAAACTTGGCGTCCGGGATTCAAAACGACTATCACGTAAACGAAGAACTAGTTTGCGGGGAGAAATTGAATTGATTGCTGATGGTAGTATTATACTACCAGTGTGGCCTGTTGTGATTGATAATTTCGTAAGACAACATCAGTTGGACTTACTTGAAGCCCAGATTATGTCAAGCATAATTTATTTTTTAAGACCCGATAAAGTCTTTATCGATGCTCCTGGCAATCCGAAAAGGTTTAAGATCGTGCTTGAATCTTTATTTCCGTCTGATATTGATGTGGAAATTGTTGCTGAAAGTAACGCTGATAACACGTATCCTGTTGTTTCTGCCGCTTCTATCCTTGCAAAGACAACGCGCGATTCAATTGTTGAAAACCTACATAAACGTTATGGTGACTTTGGCTCTGGTTATCCTTCCAGTCCATTGACTAGGACGTGGCTACAGGATCAAATAAACATGGGTAAGCCTTTACCCTACTTTGTGCGTAAGAGTTGGAAAACGTTAAAGAAACTTGGTTATAGAGGATAAGGGAGGTATAAGTTATGAGTTTGTTTAGGAAAAATATTAAAGTGTTGTGTCTTGGAGATTGTATGTTGGATCATTGGGCGTTTGGATTAGTGAATCGAATTTCTCCCGAAGCGCCGGTGCCCGTCTTCCGGGAAAAGTCACAACTTTATATGTTAGGTGGAGCTGCAAATGTTGCTGCAAATTTAATATCTCTTGGTGCGGAGTCAGTTGAACTGATTGGATTAAGGGGTCCGGATGACGACGGAGAACTTTTAAAAGGTTTACTAAATGATGGTGAAATTGTAGACCGATGTGTTATCAGTCCAACCAGAAAGACCACCCGTAAGTTAAGATTTGTAGCACGTCAGCAACAACTGCTCCGTGTTGATCAAGAGAGTCCCGGCGTACTGACCGAAGCGGAAGAGGAACAAATGTTGCAACGCGTTGAGGATTACATGATAAATGATGGTATTGTAGTTGTGTCGGATTATGCCAAAGGCGTAGTCACAAGAGATGTCTGCTTTAATACATCAACGCGTGCAAGACGAAATAACAATTTTGTAATTGTGGACCCTAAAGTTGAGTTTAGCAAATATGCCAATGCTAACTTGTTGACACCGAATCGGAAAGAGTTGACTGTTGCCTGTTCTGAAGGGTTTTCAAATCCGAAAGCTCTGATTGAAATGTTGGGTTTAGATGCTGTTATTGTCAAGGCAAATGCGGATGGTTTGTATCTACATGAGAAATCAAATTTCAATCCGAAACATTTTCCATCTATTACAAGTGAGGTTACAAACGTTTGTGGCGCAGGTGATGTTGTTGTTGCTGCATTAGCTTTGAGTATTGGCTCAGGAAAGAGTTTAAGTGATGCCACTAAGATTGCAGTTGTGGCTGGTAGTTTGGCGGTATTGAAAGGTATGACGTCTGTTGTGTTTCAAAATGAATTAGAGGAAGCATTAGAGCACCAACGATTCAAACCCGTAGGTTAATTGTCTATTCAGTCAAGTTTTTTTATTTGCATATTAGTATAATCAGGGGGTTCTTTATGTCCAGTGACGGTTTTGCTTTTGATGATATACGTATAATTGAATCTACAGTACCGGGTATTGCAGCGTCTGAATTGGCTAAATTAAAAAGTGATTGGAATATTGTGGCTTTACGTTTCGACAGATGTATGTTATCTTGTGGTAGTATCAATTATTGTATCTTAGTAGTGCTTAAGAAAAAGTCTCATACCAAAGGGAAAGAGTTTAAACGTGACAACCCTTTGGAGGAATTTCATGGCTGGTAGGTCATTTCACTTTGTCAGACGGGGGTGTGTGACATATGGAAGGTAAGGAATTTAGAAGATATTGTTTGAAGCAAGGCCTGGAGTCGTTTTTGGAAAAAAAAGATTGCTTTACTGAGTGCGTCAAATATATGATAGAATCGGAAGATTTAATTGGCTTAGAGAAGTGTAAACATTGTGACGATAGTTGGCTATGTCAAATTTTTGTAATGAACTTGATTGAGTATGGTGCACATTGTATTGACACAAGCGTTTGGAAGGTACCATAGGAAGTGAAAAAGTCTGAGGAGGAAAGAAGATATAAAGAGTTATGTAAATCGGATCCACGATTGGTCTTTAAGTTTGTTTGTCTTCTTTCTGCCGCTTTTGTAACCTGTTGCTGTATTTTTTACTATGCGGTTAAATTTATTAAATGGTTCCTTTAAGTTGAGGTGAACTGACATGAATGATATGGATTACATTGAAAATCCAAGTGGTATTGAATGTGCTGAGTTGGTTGTTGGCATACCTTCATTTAATGAGGCTGACAAAATAGGGTTTCCAACCAAACGAGTGGATGATGGCCTAGTTAGATTCTTTGGTGACAAATCTGCTGTTATTATTAACTGTGATAACTGTTCGCTTGATAATACTAAGGACGTGTTCTTGAAAGTAGCTACAAAGACCCCCAAGATTTATCTATCAACAAAGTCCGGGGTTAAAGGTAAAGGAATAAATCTGAAGAACTTATTTTTTCAAGCACATATGTTACAGGCTAAGGCTGTAATTGTGATTGATGCAGATCTAATGAGCATTATGCCCAGGTGGATACAATACTTAGGTGGACCACTATTTTCCGGTTTTGATTATGTTATACCAATTTATGTTAGACATAAGTATGATGGCACAATTACAAATAACCTTGCTTATCCGTTAACTCGAATGTTATATGGAATGAGAGTCAGACAACCTATTGCTGGCGACTTCGGTTTCTCAGGGAACCTTGTTAAAGCCTTTGTAAATGAGTGCCGATTGGATGATCATTCGGTGGGATGTTGGAATGAAAGAGTTTCAAAGTTTGGAATTGATATTTGGATGACCACATTAGCTATTAACAAAGGGGCAAAAGTTTGTCAAACTTTCTTAGGCAGACCAAAGATTCATAATACAAAGGATCCAGGCTTGCATTTAGGCGCTATGTTCCAAGAGGTGGTAGGAACGCTTTTTAATTTAATGACTCACTTTGAGGACGTTTGGAAACAGGTTAAATCCAGTAAGCCAACGCCCATCTTTGGTTTTGGACTTGGCCAAATTGAACGGCCCCCTGTTGTGAAGGTAGATAAGGAAATTTTACTCAAGAAGTTTGTTCAAGGGTTTGCCGATTTCGAGAACACTTGGTCGACGGTGATTGATTCCAACAATTATAATGAGTTATTAAAGATAAAGGGGCTTCTTAAGCGTTTTAATTTCCCAACAACCTTGTGGGCAAAAATATTGTTTGATTTTGCCATTGCTTACAAGAAAGACTTAATGAGTCGTACAGATATTACTAATTCGCTCATTCCGTTGTACTTAGGAAAAACCTTACATTTCGTTAATGCTACTTGTCGTATGTCAGTTCAGCAGGTGGAAGAGTTTGTTGAAGATGAATGTTTAATCTTTGAGAAAGAAAAGTCTTACTTATTAGAAAGGTGGTAATGGATATGAAAGACAGTAATTGTAAACGTTGTTTAAAGCTTGAACAGAGAATAAGAGAACTTAAACACTTACTTAAGGAAGAAAAAGATAAACGATGTTTACAACTTGAACAGAGAATAAGCGCACTTAAACACTTACTTAAGGAAGAAAAAGATCATACTAATCGGATGTATGAACATCATAAACATAATGAAAGCGTTAGGGAAGCTGAAGAATCACGTCGTCGTATTGTTTGTATTGATTAATGGTTAAGTCTTAAGTCTCAGAGTGTTAATAAGGAGGTAAACATATGGGTTGTAGTGGCTACACACCAAAATGGCAACGAGTTTTACGGAAGTACTTTCCAACTTTATTTAAGCAGTGTATAGGAAAAAACTTCCACTGGCGATGGGAAAAATGGTGCTTTTGTTGTCTTAATGAATGCTATGCGTATTGTAGTCCCGTGTTAAAGCGGAAACTCAACTGGCGAGGCGGCGTTTACAGCTTTTTTGCCGATACGGAAATTTATTATTCATGTTCAAAGCATTGTTTCTGTACTAGGAAAGCCTATTTGTACAAAAGTTGAAGAGAGGTGTCACCATTGTGCTTAACAAAAATCATGCGGAACTTTGGTCAGATCAGCCAATTTTGATTAAAATTATTGCCTGTACACTAGCAAGGTTCAAGGCGAGCAAGGAACAATCCTTGTCACTTGATCATGTCAAGAACGTTTGTGAAGCACGTCGAATTGCTTCAGAACTCATAACGCACTATCCGGAAGTAATTAGAGAATTCACCAGTATGCTCAAACGTATTGCAAAGTTACAGTATTTGCTCAAACGTGAGAAGAGCTAAAGAGGAGTTGTAAAATGAAAATTGGCAAATTTAAGGTTTCCATGTGTTTTCTGACTCACGGAAGCGGCAACGAACTTGAAAAGATATTGGAGGAAAATGGCATTTCAGTTATTGAAAGATTTTTACATTTTTGTTTTCCGAACGATTTGTTGTTTTATATTGCAACCTGGAACAAATTTGAGGAATACAATGGTTCCGGTCCGATCCCGGAGTATGAAATGACCTTTGATTCAATAACCAGGAAAGTGACCCCCAGGAGGTTAGAGTAGCCATGTGTAAGTGTGGAACTATAAAACCGGTAAGAGTTAAGGTGCCAGCCGATTTGTCATGTACCGGTAAGGACCGTTGGAAGGACGCAAAGGTAGATAGTTGTATTGCAGATATTGTTTGTGCTTTGCAGAAATCTGGAATTGACATGCGGGGTTCTTGCTGTGGTCACTTTGTACAGGAGGGAGATATAATGTTGCAAGATGGACGCACACTTCTTATTTTAGATAAAGAGACTTCAGATGTATATTATAAAGAAAAGACGTGTGACACATCGATTCTCAAATATATACTACAAGGGGTTAAGGAGGAGAAAAGGTAATGGAAATTCCATATAAAATTAGAGTACAGTTAAGTCAGCAGCTCTTAATGTTTATTGCAAAGGCAGAACGTTCGGGAGATCCGGATGACCTAAGAGCATCAAAGGTATTAAGAGGTGACCTAATGCTGTGGAAAATGCTTAGGGGGGAAGATGTACCAAAGGAGTATATCTTAGAGATCTGTGAGAAAGTCCAAAAGTTACTTGGAGAAAAGTCCGATAGTTTTTGGGATCAAATTTTGTCTATTTAATGAGGAGGTTTGATATGAACACAGGAACTTTAATGCTGACTGTCGTGTCTACTGTTCTTGTTGCTACCGTGTGGGGAACTATGAGTATGGGTAGTTGGCAGTTTTGGAGTCTAACCGTAGCTTTGGCCGCTAATTTATTGGGAATTACCTATATTGGAGAATCATTGAACCAAGCCGGAAGGTCAGACTAATCTACGTATGGGAGGTTACAAATGAAAAAGGTTTTCTTGTCGGGCGGGTTACATTCAAATTGGCAAGATGTTGTTATGACAGCTGTTCCCGGTTGTATTTTTCTGGATCCTCGGTCATGGCAATCAGGTAATTTTTTCAGGAAGGATTTAAAGGGTGTTGATGAATGTGACATCTTATTTGCATACTTGGAAAAGTCAAATCCAGGTGGCTATGGCCTTTGTATTGAAATTAGCCGAGCGGAGGCTAAAGGAAAATTCATCATTTTCGTTAATGAAAAGGATGATAAGTACCTCAAGTTTGCTGAAGAAATAAGTAATATTGTCACTTATTCCTTTGCTAAAGGCGTTAAATTTTTAAATATATTGTTAAGGCTGCATGCTAAGGAGGAGTAAATATATGGATAACAAAATAGCAGCTGCATTCTGTTGGTATTGTGAATTGCCAGGTACATATCAAGACGATCATGGGCGTGCAACATGTTTAGCACATATTGGTGCTGGAAGAATCTTTAATTGTAGTGTTTATGAAGGAAGGCGTACCATTGATTCACTTGAAACTTTGAAGTGTTGCATTCACTTCAACACACACTTGAAAGGTTGTCCAATTAAAATAAGGTTGCAGAAAATCTACTGTGATGCCTTGTTGCATGTAACTGATATCAAACATGAAACGAGTTGATAAACTTAGAAAAAGAATTGTAAAAGAACATGGAAATTGTTTAATACCTGTTATTGGCTGTAGGAGTTTCGATTTTGGCGAAGTTCTATGTGGTCACATTCATAGTCTTGAGATGACCTTTAAGGATTTGACTGTACACTTTGGCATCTCGTTTGATGAGTTAGCTGATATCGTTGCCGATCACATTCGAAGGTTGGAACCATGATTGACGATGGCAACTCAATTAATTAAGGAAAAGGCTATTAAGTGATGGATGAGCTATTAGATGAGCAACTAATTGAAGAATGTGAAGAAGCTTGTATGACGGCTGAGAGAGTTCTTAAGCCCCGTAGGCCAAGTCAGAGCACTAAGCTTAAGAAGTTGTTGAAGTGCTTGGCCGGAGAATTTTACATTGGCAAGGCACCCGACTTCTGTAAAGGCTGTCCCAACAAGCCTGCGTGTGATGAACTAGTTAAAGCAATTTGGAAAGTTAAACATAAGTACTTTGCTACTGAAGGGTATAAAGGAATTGTTTAGGAGGTGATGAAGTGAAGAAATTAATACTAGCTATTTTAGCTTACTTAGCGCCACTTTTTGCTGCCACTATTTTCCCGCCCTTTTGTCATTATGGCATTACAGGTGCAAGGGTATCTGCATCTCAGTGGGGAGCATGGTTTTGGAACCTTCCAAAGTTTTATCCGGGCGCGGATTATGTGTATGCTCATGCGGAGGTTTATTATACCATGTTGTATCTTGAATACTTCATGATAATAACAGGCGTAACTATGTTGTTGTTACTCCTTCCACTTGGCAAATGTGCGTTCCGATCCGTCGTTAAGAAAGTCAGGTCAGTTTTTGAGTCTAAACCTGGAATTGGTGAAAGATCAAACTTTAAAGTATCCAATACGTTCGAGGGTATCAACAGTTCCGGTCCCCCCGCTTAGGAGGTTTTTTTGTATGAGAAAAAGTTGGATAGGGTGTGTAATTACTTCCGGTCAGTTTCCAGAGGAGTACGCCGTTTCCATATCAACCGTAAATGATGGTATGGTTTCATTTTTCGTTCCTCGGTACTCCAAGTTGATCCGTAGGGGACCGAAGAGTTTTGAAGACGCCATACAGGTAATTGTAATTGATGAAGATAAGGATAACCTGTTGATAAACTTACCTCTAATGCCACTTGAAAATGTTGGAAGGACCGTTGTAGTAAGTAAAGTAATTGACAGAAATCCAACGGGGGTGAATATCGATGAGAAGAATTAACTGTATCTATCTTGGTGTTAGTGGTAGCTGTCTTTCGGAAAGTAGACCTAAGTTGCTAGGATACTTTCGAAGACAATGTTGTTTACAAACCCAAGCTTGTAGCAAATGTGATTTACAAAAATATTATCCGCGGCCTCAACCGCCTACAAGTAAGCCTTACAATGTTTCAGGGGGTCGAACGTTTGAGTATAAGTTTGCATGTGGAAAGGAAGAACTTTGTGAGTTAATAACATCAGCTGTAGTAGAAGGCATAAGAAAAGCGTCTACTACTGTTAATGTTTTTAACCATGGGCAGGAATCCATACAGGAACTAGAAAAACAAGATCTGATTGAGGATGTTTCCGCAGTTGACGCTCAGAAAAAGAAGCCGTGTAAAGGTTGTAAGAAGAGGAGGTATTAAGAACTATGGCTTATAAAGTGAATCCAAAGACTGTAGACAGTGGAATTATTTGTTGTATTCCTCAAAAGGGAACATGTCCAAATAAGTGTGAAGATTGTTTCTTTCAGTCAGGACGATCTTACCTTGAACCACTTACAGAAAACTTACCTAACATGCCAACATTAGAACAAGTAGGACATAGAGTCGTTAGAGTGAATGATGGCAATGATAGTTCTGTTAATATGCATCTTGTAATGAAGGATGTTTCACACTTTCCTCAAAAATTCTACAATACTGCAATCCCTCTTTTCCTTGACAAGTTTGATGCACCTGTAGTTCTTACAGTTAACCCGGGGGAGATGACCGATAGTGAAGCTTACTATGTTGTTCCTCCAAAGAACTTAATGTTTGTTAGAGTAAGAACTAATACTTGGAATTTACATTTAGTTGACATGGTAGTAAGCTACTACGGCATATTAGGAGTACCTATTATACTTACCTTTATGGCTTACTTTACTCAAACTATTCCTGCTAGGCATAAAAGGAATTATACATTCCGTAAACGTACTTTAAATTCTTATTGGGCAATTACAACCAAGGCATGGGAACGTGTGATGTCGAGATATAAGTTTAATAAATGGGTTTACTCATGTGGTAAGATGGAAGGTGCACTAGGTACAACAGCCTGTCGGCATTGTGGCAACTGTTTAAGAGAGTACTTTGTAACCATGGATAGACTAAGTATAGATCTAAAGGAGGCTGTTGGTCATGATTAGATTCTTTATAGTTAGAAAACCAGGTCCAACGGATTTGACTTGGGATGATATAAATTCAAGTAATTATCTTTATCGTCAGGCTGATCTTAGTGCATTGAAGGATTTCTCTACCGGGCGGTCTGTTTCAAAAGATAAAAGAACGCGTCGTAAACGAAAGGAGAATTAACGGAATGTTTGAAACTTTACTGTTCTTAGGCGGAATTGTCTATGGTATCGGAGTTTGCGTGACCTTGGGCTGCTTGTTATTGTTTTATATACTCTGGGGAGCACTTGGTCCGGGCGATCTTAGGTTAGGTTTTAAAATTGTATTCTTCGGACTGATTCCTCTTCTGTGGCCAATTGTTGTTCCGTTCTGGCTTATTAAACTAAAGTTGAGATAAGACCATTGATTATAAAGGAGGCATGTAGAAATGTACTTCAAACCCATAAAAAGTGTTGAGAACACTTACTACTATCATGCTGTCTGTGAGAGGATAGTGGAGAGGAAGCCACCATTTACATGCAAAGGCTTTCTAATTCCATTCTCGTGTGACATGAATGGTGACTTCACAAGGATTAGTTTTAAGTGTGCTAAATGTAATGATGTGATTCATTTCTTTATAAAGAATCACAAGGTCGTTGTAAAAAGCGCTCACACTAGCACTAAAAATGGAGGAAATGAGATATGAGCTTAGGTGAACCTGAATTTGTTGGATATGACTTTGTTTACTGCATTGATAATCATGTTGTGCCTAAGTGGAAATGGTGGCTTTGTCGACTACTTTTATTCTGTTGGTATAAGGTTGACAATAAAACTTCTTCCACAGGCATACTGAGGAGGAAGTCTAATTACAACTCATCGAACCGTCATTTGTCAGGACAAACTTACACAGGATAGAGGACTTGCAATTCGTTATAGAATGAGACAACGTGGGTCAACTGAGCCAGGAACTAGCATGCGAGTTTCTAAATGGAAATGGCTAATACGCCGTCGCATGTTTTGGAAAATTTAAAAGTGTGAAAAGTGTAAGAGGTTATTGTTCAGATTATGAGAAAGAAGATTAAAAGCTTAGAAGAGTTGAAACGTTTAGTTGTCCAACTCAAGGGTGAGGGAAAGCACGTCGTTCTTACCAATGGCTGCTTTGATATTTTACATGTAGGCCATGTTCGATATCTTGCAGAAGCTAAGACCTGTGGTGATCATCTGATTGTAGCCATAAATAGTGATAGCTCCGCAAGAGCCATAAAAGGCGAGGGAAGACCCTTGGTTCCTCAAGATGAGCGGGCAGAGGTATTGGCTGCACTTCAATGTGTTGACAGTGTGGTAATTTTTGATGAATTGGATCCCCTGAGAGTGGTTGAGTCGCTTGTACCTCATGTGCTGGTGAAAGGTGGCGACTGGTCAGTGGAGAACATTATTGGAGCCGACGTTGTTAAGAATCATGGCGGCGAGGTTATAAGCTTACATTATGTAAAGGGAGCTTCCACCACTAGCATTATCGAACAAAGTTGTTCTAAAGGAGAACAAAAATGAAAACAAGAGCGTTTTTAGTTTTGGTTGATGCAGAAAAATTTTATGACTCCGCACATCAGGGTTGGTTTAGTCTATCAACTCTAAAGTTAGCTTTGTATGATTATTTTAATGTACATACTGACGCGGATAATAAGTTATATGATAAAGGGATTACGGTCATGGAGCTCGGAAAATGAGAAGAGTAAGACCAAACTATAACCATAGACTTTACGGAGATGATTCCAGATTGTTTCAGGGTAAACATATTATCCGTGATGGAAGACGCGGAGAGCAGTACAAACCAATGGAACCAAAAGGTGTTAGCATTCGAACTTTGACTTATTATGTGTGTGCAATACTTATAGCCGTTTGGATATCGCTTGTTTTTTAAGTAAAAAGATAACACAAGAGTTGTGATAAGCCTATGGATACCAAGAAACTGATTATCTTAAAATCTCCTTCGGAGATTGAGAGGGTGAGGAAAAGTAATGCTATTGTTGCAGAGATACTGGACGCAATTAAATCTTTAGTAAAGCCCGGTGTTACAACAATAGAATTAAATGATCGTTGTGAGAGGCTTTGCATGGAGATGAGTGCGTTTCCTGCATTTAAAGGTTACATGGGATACTCTCATAGTTTATGCACTTCGGTTAACGAAGAGGTGGTACATGGTATACCTTCTAAACGAATATTAAAAGATGGAGATATTATTAGTCTTGACTTTGGCGTATTGTACGATGGATATTTTGGAGATGCCGCTATTACCGTACCGGTGGGTGTAGTTTCAAAAGAGACTGCTCTTTTAATAGAGGCAACCGAACAGGCGCTTTACTTAGGTATCGAAAAGGCTGTAGATAACAATAGAGTTTCTGACATATCATTTGCTATTCAGGAATACATAGAGTCTAAAGGATTTTCAGTAGTGAGAAAATTTGTGGGCCACGGTATCGGTAAGTCACTTCATGAAGCACCCGAGATTCCAAACTTTGGTAAGCCCGGACACGGACCACGTTTGAGGTATGGAATGATTTTGGCTATTGAACCCATGGCAAATGTTGGCACGAGCGAGGTAGAGATACTTTCCGATGGCTGGACGGTGGTGACCAAAGATAGCAATTTGTCAGCTCATTTTGAGCATTGTGTTGCTATAACAGAAAACGGCGTTGAGATTCTGAGCAAGATATAGAACTTTGTTCCAGTTAAAAGGAGGCAGGTGTTTACGGAAATGTGTAAATGGGGAGATACTGTATTAGTAAGTTCGTCAGGCAAGCTATATAATGTGGATCGATGTATTTCGGAATTGGTATTAGCTTTGAATCGGAAAGGCATTAAGACGGTTGCTTCATGCTGTGGCCATGGGAAACGTCCTGGAAATATCGTACTTGAGGATGGGAGGGAGCTTATAATTTGTCCTGATTATAAGGTTGCAAGAAAGGTTGATAAGGTAGTTGATAAAATGATTAACTCCGTTAAAGGACAGGGGTGGTTCTTTCTGTATGGATTATGATGATAATATGGAAAACGAATGTATCCGGTTGTGTGATGCTATAAATGAAATCCCGGGTCTAAAGACAGAAAATAGTTGTCGTGGCCATGGGGTAAAACCTTTTACGATTTATTTTCGGGCGGATGTTCATCTTCTTAATAATCTACCCATTTTACTTTATTATTGTGATGCCTGCCATGTTGGGTTCACCTGGGATGTTCTTGTGTTGACGGATTGTGCTATGTCACCAGTGAAGTTTCTTTTGAAAAGCCGATCAAAAGGCGAACAGGCATACGAAGAGGCTAACATTATTGCTAAAGAAATTAAAAACTTTATGGAGGGAAAAGATGGAAAAGCATTGTGACACAAAACAAATAAAAGAACTTGTAAAACACAAGGCTTATCTACAAGCTTGGGTTGGTGACAGGTTAGAAGAGGTTGTTAAGAAGGTAAAGACGAAACAGGAGTTCGTAACACTTTGTAAGTCGTTAGCGGAGTAGCCAAGTGCAAACGTACGAAAGGATTCACAGTAACGCAAAGAAAGTCCTTGAAGAGGCAGGCTTCAAACTGTTCTCAAAGGACATTAGAACTATCTTAGAAGGTACTGGTATGGCCGGCTACGATGAGAAAACGGGGCACATCCATATACTGAAAGATTATACGCAGGAATGTATAGACCGAGCGCCAAAGAAACTGAAAGTTGATCCGGGCAGAAACTCCTTTGGGCTTGGTGGTCGATTACAATTGATTGAAGAGAAGCCTGCTATACATGAAGAAGGTTATTTTATAAATCAGGAAGTTCGTCCAGCGACTTATACAGATCTAAAATGGGCGGTAGATTATATTGCTAATAATACCGATGTAATTAAATTTAGCCATACCCCAATTGGAGTGCCAAATGGTAACCTGTATAGAATGGCTCGAATAATGCATGATAACCTGCCAAATGACTTCCTGAAAGGTATTTCGATGGCAGAGATGGGTGATAAAGAGGTAAGTCAATTTGTTAGTCCGGATTGGGTTCATATCTTTTGTGGCGTTGAGTCACCGCTGACTGAAATCCCAGAAAAGATGGGCGGCATTGTTAGGAGTGCAAGATTAGGTGCTAACCTGGGTTTAAGTACTATGCCTATGTCTGGGACAAACGCACCGCAGACGCCAGAGGGCCTTCTCACTCTTTGCCATGCCGAAGTCTTGTTTATGATTGTTGTCGCTCAGACGGTCTGCCCGGAGGTAACTTGTATTCACTATGGTTTTCCTTGTCCCACGAAGAATTATTATATGATGTTTGGATCAATACAGCACGCAATGATGAATGCAGCGATGGCACATCTAAATATGGAGGTAACCAAACTTCCAGCTATGCAGTCTGCAGGTAGTACTCATCAGCCATACTTAAATTCCGAATCACTTGAAGAGGGAATAAAGTGTAGGGCTTTCTTGCGACATGTTGGATTCCATATGATGCGACACGCTTTTGGTACTACACACAACACAAATTTCTTTTCGTTTCAAAAGTTGGTTTTAGATGTCGAAGCGGAAAGGAACAAACTTGGTAAAGAGGAAGGGGAGATTGTAATACCCGAAGATAAACAAGCATGTGATGTAATTATTAGGAAAGGCAGTGATCCAAATTATATGGAAGACTACCATACTACTCAAAATATAATGTGTTGGGATTGGTCTTAATTGGTGGCCTAGTATGCAGAAACATATTTTGGTCTTAAACTTTGCAAATGTTTATGCACAATTAGTAGCAGAACGAGTTTTTCATGCAGGCGGAAAACCTATGATTGTTGACCCAGTTGCACCTTTGTCAAATACACATCACGTTGCAGGACTCATCCTGTCCGGTAGTCTTGGTGATATTCCAAGTGTTCAACCTCATTTGATTGACCATAAAATTTTTAAATTAAATGTTCCGGTATTGGGTATTTGTTTAGGTGCTCAATTGGTTGCAGTTATGCATCACAGCCATGTTGGAATAAGGGCTGAGTATGGCTATGTTGATGTATCCATGATAGTACACGTTCCACTCTTTAAAGAACTGAATAAGACCGAAGTGGTATGGATGTTTCATAGAGATAGTATTTTGACGAAGCCTAAACGTTTCATGATTATAGCCAAGACACATCGTTGCCAAATTGCCGGCATAAAACATGAAACATTACCCATATATGGTGTTCAGTTTCATCCGGAACTTAGTAAATGCGGCTCGGTAATATTCAAAAACTTTGTTAATATGTGCAAGGAATCCAGTCTTAGGCGACACAAAAGGATTATTAAGAAGTGCATAGGATGTGAGCATCATTTAGTAAAGGATGACAACATCAAGAAAGTACGAAGTTATTGTAAGAAAGAAGGTATGTGGTCGAGATATACCAAATGTATTAAACAAGCTGCTCTGGAAATGTTTTTGAAAAAAAAGTCTAAATAGGAGGTAATTATGTTTGAAGAGTATGAACACCACAGAAAGAAGGTTTGGGTAAGAACGGAACTCAAAGGCAAACATAGAACCCATTGTTTATGCTATAGCTGTGCTAGGTTTGATCCAAACGATGTTCCAGAAAAGAAGTGCCGCATTGCCAATTTGGTTTATGCTGTTTGTCTTGCAGAGGATTTAACATTACCTGTTTGGGAATGTCCGAAGTTTCTACTTCGACGATCTTCAGTTAGTCCAGATGGAAGCTAGAATGAACATAGAAAGGAGCCAAGCTAAATGTGGGAAGGATGTCATATAAAATGTAAAGAGACCAGTCCACGTGCGTTAGAATGGCATGTAGCAAAGTATGGAAGTCAGTTTGGAAGTATATTAAGGATTTATCATAATGACAAGATCCTTATACAAGTGTCGCGTAAAGGATTTGTGCTTACTAAAGCAGAGTTAGAAAACGACTGGGCATTAGATTAAATAAAAGTGATAGTTTAGAACTATCCTTGAAGGAGGTATTATGAAAAATGAAGCCCGTAGAGTGCTCAAGGACTATGCGGAATGGACGTGGTATGAAAAATTTGCCTTTGCTGTTGCCGGCGCTATTATTTTGACTGTAGAAAAGATAATACGAATAATACGAATAATACGAAAAATAAATTAAAAATCCATAAAGGAGAGTTTATGTTTGAACTTTGGATTTTAGGAGTAGCGGTAATTCTTTACATAGGTATAGTGGCACACCTGGCTTTGTATCGGGCAGATTCTGTGCGTGGTTGGACTACATTGGAAGATTCTGATACTAAAGTCAGTTTAGAATTACTATATGATCGATTAAAGGAAATCCACATCTCTAGGAAGAGTCGGGTGAGATAGATTATACTTGATGATGTTAGACAGAAGAGGAGGAATCTAAGTCATGAAACCGGTTGCAAATTTTTGTAACAATAAAGACATGAAGGAACTCATAGAGGATGTCTTGTTTTCTTGTGGCATAATAGTTAGGCGAGAGTATACCGTTGATTTTGAAGAAGATTGGTCAAAAACAGAATGTGACGCTGAAAAGGTAGGTCCTGGTTCCAGAGTTAAAATCTTTTGGACGTATGAATGGGAAGACCCTGATTTTGACGAGAACCTGGATTGTGATATTGGTTATGTCCTTACGTTACCAGGCTATGATTCTGAGGAAATCTTCACGTCGGGAATTGTTCATATTCCAAAACCAAAAGGTTGCCAGAAGTGTGAATGTGATCCAATGTGGATTCATTTAGGAAGGTTGACTTCTTTTTGGGATGTGAAGAAAATAGTCATTGAAGATAAAGGAAGTGAATAATATTATTGACGAGAGAAAACTTCTATTAAGAATTGCTTTAATGGCCAGACAGTTTGGCAATCTTGCAGGAGCTATTACTCAATATATTCGTCAAACGGATAGGCTGGATGCTTCTTTAGAGTTTATTGAAACTGAATTAGCTGATATTATTCATCAAAGTTATAGACTTTCAAGAGATCTAAAACTTGATTATTTCAAACTTGAAGAAATGGGTTTAAAACGCTATCAAGAATGTAAGAAGGAGTTTGAAGATCGAGGAGAGGAATGGATATAGGGAGATAGTTTAAAAAAACAATATGGGAGGCTTATGATGAAACTTTTATTTATAAACCCAGAGTTGCGAGAAGGACTAAATATGACGGTCAGGAGAGGGGATAAATGGTTTAAACAAGCTAGACTTAATGACACATTAGAAATATTTAAAACTGGCTATGAGGATCATCCCTCATATAGAATTGCAACCGGGCAAGTTGTAGGTTTAGCTCTTATACCATTTATACTTATTCCTTCTGAGTGGCTAGCGGTTGAGCATGACCGAGCCTGCCGCAATATGAAGGGATTGTTACACGCTATGAAAAGGGCGTATCCAGATTTTAATGATGTGGAACATGTAACGGTTCTATTGTTTACCGTTGATTAAAGGAGGTGAAAAGTAAAGAGATGATTAATCGGAAACCAACTTATTGGAGAACATATTTTGTAGGAGGCTTTTGGTGGAACAGAGGTGAACTCCTTGAGAAGTCAACTAAGAAGAAGGGGCGCACAAAAGGATATACAAAAAGTGAGGTAGATCATGCCAAAATTTAAAGTCCGAGAGATAATCACTATTTGTAAAGTTTATTTAGTGGAAGCTGGCACGAAGCAACATGCGGAACACCTGACAAGGTGGCATCCAACCGATATCAATGTTAATAGACTTACAGAACAAGATGAACTTTTACTTACAACATATGAAGTAAAGCCATTGTAGAGCCATTTGACTGTGGTTATGAAAAGATGTACAGGTAAGGCTATGTTTACACAATTAGCTAAAAAGGGATTACAAGTAAAGCCAGTCTTTTGGAGATGTGGAGGCGGTCCGCTGCCATACAAGTGGGCGTATGGTTACTGGACTGGACCAGGTAGTGACCTTTTATGTATAAAACCTGATATAAAAATTGGCGAGGAGGCGGAGAGACACTTATCTCCAATTTGCGATACGAAGCTAGAAGCAAAGAAAGCCTTTCTTAGACGGAGAAGGCTAAAGAGGTAGAAAGGTATGGAACTAATACTAATACCCAAAGACGTAGGTAGGGTTATTGTATTGAAGAAAGTAAAGTATTACTTTAGGATCAAAGCCCTGCCATTTGATTATGGAACTCTCTTCGTTTGGTTTGATAATGGCAGTTTGAGAGAATATCCTGCTTATCATATTTGATGTGTTGAAATCTGGAAAAATAGGAGGTGAATTAGAATGGCAAAAGGAAGCGCATGGGAACCTAGACACTTACCGAAGATAAAGAAACCAGGTAAGAAGTATTGTGAAGATTGTGGTTACTATGTAATAGAATGGTGTTCCTTACATGTACCTGATAACTCATTTGCTAATACGTACAGACAGCTGGACCCAGAGGTAGATAATAGAGATGGAAAGTGCCAGTACTATTCCAAAAAGAAGTCATTTGGCGATAAGTTTTGGGCTATGTGGAATAAGCTAATTGTAGGCAGAATTTATTAATGGGGCTGTTGAACTGATGGAGAGATGGCAAATAAAAGATCGTTTAGAAGAGCTAAAGAGAGCCAAACAAGCAATTGATTTGTCAGGTAAGCGAGATCATATTGTAGTTTGAAAGAACTTGTAATTTGGCTTGTTGAACAGAAGCTAGAAGAGATTGAGATACTAGAAGAAATTAACTATATCAATAAATAGAAGGGGATAGCATGAAAGTAGATGAAATAGAAAGTAATGGGCCTGTCTTGTTGAAAGATGGCAAAGGTGGACTAGCAATAAGATTTTATAAAGATAGTATTGGAGTTCAGGTTTACGGCGAGGAGAAGATTAGAATAATTCATATTGAGAAGATTGTTTGCGTTGGCAATGGCGCACTGAAGGAGGTAGAGTAAGAGAGTTATACCTAGTAAGAAGGAGAACAAGATGAGAGAAACATGGTATGATATAATTAAAAGGCAAGGTTGTGAAATATGTCCTGTAACTCATGCAAGGCCTCTCCCGGAAGGCCAAGGCCATTACGGAAAAAGAAAATTGGATGATGTTTGGAGCTGTTGTGAATGCAATCTCGATGATGAGTTAGATAAAATTTGCGCCCAATGTAAGGAGAACGTTCCGGAGAAGTCGTCGGTTTTGACCAGGGACAGGATGCAGAACGCTATCCCGTTTGAGGATTGTTCGAGTAGAGTGTACTCTGAACAGGAGCGAGAGGATTTGGTGGAGTACATGATACTCGCTGCAGAAATGCAGTGGAATTGTGATGTGAATTATTATGAGGAATCCAACGAGTTGGAAAGGTGGTGGAGGATTATGAGGAACAGGATTGTTGGGTGTAGAGTTCACCGACCATCAGAACCACCACGTATATCAAGAGACAGAATTGAAAAGGTTGTTCCCTTACAGGACGACTCGGGCAGATCATATTCCGAGTGGGAGCGAGAGGATATAATGCGTTATATGGAGTGGGCCGCGGAAATTCAGCAAGATTGCGATAGGAATCACTATGAGAAAACTAAAAGGATGTTTCGTATTTAGGTGAGATTATGCCAGTTTGGAAGACAAGGGGTAAACGTAAAAAGTGGCTCCGCAGAAGGAAGCATAAGTAATTATTGAGTTGGAGGTTATAATTAATGTGCAAGACTTATGGAAAAGGCAGTACTTTTGATTTAGGTAAATATATTGTTGTGACCTATAAATCTACAGACTTCTTAGGCAAATCATTGCAAGCAAGAAGGATTATAGAATCCTGTGACGTGTTTCCTCCGTGGATAGATTGCAAAATTTTACAAGTGAGGGTAGGGGATATGGATAAAAAGAAAAAGTTAGGATGGAGGGAAATGATTAATAGATTAATGAAGAAAGAGCGTATTATGATACATGGGTATAGTAGTATGCCTCAAGTCATAGATATTAGACCTGTCTTGCAAAGGGTTATACATTGTATGCTGTATGGTGCAGCTGTTATAGCTATATTGTACCTATGTTACAAGTAAAGATAAATGAGATATTCGATGATTGGGAAAGGGAGGTGCTATTGAAATGGAGTATTGTAAATCTTGTGAGAATTTCACACTTGAATTTCATCCTCAATTTGGCAAGAAATTATGTGTTAATCAAAATTGTAAAAATAGTAAGACACAAATTATATTAAGAAGGAAGCAGCCTGTAAAGGAGGTAACGAAATGAATAAGGTTTGTGAACATTGTCAGATTGATATTTATGTTAACGATTGGTATTACGGAAAATGTAGGCTTTATTCTTGTGTCAAAGGTATAAGGAAAGAAGGACATCTTGGTCTTTGTAATGAACCCTGTAAAGGATATTTTGATTGTTTTAAACGGGGGCTATCTCCTTACCCAACAAATGAACGAAAATCTAAGTTTAAATACAAATGGATCCCATCTTCAAAAATGAAAAAGAGCAAGGCTTGTATTGAACAGGAAAAAGAAGATAGAGAAAAAAGACTAAAGGAAGCACAAAAATTAGAGCGGGAGGGTGTGGAACTGTTGCTGAAGGCAAAGAAATTGAGGGAAAACAAGGAGTGATAATATGCCTAGGGATCTAGACAGGGTTGAGAAAAGAATAAGAGAGCTAAGGGAGGCCATAAATTATCACAACTACCTGTACTATGTCCTGGATCAACCGGAGATCACAGATCATGAATATGACCAACTAATGCGGGAGTTAATAGGGTTTGAGGAGAAATATCCCCAGTTTGTTACCCCCGACTCACCCACGCAAAGGGTTGGGGCCCCTCCTCTTGAGAAGTTCGAAACCGTAACCCACACCTTACCCATGTTAAGTTTGGAAAATGCCCTTGGTGAAGAAGAAGCCAGGGCGTTTGATGAGCGAGTAAAAAGATTTTTGAAAATGGAACAACCCATTGAGTATGTGGTAGAAGCTAAGATTGATGGGTTAGCCATAGAGCTTGTGTATAAGGATGGTATATTCCTGACGGGTTCTACGCGAGGTGATGGTTACACAGGTGAAGATATAACCCAAAACTTAAGGACTATTAGATCGATACCTCTTGTTCTTATTGACAAGGTTGAGCCTGTACCTTCCGGGCTAGAGGTGAGGGGTGAGGCATATCTCAGTATCCAAGGATTTAAGGAGTTGAATGAAAGACGAATAAAGGAAGGGCTTTCCCTATTTGCAAATCCCAGGAATGCCGCGGCAGGTTCGCTCAGACAGCTAGATTCAAGGATAACAGCGCAAAGGCCCTTGGATATTTTTTCCTATGGTATAGGGTTATCTGCGGGGAGGACTTTTGGAACCCACTGGGAAATCCTTAGTACCCTTTCTAAATGGGGTTTCAAGATAAACCCCCATAAAAAATATTGTGTGGGTATAGATCAGGCTGTTGAGTATTGTAAACACTTAGCTGAAATTCGTCATGGTGTTTCCTATGAGATAGATGGCGCGGTTATTAAGATGAACTCCCTTTCGCTTCAGGATAGACTTGGCGTCAGGACCAAGTGTCCCAGATGGGCGGTGGCCTATAAATTTAAGGCCACTCAGGCCACAACCCGCATCATAGATATTAAAGTTCAGGTGGGAAGAACAGGCGCCTTGACCCCTGTGGCCATTATGGAGCCCGTTAACGTAGGTGGGGTAGAGGTAAGCAGGGCTACCTTACATAACCCGGACGAGATCAAGAAAAAGGATGTGAGGATAGGGGATACAGTCCTTGTCCAGAGGGCGGGTGATGTTATACCTGAGGTGGTTATGCCTGTCCTATCAAAAAGGAGGGGTGATGAAAAGTTCTTTAAGATGCCCACTACTTGTCCTGTATGCAACACACCCGTAGAAAAACCGCCTGGTGAAGTTGTATCTCGATGTCCTAACCCTAGATGTTCTGCCAAGATAAAGGAGTCCATTGCCCATTTCGTCTCTAAAGGAGCCATGGATATTGATGGCCTTGGTGGTAAATTGGTAAATCAGTTAGTGGATAAAGGGTTGATAAAGAATGTCTCAGATTTATATTATCTTACCTTTGATCAACTGGCCAATCTAGAGCGCATGGCTGAGAAGTCTGCCCAAAACA